TTAGCATTCCTCTCCGGCATACACAAAACCTGTCTCTTCCCAAAACTTCATCGGGGAAATGTAGTAATCGTACTGGCTGCTCCCTTCCTTCTTGAAAGCAACTCCGAATTTCAGAAATCCAAGGATAATACCCTGGCGTATAAACTGTTGATCCTTTTTCATTACTCTTGCTGCTACTGCCACCGGTACATTTTCACCAGTGAACTCCGGTACTTCTAAATATACTTTACTCTTATCCATTTGTCAACTAACTCCTTTCTTTCTGCGCTGCAGTCAGAGCGCTCACAATATCCTCTGCCTTCTTTGACCCGATGCCCTTCACGCCCAGGATAACTTCTCTCACTTCATCCTCAGTTAAGCCTTCCGCATCTTTCATACCGTCCGCATGGCCTGCCTTGTATAAATTCTTGCAGAATACATCCATCTGCTGATGATCCATTCTCTTAACATCCTTGTATGTTTTTCTGTTCAATGTGTACTGTTTCATCCTTCGCCCTCCTATACAAACGGTAACTCGCTGTCGTCTCCTGCAGACATAAATCCATCATTCCCCGACCGTGGCGCCGGTGCAGGCTGTGTGCTATAACCTCCTGCGCTGCTGTTCTCTGCGTTTTTGCTCTCAGCGAACTCCTGGTCCTCCGCAACAATGTCGGTCGTATATACTCGCTGACCGTCCTTATTGGTGTAGGTTCCGGTCTGTATTCTTCCGGTCAGTACAATCTTCGTTCCCTTATGCAAATATCTCTCAGCAAATTCAGCCGCCTTGCCAAACGCAACGCACGGAATGAAATCCGCTGAGTTCTCCTGGCTTCTTCCTCTTCTATCTACCGCCAGGGTGTAGCGAGCTACTGCCGTAGCCTGTTCTCCCTGGGAATATCTAACCTCCGGATCACGTGTAAGACGACCCATCAAAATTACTTTATTCATTGCCCTGCTCCTTTCTCGATTTCCTGTATTTTTAACACATAGTATAATTTTCCTGGCTCAGCTCCCCATTCCGGCTTGCCTTCTCCGAAATGCAATGTGCATTTGCAGATGATTTCCGGAGACTCTTTGGAATAGCCATTTCTAAATACTATCGGTACCGGCCATGACTTCCGGATTTCTTCCGGTGCTGCCTCTCCATATACCATCTGTCCGCCTACATTGAGAAATCCGAACGCATTCATAAACCGGCTGTCGTAATATGGCTTGATCTCTCTATACTCCTCTTTCTTTTCCCCGGAGACGATCATATCGAACCACTTCTTTTTTATTGGCAGTGTCAGCATCGCCCTCCACCCTCTTTCTCTTTCAGATATTTTTCGCATTTCCGGTATATTTCCGGATCGAACTCTTTCCGTTCATGCTCGTAGGAACTGTACTCTGCCGGACTGCATCCAGCAATTTGTGACATTTTCATCATTGTTATTTTGGCATCTTTTCTCAGTGCCGCAATATAGCCTGCATACATTCCCTTCTGACTGTTCAAGTTCTGAATCTTAATTCTTTCCTTGACTGCCTCTGACTCTGTAAATCTCTTCACTTGATAAACCTCGCACCGCTCATTTTTGCAATCAAACAGGCATCCATGCCTGCCCCTTGGTCCATCGAAGAACCCTGCCACGTATTTCGTAGGTTCTTTGCAGGGATTGCATTTTGCATTCACCACCATGCGTCAGTCCTCCCTTGGTTTATCTAGCAATTCCGTATGTTTCAATAAGCACTTCTTGCATCCGCTCTCTCTGAAACCATACTGGCATTTAACTTCAACCGGGATTGGGCAGAAATGGCACTCTTTGAGGATGTATTCTGCCAGTTCGTTTTCTCTCTTCCTTCCGGCAATAATTTTGGCATTCGCCGAATCCAGTCTGTTATCTACGTGGCCGATAAAATCAGCCATCATTCTCATGGTTTCCTTGCAAAACTCTTCGTTGATTTTATATTCTTCCGGCGTGAAGTCATGCAAGAACAGGTCTATCCTTCTCTTTAATTCGTTTTTGTTTTTAATGTCCATCGCTCAACGCCTTCTTTCTATCTCGTGCTGCAGACCGGAACATCATCAACAGCATTTCTGATACTGGCCTGCTTCTATCTTTCCTCTTTGCCTTCTTGATTGCTTTGAGGTCGTACCACTCGCCCCGGTAGTTCATTCCATCCGGAACATACACGCCTACCTGGTATGGAATTTCTTTCTTGATCTGCTCGTACACTTCCTCCTGCATCACATAGTAATTGTAGTCTCCCAGGAAGTTGTGACCGTTCTTCGAGTGAAAATCCTCTACTGAGGACTTAACCTCATAGCAGTAGAAGTCTCCCTTCTCTATGCCGGACACTGTATTGTTTACCGGCTTGAATTTCATAAAATCCACCCGCACTGCATTCATGGTGGCGTAGTCGAAAGTCACTTCCCTGGCCCAGTAAATTCTCGGATCATTGTTCGGGCAGATGTGCCGCTGGATTGAGAGCGACAACATCGCCGTGATTTCCGGTCTGCTATTCATCTTCCTGCATCTCCTCTGTTGGTATTCCTGCGTAATTCAACGCCTGCTCATATGTCATGCCGTGATTTTTTATCTGCAGGCAGCCCTCGCACATTCTCCTGTGCTTATCGTTATCAGATGTTCTCAACCGCTGCAATCTATTCGGCACAGGCTCTAGGTGACACCCGAAGCCACACACGCAACATCCGGTTCTCTGTTCTCCTGTAAAGTACCAGTTGCCTTTCTTGTCCTGGTATGGCGTTCCATACACGCTGCAGATCGGAATGCGCTGCTCCACCGCATACTGGATAACCTCATTCTTCGGCCAAAATCCCATAGGTTGGCTCTTTATTGTGTGACCGTCGTACACATTGCATCCCGTGTGGTTGTACTGGTTCTCTCTTCTGAAACTCTCGTCCTGCGTTATACCGATAAATGGTTGTCTGCCTGTCTCCTTGACATACCTTTTGAACGGTTCTTTTTTTAGTGCCTCGCAGCAATACTCCGAAATATCTGCAGGCATCTGTTCCGTGTCCGTCAAATACTGCCACTTCTTCGCCAGCATTCCGAATTTTCCTCTCTTATCTCCGTTGAGCAAGTAGTTTCTGTATTTCTCGCTGAGCTTTCCATGTCTCAGTTTTCTAATCTTTCCTGCTGTATCTTTGCTTGTAATCGGAAATCCTTTGTTTTCACACACCCACTTAAAACTATGCTTCGGCCGGATCACTACCAACTCAATATCGAGTTCCGGAAACTGCTCTTTGAGCCATTCCGTATATGTCTTAACAAATTCTCTGATTTCCGGAAATTCCGTCCCGGTGTCTGCAAACACCAAGGGAATTTTACCGGTCAATTTATACTTTCTGTACGCCTGGCACACTATGTACGCCAAGACTGTACTATCCAGTCCGCCGCTGAATGATATGTAAACCTCTCCGTACCAATAATTCCACCACTGATATACTCTTACCATAGAGAATGACGGCTTCATCTCATACGGCTGGTACTTCATGCTTTTGAAACTGTCCTTTGGAAATTTCAAATCTTCTTCCAGTAGGTACATCTCGTGTCTCCTTTCTATCTGCTGAGCATTTTCTCGATCAGCTGGTCGTATAACAGCTTATAGTCCGGACCACTCTTTGCTTCCCTCAGCTTGGCTTTGGTTCTGTCGAGTTCCGCCTGCAGATTATTCAAATGTTCTAATGTGTCCGTATCTAACTGCCCTGGCCCACACTTCATTCCTAACGAAACCGCCAGGGCAATGTCCAAATCCTGCACTTCACTTTCTGTCAGCTCTCCAATCCATTCTCCAATTCTTTCCTCCGAAACCGTGGAAATCTGCTCGCACAAGAGTGTTGATGGTCTAAGCGCTGACTCAATATATACATGAGTCGGAAGGTCAGTCTTTGGTTTGGTCGTCATATATACCACTTCGACCGTGTTGCTGTTCGCATTGTTCTTATCGTTTGATACTATAACTGCTGGGCGCCCCCCCCCGCTGCTCACTTCCCTCTTCTCTGTAATTGCTTCTGACGTAGTAAATCTGTCCTCTCTTCATGCTACTTTGCACCTTCTTTCTTTACATATAAATCGCTGGTTCCTTCGACCACGCCCTTCTCTTCGTCGTTAGGAAACTGGAAGCCGTACTGTTCCAGTATTCCGTAGAATGCCTTCACCTTCTCACCTCTGACCGTGTTGTATGTGTAATTCCACTCAACCAAATCTTCGTCAGCGACCATTGCGGATACCAGGCAGAGAAGTTTCTGCAGTACGCTGAGTCCCTGCATTTTCTTACGTGCTGCTTCTTTTTCTTCTTCCGGCGCATTGTAAACCTCGCACCCAACAAAGAACTCAATCAGCTTGTTATGGCCTGTGAATGTCTCCCAATCCATCATCTGCTCGAAAAGATCCGCTTCAACCTGCTTTTCGTCTGTGACTTTTTTTATTCTTCCGGATAAAATACCTTCAATGAACGCCTTCCTCGTATTGGCCGCTTCTTTCAGAATTGCCTTTATCTGCTTCTTATTTCGCATATTCTGCTTTTTGGCTTCCTCTTCCGGAGTAAGCACTTTCTTAGCCTTCTTTGCTTTGCGAATCACATATAAAGTTCCGTATCGTTCCAGGTAAAACATCGGCTCGCCGTTGTCCTTGAACTTCATCGTCTTAGGTGGCTCCTTGTCCAGGCTGTAACTTTCCATGCGTTCCCACTTGTCTGTATAAAATTCACTGTCAGCTTCCGCCGGCGCTTTCTTTAACCCTAACTTCTTCATCATCGCCACATAGAGTTTCATATTCTCCTGGCGTTTCTGCTCCTTCTGAGCATTGATTGCACGTCTCGCAAGGTCTCGGGAATCTGTGGACTCCTTCAAAATCTTATTTCTTGCCTTGATGTCCTTAATCTTTTCCAGCTCGTACATATCCGTAAGTGTCAGCTGGTAGCCATCCTGTCGTTCCTTCTCCATCAATGTCTTGGAGTCCAGCTTCGCAATGTTTAAGCGGTGTCTAATGGTTTTCTTGCTGAAACCGGTCTTTTCTGCAATCGTGTCCTCTGTCTCTCCCAGGTCAAGCATCATCTGAAATCCCTGTGCCTGCTCCCAAATTGTCAAATCGCCACGCTGCATATTTTCTTCCAGCATTGTCGATACCTGCTCTTTATGAGTCATTCCCTCCACAATTCTGCAAGGTGCTTCTGTAACTCCTGCCAGCTTTGCCGCCGCACTTCTTCTGTGGCCGATAATTGCAATATACTCTCCCGGCTCTCCTTCCTTTGGAATGACCGTCAAATTCTGCAGGATTCCGTTCTTCTTAATGGACTCTGCCAGCTCAGTCAAATCTCCCAGGTCTTTTCTCGGATTGTCCGGATGCGGATGTATATGCTCCAATCCAATATTCACAATGTCTTTAGCTTCCATGTCTTATCCTCCTAAATGCGTATTCTTCAATCCCTAATTTTCGTATTTGCGAGTTGCTTGGGTAAAAAAATTACCCTGCTTCTTTTTGAAGCAATTTCAGCAGCGGATGCCATGGTCTTGTACCACGGATGCGTCCAATGATTTTCTTCAAGTCACATTCAGACTTCTCAATCTTGACATACCCCTTGTACTTGCCTACGTTTCGCTCATTTACCGGTCTGTCGTGAAATCCGTCCGTAATCATAAATCTGTCCGGGCGTTCCTCATTCTCATTGAATGCCACGTAATGCTTGTTGCCGTGAGCGTAATACCCAACGATCACCATATTGTCTACCTCCCTTCGTATCTGTCGTGAATCGCTATCGGGTAGCTGATCCCTGTAATCTCCTTAAATCTGCTGTCTGATGTATAGAGAAAATTGCCGCCCATCATGTACCAACGTTTTCTGCAGTATGCAGGCTTGCAGTCAATGTACTCTTTACCCATAACTTCTCGCCTCTCTATGTACACGCACTGTCTAATGTCCTCCGGCTCAAAAGGTCCTTTCTGTGCCGCCAGGACGTATAACTCTCTTTGGCATGAAGATATTCCGTCATTGGTGCAATCACCTAGCGGGTTTCTATACACTTCTGCCGTCAAACAACTTTCAACCTCGTAGTTGGAACGTATCCAATCCAGGACTTCGTCCTTGTACTTACATCCGCTCCATATCTCGCCCATAAATACCAGCTCATTATCAAATTTCTGCACCACATATACATCGTCGCCTACCGGCTTTACCGCCTGCAGCTGAATGTATTCCTTAGTCTCCGGGTCGAACGCCACTTTCTTCTCGCAGTTCTCGGCCTTCATAAAACCTCTGACCTTGTGAGTGCCAATGAACTGTTCCAGCTTCTTCTCTGCATACCCTTCCGGAATATCCTCTTCATTTACTGCCACGTCTCCGTGTTCCTGGACTCCATATTTATTGGAAATCTCGCACCAGGTACCTTCCAGGTTCAGTACAAATCCTTCTTTCTCAATTCTCATTTTCCTGTGCCTCCTTTTCCGCTTTAATTGCCGCTATCTTCACATAGTCCGGAATGTGAAAACCATTGATGATGTTCACTGCCTGCAGCTCTGTCAGATTACACCTGGCCTGCAGTTCCTCCCGTAACTTTATTCTTTCTCCAATGTCCTGCAGTCCGTTTGACGGCAGGAGTAACGCCCTGTCTCTGTATTCATTTGCTATGGCTCTTGTCAGAACTTCCACTAACTCACCCTTTCCACGTAATCAACGCATCCGGGACTGATTTTTTCATCCTTACAGAACTCCGACCAGCACTCCTTCAATTCCTTGAAGTTCTGAGCGTCAAACTGTGTCTCGTCTCCGCCGTTAAAACCAATGTTGTAGGTTCCTCCTCCGGATTTAACTACTCCTTTGCTTGCCTCTCGTAATGTCACACTACATCACCTGCCTTTCTTAATGCACACTTGGTACATACCGCACCGTCAAGGTGTGATGCCTTAACAACCCCTGCATCCTCCGGTCTCTGCCAGCAGAGCGTCCCGCATTCCGGGCAATGTACCTTTTTCCAACCAGGCTTTCCCTCCGGTCTGTTCATTACCAGTGGCATACACAACCAGCCGCCTCGGTCTGTAGTCTTTCTCGGTTCTAACTTCATGTTCACTCTGCCGCCTCCATTTCTTCCAACTCTCTGATAACTCTCTCTACCGCATATTTTCCATTATTGTTGAGCTGTCTCTGCCATGCACCTACCGACGGTGCCCATCTGAACCCATTGCTTTTCAGAATATCTCTTACCTCCGGTTCCGGCTTTCCTTCAAAGAACAGCTGGATTCTCATAGCCTCCACATTCTCCTTGACCTTGAAAAACTTATTCTCGCTCTCCTGTGTTCCCTGGGACTTCGTTTTCTGCAGGCTCTTGATTCTTCCTTCCAATCTTCGGATATTGGCGTTATTGTTCGCCAGCATATAGTCCGGAAAACCGATTCTTCCGCAGAAGTCCGGTTCTCTCAGCTGGGCGATCTGTTCGTCTGTATATCCCATGTCATGCAGCGTTGCATCGCCTTTTTCTTTGTCCTTCATACGGATTGCTTTGTTGGCCTGCTTCATTCTCTCCTGGTCCTCTCTCAATCCGTCAACCTTATCCTGCAGCTTCTCGATTGCGTTCTCATCATCAGACTTGATAACGTCCTTGCCATAAAAAATTGCCTCAATCTTTCCAAGGATTGCCTCAACCTCTTTATAGTCCTCATGGTTCTTATCCCGTGCCGCTACCTGCTTTTCCTTCTTTTTGACCGGGAAGTTTCCTGCTCCGGAAATCATTACCGACGGACACATCATGCCGATCTGAATATCCTTGTTGATGTTCTGAGCCAGTCGTCTCGAATATCTCTCGCAGAGCTTCGACACTCTTTCCTCTTCGGTTGGTCTTGCCTCGATTACCTTCTCTGCCAGCTCGTATGCCTTATCGACCTGTGCCTTGTAACCAGCAGTCTTGCTCCCGGTCTTATACTCGCTGAATGACATCATATCGTTTGCCGTCTTTGCTCCGGCCTCATTGATACTGAAATACACTCTTTCCATTACGCCACCTCCAAATACTCACCGATTTTCTCAATATCCAGCTTTACTGCCGGATATGTGCAGTAACCGCTTTTTACCATTCTGCCGGTGACCTGCCCGAAACCGTGCTGCTTGATAAACTCCATCGCCCAAGGGCAATTATTCGTGTCGATCACTGTCTCATCCTCTGCAAGTCCGCTTCCTGCGATACATACCGTGATTCTTGCAATAGGTCCGTCCTCGTTGTTCCAAATCTCGATTGCCCTGCTGTTGTCTGCCTGGTATCTTGCCACTTGCAGGAAGCAATCCTTATACACCGCCCATTCTGTCTTAACCTCTAATAATGCCATAGCCTTACGCCTCCTTCTTTGCTTCTCTGATCCGCTTTGTCTTAATTGCACCGTCAACAATGCTCTGCAACTCTCTTGCTGTCAGTCCTGCGTAGTTATTCATATCAACCTCTTCCTGGCCGATCCCTGCTCTTTCGAGCTGTCTCTGAAAATAACCCATATCGCCGTCGTAGTCGTACACCTGCTCACTTCCTAACACCCGATCACTTTTCTTGCTATGCTTTTTATCTCATTTCTTACGTCAAGGCTTTTCATCATCTGCTCGAACTTCTCCTCCGTGTTGGCTTTCATATATAGCTCGTTGACTTTTTCTATCGTCTCCTCAAGTTCCATATCACCAACAGCAAGAAGTCCTTCTCTTATTTTTATTGTGTCCAACTGAGCCAGCAGCTCTCTTCTCTCTCCGTCCAGCTTTTCCATTTTCTCTGCTACCGGGAGCATCCCTCTAATTACGCCAAATCCAAACTGCGTATAAAGAGTTTTCATCTGATCCTTACCGGTCGTGTCATTGATTGCCGGATGCCAGGTGTAAACCGACTCGATAACCTTGTATTCTTCATCTACAACTGATTTACCGATCATTTCCTCAAATTCTGCCTTCATCATATCTGCTCACCTCCTATGCTGCTTCTAAGATTCTCTCGACATCTTCTCTTCTCTGACGCATCATCGTCATTGCCATTACCTTGTCAATCTGACCGGAAGTGAGGCTTACGATGAAATCTGCCACCTGGTTGCTCAGCTTATACACTTCCTCATACAGTCTGTCTGCCTCAACTTCGTAGCTGTCTGATTTTTCCATATCCAGGTGTTCTTCTTCCATCCAATACTCTGACTGGTTCTCGGCTTCTTCCATTTCAGCCTCTAAAGCTCTTAACTTCTTCAATACTTCCTTCATACAAATACGCTCCTTTCAAATTTGCGAACTGTGTTTCACGTGAAACGCTCATTTGCGAGTTGTGCAGGTAAAAAAATTTACCTAGAACATTTTTTTTCATTTCCTCAGCCTTCTCTTCGAGGCCGTTGCTTTCAAGAATCCAAAGGTCAAATCGAACTGCCTCGTCGGTGAGTTCGCAACCGCAATCACTCAGACTGTAAAGCTCGTCGATGATTTCACCCACCATCCAGTTATTTCCTGCAGCTACCATAGCTGTTGCAATGCTCTGAACTTTTGCCTGGCAAAATCTCCATTCATCTGAATACAGGTCGCATTTCTCTCTTTCTTCCAGTGCTTCTCTATAATCTTCTCTGTTATACATAACCACTACCTCCGTGTGTTTTATTTGTTGTTTGATTATGTATATATTATACTTCGCAACTGCGTATTTGTCAATAGGTTTACTTCTAATTTGCGTATTTTATTAAAGTTTTTTTACAACAATCTCGTAACCTAGAGCTGTTACCATCTTTGAGAAGCTATCGTATCTCATGCTCTTAGCGTTTCGGTTGAGAGACTGGCTGATGTTCTGTCTCGTAATCCCCATTCTGTCCGCTAAATCCTGCTGGGTCATTTTCTCTTCGTCCAGGATGCAGCGGATCGTTTCCTCTGCATTCGTCGCTTTAATCTCCATCTATTTTCTCCTTTTCTTCCGTCTGACTGTTACTCTTGCCTTTGCAACCAGCACGCCGGTCTTTGTTCTTTCCGGATCAGCGAACCTTAACCGACTTCTGTTCATTTCCAGGTTTTCTTCATTGTCTATCAGTACCAGGTTCTCTATGTTACAGTTGTCCTTGTTGCCGTCCAGGAACGATACCATCTTGCCTTCGGGAACTGGTCCGTTGTGTTCTTCCCACACTGTCCTATGAACAAACTCAAACCTCTCCCATTGTGGACCGGTTTCTTTAACCTTCCGGATAAGATAGCCGTCTGTCGTATGTGTATACTCGCCTACTTCCATGTGATTTGCCGGGACATCGCCTTTCTTAAACATCGTCGCCTTGCACTTCTCATATTGCTCTTGGCTCATTGGTTTTCCCTTGTTGGCTGGAACGTGTCCTTTTTCAAACCTGCAGTCAACGCCACTGATGATGTCGTGGTTCTTCTTGTATGCCTTGCACTGCTTCTCGCTGAACTCTATTCCAAAATGTGCTGACACCAGTTCTGCAATCTCCTTCGTCTTTCTCCCTGTCGCAATGCTCCGAATGTAACTTTCCATTCCTTCCGGATATTTTAGTGAGTACCCTTTTGGAACCCCGCCGGTAGTGCCGCTCTTTATGCCATACCGGTTCTTCGCGCCTTTTATCGCCGCATCGGAAAATACCATTTCGTACTTCTTATCGAACCCCTGTTGATTTATCAGCTCTGTAACCTGTTTCGTGGTTCTGCCCGGAACATTCTCACGCAGCCAGGCGATCACTTCTTCGGGCCAGCCTCTCATTTATGGTTCGCCCCCCCCCGCATGAACTTCGAGCATTTCCGGAACTGCTTTCTGTCTTTCGTACCCATACTCGTCCATGTGCTTCATTGCTTTGTACTGCAACTCTCCATTTTTGATGATCTGCTCGCTGATGTCGCATATAGCGTCGGTTCTCTTTAACTCGCTTTCCAGCTCTTCTCCTGTCAGATCATCGTCTCCCAGCTTTTCCAGCTGAGCGAACAGGTGGTTATTCAAGTCTCCTAATGTATTCTTCATATTGCCATCTCCTTCCTTGCTTCGTCTACCGCCAACTCAATCGTTGTATTGAACGGCGTGTTGCAGTCCTCCATCTTGTCGAATAATTCGACTGCCTTCTGCAGGAACTCTTCGCTGTCTACCAGTTCCTCGTACTTTTCTTCGTCCAGGTTTTCGCTTTCATACAGTCCTTGCAGATAATTCTTTACATCCTCAGTTCTGTCGCTTTCACTCATTGCTCTGCTGATCTCGCCCATAAGTGCCTCGTTGATTACTGCAGGCTCTTCCGTGATGTAGAACCTTGCGTTGCCGCTGATACCTCCGCTGATTTCGTACCTAGTGCCTGTATGCTCTTCCATCAGAATGCTACCTTCAATGCTCACATACTCCTTTGCCTGGGTGTCTGCTATCTGATCCAGTCTATCAATCAGCTGTTTCTCGTCACTGGAAATCGCAACCACAGTTACTCCAATATCGTCCGGGCATTCCCAGCATCCAGCTAATACAAATAAATTTACCGTTTTATTCATCCCTTGCCTCCTTCCAGTCGCTTGCAATCTCTACGACCGTTCTCTCCAAAATCTTGAACTTCTCCGGATCGATCCAGCTCGGTATCTCTCCGTTTCTTACTCTTTCCTGGTACCGGTTCAAACACAACTGCTTTACTGGTACCGGTCTGCCTATCTGAACAAACATACCTCTCTGCTTGTCCCAGGCAAATGCTCCGTACTCCACGTTTTCAACTGCAGCTTTCATAGCCTCCACTGCTGCATCCAGTGCATCCAACTCTGCCGGACCAGGTGGCGTCTCTTCAATGTTCCGGATATTATGCAGGTACGTTTCCAGCACCGCCGCATTTTCTCTATATGTCATATCATCACCTACCATTCAATCGGATATCCGGTCAGATTTTCGCACTGCTCCAACTCTTCTGCGAACATTGATTTATATAACTCCTTCAATTCAGACTTGCCCCTAAAATTGGTGTCCTGCAGATTTATCCAAAAACTGAAATCCTGTTCCGGGTTCAGCCTTCCCAAGTTTCTTCTTAGCTCAAAGTCCGCCTCTGTCATCGGCTCTGCTGGCAAGCTGGCTATCTTTTCCTCTCTCGCCTTGGTAAGAATATATCTGCCTTCTTCAAACACCTGCCGGATGATGTTGTTCATTGTCAGTTCTATGCTTTCTTCTCGCATTCTACCTATCACTGCATACATATCGCATTCCGCATCATCTAATAGTCTCAAATCATCTATTCCACAGTCAAACACTGCTCTTACTAATTCTGTATTCATTCTGTATCCTCCTCTTCTTCCGGGTGCCAGTGATACTTGTAATCCGGATTTTCGCACCTACCGTTCCACATCGTACTGCCGCATTCTGGGCAGGTGGTCGCTTCGTATGGTCCTCCGCCTAACATCTGATCCGCTCCTTTCTACAAATACGAGCAGCCGTACCTCTTTCGGAAGGTCTCCCTGCCGCCCTTATGAATAATCTGCTTTACTTCGCCTTCTTCCCGATCCGCATCGATTATTCGTGCAAATTCGTCTGCCTTCTGCAGGGCGTATTCTTTTTCCCAGGCCAGCTGTCCGATAATCTTTGACATTCTTTCCGCCATCGGGTTTCCGTGTATTCTCATTAGGATTTCTCCCATATTGTGACAGTTGTTACATACCGGCACTTTCAATCCGTCCTTCTCGCTCAGCTCTCTACCGGCGGTACCGAACACCAAATGATGCTCAGCTTCCGACGGTCTGCCGCAGATGAAACAGATTTCCGGATAGTCTGTCACTATTCCTTTACCCACCGCTTACACCTACTTTCTGTTTCTAACTCCAACGATTACCAAGAACGCAAATACCACTAATGCTGCCATAGTCTCGCCTCCTAACCGTAAATTATTTCTCCAAACAAAGCGTACTGAATGATTGCGTCCGCAACCTCCGCATCTACCATACCGCAGTCAATATGTAATTCACGATCGATCACCTCGAAAATATCATTGTTCTTAGGCTGTTCTGCATACATTCTAATTCCCTGCAGGAGTTTCGCCTTTGTCAATTCATACGTCGCATCTTCCTCGTTATCGTGAATGAGGATTGAACCGCCTTTTGAGATAACATCGCTTGCAAAATCAAACTCTATCCCACACCTTGGTTCTACTTTATCAACCCAGTAAGTAATTCCACCTTTCAGTGCTGACACCATGATGTCGTCTATGTCCTCTTTAGATATAACAACCGTCGCAATAATCTGAACCCTGTCGTACTGCTCCTCTATCTCTTTTTTCTTAAAATGTGCGATCAGTTCTGCCATAACTCTGCCGGCTTTTCTAACATTCCAGCTCTCGTTTGTTTTTCTTTCGCATAATCCCTTTGCGATTTCCAATGACTCCGTAATTTCTTTTGCGCTTCTCATACCTTCTCTCCGTCCTTTCTCGCTTGTTTTATTGCTTGCGCAACTCTTTCTTCATATCCAAACTTAAAATTCACACCTGCGTCTGTAAACGCTGTTAAAATGCTTTCCTGCACCGCCTTAACTGTCGCCCAGTCCGGTTCGTCGTCCTGCGTTCTGATACCGAACTGAACCATGTAGTCCTCGATCACGTGCCACAACTCATATTCCAGCTCATCCATACATCCGAGTGCCGATACATCCACGACCGCCGGTGCTGTTATTTTCTTTCCGCCTGCCAGTTCCAGGTCTACTGTGTCAATATCTTCTCCGAACTCACCGCCTTTCTTGTGGTGTGCCAGGATGTCGCCTGCAAAGTCATAGCCTCTGTCGATCATGGCCTCGCTGTTGTCATCGTACAGTCTGAAACATCCGGCCAGTTCGCCCTTCTCGTGTCTCTGCAGAACTTCTTCCCAGGTCAGCTTTTGCATTCCTAACCAGGTGTAGCCCATTATTCATCGCCTCCTTCATAATCTGCTCCGCAGTACGGACACTTCGTTACTCCGTAGCAGTTAAACATCTTCCCGCATTCTTTGCAGGTGTCCAGCTCCCCATTTCTCTGCCAATCTTCCAGCAAGCTACTTACGTGCTGCCAGTCCAGTGCCTCGAAAACTTCCTCTGCCAAATCGTCCTGCTGGTTACACTCCTGCAGGATGCTGTTTCTCGTGTACACCGTATCGGATAATTCCGGGATATAGCACGGATCATCCGGTCTGTGGTAAAACGCATCTTCATCTTTGAAGATATGTCCCTGTCCGTAGAACTCACGGACGATCTTCTCGCCTTCTCCATTTTCATCCGGCGGCGTGTAACTGCCAACCAGCACCGGGATGTTTACTTTCTGCAAGGCCTGCGACAGTTCCGATATCATACCGTCAATGGCTTCTGCATCCTTTACAAGCTCCCTTGTGGAAGGAACTCCACTCGTTCCGCTTCTCTTGGCTTCTATCCACATTTCAATATGCTCGTCGATGTCGAAATCTTCGTAGTAGGATTCCAGGCTGTCCTTGAAACTATCTGCCTGGTTCTCTTCATCGAAATCAATCACCATTGAGAAATCTTCGTCCGCAGGTGACGACTGCCCGATTTCAACATAGGTTCTTCTGTTGTCCTGCTCAATGTAGGCTTCCCAGTTCCACCCCATTTCTTCTGCCTTGTCGAGAAGCATTTTCAAGCCTCTCGATATGTTCTTGTATTCTTCCATGACCTTATTCCTCCGCATCTGCGTAGTATGCATCGAATGCAATACCGGCATTTACCAGCTTATCTTCCAGGTAATTGCCATAGCACCAGCCATCTCCATCTTCCCAAAAACTGTCCCAGGCTTTCTCTAATACCTCTCTCGCCTTCTCTTCATCATCTTTGCTTACAATAAACACGCAATCCATCCAGTCATTTAACTGTGACTGCACTCTGATTACTCTTTCCTTTAATACTTCCACGCCGATATTCATTGTGCCTGCTCCTTTCTCAAATGTAATAGCAACTGAAATTCCAGTGATGCCCGAACTCATAGTACAAACCGTATCTCTCGAATATCTTGTCAAATTCTCTTCTCACCGAAGGAAAGATGCCGTAATACAACATCTCGCATACCGGACCTTCAAAGCTCATGCTGAGAATGTGGTCCGGATTCACGTACTCGAAATACGTTCTTGGGTCCTGGTTCTCTTCCTCGATCAGATGCTCTCTGTCGTTGTAGTAATACTTTCCGGTTACCGGATCATGCTGTGTGAACCGCTTTCCGTTGAAATAGATGTCTACATCCTGCCATAACCCATGCTCCAGCAGAAACTCTCTGATTTCCTTTGCCAGGTTCTCAATCTGCTCTGCCGTCAGCTTTGCCGTTGAACTCATGCAACCTCCTCCTTTCTTACTCTCTTCTTAACAAGTCTTGCTGGGTACTGAGGCTGATTCTCTCTGTACTCTTTCAGTCTCGCCCTTGCCTCTTCTCTTGTGAACTCTGTCAATGTGTACTCCCAGCCGTACCCGTAATTCAGCTGCAGCTCCCAGGTGTCGATTGTCTTTCTCTCGTATGCCATCCTACGCAACCTCCTCTTTTTTCGGCTTTCTGCCACGTCTCTTCGGCTTTTCGACCGGCTTTTCTTCCTTGACCTCTTCTGTAGGTTCCTCGGCCACCTGCTCCTCAACCTTCTCTTCGGCCGCCGGTTCTTCCTTGACTACCGGCTCTGCAGGAAGCGCAACATCCAGCTTGTATCTCTTTGTAATGCTCTGAATCATCGTCGCTACCTCTGTGCTTACTTCCTGGATTTCGTCCTCGGTAAGTCCTTCTGTCAAGCTCTCTGTCTCGGTCCAATATCCTGCATTATCCAGGAAATGATTTAATACCTTCTTTGCTCTATCATGTTTTACGTCCCACTTCATATCGTTTACCTCTCTTCCTTTTCTCCGGCGATCAATGCCAGTACCACTACTCCATTTATCAAAATTGCTACCAAATTCTTCGCTCTCATACCGTCGTATATGCCGACCATAAAATTGATGAACAATACCGACTGCAGGAACTGTCTTAATTTCTTCATTGCCAAATCAGCCTCCTTTATGATAGACTTAACAGTTGAGAGGCGGTGTTGCTGCCTCCCGACCGTTAAGGGAACTACTTAATCAATCAAACCTAACCATTTCAGAATTGCCGTAATCACTGACACAATCATGATTACTATGGTGGAGATTATGCTGGCCTGCTTTTCTCTCTTCTGTAATTTAAGGTTTTCGATTTCAAGTAGTTCCTTTTCCTTTGTGGAAAAGTCTTTCTTCTTACCTTTCTTACCCAACTGGTAATTCCTCCTTCCTTCGGATTTAATCAAATTGTTTTGTTTGATTATGGTTATATTATAACTCGCATTTGCGTATTTGTCAATAGATATACTTCTTTTTTGCGAGGTTGTAGTAAATAATTTTCGCGCTTGCGACAACTTCAACGATTTCCGGATTATCAACACCGGCTGGTACATTGCTCCGCATTTTCATTTGCGAGGACCGCAAACCCGCATGGTTGCCTGGTGCATTGTAAGATTTCTTACATGATTTCTTCTAAGGTTTCTACAAGGATTCTTTACTAGATATTAGAGATTAGATAATAGATATTAGAGATAGAATAATATATACTCATTTGCGTACTCTTAAAAGCGTATTTTATCCACAAATGCGTGTGGATAATGTGGATAATTACACCTCTGAAAACGTATAGGTCTATGACTTCGTACACGGTTCAATACCGGCTTTTAGTCTTTAGGCATAGGATAGGTACTAAAATCGCCTATCGTGTCTCGGGAACTTTTCGTCAAAATACCCGGTCTTATTTTGGTTATTTTGTATATTGATTTTACCTGCGGTCTTGTTCCGCTTTTCTGCAATAAAAAAGAGCCTACAACCCCTGCGGATCATAGGCTCTCTTACTTACTCTGCTGAGTTGATGAAATCCTGGCAGTCCAGTTCCCGGTATGCCTTTTCAAAGGTTTCCTTCGGACTCCATGATACATAACCATCCGGATATTTCACGGCGTACCCAGGTACTCCGTTCTTCTCCTTCGGCTCAGCTTTTACAATTTTCACGCCGATATAGTTTTTCATAATGCCACCGTTTCCTCCTGTTATTTTACTCTGATGGTGTCTCCTGCGATAATAAGGTTCGGATTCTCAATGCCATTGAGTTGAGCAATCGCATTGACCGTAGTTTCATACTTCGCCGCAATACCGGAAAGCGTATCTCCACTCTTAATGGTGTAATACTTTTGGTTTCCGGCGTTGATTACGTCCTGGACCTCCTGCCATCTACTGCCAAGAACAGTCCTTCTCACTTCATCGTCACCATACTTACCGGCCCACACCTCATCTACAAGTTCCTGCACGGATGCTTTGTCGATGTGATTGATTACATCCTGCACTTCATTGTATCTGCTACCGAGAGCTGCCCTTCTTGCGTCGCCCCCGCCGAACTCGTCTTTCATTGTTCTGTAGAGCAGATCGAGTGTGCTTCCTTCCGGTTCCGAAACCTCCAGCTCCTTCGCTTCATCTCCTGCGTTGGCAGAAAATCCATTAAGGCCTGCTTTCTTGATTTCTGTTTCAAAATCACGATAGCAAAAATCCTGATCCACGGTTCTTCCGCAGATTGTCTTGTCGGCAATGTAGTTATACTCTCCTCCGTACTGCCAAATATCGTGACCTGTTACCGGCTCATTTGAAGAATATCTCGCTACCCAATGAGTGAATCTCTGCAGGCGATCATCGTCTACGTGTGCCTGGAAATGCGAATCAGATGTATATACTCCGACAAAATATCCAGCCTTCTCGCACTTGTCGCAGAACGCAATCACAATATCCGTAAGAACATCTCTGCTATTGTTCAGCATCTTACCTTCTACGTCGTAGTAGATAGGATATTCAAACTGCTTTCCGGCAATGACGGACAGAAAATGATCTGCCTCCTGTTCCGCCTCCGCAACAGACTTTGCATTGCCGTAATAGTATGCACCTACTGGAAGTCCGATAGCCTTACACTGTGCATAGTAATTTTCAAACTTGCTATCCTTGTACTTGCCATCATCTGCTCCTGCAGCTTTAATGATAGCAAATCTCACTCCTCTTTCGTTCCTGGCCTGCTCAATGCTCATATCTCCCTGCCAGTGTGAAATATCAATACCAAATAGTTTTTCCATAGAAAACTCCTCCTTAAATCAAAATAAGGGGCAGCTTTTCAGCCACCCCGATGTGATACCTTTTCAGAACTTACGCTTTGATTAACTTTCCTTTTTTGAGAAGATTAACCATCTTGGTGTTCTGCGCTGCGGTATATGCGTAATTTGTAATTCCATTTGCGGCTGCAATCTTGGCCCGGTGCGCCTTCGATGTGTCTTTCTCGCCCACTGCGGCAAGCGCCGTAATGATAGAACCCGATGCCCCTTCATACTTAGGGTAATAGGCGTTTCCACGTCTCGGATTTCCGGAAACAACAACCACCGTGTGTCCTTTGGTCTTTGTGACAAGCACATCGCCGTTGAACAGTTCAGTTTTGGAAGTTACCGCAATCGGTTCCATAAACTGTCCTGTTGCTTTTAATGCCGAAACCTCGGACGCTGTGTTGAAATTTCCCGGATCAAAGCCAGCCTGGATGCAGCACGCTCTCGCAAGTGAACTGCAGTCTGCCTCTGTCTTTACAGAAATTTTAGAGAGCTTTCCGACTCTTCTCAGCTGTTCGATCACATTGCTTCTATGCCCCTGGCAATATCCGATATTGTTGTTTCTGCATCCCTGCAGCATAGCTTCTGCGATGGCGTTTGCTACCGTGATGCTCTTCGGTCTCAGACAGTACCAGCCTTTTGAATGGACGTAATACGCCTGGGTTGATACCTCGTTTCCAGTCTGATCTCCCGGTTTTCCTCCGGAAATGTGACCGTTCTCGTCAATTCTTGCGCTTCCAACTACTAAACTCATGGTTCTTCCTCCTAACAAAAATAGGGCAGTCTTTCGACCGCCCTGTGCTTACGATATGTTCTCAGATTACTCCTCATCCTCACTGTTGGAGCCGATGTTGGCTGAGTCAGTCAAACCTTCACCGATGATGTACGCCACTACGGACGCTCCCGCCATAATGAGTGCTGTAACCTGTGTTGCCGTGTTGTCTGTGCCGCCAGTAGCCAGGATCATCATAGATACGAATGACGCTACCGCAGTCCATAACTTTCTGCTTGTAAGTTTTCTAACCCAATCAATTTTCTTCATGTTTCTTTACCTCCTGTTATAAAAATGAATTTTTTTCCATGCACTTCTGATAAACTTTGTCTATCTCGGCAATGGCATTTACCGCTTTGCTGTTCTTATATTCCGGATGCTCTGCGCAATAACGCTCGTAGTCCGAAACATCATCCAAAATCTGATTGAAGAACTCCTCGGAATGTTTGACATCCCTTCTCAACTCGTCGGCAAATCGCAGGATTCTTGTGCGGCATTCGTCCGCATCATCTTTATCCATACGCCTTTCGAGCTTGTTGTGCTTTTCTCCCAGGTCTTTTAACTCTTTCTGCACTGATTCCAACTTATCCATAACGTCCTTATTCATCGACTTTCCGATGGCTCTCATACCGTTTCCGATAATCTTTCCAACTGCAGACCACGGATTTACCTTGATGGGCGTAATCTGCACCAGTGTCAAGAACAGCAGTAGCGCTCCACCACTTGCGAGAATTTCATTCAAAGACATTGGCTCTTTTACCTCCTTCCCAAACGCACCGTAATTCCCACGGCACGTCCGTAATATCTGCCGCCTTTTCACCCAAAATGGCCTCTATTACTGCATAAAGAATGGCATCCGCGCGCGGGTCCTTATCGAACCGGTACAGATGCCATACCAACTGATTATGCAGATTGATTAGAAGGATTTCGTTTTCCTCTGTCTCTTCCCAGTGCAGGTCGTGTGCCGCTTTTTCCAATCTGTCATAGTCGTAAAACTCGGCATATGGGATTCTTTTATGCTGCATACATACCTGCCCTTCGCCTTACTCTGCCTTTAACATTTTATCAACGGATGCTCTCCACCTGGTCGGCACTTCGTCGATAGTCATGTTTCCGAGCTTAATCTGTGTGTAGTAAAATTTAGCCATTTACAATCACCTCCGCTAACTCAATAATTGCAGACTCCACGGCCTCCAAACGCTCGATGATGGTAGGCTCACCGGCTGCTTCTGCCTCTTTGTCAGCGGCATCTTCCTCGGTACCGCCTTCTCCGATGGCCCACCAGTACTCGAAGTTGTTGTTCACCTCTGTTTTGGTAACTGTGCCCTTGTGTCTGAGCTGCACCTCGTCGCATTCATAAACGATGGTTGAATCTCCACCCTCTTCCATAGGCTCCTTGGTGGTTTTCTTGATGTTCTTTCTCAGAATGATGTCCGTACCGCCATGAATAGGAAACACCTCGATCTTAGGCGGCTGCAATGAGTAACATTCTTTGTTCATACTTGACATACTCCTTTCTGCCGTAGCGTGATACGCTTTGTGCGGCAATCTTAAATAAATTCTGCATATTGTACTTAATGGAGCAACCCTGGCTGTTGCTGTACTTTATCCACCCTTTGTACGCCATAATTCTGCAGGCTCGCCACCACGGGATATATCCTAAGCGTTCCAAATCGACGGCAGCTCTCAAAAACTGTCTCCGGATACGCTTAAACACCCTGCTTCTTATAATGGTGTACGTTCTTCGTACAACGAACCCCATCATATCTACGCCCTGCGTCCTTTTATGACTTCCGCCTTGTCTCATTCTGTGAAATTCTTTCTCTTCCTCGAATGATGAAATGTGGTATATCTGCCAGGCCGGCTTTACGTCCAATCCCAGCGTTGATTTACTCCATCTCGTAGCTTTTTTGAGCGCTTTCGTCAGCTGTGAGAAGTAGCCATAAACTGTAAAATCGTCTGCATAGCAAACGATAGCTTTTACCATTTTGGTCTGTGCCCCTCTTCTTGACTGACTCAGGCTCAACAGGTATCTCAAAACATAGCTCATAACATAGTTAAAGAGCCACGACGGAAGATACCCGCCTATACAAAGATGCTCTCCTGGGTAATTTTCCATAAGAGCACCCAGGTACCAAATTAAAACTTTATTCTTGCCAATATCTCTTTTTAGCAAGTTCATAACACACTCTACCGTTACGGACGGATATGCCTTGTGAATATCACACTTGACCACATCCAGCCTTCCGGTAAACTTACGCCTTAAAATCCTTTCGATTTTCCGTTTGCCTGCCAGCTGCCCTCTTCCTGGAATGCTTCCGTATTGAATCGGCAGTAACTTCGCATGGAACAATTCCTCTAATGAGTAAACCGCTATGTATTCCATTATCTGCTGATCCGGATATTCCTGGCATATATTTCTGAGCTTGTGAGTCAATCCATCTTCTCGCTGGAACTGGCGAATTGGGCGCAATTTCAAATCTCTGTTTCTGATGCGCTGTGTTAATTCTTCTGCTATTGCATCCGTAGCTGTGTATATTTTTTGCTTTGTACCGTCAAGGAACTCTTGCGCAAGTTCCTGTTCGGTCACCAGGCCTGTGTTCAGAAGCAATCTCTGAAAATCTCTTCTTTTGTACTTCCCATCAAATGCCTTGCGAACTGCAGGTATATTAAATTCTGTGTTTTCCACATCTACCTTCGCAGGTTTGCAGTATGTTTTCATAATTGCTTTCCTTTCGTGTATATCATCTGGTTATTACCGGCGACGTTCGCTTTCGCTACTAGCCGCCGCTGGTTTCAAATAATTTTCGCACATAAGCGTGTGCTGTATGGTGCAATGAATGATATACTCTCTAACCAGTTGAACCGACAGAGCCGTTCCAGTTCGCATCGCCGACGGAATTGTTCGAGTTACGGCACGCGAGACCCGCATTGCCACCGTTGTTCAAGTTGCCCCAGCACCAACCGGCGCGGACCCCGGACGCGGCGGGATTGCAGTTGAAGCCAGCCTCTGTCACACCATACAACCCATTTTATAAACTCTTGCAACAGTTAATATCTTAGTGGGGCCTGCCGCCCCTCTTGCCTTACAGGCAATTCACCCTGCTTTACCCAGCCAGTCCAGGTGAACCGACAGAGCCGCCCCAGTACGCATCGCCGGCGGAAATGCCCGAGGCGCGGCACGCGAGACCCGCACCGCCACCGTCGCCCAAGGTGCCCCAGCACCAACCGGCGCGGACCCCGGACGCGGCGGGATTGCAGGAGAAGCCAGCCTTACAGCCGACGCCGCTACCGCTTGCGTCGATACCAAGAGGCCACTCAACATCTGAAATGGCGGTATCTTCGATGTAAGTCCACTTTCCTGTTGTACCTTTCGGAATGACCATCGTTAAGGCTGTCAGCTTTTTGTAGTTCTCGGTAATTGCTGTTCCGCTTACTTTGGACTGATCTTCGCAAACAAAGCAGTCAAAGTTATAGTCTCCGTTTTCATCGGTGCTCCACTGCCATAATTCATCGCTAATGATTAAATATGAGCCGTTCATAAACTCGATTTTCTGCAGCATACCCGGCTCTTTTCCGTTGGTGTAATTGTACTTGCTTCCGTCAGTTCCAAGTACATCATCATTCCAACCGGACCAGTAAGGATCGGTGCTTAAATATGTGCTTCCGGCTGTTGTGTCGAATGTGGTACCACCGTTATCCACATAAACTGCAGAGTATGTGGTACCGCCGATTTCAACGTCCTTGATTGCAGTAATGAGCTTGTTTCTGCAGACGGAATAGTTGCTCGCAGTATTTCTATCTGTGCCACTCTGAATGCCGATCTGAACACTGCTTCCAACAAATAAATTTGCCGCCTGCTCGGGTGTCAAAAGGACTCTTTCAACGCCTTCCTCAGAATATGCAGCCGTGTACTGGTAGTTATAACTAGAGCAGCCTTCGATTGTTCCGGAGTTGCCTTTTCTTGCATATTTAAGACGCATCATACGGTCAAGGAACTTGATCGTCTTTCCGCTCGCTCCACTATACTGTGTTCCTCTGTCTCTCCATTTGGTAACACCTGCAGTATGAGAAGTCCAGTTTACCGGAGCTAAGCCGGTTCCGCAGGTGATTTTTCCACTTGCGCCGATTCCTGCGTAATACTTAGGTCTCGCTGCATACGCATAAACTCTACCGGTGCGATCTCTTCCTTCCGGCCATAATTCGTAACCGGTTGACTGGTGGCATTTCATTTTTAAGTAACGGTATCCGTCCTCGTCCCACTCTTTCGTGTAGGTATTTTTCTGTAATACCCAGCAAAGATGTTCGCCGGAGCGAACGTCTTTAATATCATCGATATGCTCAACATAGAAAATCTCGTGGCTTCCGTCTGTTTTCTTCTCTGCAGATACTTCCAGGCACCAAAACTGAGGAAGATGTGCAAAGTCATCCTGCCCCTGCGTCTTTGCAGTAGATGGAACGCATTTCAAGCCAACGCTGTCGTCCGTTAATTCTCCGATGGCTGTAGAGCTGGTTGCGAACAGTGGGAATGAGACACCATGCACTCTGTCGTCCTCGAGGACTCTGCCGAACCATCTTTCCAGCATTTCTACCTTTGTGAATTTGCTTGCGTCGTACTGTGATTTCCACCATTCGATGAAAAGATTGTCAACCTGCTCTTTGCTGGTACACTGTGCAACCATGTACTTATAGCAAAGGTCGGCTGCACCAGGGTTTGCGCCACCTGCCACAGCCATTTTCTGCATTTCCATGAGAGCTTTCATCGTCGATTCTCTCGGAATATTGATTACATTGTCAGACATTTTTAACCCTCCTTGATGATAATATTTAAGCCGCCGTCCGATTTATCGAACGCCAGCTGCGCTTTAGCATTTTGAATTTTTGTGATGTCCCTGCGATTTGCAATAGTATTTTCAAATGCACACATAGGTCCTGCATTGATATTGCTCGCATGGTTCGAGTCTGTCGTTTCGGTAATCTTCATAGTGTCAGAGAATACCGCAGTCTCGCTTTTTACTGTGTAATCTTTCACGTTTTGCCTCCTTCCTGGCTTAGAAGATGTCGTCAAGCACGTATGTCTGCTCTACATCATCATCCTTGCCCTTCCTGGTAAAGGTCTTGATGCACACAATGTCGCCATTGGTGTCATACAATCCGATTTCGCTGATCTCTTTTCCAGCAAGTTCACTCTCTGCAAGGGTACATTCGTATCTGCAGGTTGTGTCATTCGGGAATGTGTAACCATCAATGGCTTTGCGGAACAATTCCTTATTGAGCTTAGACTGAGATTCCGTCGGCGCAATGACCGTACCGGAACTGCTTACACCGCCTTCGCCAAACGCCATACCGATAATCTTCGGAAGCGTAATGGCTCCGGCACGTGCCTTAACCAGGTTCTCCCTGGCTTTCTTCGTGACCACCACGTTTTTGCTCTTTTCTGTACTCATTGGATATACTCCTTTCTATAGATTGAATTAAGGTTCTTCTTTCCGTCCAGCGTATTGCTGCCATCAAGAAACCAGTAATTCCTTGTTTTGGTAATGACCTGTGCCTCCACATCCATATCTTCTCTTTCGATTCCCATGTGATGCGTAACTGCAGCTTCAAGTCGTTTATTGCCGCCTCTGTGCTCCAACATAGCGTTGCCGTCGAGTAGCAGCTTTCCGTCCAAATAGACAGTGTTCCAAAAATCAGCCTCAAACTCCGAACGAATCGCCGCCCTGGCATCCGAACTTGACCGTAAGCCGTATGTACTTCTTACTTTCATTGAGTCTGTGACCTTGTTGTAGGCGCAGGCAACCATTGCAACGATTGCAACGCCCAGTTGATAGCCTCGTGTAACATCAAGCCTGTGTGAGCCGTCCAAATCCCACGAACCATCCAATAGGTGCGTATTCCAAAAAATGATGTCCGAGGCGATCCGGATTGCTCCTGCCTTGACATCATTTTCTGTTTTCTGTTCTGCTCTGAATTTTACCTTCTGCAGGTCTGCGTCTGTCGGGGTTGTAAATCCACCGAGCATATACTTAAAACCAAGCATCAGATTGTATCTCATATACGGATAGAGAAGGCTGGAACCGTCCAGCGGTTTTCTTCCATCCAGCAGATCGCTATACCAAAATGACTCTGCGATATGGAAGATTATCTTTTTCAGATTCATCTCCTCTAAGTTCCGATTGTCTGATACAATCTCGGTTCGGTCATTCATCGTAAACATCGTGTGTGACTGTTTCAGCTCATTCAGCATAGCTCTCGCTCGCTTTGATGCAAGTGTCCCTTCGCCCATAAAGTATGCTTTGAACACATTCGGGTGTGGCGCCACAAAACCATAATCTCCCGGATCGTTGATGTCTGCAATTCGTACATCAAATCCGGTAGCGGTTTTTAAGTACCCTTCCATTCGATACGGTGTCATCGGCGCCCGGTAGTCTCTCTTCCGGTAAATCAGCTGTCGCCTCTCCTCGTATGGAAGATTTTCTCGCACCGGCAGTCCCCACTTAATCTCGTGGTACATCAGTCCCCATGTGGCAGTTTCCGGAAACAGCTGGTTTAGAATATCCTCAGCTATTTCTCTTGCCGTGTCGTATTCCTGGCCCATGACCTCATACAGCCACTTTCCGACATAGGAATTGTCGTAAAAGCCATCTGAAACTGAGGCAATCATGTTCTTTGCACTCTCGCTGACCGGGAAATTCTCTAAATCAAACTTTTCCACATTCACACCCCCTAACTAAAATTAAGGGTACCGGTGTCCGGGTACTCCTCGCTTTTCAGAGTGATGTTCTGCATTTTCCCATTCATCGTGAATGTTTCAAAGTCCTCGACTCCTGCGATTGCAGAAATCAACGGTCTTACATCGTTGTACCTTAGAACTCCTTCGGTTTTCGCCTGTGCATAGACCGCTCTCACGGCTTCCGTAAAGTCTGCCTTAATTTGCTCGATGCCGGTTGTTTCATCGTAGCTGAGTCCTGCAATAACATAATTTACGGCAACCGTTGTGGCTGCCGCACAAGTCAGTTCTGCTGTTCCAGTAGGAAGCAATCTTGCTGACCTATCATTCGGAGAAACGATGTAGTTATACACATCCTGCACTAGCTTCGCATTGGCCGGTTTTCCGTTTCCGTCTACCAGCACCAGTTTCACTGTACCGGGACCGTTCCACGTAGAAATAACTATTGCATCTCCTGCTCCCGCCTGTTTCGCCCATCTCTTATAGTCCGTATCGTTCCCCAGGTATGTCATGCTGTTGTCGTACTCTGCAGCGATCCTGTCGTAAAAATCATCGTCTGTCTCTCTTTCAGTGCCGCCACGAATAGGCTCCGGATTGTTAATCTCGGTCACATTCTTATCGGGTACCATCATCAGCACGACCGTATTCGCCGCTACATTAGAACCTGTGCCTGCTTCAACCGCTGATACCGGTATAAGCACTGTTCCTTCGCCTCCAACAACCGCATCCTCTGTGGTGGCATACTCAATCGACGGGCCAGTTTCGGTTGCCGCCGTACAGAATACCGTTCCGGATAAAATCTCGGTTCCTTCTGCAGCTGTGATTTTCACATAGCCAAAAGCTGGTTCCGCTTCGTGTCTTGTGAGATGTACCTGGCGACCGTGAAGGTCTAACCATTCATCCCAGGCGTATTCCGGGAACGCAATCATCAATGCCCTTACGATATGGAAATTGATAATTTCGTCTTTTTCCAATGCTGCAGGCATCGTCATATCATATGGAAACCCACCCGGCATATCGTCGATGTCGTCCGGCAGGTTATTCATCATTCGCTCGTGAATTTCCTCTGCCGAGTTTCCTTCCAGGAACTCCGGTCTGTTAAATTCCGGCTGCATACTCTCCACCTCCTTTACAAGCTAATCTCTATTTCTTCATCCCAGTTGCTACCCTTTACCTTGAAGGTTACGTGCATCTGATCGCCTTCCCAGGTAAATTGAAAATCCCGGACATTTTCTGCCCTGGGATTTACCATAATTGCATCTGTGATTGTTCTTTCCACCATAGACTCAACGGTTTTTTCGTCGTCATTATCCATGGCACGTTCCATCTCGGTACCGATTGAATCGGGGTACGCCAAACAGCGGTACCGCTCTGTCTGTGCGATCTTAAAGCACCAAATAGCGAAGGCTTCTTTGCCATCACATTCCTTGATCCGGTGCGCCCCATCTCTCACGAAGTCTCCCAGTTCCGGGTCCCACTTCATACTCCTTTTATACTGAGTGTCGTACTGGCTGTCCTCCGAGATAAAATCCGGTACCTCAACAACCGGAAATAGTGGCTGTGACATTTGCCTCGCCTCCTTTATGATTTCTCGATCACATCAATTACGACTGCTTCGCTCTGAATCCAGGCAACCAGCACTCGATCTCCCGCTTTCACTGCGGGTATCGTTACACTGTGGCTATGAAGAGGAACGCCCGACGGCGATTTGCCAAGCCAGCTCTGTTCCGAGGTTGAAAGTGTCAATCCTGCAGCCAGTCTGCAGATCGTGTAGTCTCCCTTCGGGATCGGCACCGGGAATGTGTTCGTTTTCAAACTTCCGTTTGCCTGGATTTCTCCAAAATCTAAAGTCAGCGGAGACTCTGTTTTCTGCGAGGTTCTCTTATCTAACACCTGCGCCAGTTTCGCTGTCCCTGGGTGTCCGTCAAATTGATCCATCTGTATCACCTGCCTTTAATCAAAAGTTCCGTCGTCAACCCACCCATACACGTTGCTTCCACTGTCCGTATGGATCAGATGCCAAGGGTGTGCTTTCCCGGAACCGTTCTTAATCGTAATCTTTGCTTTTCCTGCCCTGGCGTTATAGCCTTTTGAGCCTGGGTAGCTGCTCACATAATGGGTTCCACCATGGAAATTCACGATGTCGCCCACATTGTAATCTTTCTTTTTCTCGGAGCTTGCCTTTTCTTTCTTTGGCTCTGCAAGTTCCAAATCCATTGTCATGCTGTAGGTGTCTGCCGTGTGCTGGATGCCTTTCACGTAGTAATACGACTGAGCCAGCTCACTCATTACATACACCAGGTCGCCTTTTCGGACAAACGGAACATCCGGAGACTGTGCTTTAATCTCCTTTTTGATTTTTCCTTCGTCGTCCAAGATTTCCTGTGCTGCAGATTTTGCGTCCGCAAGGCTTTCATCTTTACCTCTCGTATAAATTCTCTGACGGATACCATACTTTGTCTCGCCGTTTACCGTGGCTTCAACACTGGTTCTTCCATCATCGTCTGCCTTCCCTACAACCTTGACCCTAGTAATCATATCTGCTGTGCTTATGCTCTGACTGAACATCTGCGTGTTATCTGTCCGGAATACATACACCGTCTTATTGCTTCCTCTCGGAATAACGGATGTCTTACCTTTCCTGGCCTGCACAAAGCACTGCTCTTCGCCTTTTTTTGCTGCATCGTCCAGCAAATTGATGATGATGTCTGACAGATACTTATTGTTCTCCACCGTTTTGCCGTGTGAAGCATTCGGGCCTTGATATGATCCCTGCGGTATCTCCCAATCATCAAGAATCCCTTCTATCGCCGACTTTGTGCCGGTTCCGGAAGGGAAATATCTGTTGTCCTGGCTCTTCTGCAGCTTGTAAAGCTCGTCGTAGCAGGTACATTTCAGCGTATGCCCTCCGCTCTTTTCGACCGGATTCCACGTTTCCACGTACCCTCGTGCTACTTCCTCGTCCTGGGAAGCACCGTCTGTTGCGAATACTCCGACCAGGCACCCCGGCTTGATTATCTTCGACAGGTAACCCTTGGATGTCTTATCATTCTTCGCCACAAATGAGGTTCTGACGGATAACTCGCCGTCGTTCTCTTCCCATCCGAGGTTTTCGATGTACTCCTTGATGTTGTACTGGTTCTTACTTTCGTCCATAACCACGACCCGGTACTGGATTTTCGCCAAATCAATCATAGCGTGCCTCCTATCCTGGGATTGTCAGAACTTCTCCTGGCCATATCCAGTGACCGTGATCTGAACTGCTTTTTCCGTGTTTCTTTGCTGTGGACTCTATCGTATCCTTGTTTGCATCGTAAATTGTCGTCCACTTGGTACCGCTTCCCAGTTTCTTTGAAGCGATGCCCCACAGCGTATCTCCGGAGACTACTGTATAATTGCCTCCGCTCGATGATGAACTGGCTCTCGGCTTCGTTTTCCTTACAAACGCCGCAATTTTCAGTTCATTTGTACTGTAGATTTTCAGCGGTTTCTTCTGAACAAACGTAATGGAATACTCGACATTGCCATACGCTCCAACCGGTCTCGGCTGAAATGAAGAAATCGTAACATCCACGTTTATCCACGTTTCCGTTACGATCAATGTAAGCACTGTCTCATTCAACATATAGTCATTCAGAATTTTTACACACTCATTTGGACTTTTCCAGGCATTCGTCTTGACGATTGCCTCATTCTTCTTTGATGCTCCAAAAAATACACCGTCCCACGAAAACTCTGAAACATCCGTCCCCTTAGGTACCTTTACGGTACCCAGGGAGATGATGTCAAAACTTTGGTACTTGGCTGCATATTTGCCCTGCACCTTTTCGGGTAGAGCCGGGAACGTAAACTTTGAACCCTTTTCCACCGGAATTAGTTTAATATCCATTGCCTACGCTCCTTTCGTGCTTGTTACCGGCATATTGGCGAATACTTCGCTTAACTTGTCGGCGATGTTTCCGCCGAGTTCGTCTGCGATCTCGCCTAAGTGCCTTCTGATTACGGCAACAATATCTTCCTCGCTCTGACCTTCCTTCGCCTCGATTTGGAAATTCGGACTAACTGCAACATTCACACTGATCGGACCGGTCTGTGGCGTTGAGGTCGGAACCTCTGAACTTACCGGAGCAAATGTTTCTGCTGAGTTGTCCTCGTAATTACCTTCTGTGGTTTCGTTATAGCCATAGGATGCGTTTCTTGTCGCCTCAGTGAATAAATTATGGTCTGATACCATATCACTCAAATTTGAGCCTTCTATACGGCCGCCCTCTGCGTGCTTAGAAACGCCGAGTGCCTCGCCTGCCTGCTCGTACAATTCAAGTGCTCTTGTCCTTCGGCTTGGATTTGTCGGGATAACAAACTCGTCCCAACCTTCCTCTGCCAACCATGACAGCTGAGGGCCGCCACCAACTCGACCACCCGCAGCGTGTTTCGCCGGTGTGGATGTCGTTGTTGGAATTGTCGGCAGCGTCAGCAGGTTGTACTTCGGTGTTACGTTTACCGTCGGACTGATGCTGAACGGACTTGCCGTTGCTGTATTGAGAGAGGTCTGCAAACTGGTTCTCAATCCTGCCGAGCCATTGGTAAGACTCGTTGACGCTCCTGTGTTGAGAGACGTTCCAAGGTTTGTACCGGCTGTCTGCCACTCTGACTGCAGTGTAGCAAAATACTCGTTCGAGATAGGACCGTAATTCTCCATGACCGTTGAAAAATCAAAATCGGCCATCTGATCCTGCATATACTGTTGCATAAATGTGCTGAGTGTTTCTTCACTGCCGCTGTTCTCCAGGGCATTGTGAAGCGCTTCCGAATAGGACGTCTTGACACTCTCGAAATACTCACCGTAGTAGTCCGACATCTTCTTTTTCAGATCCTCTGTATTCAAGCCGATTGACTCGCCTTCCGTCGGACCTGTGATGGACTCCATGAGTTCCGTCCAATCCTCGTTAGTCATTGAATCCCAGTCGATTGCTTCCTTGATTTCCTCTGCAGTCGGTACAGAATCTTTGAAATCCTGCATAATCTTCTCTTTGGTGCCATCCGGTACCGCAAGTGCCGTCTGCAAAATCTGAGTCGCAATGTCCGTCTGAACTGCCGTATCGAGATTGAGCTTGTCTAATCCCATCCAGCTTGCCACATCAGCTGCAGTCCAAGTCTGTACGTCCGGGTGTGCCAGCAACGCATTGTTCAAAGCTGTTTCCAGCTTCTCCTTTGTGCTTCCCTCAATCTCCGGCATATAGCCTTGAAGTGAGGAGTCCCACGCCTCTGCAATCGTTTCCAGGTTGAATGAAGATACTCTTGCGTTAATCTCATTCAGTTGGGCGTAGTAGCCATCGGTTGCCTCTTTTACGGCCGCATCGCACTCTTCCTGCGTGATAGCTCCATCTGCCAGCTGCAGGTTCAGATTTGTGAGCGTGAGCGTAAGTGCCTGCTCGTACTGATCCGACGCATTACTTACCTGTGTCTGCAGCTCTTCCTGCAAAGCATTGAAACTATCCATATCCAGCTCTGCGCCGGAATACTTAATCTTCAATGTGTCAAATTCCGCATCCGTCCTGGCCTGCGAAATCTTTCCTGTGATAGCAGAAATCTGATCCTGCAAGCTCTGAATTTCTGCAGACTCGTCAAGACTGATAACACTATCCTCTAAGGCAATATCCACTTTTCCACTGAGTTCTTTTCCCAAATCGTCCAGCTGTTTCTTCATGCTGCCGTAGTAGCTGTCGAGACCACTGGTATCTGCGTCGGTTCCAGTAAGCAGCTTCAAAGCGACTGTAGCCTCGTAATGGTTGTTGTCAATATAGGACTGGCTATCGCTGATGAAGTTTTCGATTGCGCTCTTGTAATCGTCCTTCTGCAGTTCGTCCAGTTTCATTCCTAAGCTGACTTTCCAGTTCTCCTTTTTCAAGGTTGATACTGATGATTGCAGGTCGCTAAGTGCCTGCTGTGTGTCGCTGGTTGCAGTTGTGAAGGTGTTCAGTCCGTCCGTCATATCACCGAATGTAATATCACTCGCAATACTCTTGACCTCTTCCAGGGATAACTTAACCTTTCCGAAAGCATTCTTTGCCACGTTTTCGCACTCTTCCTGGAACATAGCTGAAAACTGCTCCGCAGAAACCTCGCTATCGTTCATAGCATCCTGCAGCGCCTTATTCTGAAATCGCACATCTTCGATTGACAAACCGGTTGCCTGGAAAATTTTTTGAGCTTTCTCGGCTTCCTTCTGCATTTCTTCGACATTATCCTGGTACTCTTCTTTGACCTTATTGCCCTTGATCCATCCTGCGATACCTCCGACACCGGCACCGATTAAAGCACCGACCGCTGTACCAAGACCAGGAATTACAGAACCAAGTGCTGCACCGGCCGCCGCACCAGCTGCTACACCGCCTGCTTTCCAAGCGGCTGAACCACCGTAAGCGGCTTTCTCGTCCTTATTATCGGACTTGATAGATTTATACAAATCCATTGCACTACTTACGAGTGTTGCACCACCGGCAATCGCTCCTGCTCCTGCACCCATTCCGACTGCAGATAAAGCTCCTGCGCTTAGTGATGCTCCCCCGGCCAGGTTTCCTGCTCCGAGGTTGATTGCCAGCATTGCTGACTTTCCGAGAAGTCCGGTACCCATTGCGGACGAACCAAGCATCGCTGTCCCAAGTCCCATCTCTCCGGTTCCCGAACCTAATACCGTCTTTCCTGCTTTCCCCAGGCTGATTGCTCCCTTGCCAAGACTGATAAACGGACTGGCAATCTTACCGAGCAATACCGCTGAGAATACAGACGACAAATCTGCAGACTTACCGCCCGGAAGCAGTTTGCCCGCATTTGATACTAAATTACCGAGTCCATCCATCAACTTCGCAGACACGGCATCGAAATCAAATCCCTCTGAGAATCCTTTAGCGAACGACGCTCCGATGCTGGTTCCCTCGTCGAATGTTTCCGAGATGTCAATACCGAGCATTGTCATAACTCCGATCTTAATTCCGCTACCGATGCCTTTTCCGATGTCTCCGGCGAAATCAGCAAATTTTGCCTTTCCTTTGGTGTCCCACCACTCCTTGAACGGATCAGCAATAAATTCATCCCAGCTCAGTTTCACCTTGCCGAGGAAATCTGCGTTTTTCCATTCTTCTGACTCTGTTAAGTCATGGAATTTCTTCTTCATGCGGTCCACCTTTGTATCTACCCAGTCCATCATTTCATCAAGACCGGATTCAACCGCTGGCATCTGATCGGTAAGCCAATCTGCCAGGCTTCTCACGTATGGAGATAACCTTTCACCAAATGAGATTTTCACTCCGTCTACTGCACTCTGCAGCAATGTGATAGAACCCTGCAGGTTGTCCATCATCGTTTCAGACATATTCGCTGCTGCTCCGTCTGCATTGTTGATGGCATCTGCCAACTTATTGTAGTCCTCTTCCGAGGCGTTCAAGATAGCAAGCAAGCCTTTCTGTGCCTGTGTTCCTGCGATTGTATTTGCCAGGTTTGACTTCTGCTCTGCCGTCATACCTGCCGTAGCCGTCCTTAACTCACCCATCACGTCAGATAAATCCCTGGCCTGTCCGTTGGAATCAAAAAAGCTGATGCCTAAGTCTTTCATAGCATCAGCCGCTCCATTGGTGTTCGTCGATAATCTCGTGAATATTGAGTTGAGTGCCGTACCGGCCATCGTTCCCTTAATTCCGGTATTTGCCATTAAGCCTGTCATAAGGGCAACATCTTCTATGGAGTAACTGAGCGACCCTGCCATAGAACCTGCATATTTGAAAGTCTCGCCCATTCCGGAGACTGTCGTGTTCGCATTTGATGCAGCCGCTGCCAATACATCTGAGAAGTGTCCGGCATCACCGGCTTTCATATTGAACGCCGTAAGCGCATCCGTAACAATATCGGATGTCGTTGCCAAATCTTCTCCGGAAGCTGCCGCCAAGCTGAGAATGCCTTCGATACCGTTCAGCATATCGTCGGTTTTCCATCCAGCCATTGCCATGTAGTTAAACGCCTGCGCTGACTCTTCGGCTGTGAATTTCGTGGTTGCACCCATTTCCTTCGCCTTATTCGTCAGTTTGACAAGCTCTGTGCTGGTGGCTCCGCTTATAGCCTGGACCTGTGACATTGCGGCCTCGAAGTCCTTGTATGTCTCTATCGTGTCTTTCAGACCGATACTGACTCCCAGGACCGCTCCGACTTGGAAGATCGGATTCTTCAACAGGTTTATGATCCCTCGAACCGGGGAGGTTATGAGGTCAATCGCTCGCATTGTAACGCTCCATGTTTTCCCTGCAAAACCCCTTAACCCATTACCCAGCGTAGAGAGTACCGGACTGATCCGTTCCTTCGCTTCAAGCAGGACTTCGTACTTTTCTTTCGCCCAGCTTGCCAGGCTCTTTTCGGTTTTTTGAGCTTGCTTGTCAAACTTGGAAACTGTGTCGCTCGCTTTCTTGGCTGAACTATTCGCACTATTGGCCGCTCGTTCCATCTTCTCGAATTTCTTCGTAGCATTGGAGACTCCCGGATCGGTATTATCGACCGTCTCAATAGGAATTTCGATTCTAAGTGTTTCCGCCACCGTCATTACCTCCTTTCTGTGATTCTAGGGTTATCCGCATAGACGCAAGCATGAACGCCTGCACGCCTTTCGGTTTCTCGTAAAATTCATCGGGGGTTATTCCTGTCTTTTGGAATATGTGATGCAGCAAGCACATCTTGCCCCCCGCTTCAATTAGTTTTTTGCTACTTCCTCAATGTTGCTCTCGTAGCCGCTGAGGGTGTCGATCGCATCAATAATGCGGTCTTTCTCGCCAGCTTTAAGTGTGTACTCGATTACATCCAGGCCGGACATAATCTGAAATCCTTTGCTTTCAAGTGCCTGCCATACCTTCTTGTTGTCCCATAACTTCTCTCTATCCTCTGCGATAGTCGCCTTGTGGATGATTGCTGACTGGTACTTGATACGGTCTGTGTCCTCCGGCATCTTGATACCAAGCTGCTTATTACGAACATACTTTGTAAATTTCTTACGGCACTTGTCGTACTCCTCTGAGCCGAGAGGTCTGATAGAGAATGCAAAAGCGAGCTTGCCGTTTCTGACAATCTCAATCCTCTGTGTTTCCTCTTCATCGGAAGCGAAATCTGCAGCCGCAATCAGACCTGCGATGAAGTCCTCCTCATTCGCTCTGATTACCTGCTTTGTTTCCTCTTCGTTTGTCTCCACTGTGCTTACTGCAGGCTGAGTATTCTCCTCAGCTGTTGCCTCGCCTACTGTTACGCCTTTTACAAATTCTTTAGCCATTTGAATGTCCTCCAATTCTTTTTGATTAAATAAAGGGGAACCGCTCCAGCTCCCCTACTGGTTTCTTATGTGGTACCTCTTATCTGTCTACGCCGAGTAGTGACTGTAACTTAGGCGGTCTGTTGACAAAGAAGTTCCAGTTTCTCTTGATAACATCGCCGACAGTGACATTCTGAATGTCGATCTGTCCGGAAGGGATACACTCCTTGTAAACCACACGCTCCTCTGAACCATTACGTCCGAGAAGTGAACCCTGGAAGTTCCAGTGCGGCGGGATCTGAGTCTCTAATGCCTCCATGACCTCTACAAAGAACTGGTCGTCCTCCACTACGATCTGAGACATCGTGAGGCTGACAGCAAATGTGTTGGCTGTCTCGTGTTCCTGTGCGTCTCCAAGCACACTGTACTTGGCGTTGTTGTAGTTCACGTTAGATGTGAACGTATCAACTGTCGCAAGTAAAACGCCGTCCTCACTGTAGAACGCTCCATCCTTACCGGTACGTGCGTGTCTTGAGTCACCGGCGGCTCTCTCGTTTCTAATCATCGCTTTTTACCTCCTTCTACTCATTGGTGCTGAAACGGAAAATAAAGCTGAGGTAGATATGCTCCATAGAATCCTTGTCGATTACATCGATGTCGAACCATGCGGAGTCACCGTCTGCTGTGTAAGCGGAACTCTCGCTTACTGTGCAGGCTACCAGCTTGCCTTCCTCTCTCATTGCATCACCGACTGCCTGCAGCTGAGAAATTACAGTTGCCCGACCGTTGGTGTCGTTGTCTACCTTGCCTACCAGGTTGTCAGAAGTGGTATTGATACGTCTGATAAGCTCGAAACGAGTCTTAACACGGCGAATCTTTTTCCAGCCGTCGTCCTGGTTGTCCTTCGGCGTAATGAGGGTATTGATCGCATTATCAATCCACACCTGCTTAGCCTTGTTATAGCTGAGTACCAGGCAGCCTTTCTTCTCTGCAGCGATCATTTCAGTGTTTGTCAGCTTTTCCTTGATCTCGGAGAAGCCGCTGACTACTGTATGAGTGAGTGAAGAGTTTGCCGCTACTGCGCCGATCATACCGGCAATACGTGCTGCGGTCTGATAACCGTCGATCTCCGTGCCCTGCTCATTCACATGGGCATTGAGAACGTAGTGCATCTTCTCGTCATTGAATGAAGCGGCGTGTGCTTCCCTTGTTTCCAGGTCTACCGTGTGTTTCTCAGCAACGACCGCCTGTGTAAGGGATGCCGCATCAAAAATACGATTGATGAAGCTCTGCAGAAGCAGATGTACCGAAGTGTCCTCGGTATCGACGCAGATTGTGTTAAACTCATACGCCTCTACCTGCTTAAACGCATTGGAGTAGTCCCCATTCGTTACCTGCGGATCAGTTCCCTTTGTAAACTGGGACTGAGACACGTTCTGTAATGTTACGGTGCCGGACTTGATAACCTCTGCCTTGAAATTCTTGGAAGACGCCAGCGCATCCACAAGGGCATTAGCTTCGTCTGTTCCGGCGGCAAATTCCACCTTCTCAAACTCTGTTGTACCGGCATAAAAAATGCACTCTTTGAGAGTGCTGTCTGAGAGCTTTTCACGGACTGTTACTACAAAGTCCTTTGCTCCGGGATATTTTGCTGTGATGCTTACTGCATCTGTGCTTTCGCTGTCCTGTAACTTGATACTGCCCTGAGTGCCGCCGTTACCGACTCTGCAGGCGATGATCGTCTTTGCGCCACCGGCGATTGCCTCTTTCATTGCGTCCGTAGTAAGTGCGGTACCGAATGTTCCTTCGTAGCCATCCTCTGCAGATAACTCGATTGCCTCGTTGAGAGGACCGAAATCTGCACGGAAGATTACTGCGGTAACACCATTCATAACGCCAGCAGCGGCATTTCCGCCTTTCTTCTGAATGTTGAAATAGGTACCAGGACGCACCTTAGTTTCGCCTAAAATGAATGTTCCTGCCATTTCTACTTAACCTCCTTCTGTAAGAACTTGCTTACAATTTCCTTTGCCTCTGATACTGTGTACTCGGCTTTGCCGTCAGCTTTCAGAGCGGCTACAACGCATTCCTGCATTGTGCCGAATACGCTTCTTGCGTTGCCTGCAAGCTCGCTTACTGTGTAAACGGACTCTGCAGGTGCCTTTTTCTCCGGCTTCTTTTCTGCCTTTGTTTCAGCAGGTGCCGGAGTTGCTGTTTCCTTAGCCATGCTTTACCTCCTTAACTGTAATTTCCATGAGCTGCCATAAGCACGTGAGGCTTAGCCTTGTACCTAAGCAATCCATAGTGACCTGTGATGAATACCTGGCCTTCCTTCAAGTAGTCAGATTTGTAATTCACCTGCAGTCTCTTGATGAACATAGGCGAATGGTCCAGCATAATTACCTCTCCGTCGAGTGACAGGTGGTTGGCAATATCTGCGGCCATCTTCAATCTCACTGTGCTTTCCGGGCATAAAACATGGACGGCAATTCTACCGTCCATCCAGGCTACTGTATTCGTTTCTTCCTGCTTCTCAGATGAAATCAGTCTGCAGTAAACCACCGGCTGATCCGCTGAGGCTTCGGTTATCTCCTCCATCCGGTCATATCCCATAACCAGGCATTCCGGGTACAACTCCTTGATATACTTATCAACCGCCATTACCGGGTCCGGATCGGACGTCTCCATAGACGGATATTCCAGGATGTCAAATCTGACTTCACAGCCGATTACAACACCGGCTTTCCCTGCATCCTCGCCCATAGTAAACGCATCCGTTCTCGCCCAAGTAAAGCAATACGGTGTACCGCCTTCCGGAAGAAGGATCACATCACGCAGGCATTCCTTCACGATAGGTGCTATATCCTCCGGGAATGTGTCTGCCGTATTCTGACAGAATATCGATACCGAAAGACTACCGGCGCTGTTTCGTTCTTCGTTTGCCTGCAGGTCATAGTTGTAAGTTACCATAGGGTACTGCGTTTCACCGCCCCACCCTTCCTGTTCGTCGCCCGGTGCTTCCGGACTAAAAACAGCAGGCACACCGTTGTAGGTTGTAAGCCTCTCTGCGAGTGCTGCCGTACTGACGAACCTTTTCTGAATCAGTTCTTCCAGCTTCACTCTGTCGCTCCTTCCTCAGTGTCCTGCTTTTCGATGCCGTAGGTCTTGACCTCCGACATATCGTGTGAATATCGGATTTCCCACTGAGCGTCTACCGCTTCATCAATGGGAATCCGAAAGTGATTAGTTACATTGCCGATACCCGGATGATACTGGACGATCAGCTCCTTCTCGGTGGCTGATGTTACAAATCCGGCTTTACCTTCCGGCCATGTGCGATGCTTGCCATAGACCAAATCGCCCCTGGCAATCTCGCTCAAATCGAAGGTTGCTATCGGCTGTTCTACTACCAGTGCCATATATCATGCCTCCTTAGCCATACGGCTCCTTGTAAATTTTCTCAATTTCCGGGGTTGCCTTCTCCTTGATCTTGTCTACGAATGGTCTTGCTGCCATTTTCTTCGTTCCGTTTTCAAGGTAGCCAGCATACTTCTCTTGGCTTTCCAGCTCTGCAATGATTTGGACTCCGCCACCAGCGGTACTGCCTTCGCTCTTTACCTGGCCATTCCAGTGCATACGGAGATTTCCTGTACGTCTTGCCGGTGGTTCTCCTGGTGCCGAAGCTGTGTAGGTCGCTTTGCTGTGCGGCTTGCGATATGTTCGCCCGCTTCTCTGACCTTTTAGCACTTCCAGTTCTGCGTTTCTCATAGCATTCACTGCCCTAACGCCCCTGGCTACGACTTGCCGGTTGATTTTGGCTACCTGTCCTTTGACTGTTGCCCTTATGGCACTTCCTGCGCTCCCTGCTTTTCCATCGTTCCACAGTTTCACTTGACATCCTTCCTTTCCTCGGCGTAGTAGATTGTGGATATACCCAAGCTACCCACCTCGTCCAGGTCGATGATGTAAAACGTGCGATTTCCGAGTATGAGTTTATCGGACTTCTTTGCTTCCGGACTTCCCGCCTGCACAATCGTATGGGTGCAAACACGGTCTCTCGTTGAATGAGATTCCTTCTGTTCCTTCGTGGACTCGGCAAGACATCCTCTGATGATCTTTGAGCCGTCTCCTTTCAGGTCGTTTGCTACCCTTCCGCTCGCTGTTACAACCTGCGTATTTGACTCGACAACAAAATCCTTGAATAAGTTTCCCGGCCTTAAATACATAAATCTCGCATTTATCATCCGTTCCACACCCTCTCGTTTTCGTGCATTCCGGTATGGAAGTAAGGCGGACCATCTACCCCATTTCCGAACCGTGGCACTGACACTGATTCTGCCTGGACCTCTTTTTTCAGCTTGTCGTAATCTTCTTTCCAAAGTTTCGCCCTGCCATTCATATCCAGGCTGAGAGGACCGGTCTTTGTGTTGACCTCATACGCAAAACGACGGCACAAACTTTCAAGAAGCATCAGCTTCGCACGCTTCCACTTATTCGGGTATGCGTCGATTGCTGCTTGTATCTCCTCGTCGGTCAATGCCGTCGTATCTGCCAGGCCCTCTACCATCGTGTCTCCAAGTTCAAACCTCATACGGTCTTTGCCAAACTCCGTGATGTTTCCTGGCTCATATGTGTATGCACCTTTTGACATTAGGTATCAGCTCCCTCCGTAATGCTGTCTGTGGTTGCGTTACCGCCTACGGATTCGTTTGAATTGCCGTCAGCGGAGAATAAAGTGTCGTGCTGTTTCTGGGCCGCTTTCTTGACCGTAGCGCGTGTGTCTAAGGCGTGAAGCAAAATCAGAACGCTGTCCGACTGTACGTTGGCTACTGCCTTTGCACCATCGTCCGCATTCATCTGCAGTACATCGACCACAGACTGAATATCCTCTGCACTGCATGAAACCGCCATCGCATTGTCACCCTCACCCTTGACTGTTACGGTAAAACCGGCATTGTCGGAGTCGAACGGTTCAAGCTCTGCGACTGCGGACTGGATCATTTCATCTACCTGCTCCTGCGTAAATCCTTTGCCTGCATTGGCGACTGCATCGGCGATCATCTTATCTACCTGCTCCTGCGAATAAAGGGCACCGGACTGTTCCGGTACCCCTGCTTCGTCATTTGCGGCTGAGATTACGCCGAGCTTTTCTTCTCTCTCGATGTTTACCACGAGTTCTGCTGGGATTTCATCCCCGATGAAGAATTTTTTGCCGCCATAACTGCAAGGCTTCTTTGCAATTAATCTCATGGCGAAACCTCCTTACACTGCGTCGTAACCGAAGAACGCAAGATCATCTGCAGTTTTCTTCATGTCGTAAGCCATAAGACCCTCGACAAACTCAGAATGTGTTCCGGCCTCACCCTGGTAGTTGAGTACCGGAAGTAAGATGCCGTTCTCTAACATGTCCCAAGTGAAGATGTAACCTGCAGAAGGCTCCTCGATGGAAGGTGTATCTGTTGCATACGCTAACAGGAATGAGTTAGGATCGCCAATGAACTGCATATTTGCAGCCTGGCCTAAACCGGCTTTGTTCTGCACGGTCTGATCGATAACAATTCTGTCAACTCCGAAGAGCTGTGCAAGCACGTTCTCGGTAACATTTGCAGGATTTGCAGTTGTACCGCCAAACTTCACTCTCTCGAGGATTGCAGGGTGTACCTTCAACGCATTAAATACGTTGATACCGAGTCCTAATCTGTTAGGAGTACGGCCGGTTGCCTGTCTCATGGCAGTTTTCTTTGCATCGAAGAATGCAATAGGATCGCTGTTGCCGTTGCTGAACTTAATGAACTCATTTCCGGAAACAGTTGTATCATCCTTGCCCTGTCCTTCATTCGCCCATACTCCCTGCTTCATAAAGGACTTGGAGAAATCCGAATCCTGGTGGATGTTTGCCTGTGCTGCCATAACCTTAGTTCTCTGCTGGCGAGGGTCCGCAGTACGAGGTCCCTGGCGGCGGTTAAGGTCAGTCTGACGAATGGAGTCGATACCCATAATCATCTGATCTACCGTACAAGCATAGGTCTCTGTGTGTTCAGAGATTACTGCAGGGTCAACCTTGCCGTATGCAGGCTTTCTCTGCCAGTTATCACGTAACAGATCCTCTTTGTCGAATACATAATAGTTGTCAGAGGATAACCCTACCGGGCAAACCGGGAACATATTCTTTGCAAGGGTCGTTGAATCCTGCTGATAATAAGCCAGCGCCATAGTGGAAAGCGCTGTATGTGGTCTGAAAGCACCCTTGGTAATGTCTGCCTGGATGCTCTTTGTTGTTCTTTTCATTTACCATTTCCTCCTTCTTTATTTTGCGGCATTCTTCTGATACTTGGAAATCTGAACTCTCACATAGTCATTCTCAGCTGCATTGCTGAGCGCCACGCCGATCACATAATCTCCGTCAGCTGCCTTTGTTGCTTTTCCTGCGGTTGCAGTTACCTCTTCGCCCTTCTTGATGGCTCCGCCAGCAAGAATGTAGCCGATGTCCTTAATCTGAACATCTACCTGGTCGCCCTTTGCAACCTTTCCGGACTCTGCTCCGGAGATGTCGTTATAGCCTGCCTCAATAATTGCAATGCCTACGATAGGTGCTGTGCCGTCGGTTGCTACGACTACATCTCCATTCTCGTCATATTTGAGAATAAGGTTTCTCACATCGTCGATAGCAGCACCGGCCTGCTCTGCGATTGTCACAGACTGGTTAATCTGTGAGCCGTTGAAGTTTCTCTTTGCCATGGTCTTTTCCTCCTTCCTTAAAATCCTTCCTCAGCGTCGTATGCGTCCATAAGGTCCGGGTTATCTTCCCAAGCCTTAGCCAACGCATCCGTATAGCTCATGGAAGGTTCTTTCTGCATATAGCTCTTGGCGATACCTTCGATCTTGCCCTCTGCATCACTTACGTGCACAGAGCCGTGGCCGGACTTGCCTACCTCGGAAAAAACGCCGGACTTGTTGACCGCTTCCACGGTGGCGTCAAGAACGGCGATCATATCGTTGTATGCAGTTCCACCGGTAGCTCTGAGAGATTTGAGCATAGGTACAAGCTCCTCTTTCTTCTTGCCGATGATTTCATACTTGCCTGCTACGGCTTCAAGTTCTCTGTTCTCAGCATCCTCACGGAACTTTCTGAGTGCTTCGATTTCTGCCTTAACAGCAGGATTGAGTCCCTTGTAGATGTCCTCGCCATCTGCAGGTGTTTCCTGGTTCTGCTCAGGCTTCTCAACAGACTTTGTTACCGCAGGTTTTCCCTCCGGAGTCTGCTCTGTCTGAGCCGGGTCGTCTGCCACGCCGTATCTCTTCTCAATATCTTCGAGAATGAGAAGCTCAGCCTGGGTCATTTTGCTCTTGTCGATCTTCATATCTTCGTTGTCTCCTTTCGACTGTTTCTTTTTGCCCTGGTCCTTTTTGTCCTCTGTGTCTACCTCCGGATCGTCTCCTTCTCCGGCAGGCTTTCCAGCGGCGGTCTGTGCCTTCTCGATGTTGTCATTCAGCCTTGCAGCCGCAGACTTCATCATTGCCAGGTCACTCTCCGTCACCTCGTCACTCTTTACGATGTTGATTACCTTTCCGCCGGACCAGTTGCTAATCGCTTCCTTCACTACTGCAGTGAACTCGTCAAGGCTCTCATTCATCGCTGTTGCTGCGCCGGTGCTATCCAGCTCCTCGTCATTCAGAATCGAACAGAGGCTTGCCTGCAGTGCGTAGCATATATCCCAAATTTCATCAGCAATCTTTCTGTTCTTGATTTCATTGAAACGCTCATTGAAACTAACAGAGTTGCCTTTCAGAACTTCCTCTACTGCACTGTCGATCTCTTCCTGGTTCATTCCGGCCTTTTTGCCGATGAAACCGAACAATCGGCTGACAAAACCATTCTTATCGCCATTCTCTCCTGTGGACTGCCCCTTTTCACCTTTACTCTTTGTTAGCTTAATGTGAGCATCCGGATTTGCACCTTCATCTACAAAATCAACCTTGCTGATTCTGAGATTTTTTAACTTTGTTGCCACTTTGCTTCCTCCTTTCCGCAAGATTTATATTAAAAAAGACACCTTTGCGGTGCCTCTCCTAATAACGGAATGATGTTTCTGTTGCTGATAAACTCTTCTAACTGCTCTACTGTGGACTCTCGCAGGTTATTCAAACCGTAGCGGTCCATAAATTCGAGCAGGAAATCAGAAAAAGGCACCATATCGGATGTCTTGCTGATCTGTTTTATCAATTTGTTCTTTTTGCTTAGATTTGTCTCCATAATGTGAACTACCTATGCCCTTATTACACTCTCGTATGTGGAATTATAAGGTTAAGACTGCTGAAAAACTCAATACGCCCCATTTTTACAAGGTGTTTTCATCTTCTACTTCGACTCTCTCGGCTTCTCCTTCGATTGAGAACATCGGATATGTGCCGTCCTTAACCTTTTCCCATACATCCTCGTCGGTTACTTTGAAGCCGATCCACCAACCAATCGGAAGAGTGCCTGCCGGGATTCCCATTGCCTGCATTTTCTCTTCCGTGAATACCACGGATTCAACCAGGACTGCAGTGCCGCCTCTTTCGTGCATTTCTCCGCCTTCACGATAGAGCAACACGTACTGATATGCTGCGTTTTCCAATTCTTCCGGCTCGATGATGTCCTCCTGCCAGTCCTCAATCTCTTCTCCGTCAGCACGGATAGCCACATTCGCCCAGCCAAATGCCAGGTGCTTGTCGTCGTCGGACTTGGCAATCTTAAACCTGCCTTTAATCACATTGCTGGCAGGCTCTTTCTTCTGCGGTTCTGCAGACTTCTTGATGAAATCAGAGAACTTCTTCACTTTCTCACTTCCTTCCTCTCGGTGCAGCCACTTCGATATACTCGATAGCGCAGGCACATCTCGGGTGTGCAGGTGGTAACATATGTTGTCCTGCAAACAGAACCTTTCCTTTGAAATCAAAGTCGGAGTCCATATCTACCTCAGTACCTTCCAGCGCATTGCAGATGTCGCACACCGAATCGTCTCCGGATGTACTCCATCTCTTTACCATCGTTCCAAGATACCCTTCGCCCTGTGCCTGGCGTATGCCTTCATCGGCTCCACGGTTATAAGCAAAAGCACTCTCGGTCTGAGCGATTGTGAATGCCCTGGCCCGGTGCTGTTTCTCTGCATATTTCTGAGAAGCGTCCAATGCCTTCCGGCGGATGCTCTCAATCTTCATTCTCGGATGCTCTTTTCGCATCGTAGCCACGATATTGTCATAATACCTGGCGTTTGCTCTTGCGTCACCCTCTGTCAGGCCGATGCATGGACGAATGAGCCTTGCCAGTTCATCTACTGTATGGCTCTCTCTCATTTTCTTTTCCAGGAGTGCCGCTATTGCGTCCTTCTGTTCTTCTGTGCATCGGGTAACAAACTCAGCTCCTCTTTCACTGATCCAGTCGAAAACGCCAGGTGTCTGAGTGTTAAACTCAAAAGCGAGACCGTCCAGGATTGGTTGCCCGGTTGGTCCCGCTGCTATTGCCTGCGTCCACATTGACTGTAATCTCTCGGCAACAAGCACTGAGTAATCCTGTTGCCAAGCCTCTAATGTCTCTTTGCTGAGGCTTCCGTCCGCTACTGCCTTTCGGAGTTCCTGGTACGTGATGGCATCCTGCTGATCCTGCCAAAACCCGCATAGGATTTCAACCGGTTCGTCACATTCGTTCTGCAGGTACTCTTCAAGTCTGCGTAGGACTTCTTGACTGCCCGGTGTCTTTGCCTTGCGTATTCGCTTTGGCCGTATGAACCTTATTGCCATTTGCACCGCTCCTTCCTAATCGCCGTTTAGCAGCTTCCACCACATTATCGGGGATTTCTTCGCCCTCGCCGTTTTCATCGCTTCCTGCGGCTGTCTCAGGTTCCGGTGGCTGGTTCTGCTCTGCCTGTTGCTTACGCCGCTGGTCTATCGTCCTGTCGTCCGTTGTTCTCTCCGGCAGGTGTCCGACCTGGCGAATGTAATCTTCCAGTCCGTCGTCCGGTACCAGGATTCCGATGCCGGTCATATCCTTGATGAATGCTGCAACCTTCGTTACATCCACATCCGCAATATCGCCGTGGGACATCTTCGGGTACTCCGTGATGCCTGCAAAATGCTCGCCGTTAATGTCAATCAGCGGCGGAATGCCCTGGCTGTTGAACGTCTCGCAGATCATATCCAGGAATGCGCCAATCGCCATAGCGAACAGCTCTGTCTTATCGGAACTCAACGCCCAAGAACCGGTCTCTGAATGCCCTAAGAAAATAAAGTCCGCTAACACCGTCATTGCAATTCGGGTATCGTAGCGGTTGATAATCGCATTCGTGTCAAACTGTCGGGTACCGCCGGAACTTAACAGCTCCAACTCGTAGCCTGCAGGAAGTACAACACCTTCCATCTCGTCTCGGCGAATGCTCTTTACCATATTTTCCAGGGCGATGCGGGTGCGCTTATTCTCGTCGATTGCATCATCCCAAATATCCAAACCTTCCGGGGCGTGCATTACCGGGAGTCCTGCAAGGTCTCTCTCAATGCCGATACCTTCAATCTCCTGGATTCGTCTCTTGAAGTACCAGGATCGGTAGGCATTTCTCAGAATACTTCGCCCTTCCGGATTGTTCTTCCTGCTCTTTGTACGGAACAGCAACGCCTTACTCATTGGTATCGTGTACGTTCCGAAGTCCGGTGGCGGCATCTGAGTCATTCCCAGCAGATTGTCCTCATTGTCGTATTCCCATCTGTAGAGCGTTTCCTGCGCTCTGATAGGCAACTTCTTCCATCCAATCAGACCATCCGTGTACTTACTCTTCGTGGTTGGGTTCTTCGTATTTCCCATACGGCGCTTATACACGATCTCGTGGAAACTCCAACCGTAAGTGAGGAAAGATAAGATTTCCGAAATTGTGTCCGTCCAGGTGTCCTGCATATCGTGCATACAGCTTTCTACGAACTCTGCAGCCTCTTTGTCCTTTGCGGTGTCGCCTCCCGGCTCTACATTCCAGTCGCACTGTCTTACTAGCATCTCGATAGCGAAGAGGATCGCACCTACCACATCGTCATTCTCAGACATTTCACGGTAGACCTCTATTCCTCGTGTGCCTCTCAGTTCGTGAAGGAACTCCTCGTAGATTGTTCCTCCGTAGCGTCGCTGACCTATGCGACCGATTTCTTTGTTAGCCATCTGTTCTCACCTCACTTATTCCAATAACTGCTCTTGCCTAACTGGCTATCCTTAGGCGGTGCTGAGTATGTAGCACCACTCTCTAACTCCGTAAATGCTGACGAACTTGCATCCACCATATCCTTGAATTTGGACTGTGGGAAGTTCTCACACTCGTTGAAATACTCTTCATTCCACGGTGCAATCAGCACATCGACATTGCCTTTATCCATGCCTTCAAGTCCTAACCATTGTGCTGAGAACGGTTCTGCTCTCGTTACCTTGTCTCCGGACTCTTGAATGCACTTAACAGTAAAACCAGCCAAGAGCTTCATAAAACTCTGTGCCTGGTCTTTACCTGCCTGGCCTGGGTCCTGCGGAAGTCTTGTTGCTACCCTTCCGTATTTCGCCCTGTCGGCTATGCAGGTCTGCTTTATAATTTCTCTCACATCGGACGAACTCAACCGGCGATTGATAACGTCGGCCACAATGTACCGTCCGTTTCTTCTCTTTCCGATCAGCACGCCTGCTGTGTATGCCGGGTCTCCCTTTTCATCCTCAGATGTTGCCGCAAGGTCCCAGCCTCTCGCCCACTTGATAACATCGGGCGGTATCTCTTCCAGCATATTTACCTTTACTCGCTTAAACATCAAACCTGCGGCGGCTTTAATCTTCCAGTTGCCATGCAGTAGTCGCTCTCTCTGCACAAGAGCCATCGCCTGCAGGTTGGCTAAATACCCTGGGTCATTCTTCATCAGAATTTTGTTATCATGCAGCGTACTCGCGATGAACGTCACGCTCTTAGGCATCGTCTCAGCCTGTTCCGGCTTGACACCGTTCTCGATAGCTCCCTGCACTGCCTCTTCCCTGCTGTCAAACCAGGTAACGACCTCATTCAGTCGCACCATCCAGCGGATCACTCCCGACCGTTCCGGTATTGGGTAGCCGGTCTCTTGGTTTATCCACCAGGAAATGAACTCAGCAACCCAAGAGTCTGCGTCCGGGTTGCAGGTGGCTCGTACATACGGCTTTACACCGGAATCTGTACGGTTTCGAGACAGCATATAAAAGAACTGGTACTCGCTAAAGTGCGTCAGCTCGTCAAATCCTATCATCGTGAGCTGTGAACCCTGCCAGTCGTCGCAATCTTCATCACGTCCGAGGTGGGCGAAATTGACCGATGCGCCTCTTTTGAAAGTCCAGTGTAGTTTTGGTGTCTTTAACGGCTGGGAACCTTTCACGTAGCGGTAAATCTTTCGTGAACTATCCCATAAGCCTCCTGGAGATGTTACCTGCGTGTAGTCACGTCGGAAGATAGTTGCGTTGTAGTCCGGATTGTTCATGTACCGAAGCGGCTCTAACAGCAGTCCAAAGGTTTTTCCTCCGCCTGCAGCGCCTCCATAAATGCAAATATCCGCAGAGGTCGCTAAAAACATTTCCTGCGGTCCTTTCTGCGGAGCTAATACGATTTTCTCTTTCATCAATCGTCCCTCCCATTATCCGGAAGGTAAATCTGAACCTCCGCATCATTGTCGCTGGTCTGATCCACATAGTCCTGTGGTCTATCCTGCCAGCGGTCTCTCTGCCGGTTCTTCAGCCAAAATATCTGAGCCGTGACATCCGGCGGTACGTGCTTCTTGGTCTTTTCAATCTTGACCGGTTTCACATTGCCGTCCTTGTCATACTCAATGATTTTCTTCTCTTCCTCGTACTCATAGCCGGTAGCTCTCTCGTAGAGACTCCTTATTACCTTCGCATCTGATACGCCTTTACCTTCTCCAAGCGCCTTGCCGAATGATTCGTGTTCCTTGGCCCATCGCATAATGGTTCGTTCGGAGACTCCCATGGCAAGGGCGATCTCTTCATTGGTGGCACCCATTGCAGCCAAAGACCACGCCCAGTTATCGTGGTAAGGGGCATTGTATTTTGGCTTAGCTGCCATACATTAACTACCTGCCACTGAGGTAGTCAGCACATAGGTACTCGATCAGTTGCCACCTGTTCTTACTCGTGATTGTCCCTTCCTTCTCAGCTTTCTTGATTGCCTGCTGAATAACGGAAGCGGACTCACCCGGTACCGCATTACTGCCAAACAGTTTAGCGAGGTAGGTCCATTCTCCTTCCTCTGTGAAACCGCAGTCGTCCATCTTCTGAGCGGCGTTCTCAATCATGGAGTGGATAGCCGCACCGACGTTTCGGATGTCCGTAAACTTCTGATACTTGCTAAGTGTCTCCACAAATCCCTTGCACTGCTCGTAGGATGCCACGCCCACAATGTCCGGAGCCTTTGATTCCAGGTCTTTAACCAGTGCGTCCATATCCTTTACCTGGTGCGGAAGGAATGTAAACGTCACATTCTTAAAATCAAACTGAACCGCAGGACTCAGCATCTTGTCGTACTGTTCCAGCGGTTCTTTCATGATCTCCTTGCCGACGAATGACTCAATCATATCGTCCACATCGTCTATCATCTTCACGATTTCTCTCAACGTACTGTCGTCGTCGAAACCGGAAATTGCATTGTGTGCCAGCTGCTTTGCCGCAATCTTGCTTCGTGAGAGACCGGACACATCGACAATAGCGATGATTTCCTTCATCTCTGCAGCACGTGCGCTCTTTACTCTGTGGTGGCCGCTGATGATTTCCAGCTTGCCATCCACCAAAACAAAAAGAGGCAGGCTTTCCAGCTGTCCTCGCTTCTTGATATTAGCGGTCAACTGATCCTGCATCTCGTTTTTCATTATCCTGGCGTTGATGTCCTGCTCCTTAACCTTATCCAGCGGAACCTTGGCGATCACCAAGCCGGAACCCATATCATAGATTACTTCGCATCCTTCGATTTGCTGGATGCCTTTGCTCTGTTCTTCTGCCATTCGTTTTCCCTCCTTAGCCATTCTTGAAGCGTCTGCTGTTCGGTTCTTCCCTCTACTAGTTCAGCCTCATACGTGAGCTTGTAGCCGTTCTTCTTGTCCTCAACCCTGTTTACCAGTTTCATGATGCCTCGTACCTCTTTGTTCTCCGGGTACCTGGTAAGCATTGCGGTGCGCATCTTTGTGACCTTCTCCTGTTCGATATTGTCCAGGAGTGTATCTACAAAATCTCTGTTCTGCGCCAGCATATAACACAGCCTGCCGAGGCGGTATGTCTTGTGTGGCACCTTCATCACGTACCAAACGAATACGCTGTCTGCCGCCATCTTCGAGATGCCGAATACCCCAGCCACATAGCCATCAATCAGCAATGCCCTGTTGAACGTCGCCGATGAACCGACAAAATTGTGAGTCCATAACTCTCTGTAATACTGAGCCTCTGCTGACTTAATCGGAATAACCTGCACCTTGCTATCTTCCCGGATCACATAATCTCTCGGAAGCATACTGCAGTCTAACGGCTGTAACTTACTCTCTGCCGGGCGCTTTATCTTCTTGCCGTTTGCCAGGGCGGTTGCCTCTTCCTCCCGGTTCGTAGTGATGTAAGCATTCAAATCTGCTCTCGTGCCGGAGCGGGCGTATATCGTATATCCTACGGCTTCGCCTACTCTCTTCTCCTGGTAGCAGATAACCAACGCCTTCGCATCCATGCAGAGGTCGTAGAACTTCTCATATCCGGAGAAGTAGGTCGGTGGGTTTGCAATAACCAAAGCGTGCGGATCGTCCAGCACCTCTTTCAGATGCTCCCACATATCCAATGGTCTGTAGCTCATGCCACCGAGCAGGTTCTTGATTACCTCTATCTGCCGATTGATACTCTCGATGTGTTCCTCTCGTCTGAGGCGTAGGTCTGTGAGTATCTGATAGAAATAATCATTGCCCGCATTCTTCGAGGTTCTGAGGTACAGCTGCGCATACAATGCAGTTGCCGGGTCAAGAAGCTCTTCGTCACTAAAGCCTTGTGCGTGAATTTCCAGCGGCTCTAATGACTGGCCGGTAATCGCATACCCGAGAACTGTTGACATCATATTGACGTCGCTGGTCTCGATCTGCTCCGGCTTAAACCCATTCTGTACTGCCAGGTTCGCCATTGCAAAGGTACCGGCACACGGCTCAACGAACCTTGTATATCCGGACTTCGCTGCAGTCTCGATCAGAGTAACAAGAAACTTCTGCTCCGACGGACCTAAGCACCCCAGGAACATTGCTCCCGGATCCATAAAAAATGCCATATCCTTGTCTCCTTCCCTAAAAATTGTTCAATATATACAAAAAATCGAGGCGGTTCCCTGGTACTGACCCGGGGATTTTTGATACCTGCCTCAGCATATTGCACAAAAAAGACCTCAGACCCGAAGGACACTGAGGTACGTTCCGTGATAACAAATAAGGCACCGTACCCTTTCGGATGCGATGCCGTTGTTTTTGGACCGGAACCCTGCGATGAACAGGACCTTAACTATGGAATAGCCACGTGCTACTTACACCAGTTCCGGATGCTATGATTAAATCCCTGCCAAACCAAACAAACTCAGCTGCTCGTAACCAGGTTCTTCCTTCCTGGTTTCGACTACCTTCTTGACAGGTTCCTTGCTTTCTTTCTTAGCTGCAGGCTTCTTGACCTTCGGCTCTGACGGATCGTATAACTCCTCAATCAGTTCTCCGGTCTGTTCCGCCCACCACTCAGCGAATACGGTTCTGTGGCACCAGTCTCCTGGAACTCTCACATCTTCGTAGCAGAGAAGCACAAGTTCTTTCCCTTCTGCTCTTGCCTCCGTATTCATCTTCTCGACCATATCAATAATTCTGTCGGTGCCGATACCTTCCAACTTCTCGTAATATGCAGGCTTGAATCTGTCAAGCTCCATATTCAGCATATAGCCTTTCGGTGCCAGTGAGTAGCACTGCTTTCTCAGCGTGTACCCCAATGGAAACTTCGGTGTTCCGATGCTTATTCCTACCGGGTAATACTTACCACTCTGTAATTCCTTGTTGCTATACCTGCTAATCCAAATTGCCATCTCAATCACTCCTTTTATGCTGGTTGTTTATAGTTTTATTATACTATACAGACCTGCCTAAGTACACTGAAATAGCCTTATTTAACCGATTGTTCATATTTCCTCTTTGGCTAACTGGCAGGGATTTCGCCCTGCCGTGCCTGCCGTTGGGAAGAAATACAACTGGCTATTTTTAGGGGTGACATTTGGGTTATCGGCTAATTAGCATATTACCACTTGGTAATTCTTTATGCAACCTACTCATTTTCTACCAGGTTGTTTTACAGCCACAGGGAGCGTTTAGAAATCCGCACCCAGTAAGTAAATAGCCACAATGCCACAAGCTATTCCTATGTCCTTGTAGACGGTCTTATCACTTATGTTTTCTACTTCCGAAATCTCCTGCACCGTGTAAGGTTTTTCGTCCAGGTACATCATGCTTAACTCTCTATAACGGCGTTTCGCCTCTTCGCTTCCGCTCTTTTCGCACTCCTCACGGTACATTTCGGTCGCTTTTTCTATCCGGAACACGCAGTATAAATCCTCTTCACGCTTGCGCTCCGTATCTTTGATTGTCCTCTCGGACTTTCCTGCTATCTCTCTTGTGTTTCCCATAAGGTCCTCAATGAACTTCCATCTCAGTTCTGCCTGCTCCTCCGGAGTGAACTGCTCTCCATCCGATAATGTCGCCTTGATTCTTCTGTATGAGCTGAGCAGTTTCTTTGTCTTTCTGACTTTGCTATCTTCCTTCTTTCTCCTACGCTCTTCCTTCTTCTGCTCTTCCTTGTATGCCCTTACACCTTCCTTGGCACCGATAGCAGCTATTTGGTTGATTTGTTCCTGCGTTAGGGGGAAGATTGCTTCGCCCTTTGCCTTCTCCTTATTCTCCGTTGCCATAATGTCGCCTCCTTGACTTTTCTCGCATTTGCGAGTATAATATTCTCAGTCACGAGTCGTTCCTGTCAAAGGGGCGGCTTTTCTTTTTCTCAACGGTTTCTTGCCTTGCAGTTGGCAAAGTGTGATATGTAGCCAAAGCCTTCTGCGCTCTCGGATGATACCTTATCAGCACATACGACCTCGCCTTCCGGCGTTACTATCTTCTCCTTTGCTTTTACTCCTGCTCCTGGCCTGCGGTAGCTGATCATCGTTGGGTCTACCGGCATATTCTTTCCAGCCTTTGTTTTAACCCACATAATCTGACACCCGCAGTTCCTGCAAGTCCCGAACGGATTGTAGGACCTCATGGGGTTTTATCACTCCTTTCTTATTAATCGCCAAATGCGTATTCTAGCAAGCCGAACCTTCCGTTTGGAAACATTATTATCGGCTGCATCACTTCAATAGTTCCATCTCCATTCACTGTTACTGGACCGGCAACGATATTCAACCCGGTTTCTTCCGAGAGCACATTTGCAATATGATCTATGTGAGCATTTATGTCGCATATTGCTGCATCTGTCACTGGATGCCCGATATACTTTTCTCCACACTCTCTAATCGCTTTTGCATATTCTTCATAAATGTGCTCTTTTTCTTGACTCCTGCTCTTACGCATTTCTTTACCATCCATGCTTCGGCCCTACCTTGTACTCGTTATATCTCGGTGCTGTCATTCTTTCCCACGGTGCTTGAATATGTACGTTCCCCATGGCTTCAACCTGCGGACAGTCGCCTTCTATTCTGAGTTCGCTAATATACTTTTTGTATATTATCTCTCCGCTGCCATCTTCTTTGATGTATTGAACGGTATCGTCGTTGATGATTATGTCTCCGATAAATTTTTTCTCGCATCCGTCTATAGTTCTTAAATATACCTCTACCAACTTTTCACCCCCCCCCGCTCAATTTTCTTCAATTCCTCAATGTCGATGATTCTGCAGTCCGGGAGCATTATATGCACATCTCCCAGGTTGACTGCAGTACCCTCAATTCTCATTTTTGGATAGCTCACCAACACCGAGCATTCCTGCGCTATTCTATGTGCGTTATCTGAGATAATCTTCCGGACTCTCTTCTGATCTGCCACTGAGGTTCGCTTACCGTTGACCGGTATCTTCCGGAACTCAGTCTGCATCTCAGTCTCTCCTTTGTATATCCGCTCATACACGTATAAGAAACCTCTTGCCATGTCATTTATCCTTTCTCTTCGTCCGCTACAATCTTTGCCTTTTCTCCGGCATCTTTGATTTCAAGCATCACGCCAGGCTTCAAATATGCGATTGCTACCGGATGCCCGAAGAAATCCTTTGCGGCTCTTCTCAGCTTTTTCTCATACTTTGCCATCTTCTTTGCAGCATGCGCTCTTACCCATTCTCTCGCAAATTTCATCTGCTCCATATCACTCTCCTGTGTATTCATTCTGCCTCCTTACTTTCTGTTCGGTTTCTTAATTCTTTCAATCTCCTGCAGAGAAGGTTTGCCTACGCACTTCTCCATACCAGCCGCCAGTTCCTTTGCTCCTGGGTTGTTCTTCTCGACTTCATCTGCCAGGTGGCGCAGGACTAAAACTATCAGTCCCGCGTCGTTCTTGGCGTATGGAGATATGCTGTCGATAACCCTCTCTGAGTAATACTGCAGACCGTGGCTCACCATGTTCATTGCCTGCTTGGTCTTGCCCTTTGCAATCAATTCATTGCCTCTGTCTACATAACTGCTCACTCTTGGTTTCATCAGTCCCATATCTACTCCTCCGGATCTTCGTAATCGTAACCTTCTGTGTCTGCATCGCCCAGGATGTCGTCGGTAATATCCTCCGGCTCTTCCTCGGCTGGTGTATCTCCCGGCTCTTCGCCGTTCTCTTCCGACTGTGTTTCTTCCTCTGCAGGCTGGGTGTCTGTTTCCTCTGTCTCCGCAGGCTTCTGTTCGTCTGCCGGTCCAGGTAACGCCGATCTTACATCTGCATCGATGTATGTACCGTCGATAATATCCTCATTGCCTTCGCCTTCCTGCTTCTGACCCTGCATAAAGTCTGAGTCAAAAATCGTTCTCTGCTGTGTGTTTGCAATCGGCTGTAATACATAGCAGCCAGTCTCTTCATCCATAACCATCTCCATCTCGTTGTTGAGATTTCCACCTTTCTCGTCGGTAATCTTTACTGCAGATGTGACCTTGTGCTTGAACTGAGGCTTGCTAATCTCCCTGGACTCTCCCTTGATATTCGGGTCGTAGTTCGGGATAAATTCCTTCACCATGGTAACGTCAATCTTAATTGTCATACTTCCTTCGTTGGACTGCTTCTCAATCATGTTTCCAAGAAGTCTCTGCAGAACAAAATTCATATCGTGCTTCATATTCTCGAAGGTATTGCTGTCGAAATCCAATTTCTTGTCAAAATCATTCATCACTTACTCTCCTTTGCAATCTTGCCGTATTTGATATTGTTCTCATTCATAAAAGCAATCAGCTGGCCCAACTGCTCCTTAGTTCCGTCTGCAAAGAAACGTACTCTATACTTCTTTTCCTGCTTAGGTTCTTCCTTCGGAGTGAACGGATCAACTGCCTGCTCTGTCGGTGCCGCCTGCGCCTCTCTAGCTATTGCCTGGGAAAATGCCGATCTCTCAATGGACCCGATTACCTTACCAATTTCGGACTGAGGTTCTGTCTGTTCGACTTCTGCGGCGGCTTCCTGTGCTTTCTTAGCTTCTGCCGCTTTACGCTCCGCTTCTTCTGCCTCACGCTTTGCCTGCTCCTCAGCTTCCTTCTGCTTGCGGATTTCTTCCTGGCGTTTTCTCTCTGCCTCTTCCTCAGCCTTACGGCGCTTGTCCGCTTCCAGTTTTTCTTCCAGGTCTGCCAGCCTCTTGTTCTCTGCCAGGGCCTTGCTGAGGTCCAGGGTCTTGATATACACATCCTTCGCATTCAGCTTATACTTACTATCCAGGCTGTCGATAGTCTCCAAATCTGTCTTAACCGTGTCGATCTTGTCCACGATTTCCTTCTGTGCGGTTGCCAGCTTATATGTCTGATTAAGGTAGCGACTGTCGAAAATCTTTTCAAACGGCAATACCTCGGCCAAATCTCCGATATTTTCATCGTAGGTAGCCTTGATAGCCGCTTTCTTTTCTTCCTTCTGTTTCTCCTCGAACGCCTTTACCTGCTGGTCGATCAGCGCAACCGGCTCATTGATAAGTGCCGTGATTTCCTCTAGCTCTGCCTCGAACACTGCATAAGGCTCATTGATGATGTTCTTTACCTGCTTTCTTCTCTCCTCAATAGCCTTAATGAGCTTGTTCAGCTCTGCCCTGTCATTCTTCGCCGCCTTAATGTTTTCCTCTGTGTAAACCACATTCTCGTAACCAGCAATCTTGGCTCTTACTGCAGCCTCCAACTCTTCCTTGTTCCACTGAATGCGTCTGAGGAAGCCATCCTCTGTCGGGTTAATCAGCCTGAACTCCATTTTCCCTGCCGGTACTACCGCTGTCTCAACAACTTCTGCTTCCACTGTTTCAGTTTTCTTTCTTCCTGCCATTGTCTACCTCCTAAATTTGATCCGGTCCTACAACCTTTATCATCACATCAACCCTCGGCGTTTCTGAGTAAAACTTCCTTACCTGTGCATCCACGACTGCCGAATCATCGTGGTACGCTACCAGGTTTAGACTGTCGCAAACAATCTTGCCGATATTATCCCAGTCCGGCTTCTTGGTTGGTCTGATCCTGTGTTCCAACATTTCCCTGCGCTTCTTCTTGCTGGTGGACTTCGGAATTTCGTAATATGCAATTATCCTTACATCCAGCATTGCCCCTTCCGGAAACATCTTTCCTTTGGCTGCTTCGTTGTAAAACAGCTTCACCAGGTTTTCATAACTGGTGGTCTCTTTCGGGGTGTACGTCTTAACATACGCCTCAGCTCTTGAAAACTTCGGTCTCTGTTTCCCGAATGGCTGTCCTGGTATTGTGAAACGAATCTGCTTCATATCTTCATCCACTTTCTGCCTCCTATGCCTTGTCGCCAATCTCGGCCGACATCTTATCCGTCACCTTCTTGGCTGTCACCTTCGTTTTTCCGCTTGTTGCTTTGTAGAGTTCTGCCTTATCTGTGCCTTCCTCCACATACACCTTCAAGTAGTAATCTAACTGCTTTCCGGTCTCTGTCTTTTTTCTCTTTCCTGGCCCGACGGTATAACCGTTCTCGTGCAGAATTGCCGTAACCGTCTTGCGATCTTCCAGCTTGTCAATGCTGATTTCTGCTACCTTAATCAATCCCATGCTGTCATTCCTCCATTAAATTCTTCATGGCATCGAACCTCTTCGACGCCGCCTTTTCTCTCCAACTTCTGCCTGCAAACCTTACCGGAAAGCACATCTCAAATATTCTGTCATAGATACGTCTGTATCGGATGTCCTCTGACTCCTGCATATCCTTCAATGTCATATTCGTAGTGAGGATCAGCGGCTTTCCGGATAAATACCTGCTGTCGATGATGTTGTACACCTTCTCTAACGCATAATCGGTACTTCTCTCTGCTCCCAGGTCGTCGATAATCAGCAGCTTTGCTACATTCAGTCCCGCCATTATTCTCTCTTCCTCGTCGGGGTTGCCCTGGATGTTCTGCAGTATCTTCACGAATGATGTCATAACCACCGGGATCATCTGATCCAGCAGCTCATTCGCAATGCAGGCGGCCGTGTAACTTTTCCCGGTTCCGACCGTCCCCCAAAACAACAACCCTTGGCGTTTCTCGTACATTTCATCAAACCTTTTCACGTAATTGCCTGCGAGGTTGTAGATTTTCTGATTGTCTCCGTCCACCTGGTATCCGTCCAGCCTTGCCGCTTTCAGCTTGGCGTCCATAAGGCTGCTGGCTTTCAATCTTTCCAAACGCTGCATTTCCTGTCTCTTCTTTTCTTCCTCTTCCTTGCGTTTGTTCTCCTCAACCTTGCACTTACAGATACATGGAACAATTATCTCCCTGCCGCCGGTAAAATCCGACGCTGGCAACCTGGTCTGCTTTTTGGTTCTGCAGACTCCGCAGTAAAGCAGTCCGTCTTTGCCGATGTAGTCGCCCTCATTCTGCTCTGTCTCGAATGCTTCTGCAGGTAAAACCTTCTGCAAATCCAAATTCATCGTCACTCACTCCTTCCGAACGGATTCTCGTTGTCGTCGTACTCTGCTTCGCTCTGTGCCGGCTTGTCCTTTGGCAGATAGTCCAGGAACGGCGTTGACTCTCCTAAGAATGTCTTGCCGTGCTTTATGTACATTGTCTCCGTTCTCTGCTTCTTACACTGTGCCGCATAGTTCTTTACTGCTTCATACAACTGCTCATGTGAGAAACCATCTTCCAGGCGTGCTTTATACTTCTTGTATGCCTGTCCTTTATCAACCTTCCTTGGGTACGCCTCCCACAATTCCTCGAAATCCGTTGTGTAATTACCAATCGCCTTATTTGACTTCTGTTCTGCAGGTAGTACCGGTTCTTTCGGCTCCGGAAGTTCCGGCGTTTCTGTGCTTTCTTCTGCCAGTGCTTCCTTCTCGGCCTTCATGCGGTTGTAATATTCTCTCTGCCTGTCAGCCTCACTGGACGACTGGCCTATGAAGTTCTGAATATCCATCATGTAAATCGCTCCGTTATCGAGCATCTCGATTAAATCCAGCTTCTTGAATACATCCAATGCTTTCTCGACGGTGCCTACCTGGTGCCCTGTCAAAGTTGCCAGGATTTCCGGCGTGTACGGAATCACATTTCTATACATCAACCTGCCGGAATTGCTCAGGCTTTTCAGATAGAGTTTCAGCAGGATATTGCTGTATAAATACCCATCCTTCATGCTCTCCAAAATCTTCATCTCGTCCGTGTCGAAAAAGTCCTCTTTCAGCTTTAGGTAGTAATATTTTCTGTTGTCTGCCATTCAGTCACCGCCTATCTCCTTAAATGCCTGCTGTCAAGTCCATAATCGAGATTGGCTTCTTTAACACTCTGTTGTGTCTGCAACAATCGCACAATTCGCATCTGTCCGGCTCAACCTCTCCATTCTTAACTCTGAGGATTCTCGGCATATTCATCTCTACCATGTGCAACGCTTCCTGCAGATAGTTGTCTGTTACGTGGATAATGCGGATGTCCGGCTCTGTCTGCTTCGTTGCTCCTGCAATGAAGAACGGCAACTTCTCGCCGGTATTCTGTCTCACGATTTCCTGGTAGACCGCACCCTGGATGTCGTAACCCCAGTAACGGACAAAATCGAGATAGCCGATGTCTTTTACCCACTTCAAATCCGTAATGGATGCCATAACCTTCAAATCAACGATAGCCACTCCCGGAATGTATGAGTCCATCTTGATCTTCCACTTCGCTCCGAACAGTTCTCCTGTCATAATGACCTGCTTCTGACCGCTCATATACTTCATGAAGTATTCGTCTCGCTCGATACGAGCAATGATCTCTTCTGCCTGCTTGAAGTTCGCCTTTAACTCTCCCTTCTGAGTGAAGATTTCCGGATTGTCCTTTTTGAACTGTTCCAGGCTTCCCTCGAAATAACTGTCCACATAGCTTCCTACCAGCAATGCTGTACTCTTTTCATCCTCCCAGCGTCCGTTCAGTTTCTCCATTCCGTAGAACTCGCAAGGCATCTTGCCGTAGGTTCCAGCAAAATCCTTATATCCCGATACGCTCATGTACTCCTGGTTAGCCTCCTGGCTATAATAATTTTCTGATGTCAGCTGCATTCTTCTTCCTCCTATTCAACCTCTTCCAAATCTAAGCCACCGATCTGCTGTTCCTCTTCTTTCTGCTCGATCTTATCAAACGGGTCCTGTGCCTCTACGATGTCCGGCTGGTTGTCGCCGTAACTTCCATCGCCGTCCTCGTCGTAAACTTTCTGATCGTCCTGGATTGCTCTCTGCATATCCACAGACAAAATACCCCACTTACTGAGGAGCATCTTGATAACCGTCTTTAATGCCATTGCCTCAAAATCTGTTGTCCACTTACTGCCCTTCTTATTGTTTTCCAGGTCATATCTGTACGCTGTCGAATACTTGCGGGCATGGTTCTCAACCTCCGCTGTTGTCATAAACAGTTCTTTTCTAAAACCAGTCAATAACTTAAACCAGGCATAGTATCCAGCGATGTTCTCCGATTTTCCTTCGGCTCTCTGCGTACACTTCGAGAAGTCCGTCACAAACTCAACCTCTCCGGTAATCGGATTGTATGAAACCAGCTCGTCCTTGTAGACAACCGAACAGTTCATCTTTTCATAATATCCGGAGCGGATCGCCAGCTGGATAAACCCCTTGTACATCATTTGAAACTGTGCTTCCGGATGTTTCTCCCACTGTCTCGTCTGCTGATTGTATTTATTGTTGTTGTAGGGCACGATTGCCGCAAACCCCAAATTGCTGTCAATCGGCAAATCGTAGGTTGCTGCCACAAACGCCGCACTCATGATCGTTGTTGCCGGGCATTTCTTTAACTGTGCTGATCCAGCAACCACATTCGTAATGGATGCCAAAAACTGCGGTGCTTTCTGCCCTAAGACTTCCGTAAATTTCTTCTTTACTGCATCCTGGGAAATCATGCTCTTAACCTGCGCTGCTACACTTAACTGCGTTCCCTGCTGTGTTGCCACTGCATTCTGTTCTGCCATACTACCTTTCCTCCTTTTCTGCTTCCGTGAGACTTTCGCCGCACAACTTTAATATTTCTTCTGCGCTCATATCATCCACGCATTCTTCACAAATCTTCCCTTCCGTAGAATCCCAAAACTTATCTCCTGCCAGGATTCCATACCCGCATTTCACACATTCGTGAACCGGTACCGGCTCCGGTGCGTTCGGGCATCTTGGATGGCATGGGTTCATACCGCATTCTGCACACATATTCCTTCTGCCTCCAATCTTCTCAAAAACGTCGTAGCATTTACCGAGCATCTGAACAGATAGTTCTTAACCTCGTCCTTGAATAACAACGGCAGGTATTCCTCTCTGTTCCCAATCTTGCATATATCCATCTTCCGGTTGCACAACCATAAGATTTGCTCAGCCTCTTCATCTGAGATGTGAATTTCTTTCTCTCTGTACTCGTCTACGATTTTCTGCAACTCTTCGCTCATAGGCTTTCTCCTCTCTCCATTCTTCAATGAAGTCCGGCAGGTACATTCTCGCCTCATTTACAAAATATCCGACGATCATCACCACTGGTAAAACCAGCCACTCGCCGCCGTAGGCTTTATATCCTCTCTCGATGTACGCTGCTTCAACCGATACTTTTGTGAGGACCAGTCCCAGGCTTACCCAAAACCAATACAGTCTCACAAATCTTCTGACTTTCTTTCTAAATCTTCTCATACCGCCTGTTCCTTTCACTTATAGAAGTAGTGCTTGCCGTACTTGAAAAGAAATTCCAAATTCTCGCTGTGCCACTTACTGTCGCTCTTGCTCTCAAAATACAAAGCATCCTGGCTTTCGTTCCAATGGTCTACCTGGATCAGCTTCAATGCTTCGTAACACTCCTCGTCCGGCTCTACTGCATCGTATCTTCCGTTTGCAACTGGACTGAACTGGTTCTTCTGAAAAATCACTTCCTCGATTGTGTCCGGGAACTCATTGCTCCAAACCCTGTTGAGGACTACCAGCATAACCAGTGCCTTTCCTTTCACGCCTTCGCTCTCAGCTTCGGCCATCGCTATCTTACATAGCAAGTAGGAATCGTCCTTGTCCCAATCCATACTTGCAATCAACGGTTCTTCTGTCTCAACTGCCTTTGCTGTCTCCGTTGGCTGTGTTGCCTCTTCAATTTCCGGCGTATACGTCGTCTCTGCCACTTCCTCTGTGGTTATGTAGACCGGCCAGCTTTTTTTCTTCTCCTGCCCGAGCGTTTCTGAAATGCCACTGACTGCAAAACAGGCAGCTCCGACCATCGTTGCCATTCTTGCCGCAAACAATATTCTTCGCTTACTTGCTTTCTTCAATTCTGAACTCCTTTCCGGCGTTGCTCCGGCTTACTTGCCGTTCAAATACTTCTCTCCGGCAATTTTCATTTCGCTTATTACCTCTGCCATCTTTTCGAGCTGCCCAATGATTTTTTCCAAGGCTGGTAATTCATCCTTTGTGATTTTTCCATCTGCAGTTATCTCGATCAGACTGTCTCGCATATTCTTCAATGAATCCTCATTGAAGTTCTGCAAAAGCCTTAGTGCAATTCCTTCTAAACTTTTTTCTTCGGTTGCCAGTGGTAGGAATCCGTGTACCGGGCATTCTCGCATACAGTACCCAGTAATCAATTCCGGGGCGTTGTAGAGGTCAGCCATAAGCACCACCTTGTCCACTGGGACAACCTTCGTATTGCCAAGCTCGTAATCTGCCAATGTTGAAACCGATATTCCCAACAGTTCTGCAGCTCCTTCACGGCTCCATAGCCTCTCGTTGTACGTTGCCGCCTTTTTCCTGGCCTGGAAATACATATTTGTGTTCTCGTTTGTAGGGCCTCTTCCCATTTCTTGTTACCTACCCTTCCGCTATAATTTACTTATCAGCTGGAACAGCGACCAGGTTGATTCCTAGCAGGTTATTCACCCCGCTTACGATTGCTTCGTTCATCATCTTGCCGTTAATTACCAGTGACAGCCGATCCCTGGAGACATCCAGCTGCTTCGCCAGCTCATTGACGGTCATGCTCTGTTTTACCAGTTCCACCTTCACTGTCTGGCACCATTCATCGGACGGTGTTTCGGTTCTCTCCGGCAGTCCTTCCGTTCCAAGCACTTCGTTGATCTTCTCAGCGATTACCTTGTAACTCGAATTGGAATATCTGCCATTGACTACCTGGGAAACAGTAGCATTGCTGTAACCGATTTTTTCGGCCAGCTGCTTCAATGTCATATCGTGGTCGATTACTGCTTTTTTAACAGCTTTGCCCCACTGTGATGTTTCCTGCTTCATGCTTGCGTTTCACTCCTTTCTCGCATTTGTGTAAAAACTATTTATCTTTTCTGATTTGCGTGCTATAATGTAAGTAAACCTCTTTACAAACTCGCAAACAGACGCACGAAATACAAGCACAATCTCTCGGCTCGCAACTTTGAGTTGTTTTGTATTTCATGTATTTATTATAGCACGTATCTGCGAGTTTGTAAATGTTTTTACTCTTATTTGCGTATTATTTTTACCACGGAGGTTGCCTATGGAAATCATCGAAAGAATTACTGAAACCCTTGAAAAAACGGACAAAAAGGCTACTGATCTGTGCGACCGCCTCGGCATTCGGACATCTACGATGTCTACCTGGAAAACTCGCAATAGCGACCCGCCAGCAAAATACATCAAGCCGATTGCAGACTTCCTGGGCGTGTCAGTTCATTACCTATTGACCGGTGAAGAGGCTCCTGCCCGCAAGTTCACCACTGCAGAAGAGGACGAACTTCTCGAACTGTACCGGGCATTGCCACAGAACAAACAATTTGAGTTTATCGGGGAACTCAAGGGATTTCTGAAAGCCTATACAGAGTCTCAGAAATACCTCGACAAAGAAAAAAGATTATCAGTTTAGAATGGTACCGACTTTACGGCCGGTACTGAGGAGATGTGCCTATGAATAACAAATACTTTGAGCTGGCACGCAATGAGGAGAGGTCCGGGAACGATGCCGCTGCATTGCTTCTTTATCTCTCCTCTTTTTGTGACAGTTGCAATCACGGCACCAGGAACCGCTCCTACGGTGTCGTAGCAAAGATCCGGCACCTGCAGCACCGGCTTATGCTCACTGACCTGCAGTTGTTCGGATTGGTTCACTCATACGGTCCGCTTACGGACTCTGAGTGCAAGAAACTTTTAGACTGTTCCATACGTGGTACCGGTATCTCCGGTTACGCCTATGGATATTAACAAATTTTCAGAGCGTCTGTCGCATTGTATGCAGGAACGCCACTTGAACGGTAACGACCTTGCCGCTCTTTCCGGCGTGACTGCCGCTACAATCTCACGCTACCTCAACGGACTGCGAACACCGACCGTCGATAATATCATACTACTGGCTGATGCCCTCGATGTGTCCGTAGATTACCTTCTTGGACTGCATAATGTCCCGGACGATAAAATGCTCGTGTCCTTGTATTCCGTCGCTTCCAGCGACGATAAGCGTGTCCTATGGACGCTCCTGGAAAGATACGGAGGAAACCATGGAACAACTAAACGGCAATGAACCATTTACCCTGCATGGTTCCGATACTTCTATCATGCTGCAGGATTTTTGGCGTTGGGCGTATTCTGATCTGCTCAACAATACCCACCGTGGAGTGCTTGCCGAATTTCTCGTACACTCTGCCCTGGAAACAAAAGATGTCGCACGTGCCGACTGGCTACCGTTCGACCTTACTTCTCTTTCCGGTCTCCGGATTGAGGTCAAGTCGTCTGCCTATCTGCAGGCGTGGACTCCGGAAGATGTGTTCTCGCAGATTAGCTTCGACATTGCAAAGAAATTTGCCTGGGATGGAGCTACCTACGCCTCTATGGCTATGCGTAACAGTGATTTGTATGTGTTCTGCGTCTTTACCGCTCGTACACGTGATGTTTCAATTCTTGATCTCGACTACTGGGACTTTTATGTTCTGCCTACCTCGGTTCTTAATGAAAAGGTGCCGGAGCAAAAAACAATCACGCTCTCTTCCCTTCTCAAACTCGAACCAGTAAAAACGGATTTCGCCGGTCTGCCTGCGGCTGTGGAATCAGTAAGGTTGTCAAATGAAACTACCTAACGGCTACGGCAGCGTGACAAAACTTTCCGGAAACCGTCGCAAGCCTTACCTGGCCCGTGTTACTCTAGGCTGGATCACGGACGAACAGACCGGAAAGACCGTACAGAACCGTGTTCCTCTTGGAACATTCAAGACTAAGAAGGAAGCTCTGCAGGCACTCGCTGAGTACGGAGCCAATCCTTACGATATACAAAACGCCGCTATGACCCTGGCGGAACTCTACGACAAATGGACCGCAGCCTACTTCCCTGCCCTGGAAAGTGAATCATCCTGCCGTACCATCAAGTCAGCGTGGAGTTACTGCCACGCCATTGCCGGGATGCGTGTTAAGGACCTGCGTGCCCGCCACATCAAGGGCATAATGGAAGATGGCTACATCATTCCTTCACGTGGAGCCAATAAGGGCGAAAAGGTGCTTGCGTCTGCAGGTACCAAATCCCGGATCAAGTCTATGTTTAATTTAATGCTGGACTATGCGCTCGAATACGAGCTTGTTGATAAGAACTACGCCCGCACATTTGAACTGTCGGACGACATCATCAAAGAAAAGGAAGAAGCAAAACGTGGCCACATCATCTTCCAGGACTCAGAGATGCAGACGCTTTGGGAAAACGTCGGCAAAATCCGGTTCGTGGACTGGGTTCTCATACAGTGCTACATGGGATGGCGACCGCAAGAACTCGCCATACTGGAACTAGAGGACGTGCATCTTGAAGAACGCTATATTGTCGGTGGTATGAAAACACAGGCCGGGCGACACCGTATGGTGCCTATCCACCCGAAAATATTTGACCTGGTTAAGAAAAACTACGACTATGCCCTTGAACTTGGAAGCCACCGGCTCTTTAATGATCCGGATTCTCCGAAGGGTGGCATGGCAATCACCTATGACAAATATGCCGGCCGTTTTGATAAGGTGGTCGCCGCTCTCAAGCTCCGAGACGATCATCGACCGCACGACCCTCGAATGACATTCATCACCATGGCAAAGAAGGCTGAGGTTGACGAATACACTATCAAAAAACTTGTTGGTCACAGAATCACCGACATAACAGAGGCGGCTTATACAGACCGTGACTTAGAATGGCTCAGAGCCGAACTGGAAAAGATACCGTAACCCTCGTGGTTGCGGTATTTCCGCATTCTGCAGGTAACCGAAAAAGTGTTACCTTCTCCATGTTTCCTACTTGTTACCTACCGGTTTCCTACTTTCCCATTTTCACCACTTTTTACACCATCTCACACCCAATTTCATTTTTCCACTTCCAGGCACCAAAAAAGTACCGCAATCGCTGTGATTACGGTACTTCCTGGGTTTAACGTCTTTTCAATTTGTAAAGTCTATTTAGAACTTTCCAGCCTCGGCTGCTTCCGAAACAGAAACAGCAACAGCTACAGTAGCACCAACCATAGGGTTATTACCCATTCCTAGCTTCTATTATTTTTTCTTAATTTATTATGTTATATTATGTTCTGGAATGCTGATAAATTAAGGCTTAACACGATATGGTGTGTGTTATTTTGTGTTATATTATGCTTATTAATGAATATTAATATTTTATTCTCGTGTAGACTTTTCGTAGACTTTTATTGTGTTATAGAAGTCTACATAGAAAATAAGCAGGAACAGTATTAACTATACCATTCCTGCTTTAATTACACAACATTTAATTCTTTTATATTATCAAGGTCAGACATATCCATGCCTTCATATTTTTGAGTAAATTCTTCAAGAGATTCTTTTCTTATTTTTAGGCTACCAAGTTTTAGTCCTGGTAATAATCCCTTTTTAATAAGGTCATATATCACATGTACATTCACCCCAAGTAATTGAGCTGCTTCTTTAACTGTGTATAATAATTTTTCTTTATTCTCCATACTTATGCCTTTCCTGAACTACCGAAGCCACCATTTCCTCTAATTGTATCACTGAGATTTTCTTTCACCTTAAATCCAAACTGTTCTACTGGCTGAATAATAATCTGTGCAATTCTATCACCTTCAGATACCGTTCTTACTTCATTGCTCTGATTATACAGTGCAACCATGATATTTCCTCGATAATCTGAATCGATCACCCCGACCTTATTGGCAGGAGCTAATCCCTGCTTGCAAGATAAACCACTTCTAGCATAAACAAGACCGACATATCCATTAGGTATTTCCATTACAATTCCTGTATCAATAAAAGCTGTTTCACCAGGAAGAATCTCTACCTTATTTTCTTCGTTATGTATTACTGCATATAAGTCTGCACCTGCTGCATATACACTACCATATGTAGGGATCTTTGCATTCTCATCTGTTTTCTTAATATTAATTATTTTCATACGCTTTTAAAATTCCTTTCTTTATAAGTTTTATAATCTCTGTATTGATATTCTCTGTTATTACCCTATTCACTTCACTATTTGTTTCATTGTAGTATGGGTAATATGTAGAGCCTTCCGATTGAATATCATAAGTAAAAATATTCTCTTCCATATTTACATAAAAATATGCATATATGGTTGTTTTATTGTTCCATTTATATACGGGAACATATAATCTATAATCACCATTTTCCTTATATCTAAATCCGTAATCAAGCAACTTATTTTTGGTTACAGGTTTATTCACTTTAATTCTTCTCATTTCACCCATCATTACATCTCCTTAATTTCATTTTCAAGATATTTGAGATATTCGTCCCATTTGTCAATCATGTAGATATATTCCTTACCTTTGACACATTTGAGTCTCATATCTGCTTTAATATTCTCCCACGGAGTCTTCTTTGTAACCAAAGTTTGTAAATAAGAATGTGTCATTCTACTTAGGGTTAAAAGCTTCTCAGGAGGAATTTTAGACACGATTTCTTTGTACTGTGTCAATTTATCATCTGGTATTTTAAAGTCTTTATTTCGGGGTAAATTCTTTGGTGAAAATGGGCTTATAGACGCACCACTTGTTCTTGGTTTTAGTAATGGAATAACCTTGTCTGAATTGACATATTTGAACTTAAATAGAATTTCAGAATCCGTTTCTTCAATATCAAATATAAGAGACGGATCAGATTGCTGAATTGTTTTAACAATATTGTGTCCTCTTATTAAAGAAGGAACATATGCTTGTAATGTATTGTGTCCATAATAGAATACCTTATTACCATATTGACAAGATATATAACAGTCAATATCTTCTAAAGTACCATTGAGCTTACGGTTAAAATCGTTGGTATCTTTATTTACAGGACATAAGATTCTATATTTTCCTTTAAACTTATCGTATAAATATCCTATAGTTGTTCACCTCTCTTATTAATACTCCTCATATTCTTGTTCATCACTTATTTTAGGAGCGTTCTTTTCTGCTTCCAAAACAGTATCTAAACACTCTTGTCTTGTTTTAAATATTGTTTTATCCAATTTATTGTAAGAAAATAGATAAGCATGTTTATCACGCTTATCTGTCCCAACGAAGTAATCATCTCTAACTGTCCTTACATATAGGTCACATACTTCATATATTCCTACTGGCTTAAGCATTCGAGCATAATAGACCATTTTACCTTTTTGAATATCTGTTTTGTTCATTATTCTTCCTTACCACCATTTTTTACAAATTCTAAGGCATTATAAATACCTGCTGCATATCCTTTAATACGATCAAACTGAAAAGGATTTTCTTTAACAGCTCTTTCCTCTACATCTTCGGCAAGCTTTAACTCTTTTTTTAATCTTTTTATAATTCTTTTATGGCTTTCAAGTGACTGTATTGCTGATTCAATAGCTTCAATATGTTCACCTGTAGTTCCTTGTATATAACATAAATCGCAGTTGTCACACTTCTTATTATTACAATCTTCATGAATACCCTTAACCTGTCTTTTCTGGCATTTAAGATATGCTTTTAATTTTTCTAACGCTTCTTTATTATTCATAATTATTCCTTACTTAAATTAATTACAATATAAAACCAATTTGTTCTGAGCGAGAGATTGCTTTATATCAATCACTCGTTGGTTTTTTGAACCTCTGAATTTTAATGATAGGTCTTTCTGCTCATCTATATATTCTCCATCAACGAGTACATCTACATTGGAAATTATCTCCCATCGTGTAAGCCACTCATCTGCATTTGCTGCAAATGGAGTATATTTATATTCATTATATTTGGAATTTAAAAGATCAAAATTATATCCTGTATACAACCAGATAGTTTTCTCAGGAAAAGAATTACGGATTAGTTTGATTAGAGATAAGATTTCATCGAGATTCTGTTCAGCTAAACACTCACCACCAAGGAAAGATATTCGCTTAATATATGATCTATCAATAAGTTTTATGAATTTGTCTTTTGTTTTTTCTGTCCATTCCTTACCGCCATTAAAGTCCCATGTATCAGAATTAAAACAACCAAAACAGTGAAATGGACAACCTTGAACGAAGAGGGAGACTCCTACTCCCTCTCCATTTGAAATATCAAGGTTACGCATACTTGAATATCTCATATTATTCCTCCTCAATGTCGTCAAGATGTGGTACTCTATCATGAATATCACCAAGTCTACCTTGATTCCATCCATTACGTGCCGTACCTTTGTATCCACAAGTTCTACGAGTAATATCCATAGTTCTTACATCTCTATTACCACAATTAGGACACTCCCAAATCAACTTACCACCTTCATCAATAAGCTTGATTTCTTTGCTCCATCCACATTTCTGACAATAATCACTCTTAGTATTTAATTCAGCATACATATTATTATTATAAATGAATTTCATTACTTCAAGTACAGCAGGAATATTATTCTCCATATTCGGACACTCGATATACGAAATACTTCCACCTGGACTTAATCTTTGGAATTTAGCTTCAATACGAAGCTTCCCAAAGGCATCAATATGTATAAATACTGGGATATGATAAGAATTTGTGATGTATGTACGATCTGTAACTCCTTCAATAATGCCAAATCTCTCTTTAAGTTTTTTTGCAAACTTTTCCGTAGTCGCCTCCAATGGAGTTCCGTATAAGCTGTAATCAATATTTTCATCTATTTTCCATTGAGAGCATTTATCATTCAATGCTTGCATTACTTCAAGACCAAATTTTTCTCCAATACCTTCATCACAATGATAATGTCCAGTCATATACTTAACACATTCAGCAAGTCCTGCATAACCAAGGGATAAAGTTGAATAGCCACCAAAAAGTAGTTTATCAATAGATTCACCCTTTTTAAGTCTTGCAAATGCTCCGTGTTGCCAAAGAATAGGAGCAACATCTGACTTTGTTCCACGTAATCTCTGATGTCTAATCTTTAATGCTTTATGACATAACTCTGTACGTTCATCAAATATACGCCAAAATTCATTGAAATCTCCACCTGATGATAATGCAATATCTGGTAATGATACAGTTACAACACCAGAATTGAAACGTCCATAAAATTTTGGTTTACCATTTTCATCATGCCATACTGTTAAAGCACTTCTACATCCCATTACAGGATAACAGTTACCATCTTTCATCTCTTTCATAATTTTTTCTGAGATATAATCAGGAGTTAATCTTTTCATAGAACATTTAGCTGCCATCTCAGTAAGATACCAATACTTATCTTCTTCATGAATATTGTCCTCCTGAAGAACATAAATAACTTTTGGAAATGCAGGTGTGATATAGACACCTTCTTCATTCTTTACACCAAGATAACTCTGACGAAGTTCCTCTTCGATTAACATTGCCAAATCATCTTTTTCTCTCTGATTATGTGCTTCATTGAGATACATAAACAATGTAATAAATGGTGCTTGACCGTTAGTTGTCATGAGCGTTGTGATTTGATATTGAATTGTCTGGATTCCTTTTTCAATTTCTTTTTTCAAACGCTTTTCTACAATATCTTCAATGTCAGTTGCATCAATAAATTTGAGCAATCTATCTTTATTTTTATAGAACTTTTCCTGATCTTTTCTTAACTTCTTACCAAGAACTTTTCTAGGTTTAACCCATTCTTTTTCATCAATATTTCTATAAAGATATTCTTGTTCTTCAATTACTTCTTTTCTGATTTTCTGTCTTGAAATATCTACGAATGGAGCAAGATGTGCTAAAGAAATACTCTGCCCTCCATACTGACTTGAAGCGACCTGTGCAATAATTTGTGTTGCAACTGTACATGCTGTAGAAAAACTATGTGGTTTTTCAATCAATGTTTCGCTAATTACTGTACCATTTTGTAACATATCCTCAAGATTAATAAGACAGCAGTTGTTCATATACTGAATAAGATAATCAAGATCGTGTACATGAATCAATCCATCATCATGAGCTTGTACTATCTCAGGTGGTAGGATATACCTTCTTGATGCATCCTTACTTACAATTCCTGCTAAATAATCTCTCTGCGTTGTATTAAGTCTTGGGTTTTTATTAGAGTTTTCGTTATTCCAATAGTCACTTTCTCCACTCAACAATTCTGTGATTTCTGTATCAATTGTATTCTCGTTTTCTCTCTGAAACTCACGAATACTTCTATATCCCTCATATGCTTTTGCAGTAAGTCTCTGCTTCTTAGTAATCAATTTATCATAAACCATTGATTCAATATCAGAGATACTTACTTCGTCTTTATCCTTACAGTCTTCTTCAATCTCGTTTGCAATGTCTTCTGCAATCTTTTGTTTTACAATACCTGAACCATTTTTCATTGCTTTAAGAATTGCAGTTGAAATCTTAGACTTATCAAAATCAACTTCTGAACAATCTCTTTTAATTACCTTCAATATTTATTCCTCCTCAAATCCAATAACATTACCATCATTAATAACGACTCTTGTATTCTTACATTCAAACAATTCAATGCAATCACCAGTAGTAATATTATCCATGTTAATTTCTGTAGTCTCTCTTAACATAATTAATCCTCCAATTCTGCTTTATAAAGCTGGTATATCATATTCCAATCCCAACAATGTTTATCATTCCATTCCTTATTCCAAGGATAAATCTCGCCAAAACAAATCTTTGTATCAGCATTAGAAGTCTCAAGATTATGTGCAGAATCATCAATAAATAAGCCACCACTCATATCTATATGAGATTTATCATTATATTCTTTGAAATTAACTCCAATAAACTGACAAAACGGAAGGTGTTCTTTACACCATCTTTCCTTTGCTTTAAGATTAGGACTATAACCAGAAGAGACAATAATTATTTCATTATGTAATGCAAATTTTCTTAGTGTTTCATAAGCTTGTGGCATGAACTTTAACCTATCAAAGAATCGTTGCTGATTGAAATATGTATTTATATATTCTCTACTTGCACAGTTAAGTTCTTCAAAATCCCAAGTCTTAATCTGTTCTGGAAGAATATACTTATAATCGCTGTAATACTTAAAGTCCTCATTGTATAAATCACATATTGCAGCAATTGTATTTACAATAACTCCATCAAAATCGCAATAAAGTTTTATATGTCATCACCCCAATCTAATAATATATTTGGACATTCATTATTCTTATCCAATTTATAATTCTCTCTTAGAATTAACACATTATATGGAATATTCTTGTAATACCTTACACATTCCATATAAGGACAAGTCCTATTACTACAATAGATCTTGTCCTTCTTCTGATTTTTCTCTGTTATTCTTTTCTTTGATTTCATCTAACTCCTTGCATATTAAGGCTGTCTCAAAAGCTGTTCTATTTTCGTTATGTACAATATAATCAACTTTTTTAGATATATGTCTAAAATCCTTTTTATCAGCCTTATATCTTCTCTTAGACTCAGCTCTGTCAACATCTCTATTTAACATTCTTCGCTTAATTTCTCTATTAGATACTTCAAGATAAATAACAGTTACATTCTCATTAATCTTACTTCTTACTTTATCTAAAGCATCAGGCGTAAGAATAATTACAGAATGTGACTTATTATAATCTTCAAGTAAAGAACCATAATACCAAGCTCCTGAGACGGTTTCGTATATTCTGTATTCTGCAAAACTACCACAATCAATCTTGGTTAAGAAATTCATCTTGTCTAAAAAATGATATTCTCTTCCATTAATCTCTCCTGGTCTTGGTGGTCTTGTAGTACAGGTTACAATCTTGTTGTAACCCATCTTCGTTAATTCCTTAACCACCGTATCTTTTCCAGAACAAGATTTGCCTACCAATATAATCATATCTTTTCAAATCCTTTCATATCATTAACAAATCTTTTTACCACCAATGAATCATCACAATATAGACACACATTGATTGGTTCAAGTAGATTTAAGGAAAATATTGCCATTATTGATTTGGCATTGACTTCATACCTGTGTGACTTAATTGTTATTTCTTCATCATATTTCGTAACTATTTCAACAAAATTTTTAACTCGTTGAATAGTGTCTAAAGTAATAACCGCTGTTGTCTCTAACATAGTTACTCCCTTTCATCTTTCATAAATTCTTATATAAGCTATTTCACCTTCAAATCCAGCTATCTTAGATACATCTCCTGTATTACCCCAACGATTTGAGATATTAGGAATAAGTGTGTTTGTATGTACTACAAACTCAACAATTGAACCATTTGCAACTGTATACTGGTTAAGAGAATCTGTATGTTCATCATCTTTAACATCAGCTAAGACACATGGAATAACTTCTCCGCTCCCTAAGACAATATCAAACTCAGTTCCTATATCAGTTGAGTAGAATGAACCTAAAGCACAAGCATATCTATTACCAATCATATATATTCCCGTGTTATAATCAAGAAGAAATGTTGATTTCATGGCATATTGCTTTGAGCTTTTATCCTTAATAGTTTCAGCATCCATATAAGATTTAAAGGGCTTATTATCTGGAACAGGATAATCTGTATATTTTCCCAAATATTCTTCAATTTCGCTCTCTAAACTCTCATATTCCCTAGCGATAACTTGTTCCATAGCTTCTTTTTCTTCTAACTCTTTTCGAGTCTTTTCTTTTTCAAGATTCTTTTTTAGGTCAGTAAATACTCTTGAATATATGTACTGACCTTCCTGTGCTGCTTTGGCAGTTTGTATATTATTTTGTCCCCATAAGGGGACTATACAAGTTAAAGCTGAAGCAGTTAATAGCGATCCTGCTACTAATCTTCTTACCTTACTTATCTTTATCACCTGCTTTCTTTTATTGTGAGATTGATTCTCAATAGAATATTCTCTGATTACTGAATCATTTTTAAAAAATCTTCTTCTGAAATAATTGGGATATTAAGCGATTTTGCTTTCTGATTTTTAGACGATGTGGAATTTATATCATTATTAATAAGATAAGATGTTTTAGAACTTACAGAACCTACAACTGTGCCACCATGAGTAACTATATCGGCTTTCAATTCGTCACGATTTTTATAATGATTGACAGAACCAGTTACTACAAATGTTTTACCTTGTAATGTTTTTGGGATTTCATTTAAGATTAAGTTAGGTTTTTCAAAAGTAAATTCATTTGCTAACTGAATTATTTCTGAGTAGTGACTTTTCCAATAAGTATTTAGTGAATTTATTAATGCATCTCCAATACCAGGTAAATATTTAAAGTATTCTGCACCTTTCATCGTCATTTCATCAATAAAAGTATCGAAATCACGATCAACTGCTTCTGCTATCATTTTACTTGCTGATTTTCCGAGTAATGGAATTGATAAGGCATAAAGAAAACGCTGCAAATTTGTATTACGAGACTCTTCAATAGAGTTAAGAAGTTTTTCAATAGACCTTTTACCAAAACCATCAAGTATCTGCATGTGATTTTTATAAGACGATAAATGATAAATATCTTTAATAGAAGTTACCCAACCAAACTTGATTAATCTATCGAGAGTAGATTCTGAAAGCCCCGAAATATTAAGAGCTGATTTTGATACGGCGTGAGTAAGTTGACCAAGTAATCGTCCTTTACAATCTTCGTTAGTACAGTAAAGAACTTCTGAATCGTTCTCTTTTATAATCTTTGTAGGTTGACCACATATCGGACAAACAGATGGTATATCAAGAAATTGTTTATTAGAACTATTCTGATTATCATAGTCTACTTGTTCTGCCCATCTTATTGCTGGTATAATTAAATTTGCCTTATAAACACCTATTTTTTGTCCAATCCAAGGACTATCCATAATTTCTTCCATTATACTAATATTATGTAATGATGCACGACTTACTTCACTACCATCAATGTCTACCGTATCGAAAATTGCTACAGGCGTTAAAATTCCAGTCTTACCACAACTCCATTCAATATCTCTTAATATTGTTTCTACTGAATCATTAAACACTTTATAGGCAATACCATTCCTGAAATGATGACTTGTATTTCCAAGAGACTTTCCATATTCAACATCATCAAACTTAAATACCACGCCATCTTGAGGAAGATTATATTCTTTTGCTTTATCAAAACAATACTCAATAACTTCTTCTATATCCATTTCCGAATATCCTAGATTAGCATTAGGAACAACATCTAACCCTAATTCTTCTGCTTCCATAAGTGAAAATGTAAATGAATCATTTTCCTTTGCACCTTCAACCACTTCCCAAGCATACCAAGACAGTCTTCTCTCTTTGACAACCGATGTATCAAGGCTTGATAATGTCCCTGCTGCTAAGTTACGGCTATTCTTATATTCTCCGTTCTTGTTGACTTCGGCAAAATCATCTGACTTAATTAATGCTTCACCATCTATCACATAAGTTCCTTCCTTATTAATATGTAACGGAACATTAGTGAATTGCTTAACATGTTCGGTCACATCAGATCCGACTATACCATTCCCTCTGGATTCTGCTAAAACCAAATCACCATCTTTATAAGTAAGACGCACTGTTAATCCGTCCAGTTTTATAGAAGCCACAAGATTATGATTATTTGCAAACTTAATAATTTCTTCTACACTATGACACTTTTCCAGTGATAACATCGGTGTTTTATGAGTTACTTCCTTTATATTATCTAATACCGTTGCTCCAACATTGTGTGTTGGACTATTAGATAATACAATGCCAATTTCTTCTTCCCATTGTTTAAGTTCTTCTATTTTTTTATCAAATTCATAATCGCTCATAATAGGTTGCCCAGTATTGTAATAAGCTTCTGATGCTCTGTTAAGTTCTCTGACTCTAGCTGCAATATCTAATTTATTCACTTGTCTCCTCCTATTTTTTCTTATACCATCTCTTATATAATCTTTGTCCACATTTATCACAATAATTCTGTCTTGGAACGGCATTATCAACCACATAATTACACATAGGACAATAACATTTATCGTATCCAAGCAATTTTCTCATTGGTTTATTTTTCTTTTTTAACTCTTTGTATTCTTCATACTCTTCGCCTGAAATAATATAAAAAGATGTCATAATTTTAACCCTCATACATAATTAATTCTTTTGCATATGGAAGCGATTCTACCCACTTAATGAATGACTCCGACCATTCTGTAAGTTTATGATTTTTACGCTGGAAGTACATATTACGGACATTCTCATAATTCATAGTAACTGTTCTTGTCTGTAACCAACTTTCAGGAAGCCATCTTATAAGTTCCTTCCAGTATCTCTTGTCCTTTGTTTCGAGATATGCGAGTCTAAGAGATTCAATCCAATCAATGATTGATTTAGGTTCTTCAGATGAATACATTGTCCAATTACCAGGATCTTCTTCGTCTCCATCAGGAAGTGTTGTAACTAATGTATCATCATAATCATCAATCTCAAAACACTCTAATGTAATTGGTGTTGTGGCGAGTTTATGCATTGTGGAAGTAGAATTAACTGTAGTTCCTACCTTATATGTATCAAATTCCTTCCACCAGTAGATAGGAGCTGTTATATCAACTGAAATAAATATCTGTCTCATAAACTTTCTATGCTCATTTCCTGCTTTAATAAGTGTTTGTGCGAGCTTCATATCATTTTTACCAATAATATAATCATCACTTCTTTTATACTCACCGCAGCGAAAATCTACTGTACATCCTTTACAGAAAAATTCTTCACTACAGCTATAATGACTATCGCTTTTAGACCAAGAATTCATTGGATTTCTAAGTCCTCTAAAGGCATTCTCGAAGTTCATTACTGATGTGTTTGAAAATTTCATTCTTTTTCTTCCTCCTTTTGGATCAACCATTTACATTCTGTTTGTTCACCTTTTTCTTGACTTGGTAAAGACATATAATTACATATACACCCATCACATTTACATATACCACCTATACTTGCATCATAGAATGGACATTCGTTTGAAAAATAAGGCATTTCGTCTATCAAAAATTTCATTATTATTTCTCCTTAAATGACCAACAGTAATCAAAGAATCTATTAAAATTCAACATTACCTGATCATGTATATCAATCTTAACTTCAGCTTCTTCTTTATTTCTACCAACCCAAGGTGATATAACTATTTCATATTCACATTTTGACCAAAACCAATACATGAGTTCTTTTCTTAGCTTTTCCTTGAATTCTATCTTATCAATTTTACTATGAATTAATTTCTGAATCTCTTCATTAAACCTATAATGTCTAAATATGTTGTATGTAATAATTTCATTTCTGTTGAAGTCATGAAAATATACATTCCATTCCATGTATTCACCTACTTCCTTAATAACTTCTTAGTATTATCCACTTTAACCAATTGGGTATACTGGAATTCATTATCAAATTGAAAATCATTTTACTCATACATAAGCTGATAAATATGCCTAAAATAAGCAAGATGATAATAATTATCAGTAATAATTTCTTATTCATTTTTACACCTCTTCCACATAGATAACTATATGAGGAATAATTTCACCACCAACTTTAGGGAATACGACATTAAAACTATTTATGTAGTAATCTTCTCCATCTGTATCAACAATATCTTCCGTATTGATTGTTATTGGTATGTCATTTTCTTTCATATAATTAAGTGTTTTTATTAATTCACTTATATTATCTATGTCAGCATATCCTTTAAGTTTATACCCTTCATAATTATCACTGAATGATATTATTCTTATCTGCAAGTAATATACCTCCTGATTATTTATTCTCTTTTTACTTGTGAAACAATGAGCGAATTGCTCTAAGAAATGCATCAAAAATTGTATAGAAATCGTAGCAATGAATAATGGATTCTTGCTACTTTTAATTATCATCTTTACTGCTTCCCAACAGTCTTAAAAACAAATTGATGATATCAAGATATAAAGCAACTGCACTATCTATAGCATTATCTAAAGTTTTTGCATTATTTTGTGCTTCTGCCCAATCATATCCAATATATCCACAGAATAGCAATGCGACAACCCAATCCCACCATTTAGGTACATTACCAAATAAAATCATAATAAATTCAATTACTATAACTGCTGATAAACAAATAAATAGTGTTTTTCCCATTGATAGAAATATTTCTGGTTTAATACTTGATACAATAATAAGCACAATGGTAATCAGAGTAGTCAAAATAAAAGCTTGTACAATAGAAGACATATAATAATCTTTTAAGCAAATACTTAAAACTACACCAACTGGCAATATAACTAAGTTATATCCTATAAAACTCACAATTGGGTTGTCTGAAAACTCACTCATACCAATACCTGCTAATGCAACTACAAAGTAGCCAATTAATACCATTGTTGGATTTAAGTTGCAAAATGTGTCCTGAAAAAATACACACATTATTGTATTCACTAAAAATCCCCAAAGTAAAATAATACCAATGGCAATGTTATACTGTTTGTCTGTTAATTTGTTATACATAAATTATTCTCCTTATCTTCTACATCTCACACTTCCACCAGCATCTATGTCACCTGATACGTTACCACAAGTTACAGAACCACCTGCGTCTATATCTCCTTTGACATCTCCACCGACTTTACAACTGCCACCGCAATCAATACTTCCTGAATTGCCGTGAACTTCTACTGAACCACCACAATCAATTTTGTTTACATTTCCTTCGATGGTGACTTTAATATCACCACTATTGCATTCCTGAACTATATTGCCATCTACAATAACCTTTCCATTGTTGATGACAACATTAGTTCCTGAACATGTGATTGTTTTACCATTAATAGTTATTCTGTTCATTTTTACCTCCTTAATTTTCACAAGAAACTGTCGATTACTCTGCAATTTCATATTTTAATTTTGATATGTCGTATCCCATTTTTTCTAATTCATCAACCCACTTCTGTTTTATTGGGCATGTAGCAGTAAAGTTTTTAAACTGTGTTATACAATGATAAACAAGATCTCCAATTTGTTGTTTACCGTATCGAAATTCTTTTAACCCCTTTTCATACTCTGAATTTGTAACATATTCTGTTCTAAATGGAGACTGTGGCTTATCCTCTTCTCCAAGGACAACACCAATCGCAATATCTTCGCCATTTACATTTATGTATACATCGCTAATTTTATATTTCATGTATTTTACCTCCTTAACAAATGCTTTATTATTTTAATAATTTGATTTATTAATAAAACCCTTTTTCTGAGCACATGATAAACAATAGTTATATCTTCCATATATAGTACATCCACATTTTCTACATTTGTGAGGTCTTTCTATTGCTTTCCCAAATGGTTGCCCAAGTTCAAAATAACATCTCTTACAATATGTATAATGGTCTTGGCAATATTCACCACATCTCTGACAATATGCCATTGTTGTAACCTCCTTACGAAATCCGTCTTTCCTTGGCTTTTTGAGTCTCTAAAACGCCCTATTTATGGGCATTCCAAGACCTCAATTTTCTTAAATATGAAAATACTGTTCATTGTTTCAATGAATACTGCACTTGCTGTACTGATTATTGATACAACGCTACTTGTTCGCAAACACATATTGCTATAATCTGAACCATCAGCATTTTTAAGATAATTTATAATCATTGGTTTTCCAAGTTTAACTTTATCCAAATCTAGCTCTACAGTTCTTCCAATTCTCATCGGATATCTGCCATCGGTTCTGTCTTGACCTCTTTCACCCTTTGTTCCTGAATGAGTTATTTTTGTTATTTTATATTCCATGTAATTCCTTCCCACTGCATTATTCTCTTAAAATACTAACTTTGGATGAGCTGTATCATACAAACACTGCTGTAAGTGAGTCTGTTTCTTACTTACGCCCTCTTTACTGATAGCCATTCTCAAAGCACCAGTTTGAGCAACCAAATCACATTTTTTCTTTGCTCTTGTAATTCCTGTATATAATAATTCTCTTGTTAAAAGGGAATATGATGAAAAATCAATGCCGAAAATAACATGATCGAACTGAGAACCTTGAGACTTGTGGACTGTAATCGCATAACCAAGTTCAATACTATTAACTTGTGTACCTTCTACGTATACCTCTCCAATACCCATAAATGAAATAAGCACTGCTTTATCTTCTGGAAATACCTTTTTAATAATACCAAGATTACCATTAAAGATAGGTGGATTGGTTTTGTATGTATTCTGTGTATTGATAACTTTGTCTCCTTCTCGAAGAATTGTTACTTTGCCCTGTGATACAACCTCAATCTGTTCTTTATTGTCGTCTTCTGGATTATATAAATCTTGAATCGTATTATTGATGTTATAAGTGCAAGCATCACCTTGTTTTTTAACGGGAACAAGTATCTGAGTTTCCATAACATTGAAGTTCTCTGTGTTCATTGCTTCTGAAAATCTCTGCATTATTTTATAGAAAGTATTACTCTTATCTGAATAACAATCTAATGATAAATCCTGCAATTCTCCTCTTGTCTCTGTGCCAACCCAGTCTTTTTCTACAATCTGTATTCCTTTACGAATACGCCTTGCTTCTGTAACAATGGCTGATGCTGCTGCTTGTCTATGTACTTGACTAAGATATACCGTAGGAATCTCAGGAGAATTGATCATATCAAACGCAATGTTGCCACACCCAATTGACTCTAACTGTCCCATATCTCCAAGACAGATAAGCTTTGCACCTGAAGGGATTGCTCTTAAAAGATAATAGAAAAGATAGGCATCAACCATTGAAATCTCATCTACGATTACAATGTCAACATCCAATGGATTTTCATCATGATATGTAAAACCATTCTTGCCCCCATCATCAGTACAAGGATATTTAAGCAATCTATGAATTGTATATCCTTCTTCTCCTGTGATTTCAGCCATTCGAGAACTTGCACGACCAGATAAAGCACACTGTACATATACATAATCTTTTAACGCTTCAAGAAAAGCAGACACGGATGAACTCTTACCTGTTCCAGCTTCACCATGAATAACAACTACATTGTTTTCAAGTGCTTCTTTTACACCCATTCGCTGTTCTTCTGTAAACTGCCAACCATTCTTATGCTCGACATGCTTGATTGTATCTTCCCAATCGCCATATGTAATCTCTGATTTTGCATCTCTTAATCGGATTAATTCTTTGGCAATTTTATCTTCAATATTGTAGAATTTTCTAAGACCAATCTGTGTCTTATCTTCATTCCACCACAGCTCATCACCCATATCATGAATTGCTTCTGTAATATTCATATCAGGAACATCTTCACCAAGTTCATCAATAATTGCCCCCATTAACTCATCAGGTGTAATCCATGAACAACCATTCTGACCAGAATCTTCAAGGTATTTGTAAATAAAAGCACTAATACGTTGAGAACAAAATTCTTCCATTCCACTATCAAGTGCTATTTTATCTGCCGTTTTCCAACCGATTCCTTTTACTTCGTTACATAAGATATATGGATTATTTTTAACCTTTTCAACAACTAAATCAGGTGAATTATATCGTTCCATTAGTCTATTCACCATATTGTTTGTAAGGTTATACTGTTCCAACTCTGAGAAGATTTTTGCTAAATGGATATTTCTATTAAATCTTTCAATCCATCGTGCAGCCGTGTCTAGTCCACAACCTCTGACCTTTACCAAATCTTCTGCTTTGTTATTCTTCAAAGAATCAAATGGATCATCCAATGCATCATACATATTTTCAATCTGAAGTGGCGTGAACAAAGTGGACAAAAATTTCTTCTGTCCAACTTTGTCATTCTCATTAAAGGTAATGGCACTATAGATTGATATGATATTGTATTGTCCTCCCCATTTAGGATCTTCTACATAATCTGCCACTAATACATACGGATTACCTTCAACCAACTGTGGCATTGTACCTTTGATTATGATTTGATTGAATTTATCGGTCTTAGGTTTGCCCTCTTTGACCTTATCTACTGAGACAACAGCAATTCCAAATTCATTTTTATAAAATCGTATTGTCTCTACACTACATATAATTTTTATTCTATTTTCTGATGTCATTAATCCTCACTTTCCTTTTAATCAACTTTTGTTCTTTCAGATTGAAGTAACAATGTACCATCTAAATGTATCTCTTGAACTTTATTTACCGTGTGCTGGTAAATTGTGTCTTTATAAATCATTGGTCTGAAACTATCATCCCTTCTGATTCCTGCCACAACAATCTTTGAACCTCTACTTAACCAGCTTCTTTCAAGTACAGTCTTCTTATCACTATTCGGATCAAGCTTTGCTGAAATTTGTTTATTATAAAATGCATAGTGACCTTTATTAAACTTCACATGTACTGCACCATACTTTGTAAGAAGTGTAACCATACAATGCAAATTATCAGCATTGATAACTGTTCCTGCTATTCTTGAAATCTTAAATTTAGGCATTTTCTTTGGTGAACCATCAATATAGCGAGTGTAATAATCGTAAGGTTCTGGTTCTTCTGGTAAATCGAAGAAATTAACTATGCCATATAGTTCTTCATTAATATTCTCCAATTCATGCTCACCATCATAGTAACTTAATGCTTGCATAGACCAAGAAGGTAATGTACCATCAGCATATTGATTCCAAACAGTTTTAAATAAAGCTTCATTATAGAGATTCAATGTATCAGTATTGTCAAACCAATCCTTTAATGGCTGAATATATTTATCAACCTCTTTAGTAAACAATTTTTCTGATACGATATAATATTCTCCTTTTATTTTAACTACTGAGTCTTCTGTGAAATGTTCCTTGAAGAAAGGCTGAGAATTGTTGTCGAGAATATAATAACCATCATGATATCCTCTTTTTGGTACTTTCTTTCCTTCATCTATATGCTTTTCATACAATCCTTCATCATCTAAAACATATTTTTTGAAATTAACCATACGTTTTGCTAAATCTAATGATTCAGGAATAATACCCAATTCTGTCATTTTTGCGAACTGTTGCATTGTAATTTTGTCACTTGGAGTAAAAGCATAGTTTTTTAAATACCAACGCATTGTTTCTTTTCTATCTGATGAGTGCAATTCTGTAAAGCAACCAGCTTTAATTAATTGAATCATTTTTGACTTGGTAATAAGCTTTGTATCAAGCATTTTACGAGCGAAATCTTCCATAGAATTAAATGGTCTGTTCTGAATAATTGCTTGTACAATATCATCGCCTATACCATTGATACCCTTTAATCCAAAAATGATACGATTGTTCTCAACATCTGCTTTAAAACCAAAGTCTGCTGAGTTGATAAGTGGAAGTTCTACTTTAACATTCTCTTTTTGAACAGCCGCTATTGCTATAGCCATCTTTCCATAATTGGTAGAATCACCTGCATTTTCATCTACTGCACCAGAATCTACAATTAAATTCGCTGTCTGCCAGTAAATCGGGCTGTATTTATAACACAAATTCAGCTCTTGAAGACCTATAATCGAGTAGGCTAGTGTATGACTTTTATTGAATCCATACCCTCGCTGGGTACAAATAAGCACATTCCACACATAGTTCGTTAAATTCTTTGATAAATTCTTCTCTTTCGCATTAACAAAGAACTCTTCTTGTAATTGCAAGAACTCTTTTGGTTTCTTCTTTGCAACCGCTTTTCTTAACCTATCACCCCAAGCTAGTGAGAAACCACCAATCTTCGGATGCATTGTTAAAAGTACCAAATACTCCTGGGCTTCACAGATACCAAATGATACTCCAATAATATCTTTCAGAATATCTTGTTCTTCTTGTGTCAGACCATATTCAGTCATTTCATCGTACCAATACTGGATATTTTCTCTAAAACGAGCATATTTCTGTAATGGTGTTTCAGCACCTTTTTCCTGTGCCATAAGTCGCAATACTGAGTTAATGGTTGCTAATTCATCGACAGAAGCAGGTTTTGCTAATGCAACCGCCTGTACACCACTCTCTTTCTCCATCTGAAAGAATGACATTACTTTGTGATTCCAAAGCATTTCCCACATATCTTTAGCATTACGTTCCAAAGTATATACGCCAATATATTTTTCATAAGTAGCTTTCAATGAACCTTGCCACTCTATTACATTATTCTCCAAAAGCAGTTCCAACTCTGCTTGCATTTTATCCAAAGCATCAATACAAAGCAGATCGACCTTAATAAGAGAACAATCTTCACACATATGTAAATCAAACTGAGTAATAACATCACCTGAATTTGTTTTCATAAGTGCTGTTGTATCTGTAAATGGTCTATCAACTAAGATAATTCCACCTGCATGTGAACTTACACCATTGACAAGTCCTTCTATCTTCTGTGCAGCTTCCCATAATTCAGGATATTTATTCATTTCTGTAACAAATTCTTGTACAGGTGGATTATCATCATCACCATAATACATTTGTGATAAAGTTCTTAATTGACCTCTATCGGCTACAATCAATGAACTAATATACTGAGCTATATCATTATCAATCTTCAAACCACGAGCTGCTGTTAAAATAGCACTTCTACTCTTTTCAGTTGATAGTGTCATAACCTTGCTAACTCTATCTTCTCCATATGTATCTTTCATAGCCTGAATAACTGCTTCACGCTTTGAACCACATATATCAATATCAATATCCAAAACAGAAGCACGTTCTGGATTCAAGAATCTCCAAGGATACGTCTTTGTTTTTTCTCTTAACGGATTAATCTGTGTGATACCAAGAATATTTAATAGACAGAAACCTACACCAGAACCTCGACCAGCCCCTACTAATGTACCTGCACTCCAAGCAATTTGTACATCAATAGCAATCTGAAGAAGATATTTAGACCAACGAACCTTCATTTTTTCGGATGAATCCTTTATATAATGAAGACATTCGTTTATTTTTTCATAAGCTTCATCTGTTTGATAATAAGGATCTGTGTCAATATAAGCAACAATATCTCTTACTAAATGCCTATCACAATCGTATTCAGAATGATAAAACCCACTTAATAAAGGGATTTGATTCTTAAACTTTTCATATAACTCTTTGTTTGGCTCAGAAGTATTTAATGGAATGTACGGAATATCGAGATCTTTTGTGAGTTTGTAATACTCTGCTTTTCCATATATAAGCATTGTATTGTCTAATCCCTTTTGAACTACATCGTGACCATAGTATTCGTCCATATACTCATGAATTTCATCTTCACTCATAATATAAGTAGTAGAATAAAAATCATCCACCTCTCTGTCGCCCTCTTGAGATTCCAAAAAGATTTTATGTATCTGTCTATCTTCTTTTTTAAGATAATGAGCATCCGTTGTAATGATATATGGTGTACCTGTCTCTTCTGATAACTGAATTAACTTATGATTGACATAGATTTGCTCCATCATATGAGAAGGTTGCAACTCTAAAAAGAAGTATCCATCACCAAATATCTCATTCATATATGCAATCCAATCTTTACAAGATTGCCATATTTTTTCATATTCCTTTGGATTTGCTCTTTCTAAATCCTGAAATTGTAAAAGTCTATGTGGTAAAGCTCCTCCAAGACAAGCCGAGCTTCCGATAATATCTCCTTTATAGTTTGCCATCATTTCTTCAAGATCACTATAATAGGTAGGAACTCGCATCATGACATGCATAAAAGAGTTCTTAGTCCAAGCTTTTGTGCTTAATTCTCTAATGCCTTGATGCCCATGAGCATTTAATGCTACTAAAATAAAATGAGGATATCTATTATTAAATTTATTCTCGGCAGTTACATCTTCTGTACACAAATATATCTCATTACCAAGAACAACTTTAAAATTCTCCCATCCTTCTAAATCCTTGTGACTATCATAGTATTTAAGTGCATCTAAAGAGGAAGTGATAGACTCATGTTCCGTAAAGCAAATGCCAGCATGACCTAATGAGTGAGCATACTCAATCATTTCAGGCACTTTATTTATAGAATCTCGAAGTCTTAAATTACTTCCCTCTGCACTATGGTTATGTACTCCAAAAAAACTCACTCAAATCCTCCTCTTATAACTGTTTTAATAAACTTCTGACTGGTTCTCTTCCATAATTCTCTTTCAACCAATCAATGTATCCTTTATCCTTTTGTGCTACTTCCACAAGATGTTCATCCTTATACTTACCAAAATTCAACACATAAGTATCTAAAGGTGGTAACTCAGGTTTCTTCCACTCATCAAACTCAATGTCTAACGGCTTTCGTGAAGCAAGATAATCAGCCAAATGAACAATCTCCTGATATTTATTTGATGGTTTTGGAAGCACAATTCCAGCATCTTTTGGTTTGTTTGAGGTTGTCCATTGCCCCATATGAGATTCAATCGCATTGGCAATCAGTTCAATTTCTTTATCTGAAATAACTGCATCTTCTTTGTGCTTTCTAACCGCTTCTGCCATTAACAACGGATGATCAAATACTGTAAACACTTCCTTTACATCATCACTTGCACCTGATTTTCTGCCATCATGCACTAAACCAGCACATCTTAATAAATCTCTTTCTCTGTCAGTGAATTTGTTCTGATACTGCTCAAGACTGAAAAACCAATTAAGGAATCGTACAACTGCAATACTGTGTCTCATCAATCCACCATCGCCTAATGCATATGCAGGATGGTACTTACCTGTAGACGAGGCAGGCACTTCCCACCAATACAAAGGAAGTTCTGACACCAAGAGTTTACAGAAATCTTTAATATCTTCATTTTCAAACGAGTCATAAATAGGCTCAATCATTTTCAACTTTTCTTCTGTCATTAAAATACCAACTTTCTTCTCTTCTCTGTACTATTATTCTCCAAAGCATTCCACTTTTTATTGACTTCAAATGTCTTTTGAGTTGGTGTCCACTTTGAATAATATTCACATTCATTTTTATAAATAGTTGCTTCTGGATTTGTTGTGCAGAAATTGCACCAATGACATAATGGCGTGGGCTTCGGAATAAACAGATTTTTATTCTCACTTGCTTCAATATCACCAAACACTTTATCAAGTGCTTTAATTAAACGCTTTTCCCATCCTTTTGTAAGAGCATATTGTTCATCGTCTATAAGGATGAATCTATACTGCGATTCAATAGGCAATTCACCAAATTCATTTAAAATTGCCAAGGCATAAATTCCAAACTGTAATGAAGTTGCCAATTTACTCTGATCATATATTTTCTTGGAAGTCTTATAATCAACCGTTCTATACTGACCATCCTTTACATCAATTCGGTCAATAAAACCTTTTAGAATAACTTTGTTGTCCCATACAAATTCAAAAAGTTTTTCAAAATATGTAGGCTGCCAAGTAGTATCTTCCATTTCTTCGTGTAACACTTTATCAAATAGTTTTATTTTTTCTTCATATGAAGCACCACTCGCATTATCAGCTTCATGCCATACTTCAAAATATTTTCTTCTTAGCTGTGCTACACCTAATAATTCTTCTTTTGTTTTTTCGTCTGTTTCGGTCACGCCATTCTGTAGAATATTATTTAACTTGTCATAATCTACTGCTTGACCAGAAGCAATCATCCTGCCCTTCTGTTCCAAAACATAATGACACAGACTACCCAACTCAAGTGCAATTGAAGTATCCTGTGAATACTTCTTATCTATATATTTAAACTTATACTGAAGAGGACAATTTTTAAAAACTTCGATTTTACTATATGAAAATATAGGTAAACCTTTGTCCTTATCAGTTACAGGTCTTATTTTATCTTTTAATTCTTGCAATTACTTCTCCTTCTTTGATTCTTTCAACACTCTATTAACTTCATCCATTGTGATAACAATCTTCTCATCTAATAATTCCAACAATGTTTCTTTCCCCATATCTGTAGGACTGGCTTTATAAGGCAATCTATTCTCACTGTCTAACAACAAACAAACTTTGCAATATGGCACTAATCCTGCTACTTTTTTTACAAGTTTGTTGTAATAAATCTCTGCCTCAAAAGAATGTGCATCCTGGTATTCTCTATCAAAAGCCACAATCACTTCTTCACATTTGAGATATTGCAACAATAATTTTTGCTGAGTGATAGTGATATTACTTCCACATGTTGCTACTGCAAATGAATCTTCTCTAAAGTATGAATAATTTTGCATACAACCTTTTTCTGACTCAAGTAGCATTGCTTTTCGTATTGATTTAATTTTGTTTTGGGTAACATTGATTCCATATAGATTTGAACCTAATTGATGACTAAGAAACTTCCCACTTATTTGAAGCGGAACATACTTTCCTACTCTTTCGATATCAGATTCATCGAGATAACGACCTCTAATTCCAACCAACCGATTGTCTTTGTCTCGATGTGGAATTACGATTTGGTTGGTCAGTCCATAATAACCAATCTCATATCTGCTCAACGCTTCACGAGAAATGTTGTCATTTAACCAATCTTCATGAGGTGCATAATAGAATGTGTCTAAGATATTTTCACTAATTTCAGATAATATAGGTACTTCACGTCTATTCTTTTTTACTGACTTCAAACGATTAATCCATTCAAAATCATTGATACGATTTTTTTCTTTCTCAATCTCATCAGCACTTGTAACAGCCAACTTTCCTGTAAGTTGCCCAATAAAATGTAACGCTTTATACCATGTAACTGTCTTTCCTTTAACTCTATTGGCTCTAATTACTAATTCAACAACATTAAAACTGTCTGAACATTTAGAATAACAATGAAAAGTTCTTCCTTTGTATCCTTTATCTTCATTCGGTTCGTGATAATAATATAACTTCCATGAATCTGATCCGTGACATACTGACTGGAATATTAAATCACCATTACTATCTGTTTTCGGATAACCAGAGCCAAAATAAGTAACAATTTTTATTATATCTTCCTTAGTAAGTGAGTTAAGAATTGCATCCTTATCTAAATACATACCCTCACCTCACTTACCAGTTTCCCCAACTCTTCTTATCGGTTGGTTCTTCTTCCTGTTCTTCATCAATCGGATTATCAGGTACTTGAGATAACAATACGGAATGTTCCTTAATCTTCTCCTCTACCTGCTCAATCTTTGTAAAGTCCATATCAATTAACTCGAAATCATAATTCGTTACAAACAAACATTGTTCCGTCATAGTACCTAAATCAATTTTTGTCCAAATAATGATTCGTGTTAATCTTCCTCGTCTGACTTTGTATACCCAATGACACATATTAGGTACAGGCATATTAACCATTTTGTGCAACACTGATTCAATTTTCTTTTTTTCAGCTTTAGTGGGAGCCATTGAGATAACACCCATATCCAGTTTATTCGCTAATGCCTTTGAACCAGCTAACAAGTTCTGATCCTTATACTGTGCATTTTGTGCTTCACCATTTAACTGAGAAGCCGTGTAAATAAACACATCTAACTGTTGAGCGATTGTCTTTAATTCGGTTGCAAATACCAATAATAACTGATGCTCTTTCAATCCCATTCCAGATTTACTATTTACTTCTGCCATTAAACGTAATGAGGTATGAATATAGTCAAAGAAAAAATATCTAACAGAAAACTCTCTATTATATTTCTTTATTTGATTCTTAATATCTTCAATGGAAAAATCAGGAATGTGTACGATATATAATGGACTAGATTCGATATAAGAAATGGCTTGTTGAACTCTTTCTAATTCTCCTTGCTCATATGTACCATATAGAATATGTTCCTCATTTACTTTACTAACGGCTGCAATTAATAATGTCTGTATTTCATCTACTGGCATCTCAGTTGAGAAAATAGTAGTCGGCTCACAATTTCCTGTATACACATACTGCTTTGATACAACATCATAAAAATACGGAACTGCAATTTTACAAGCATCACCAGCAGCCATACGAGTTTTACCGCCACCTTGAGGGCACGATCTCATAAATAAACATCCTAATCTCGCACCTCTTGATACAGTGTTCAATCCCTCGTTATTCAAAGCTAAACCAACATCAGGAACTTCCATCAATTCATTTACCAAATCTGTCATGCCGTCACCAGCTTGAACATCTGTACTTAGTGTATTGGTACAATATTTCATATTGGGATTAATAACAAATGTTGCTTCAACCATTTCAATAATGTCTTGCTCAGTATAATTGTCAAACTTAATTTGTTCAGCTTCCATCTTTGAGGTATCTGCAATGGTACTGTCAAAAATAAATCTTGTATCAAGACCTTTTTGCTCATAATATCTAAGCAATGCGTATTTTCTTAATCTGTGATAATAATAATCATAGTTCTCAATGGTAGCCATATCTCTTGCATTTGAAAGATATTCTATACCTTGATTCTCCTGAAAAATTGAATACTGTTCTTTGTAATTGCTTAGATATGAATCTATACTAAACTCATCAATTGTGGTACAACCTTGCATATGTAGATTGTAAATTGCAACAAATAGCAATTCATAGAAGTTCTCTGTATTAAAATCAGTTCTATCTAATGGTCTATCAATATCATCTATTAAGGAAGAATCTTGTATTAAACAACCAATCGTATTCAAATATGCTCTTTTATCTACAAGTCCTTCATGTGCCATTATTTCACCTCTTTCCCAATTGACTGAATATCAATCTGTTTTATTTTTCTCCTTTTAGGTTGAACGATAATGGTCTTTTCTTTGTACATATTTGAAATATCCATACTTTCATTATGTTCTTCCAATTTATCAACCGACTCATAATACTGCATTGCTTCTGTGTGATAATATGGAACAATTCCAATTACATCACCAGTTAAATCCTTTTCAATGATTTCATGCAGATAAACCAGAGTCTTATACATGCTTTCATATGTAAATCCATAACGCTTGATATAATCTTCTGTTAAGGCATATACTTTTGTACTTAATTCTTCTCCTTCGATGAGACTTCTTAAATACTTATAATATTGTTGCTTTTTTGTATATTCCTCTTCGGATAATGCTTCTTTTAATTCGGCTTGAGGTCTAGCCTTTCTACCAACTTTTTTCTTTGTAGCAACCTTATCTATCTGTTCAGTTTTGTCTTTCTGCAATGTCTTGATTGCAATATTAAAACATTTTTTATGAGCATAGCGTCCCTTGTATGGAACGCCATCCTCATCTACAATTGGCTCATTGCATATTACGCATTTTCTTCGAGCTGCCATGTATCAACCTCTTATAAGTTATTCTCCTCAATGAAACTCTCAATATCATAAATGATTGCTTCAATAAGCTGTTCCTGACCTTTCTTCAGATCACTAGCCTTCTTGCCTTCGCCTAACTGATTTGCAACGATTGTCTGTAAATCCTCAAGATATCCATTATCAGCAAGCTTTTCTCCAAGTTTCTGTAGCTCGTCCATGAGGTCATCATATGATTTAACATCAACTGTTCTCTGTGCTTTCTGCTCCTCATATGTAACTGCTGTGATTCCTTCTTCTCTCTCCTGAATCTCAATAGCCTTAATAATTACATCTTCAAGAGCTTCAGCAGTGAACTCCTCAATATAAGTAGTAGGAAGATAATCAAAACGAGAACGAGCAAAAAACTCATCTGTCTGTGCTAAGAAACCAGAAGACTTAACAACCTTACCGTCTTTATCAACACCGTTAGAACGAACATAAACACATAAGTCTGTATTATTGATGATAGGTGCTAACGCTCTCTTATCAGCCTTTGGTGAAATGTATCCATCCTTCTCCTGTGCATGTGCAATAAAGTAACAGCAATATCCAGCACCAAGTAATTTGTTAATCTGCTTCCAGAACTCAGTCTCATACTCTTTCCAAAGTCCATATCCACCGTTTCCTTCTCCGATTGAAGGAGCTTTATACTTCTGGCAAATAAATTCCTGACAGTAATTTGCAGCCGCTTCAATCTCATCAAAGATAATTGTTGAATACATTTCTCTTGCCTTCTCTACTGTTGCAGGATCTGTAAGCTGCTTGTTAATCTTAATAAAGTCAGACCACTTCGTAATAGGACAATATGGAACACCAGGAATGGCATTAAGACCTGCCTCGAATGGAAGATAGAATGGCTTCTTCATACGAGTTGCCTGTTTAGTCTTTCCTAAGTTATTTCCACCATAGACAAGAATAACCTTACCCTCTAAACCTTTTGCTACTGTGCTGACCTGTGGATTAAAAATATCTAATTCGTTCATGTAATTCTCCTTTATTTTTAAAAATATTTTCTTAATAAAAATGGTACATGTTTCAAACTATTTCATTCGTACCTACAACAAAGTTAGATTAGAAACCTAAACTTCTACCGTGTGCTGCGCCACTTGGCTTTGCAGTAGATGCCTTTGCACCACTCTGAGCTTTAGCTTTTGCTTCTTCAAGACGATTTGCTCTTTCCTGAATTGCAGCTTTAATTGTATCAGCAACATATGGAACTTCTGGTGTGATACCCTCTTCATAAGGCTCAGAAGCACCAGTAATAATAAGATCGCTCTTGTAATCTACTTTTACCTTTCTTCTTGGCTTACCAATCTTAACTGGAATCTCTGTAACAGTCTCAATTCTGTTATTAATAATGTCTCCATAGAACTCTACTGTCTGTCCTACTTCAAAACCAGAATCAACCGCCTGTGCTACTTCACCCTCTGCTACAAGATCAATTGGCTCAATTCCGTTATATGTAGGCATCCAGCCACTCACCGCAAGTCTTCCTGTTTCTACTCCCTCGTTATCAAGTTCAGGACTAATATCCGAAATAAATACCTCTACTGCGAACTCTGCATGTGGCTCAAACTCTTCATCAGCCTTTAATCTATTAAAGAAATTGCTCTTGTAAGATACAATCCTCTCACCGTTCTTGCCTGTAAATGGGCTAATATCACCAGTGACTCTAACCTTTGTAGCCTCTTCCTCACCAACTTCTGCAATAGATTTGTACTCATTCATTACTGTCTGAATACCTGCATAAGTCTTATTGTCAGTACCAGTCTTAGTCTTCTCATTTACATTGACGTTGTACTTAACGAAATTAACATCAGAAGTCTTAACTGTAATATGACCTGTTACCTTATTCTTTCCATCCTCTGTTATAATCTTCAGATCCTTCTCACTAACCACACCTACTGCTGTTGCCTTTGCATTTGCCTGTCTTAAATTTGTTTCCTTTGTTGTTGTCTCTGCCATTTAAAAATGTCCTCCTTAAAATTAAAAAATTTATGTAAATATTGTTAATAAAACAATCTATCTAAACGCCCAAATGGACGGAACACAGAAAATAAATTTATGTAAAATCTATCTTCAACAGTGATTTTTGAGCGTAAAAACCCAAGGGTATGCTGTTCTTCCACCCATACAAATGCTTTCCGCATTTATTTATTCTCTTATTTGTCACGGATTATATATATTATTCGTGACATTTTGTTTTGGAATTTTTGAACTGAATCGTTCAAGACTGATTACTAAGCAGTAATCTTTACTTTGATAAGTCTATATGTCTGATCAGTGTTTGGATATTTTTCTCTATCCACTTTACTGATAAACATTTCATATGGTCTAATCCATACCCTTTTATCTTTTAAACTCTGATATACAACCATCTTTTCTTCTGTTTCTGTATTAGTTCCAATGGCAACAATCTTATAGAAACCACCTTTGAAATGTTGTACTGTGTCTCCTGGTTGAAAATCTCTATCATATATGAATAAATCATCTACACCATTTGATTGCATATGTCCTAATATCTCAACATTCATTGTGATAAATTCACCATGTTTTAAAAGTTCGTCCTTTTCAATCAGTGCCATCTTATCAACTAAGTAACCATCCTCTTTTTCTTCACAAATAACTATCTGACCTGACTTCCAATTATTTGCAAAGTCTTCACTGAATTTAAATTGTGACACATTTTCACCTCCTCAAAATTGCCAATGAAACAGTGATTTACAATCAACTTAATTCATCATGTAATTTCCCACATTTCTTGCATCTGAAAATGTGTTTTACTGTACTATGTTCGTCAATAATTTCATGAGCTATTTCAACATAATCATGTGACTCACATGGACAGATAAGATTCTCTAAATAAGATATTCTCTGTCTATATTTCAGTTTTTCGACTTCATATTTTGTTCTGTTAATCCACATAAGATTCTCCTATATGTTTATTCTCTATTTGATTTTCATTTTTATTGGAAATTGTGATTCGAATGAATCATAGATTATAGAACAATTCTATATGCAAGTTTCTTTGTAACAATACCTGATTGATGTAAAACTATACAAGATAGATGAATGTCATCATATATCAAGTCTGTCATTGTGCAATTCTGTAAGATACTGTAACCACGCATAGCCTTTGACTTAAAATAAACAGCTTCACCATTGTATTTCTCAAATGCTTTGCAATATGTATCCCAATCTTCAACTTCAACAATTCGTGACTGATGATCTCTTATTGTGTCATCTTTGTCAATACTCAAATTTGTCTCAATTACTTGAATCACATTCTCACCTCTCTAACTATATATTCTCTGTTTTATTTCAATTCTGTTTTTTTTCTTATCCATTACATCTTTCATAAAATATGGCTTAGTAACAATATCAAAAATTATGTAGTAGAGATGGTTACAGAAAGCAAAGAACTTAATATTTTTACAATCCAAATCATCACCACCAAGATCTTCTGCTATATTTTCAATAATAAAAGTGACAATAGCATTTCTATTGATAGGAACATTGTGATGAATATGAGATTTTACTAAATAGACCAATTTATCTTCCACCTCTTCAAGTTCAAATTTGTATACATTTTTATATAATTCATTATCTTCGTCTTTTGATTCACCAAAAACTGCCTCAAACATAAAATTCTGAAAATCTTCCTGACGAAATGCTTCTCTAATTTTATTCTCTGTCTCTTTTTCAAATCTCATATTCTTTACCTCCACAACCAAGAAATGTCAGATTCATGTATTCTTATTTTACCAATTGCCATTAATACCAACATGACTAGGAAGTACAGTTGTAATTATTGAGCAATTTCCTGCAATATCGTTATTTATCATATGATATAACTTCAAATAATCATTTACAGATAATTTCTTAATCTTGGCATACAAACTATCCATATTATTCCATGTTTCGTCATGCTGCTTAACCGTAACTTTCATATCTGAAATCTGTTCCATGAGTTTCTGTCTTTCTTCCTTACGGTTTGCAATCTCTTTATCTTTCTGAACACAAAATTCAGCAAGTTTCTGTTCTTTATAATTATTTAAATACTCATCTACTGGATTAACTTCTTCTACTTCGTCATTCTTAATTTCTTCATTCATATGTATATTCTCCTTTCATTCGCAAGAAATCGAAATTTACTGCGACTTTAATTTATCTAATGCCAACTGAAAAATATCAATCATATGTTGAATTTCATCTCTATTCCATACGATAACCAAATCTTTTTCTTCATAATCTGCCGTACTTGTATCACTTGGCTCTAACCAATCTTTACTAGACAAACGAATTGGAACACCTTTATCTAATGATACATAGCTTGGCATATGAATACATGCATGGAAAAATCCTCTTTCGTCTCCACCGCACATTAGATTGAAGCCACTAATTTCAATATCGTCATAACATTTGTCTTTTAACCTATTCACTCTTTCCGCTGAAAAATCACTCACATTACTGAATATTGTCCCAGCAGGTTCGTATCCTAAATCTCTTGCTTTAATTAATCGCATTTATTTTTCTCCTATTCACTTCGTTTATCTCCAACTGATACTGTAATATGGTTCATTGTACTGAGTACCAGTCTCGACTTTATAACCAAGTTCTTCTAATTTCTTTCGTGTTTCAGGTTTCAAAGAACCATCTTCACTAATTGAAAATTTGCCATCTGCAATCGCATCTCTAATTAATTTAGATAATTCTGCTAATTGTTGCGTAGTGCAGTTATCAATTGCGTTATTTGTCATCTTATTTGCTTCTGATGCAGACGGAATAACATTCTTTGGTAACTGAACTTCTGGCATAGGAATGTTAGAGTCTGTTAAAGGTAAAGATGTAATTGTATCTTTACATACATTCTTTTCATCACATAGAATACACGCATAATGCATTCTACTTTCTTTTGGATATTTACAACTCATTTATTTCACCTCCAAAGGAAATCAAAGTTACTGCGATTTTTTATTCTTCAAATGAAGCAGTTGCACGAATGTTGAGCTTTCTGTTATAAAAATATCCCTCTACTTCTTTTCGGACAATATCATTAACTGCTTTGGTTAAAGCTTTATCGACTCTATCCATAATCATTTGTTCAAAATCAATGCCCTTGATTTTACTTTCAATCGCCTGAATTACTTTATCATCTATATCTTTTAACACCAGTTCTTTAAGTTCCTCTTTATTTAAACCAGCTTCACATAACATTTGTCTTGCTTCTTGTCTTAAAGCAATTTCTTCTATTCTCATTTTTTACCTCCCAAGGAAACCGATAATTCCTACTTATTTATTCTCTGTTCTTAGAGTCCCATTTAACAAAATCTTCTAAATCATATTCACCAGATTCTTCTTCCTTAATCTCAGGAACAAATACGTTATAATTACCTTCGTTGTGATCATGTTCAATAATTTGTTTCAACATTTCATACATGTTTGTAATTCCTAACTGATATGCTCTTTTTTCACTATCAGTCATTCCATCACAAATTTCATCATCCTTGCTTTCTAATAAATCCTTATATTTTTCTAAGCTTTCTACGATTAATAAAAATTCTTCGTTCATATATTTATTCTCCTCTTACATCGACTTTGCAATTGACTTAACCTGGTTATCAAGGTATTTTACAACTAATCTCATCTCTGCCAGTTCCAAGCCACTACTAAGACTAAATTCGTCCTCGTCATAACAAGATGAACCTGCTTTCAAAACACCACTTCTAACCTGGACTCTCTTACCATTATCTCTATACTGATATTTAATGGTCTTTTCATCACCCTTAATATCCATAAAAGTAAGTTCATGTGCCAAACTCCAATCACCCCAAGGCTTCTTTACAGGTATCTCAACTTTCTCAAAATACTTTTCATACTCGTCATATGACATACAACCAAGATGGCAACCACCAAACTTAAAATAGATTACTCCACCTTCTTGAATATCAATTATTTCGCAAATCTCACCGATGTTGTTAAACGCACCCATCTTCTTAATTAATTTAATTCGATCACCTTTAATCATGCTGCTTTATCCTCCTTATTCGCAAATTTTTTGTTAAATGCATCAATAGCTTTCTGATCCTCTGCTGTTACATCATCATTGAATCTTCGTCTAGCTTGTACAATATGATTATTTCTTACTTCAATCGTTACCAAACTCTCATCTGGTTTATTCTTCTTTCTCAAGAAAAGAATGTGGCACTCGCCATCAATAACCTTGTCTATATATGAAGCTACGCAGTTGTTTTGCATAGTTGCCTCATCCTTAATATCCTGTGTAGATTCTGGATAAATGAATATGTAATCACCAAAAGAGCATTCATACTGTTTATTTATTCTCTTCTTGAATAGTTCTTCTGAGAATTCTTTCTTCATTCGATTGTAATTTCTACAAGCAATTCTATGTGTAGTGAGAAAGTTTCGAGGGTATTTATCATACTTTAGACTAAGCTGACGCATCATATTAGCATAGTCATATAATTCTCTAATCAAATAACTCATATCTTCAATGGCTTCAAATGTCTTAATTCTATCTAAATACAGCCATAAATCTTTTGCGTTATATCCAAATTCATCAACAAGTTTGTTTAAAAATGAAAAATAGTCTGGTGCATGGTCAATCCATCTTTCATTTTGTGTATTCCATACAGTATAAATATCATCAGATGTTAAACTAATATACTCCAAGTCATATGCGATATAATGAGCATTCGGATTTTCTTTATAATATTGAACTGTGTTATTAGATAATTTAATGGGATATTTTCGACATAACTTAATAAGAGATTTTGGAATTTCGTTAATAGAATATTTAAAACGATAACCATCTTTAATGATATCATCGAACCCTGCTGAGAAAATTTGTTCAAACCTTGAATATTTTGGAACACGATCAAGAATTGTCCCTATATTGCAAATTGAATACGAATACATTTCTGAATTTCTAACAAATTTAAGAAATTTGGCGTATTTTTTCATCGTCACAACAATCAAATAGATCGTTTAAACTAAATCCTGATAGTTGACTTCGTAAGTCTTTTACTGGCTTACCTTTAATACCGATTGCTTGTTTTGTAGCAAAATCATATTTCACAGTACGACCATCTTCATAATCAAAAATAAGATACTGCTTGTCTTTATATACTCTCGTTTATATCACTCCTATCTGTTAAAATTTCCGAAAGAAACGAATCTTTACTGCGAATTAGCTTATTCGTCATAAATTCTTTTAAAATCATTCAACTCATATAATGTTTTAAATTTAATACATTTTGCTAAAGTAATAATATGTTTGCAATTTGGGCAAGACACATAACATTCATTCGGTTTAGGATTAATGTGCCTTGGATATGCGGCTTCTGAACTCTCAAAAATAAAAGTTGTTCCACAATTATCACAAGTACATCCATATCCGTAATCTTTCTTTTCTGCTTCTTCAATATGATTGTTCATTACTGAAAGAATTTTCATTTATATTTTCACCTCCAATATATTATTCTTCACTCACAATCTCATAAATAAAATCATCGTGATATTTACCATTCTTATCTTTAATTGAATCTTTCAAAATATGTTTCGTTCCATTGTGTCTTTCAATAAAGTTATCGTAACCTCTACAAGCAGGATTGCCACCAACAGCTCTCCATTCAACTCTATGTAATGTTTCAATTAGTTCTTCTAATTTATCGAATATGTCCCTACCAACCAAGATATTCCCTCTGTCAAACGAGAACAATCCAAAGTTATACGCTTTAGATGCATACCAATCAACGGAATATCCTAAATAGCCAATGAGTTTTTCGTTCTTATCAACTATTGCATATTGGAATTGACTCTCGTTTGGACATTCTGCAATTTCAGGATTCCAATTACACATACAACCTGTTTCATATAACATATCTGTTGTATAATAATATTTCTGAAATTCTTTCTTAATCTGTTCTTTGTATAAAATTGCAGGTACTAACACTTAATCACCTCCAAATTCACAAGTGTCACATGTTGAAAAATATTTATCATGGTCTATGCAGCATTGTGGTCTGTTATCGTCTTCATCAGTTTCTTCATTAAATTTAATATAAAATGGAGTACAGTCACAGACCAACATTGATGCGATTGACATTCCGTAAATAATGGCAGATTTACACTCTTGTTTATCCTTGAACATTGAACAATTGACCATCTTGTTAAATTCTTCAGAACCAATGAAATTCAATACTGTTTTCTGTAATTCGGTTGAATCAATTAGCTTTTTATAATCATCCATTTGATACCTCTTTTCTAAATCCAATGATATGTTGCTTTCCTGTGAAGTTACCTCAACTAATTACAATATTTCTCAATACCTTGTGCCATAATATCTCTTAATTCATCTTCCTCATATGTAGAGCCAAACTGCGACCAACTACAACTATATTCTGTATTATTGTGTACTAACGCAAGTTTAAATACACTGCCACCATAATTCTTATATGCATCTAATTTGATAGCTTTAATATGAGGAATTTCTAAATACCAATTATGCTCTTTATATTCAAACTGGATATTAGTAGCTTGACCAAAATTATAATCAATGAATTTAACGTTATTCATATACTCAATATCAAGAAGCTTTTTAATATAATCAATATACCAATCATATGTTTCCTTTTCTTTATATTTCTTTCTCTTATCAAGCTTGTTACCATCTGCATCCTGATTCTTTGATAACATATTTAACCATTCTCTACACGTTTTAATCGTAGAAGGTTGATCAAGCAGTATATACTGAATATTCTCTTTATAAGTGCGAAATGCCTGTTGTTCAATAAGATTATATTCATTCTTCATATCATCTAATGCTTGTTTCTTTGCTGACAATCTTCTTTCTACTTGTGCAAATTTATTTAATGAACCCATTTCATATTCACCATTATAGTTATATGTGTCATTTTTATATACTAAAGACATTAATCGTTCACCTCTTTTATTTTTTCTTAGTTCATAAAAATCATTGATTTTATCCTTACTTTAATATTCTCTCTTTGTTACCAAAGAAACCTGAATTTACTGTTATTTTACTTCCTATTAATCCATTCCTTAAATTCTTTGAAATCTTCCTTTGTAAGCACAATATCAGAATAATAAAAATCTTTATTCCTGATAATCGCCCAAATTTTCTTCAACTTCTCAAAAAACGGTCTTTGCCGAGTATAAAAATTACCATTTGTATATGTTAAGAAAGCATAATCCCCATCTTCATAATCATGAATCTTAAAGTGGATACCTTCATCACATCCACATTTACAGCTTACGATTAACTCGTCATCTTTAAAATTTTTAAATACCGCCATAATAATCTCCTTTACTTACCATTGCAAAGTCCAACCTTGTAGTCATCCTTAACATCAATAGTTACTTCTCTCTGGAAATTTCCTTTCTTATCGTATAGAGACAAATAATATCTGTTGCCACGCTGTTCTAAGACGACATCTTCATTCTCGAATAACTGAATTCGTTTCTGTTTCTGTACCATTCTAATCTTCTCCTTTCCACTCGTCCAACTCATAGGAGTCATTTATCTGGTCATCCAACTTTCTAACCTGTTTTCTCAACTTACTCTCTTCTTTCTTACTGTCTGTTCTCTGACACCTCTTCCATAATTCATCACGCTGCTTAGTTAATTCTTCATATTTATCCGACATATCAATCTCATCTACAACAGAAATTTCAATCTTTTCGCCGCTTTGTTCCCATTCATCTTCATATGATGTAATGACTTCTGTATGTGAAGTGCAGAATCTTGGAATGTATCTTTCGTCACCCCAACAATCATCGCTATGAACCAAATCTTCACCTGTAAATATAATAGCTTTATCATTCTGAATTTCATCACAACAATGTGTAAATAACTTGTACTTGTACGAATGAGTATCATTGAATTTTAATTTGATTAATTCTATTTTCATTTTTTATTCTCCTAATTTCCTGCCGCACCAAGGACAATACACAATATATTCTTTCTGATGAACAAATCCATCATCATACTCATCCCATTCAGATGTTTCTATGTCCAAATAATATTCATTTGTTAATGGATCTACATATACTTGATTGTCAGGTGAGTTATAATCACAACGGTTACACATACACTTACCTCGCTTTATCACATTCATTGAAATCTAAAAGCATCTTATATTTATATTCTCCAAATCTTTCTTTCCAACGCTGCTTTGCTTTATCGGTATCCCAATTAAAAGGCATCATATGGTAATTGATAAGAAAACATATATCTAAGACAACCTTATTAAACTCTTCCATTAAACTCTCTAAAACCAAATAACATCCGACAGATGGGTGGTCATAATAATGAGCTATACCATTTTCATCAATTGTCTGGCAGTATAGTTTGCCATAATCATGAAGAACTGCTCCCATATTGTATTCAGCCTTATATTCTTTTTCTGTAAATAAATCATATGTATTAAAACAATGATTTTCCAAAGTCATAGTATGATGAGGATTCTTCTGGTCAAAATCTTTCATTTTAGCAATCAATTCACCTGTGGTCATTGCATTAACATTATGAAATTTATGAATAATAATTTCATCAAAACCCTCTTCCTTAAACGGAATCTGAAATTTTCTAATCTGCTTATCTAACACAAAGTCAGGTACAGGGTGTTCTCTATGTAAATTGTCTTCTTTACACTGTTCAAACGGTTTTGGGATAATCACGCATACTTTTCTGATATTTAAAACATTTACTTTCATCATAATTGCTCTACGAGATTTCATAGTCAGATTAGTTGCGTCAGCAATCACATTCTTTTTATTCTCCAAATTCTTACGAATTCTATCGTGAAAAATCTTAAACACTTCTTCGTTATGTTCTTGGTCTTCGTAATTACCAGTCAATTCTTCACGAATTGCATCTGATGATACAATTATTGTATTTGGATTCTCATTGGCAATCTGAGTGGCAATGGTTGATTTGCCACTACCACTCAAACCACACATAATATATAATGTAGGTTTATTCATTTAAAGTCTCCTCGAACAACTCTTCAGCTTCTTCCATATCAGGCACATCAGATGTGTCTTTAGCAATTCCCTCAATTACCTTAAATTCAAACACCTTATCCTTATAAGCTGTGAATGTTGCTCTGTTATCAATACGAACAACTACCCCTTCCGCAACATGTGTCTTGCCAATTTCATCTGCTGGCATACCATCAAGATATTTATTTACTCTTTCTTTCAAATCTTCTGGTGTAGTAAAAATAAACTTCTCTAAATCAGGTACATGCTTAACACCCAACTTGTCACACCATACTTCTACAGTCTCCCAAGGCACTTCAACAACTGTTCCATCTGCTGTTGTCATTGTCATTCGATATACATACATCTCATTTTCACCTGGTTCACAGCTATATGAGAATGTCGTAGTGTCGCCAAACTTCTTTGTAAATTCTTTTTCCTTAACTCCCTTATTAGATACTGAACCCATAATTGGTGTTGTTTTATTTACATATCCGACAATTTCATAGAAAATTTCAGCACCTTCAGGAAGCTTGTCTTTTAATAAATCGTGGTACTTCTTTCTAAATCCATTATCAGAATAATATCCATCATTCTTTGTCATATCCTTTAATACAACTCTTCTACTACCAGATACAACAGAAACTTCTCTTGTAACCTTTGGCTGCATATGTAAAAACTTTCTCAGCTTACTATTCTTCTTTGTAACCTTAACAGTCTTCATAGTACGAGCTGATGTTCCGTGGAGCTTACGAGTAATATAAATCGTATCACCTGGCTTAAATGCTGACATATTATATGCAAGCTGTGCAGTATCTTTATGCTCTTCAAAAAATGGATATGATACTGTTTCTTTCCGAAACTTATTTTTCTTATTTGAATTATTTCCATTACCTCTTGAACGATTCTTTCCTCTTGGAATATATTTCTGACAAATCTCATGACCACCAAGAACTGTAATCTGATCGCCATCTTTTAATTTTGAAATATCTGTATACTTAGCAAGTGTTTCAATTGGTAATACAAGTCCTTCTGACTTCTCGCCTCTAAGTCTAATAGCAGTTACATTTCTCTTCTCAGCATCCATATAACCACCAATGTTGTTTCCATTCTCGTCTTTCTTTCTGACAAGATTATTATCTGTTGCGTATTCAAGCGATAACTGACCGTCAGATGGGAAGAAGACTACTTTCTGTCCTTCCTGATAACTCAAATCTACAATTACATTCTGTCCAAATACTTCTACACACTGTAATCTATCAGCATTACTATGTTTTCTTAATCCTTTTAATGTTGTGATATAAGCACAATACATAAGTTCCTCTTACCTTAGTAAGTAGTGCGCACTTTATCCTATAGGAACTTTTCTATTTTTCCTTTCTTTTTTAATCTTCTAATTGGTTACCTTTTGCTTCATTACAAAGCTTACACATTGTTTGATAGTTACTAATATCATCAATACCACCTTTTGAGCGTGGTATAATATGATCTTTTGTCATTAAAATTTCATCACCATTATCATCAACTGCATATAAATTCAGATGATAATTCTTATCCTGTAAATGTCTTTCTTTTGCAAAATATTTTCCTTCAATTCCACAAACTGCACATTTACAGCCTTTAGTGAAAAATGTCTGGTATCTCTGGCTGTTACCTTTTATTAAATCCCCATCGAAATCAACTTTTGCAAGTTGTCTATCCTTCTCAAACAAAACATTTTTAACCTTATCTTTAACTTCTTCTATTGAATAAATTTCTTTCCTAATTAATCCCGATTGATTAAAATCTTTTAATAATACTTTTACTTCGTGCAACTTGTAACATTTTTTAAATAATGGTTTATTGTTTAATGTTACGCTAATCAATTCTGTATCATTGTTAGGTGACATAGGATTTTTATTCTTCCGAAAATTTGTATGTAAAAAATCTTGTACTGTTTTAAATTTTAATGACAAGATTTTGTCTTCAAACTTATATTGAATTTTAAAATTTTTATCTTTTTTTCGCATAAAACATGTCTCCTTATAATTTATTGCCACCTATATATTCTCTCTTTATTGTTCAAAAAACTCGAAGGAAATGCTTCTTTAATTAGACTTTTTATTTTCATTTTTATGTTGTAGATATTCAAGAAACTCTTCAATCATATCTCTATCATCATCAGACATAACCTTTTCTGGTTTCTTAGTCTCAGATAGTCTCTCCATTAATTTTTCAATTTTTGAATTGGTATCATCATTTGATAAATTAACAATTGTTCTAAAAATGATGCATAATTCATCTGTTCCATCTAAATAATTACGCCATATTTTATCTGCTATTTCCTTATCTGTTGCAGATTTTAAATTTTCATAACTCCAAGCCATTCCCTGTGCTATACCTAATTCATAAGCTTTATACATTAGTGTCTCTTTTGAAATATCTTCCCACTTTTTCGCAATATAATTACTTACCTTATATTTACTCATGCTCTTATTCTTCCATCTGATCTACAATACTCTGTAACTTGTCTACATATATCTGAGCTTCTTCTTTGTTCTTTAATTGCTTAATATCAGCAGGTACAAAAGCTAACTTCGATTCACCAAAAGCATCATTATTCGAATAAACTTTCATAAACTGGCACATAGTTTCAGCATCAATCCAATCTAAATCTGGCTGGAAACAAATCACATCACCCTTCTGTGGATGCAGTTTTCCAACCTTAATAAATGTCTGTTTAAATAATTTCTTTTTCTGTCTTTTGTTCATATTGTTATTCTCCTTCGAATATTACTCTTATTGGCTTTATAGCTTCGTCATTTATTGGTATAAGAAGCACTTTGTCATTTTCAATCTGACCTTTGAATGTTTTGGGAACTTCAACAAATGTAACTCTTTTTGACCTATCACTGTCCAGCCACTCTTTAAACTTTTCAAGATTTTCTTTTTCAGAAATTGCAGCACATGGACTTACTTTATCTATCAATTCTAAAATTTTTTGTCTTTCATCTTGTGATAACTCCATACTATTATTCTCTATTCCTTACTACATCAAACTTAATTGGCAACATAGCAGTGAATCTACTCTGCATCCAAGGCTTTTCTTCAGTTACAAATTCTTTTCCAAACTCTTCTGCCAATACAAAATCTCCGACAGCGTAGATGATAGAATATCCAGTTAAGTCCTTTGGTATCTCCTTATTTACATTACAGGTTTTAAGATGAATCATTTTATCTATGCACTCACCCATTAAATCTTGAAAGAATACAAACGTTCCATCACAATTGCAACGTTGCATTGTGAAATATTCAAAATCTGCATCTGGATCATGCTTAATAATCACATTAAAATAAGGTTTGTCACCTTTAAGATAAGGTACATCTGCTAAAATCGTTCCATTTTTGGTGTAATTAACAACCGTAAATAACTCTCGTATATCCTGCTCAATCATGGATTCATATTTATTATTCTCCATGCCATTGCACTGACCTGATGCAATTCGTTCTTTTACAAATTCTAATGATTTACTCATATAATTCACTCTCCTATTCATATACTGGTAAGTCATCAATAATATTTTCAATCATCTTATACATTCTCTTTCCCCATTCTTCCGTAAGAGACTTTTCAACCCAATCACATAACCCCTTTTTATTCTCTTTAAAAATTCTTGGGAATGCTTCGTGATGATCGCAAGCTTTTATTACATAATTATATGGACTTGACCCCGTATAAAGATTCATCATTTCCAACGTGAAGAAATTTATCCATTCATCTGCACCTGAATAACTGCAAATAATTTTTTTCTGTCTATAGATAATTTCTGAAGCTTCTGATGTTAAACGAAATACTCCACAATTTTTATCAAAATACATATATTTATTAATTTCAATAATGTTTACAATATCTTCCATTTTTACCTCCTTAAATGAAACGTGGTTTTCTTACTGGTTTATTCTCCTAACGGTCTTTCGTATGTAACCAACTTCTCAACAATCAAATCCTTGGGAAGTAAATCTCTACAAAAATATGCTGTTGCAAATGGACTACCTTTGACAACAGCATCCATGTGATCCTTATCGTGATAACAAATTCTTGCATCAAAACTAAGGATCTGAATACCATTTTTAAAATACTTATATCTTGTTTTACCTTGAAGGGAATTAAGCGGTAGAAGAACCGCAAATGGTTTGTTGAACGAATAAAGTCTTTCTAAGACCTTATCCTTAATTGAGAATGGTGGATTACTTACTATTAAATCCCAATGTTCAGGCTCATACTCAAAGAAATCCTGACCTTCAGCTAACGAACTTCTTACTACTCTGTAACCTAATTCTGTCAATCTTTTGTTAAAAGATGACCATTCCTCATCGAATGGAAGCCATATAATCTTATCTTTTGGGAGATATTTTACAATGTGATCCACAGCGTAGTAAGGTGTGTATAACGAATCTCCTTCTTTTGTCGTATTCGATGTTAGATATCCTACATTTAATGCCAATATTTGTACCTAAGTGCTGCGCAGCTTACCCATGGTACTCTTATCCTTTCCTATTTGATATTTATGATTATTTGTTCTCCATATTTTGTATTGCTTCTTCTATTGCTTCATTAAATGAACAGCCACCATCGTAATACATAACATGATAATTAATTGTATTATCATCGTTTTTGGTAGCTTCAAAAACATCATAGTCGATACCAAGATTTTTCTTATCAATAACTTTGTAAATTGAGTCATTAACAATAACATAACGCTCGTATAATTCTTCGCACAACATCTCGTGCCAAGAGTCACAATATAAATCTAATTCCTGATATCCATGTTCTGATAAAATTCTTTTACATTGATCTTCTAATGTTTCATCTTTAATTTTTTCTACAAGCTGTATTTTACCTTTATAATGTACTGTTTCACTCATATATTCACCTCCTAGAATGAATCCAAAATTTCAAGTCAAAATTCATTTTCAAAAGCCCTTATTTTTAAGACTTTTAAGACCTTGCTTTTTATTATTCTTTACTAATCTTGATACTCGACATGATAATCTGTCATTTCAATCTCATCTCCACAAGGTAATTCAGGAATAACATCTTCTCCATATTCCCATCTAATAGCAAGACTTCTATTACAATCACAACCAAAATTACCTTCTGTGAAATAAAAAATTGCACTATCTTCTGGATATTCATATCCTAAGTCATAATGAATGACAAATGTTTTGTCCCTATATTTAAGAGTGGCAACGAAAATTGTCCTCTTATGAGTCATAATTCCGTGTTTACAATCAGTTGCCAGTCCTTGTTTCTCATATTTATCCTGCCTGATTAACTGAATAAACTTGTTCTTTTCTTCTTCAGTATTAAAATAGTAATAACCCTCTTTTATACCTAAATCTTTCTCGATGGATGGATTGGCATCGTGATTCCATGCACCACCCCAAATATGAACCATCCATTCTTCTTTCTTCCTCATATAATTATTCTCCTTCTTTAACCAATCTAACAACAGCATCTTTCATTCTTACTATTCCATTTAATCTATGAAATTCGTCCCATATATCAATTTGTCCATTATATTCAGGCTTATATTTTAATGGCTGCACTGTTGCCAATTTATCCAGTTCGTTTTTTGCTTGATCCAAAATTTGTCTCACAAATCCTTCTCTAATACCTCTTAATTCTTCAATAGAACATTCATGCAAATCAATAGGAATTCCACCTATATAATTAACACTTGCTGTATTATCAATAAAATCAGGTAATTCTTCATCTTCGCAAGATAGTAGCATTGAAGTATAAAACAGCATAAACCTTACTGAATCTTCCATATGATTATTCTCCTTATCTAAAAACAAGAAATGCGAGTTTCATTACTTCTCATATTTAGCTTTTAATCTTTCTAATTCCGCTAATTCTTTCTCTTTTAGTGCTTTTTCTTTTTCTAATCGTTCCATTTCCTTAAATGGTGCTACGAATTTTTCATTCATCATTTCAATGTTTTCATTATAGATATCACCATCACCATAAGAACGCAATTCAGCTAAGTAATCTTGTGCAATTTTTTCTGCAAGTTTTCTATCATCGTGGTCAATATTAACTGTAAATGCTACCCAATTAGTCCATGTTCTATTTGGATTTCCTCTTCGTATGCTATTACAATGTAATTTACTATCAACATAACATTTATATCTATCTGGTTCTTCACGCATGATCCATTTATTATCTCTATAATCAAACAGAACCTCATGTACATATTTCAATTCTACTTTTGACAAATCTTTTTCATCGGTTAAATCTTTTAACGGTTTTACATAATAATCACCATCACCACATAAACAGCAATACTTATCTGCATCTTGACGATTGGTGAAATATCCGACCACATACCAGTCACTATAACAACCACCAAATACTCCGTATACCATTTCGTTCACCTCACTAAATTATTCTCTTATTTCAAATAACTTTTCTACTGCTTTAACTCGCTTTGTATTGTCAATCGTTCTTTTGACTTTCTGTTGCCAAATACATTCCCATCCTGAAGGAGCTTCATGCTCACTGACTAAGACAACATTCTTCTCACTCATCTTCTCAGCCCAATTCCAAAACCTGTCATAGTCAAAATTCTTGCTTGATCCATACTGTTTTGTATTTTTGTATGGAATATCACAGTAAAACAAGCAGTCTACTTTATCAGAATATAACTCTTCATAATCTCCACATTGGAATTGAATATCTTCTAACCTTGGAATCTGCTCTAACAAATTTCTCTTAGCTTCATCATAATAATTTCTTTCAGTTCCAGCTTTTGTATGTACGATACCTGAGTAACCGCCATCAAAGAATCTCCCGTTATAGCTTGAGAGAAAACCAACTGCTCCAATATACCAATTAGGATATGTAGATAATCCTTTGTTGAAGCACTCTCTTACATCTGAGTAATGTTCTTTTGTAATAAATTCTGGGAGATTTTGAATCTGATTTAGATTCTTGAACATTTCGATAAGATATTGATGATTATCAGATGCGATTTTTGTGTCACACTGAACTTTGTCGATTACATTACAACCACCGCAAAATGGCTCTATGTATGTTTTAATATTATAATCTCGCAATCTTTCTTGAATAATCGGTAAAATATTATCAACTATACGAGATTTTGAACCCATATATTTCATTAATTACTTGGAGTAAGGAATTCCTTCTTGTGTACACGAACCTCGTCTCCTTTCATTGTTCTTATTCTCTTAATTAAGTTGCACTTATCAATAAATCCTGATTAGCATATTCAGCTACTCTCTTACTTCCAACCTCAAAAATATCCTTGTCCTTCTCAAAACATATGTAATTTCTACCTGTATTCAAAGCTGCAACTGCAGTGGTACAACTTCCTGCACACGAATCAAGAACTAAATCTCCTGGATTAGTATAGGTTTTAATAAAATACTCACACGCTTCAACAGGCTTTTGACATTGATGTAAGCTGCTTTTCTGAGTGTCCCACTTGAACTGCAGAACATCTCTTGGGTATCTTTGTGTACTACCACCACCTGAAATACCAGTCTTTGTAGCACCATAACAGCTACCATCTGTTGTATGTTTTGTATAAGAATGAACAAGTGTATGTCCTTCTGTCATTTGTGGATTGTAAGTAGGGAGTTTCTTATAGAAAATTAAGACATTTTCGTGTGCCTTCATAGGCATTTTCTTTGCATTTAGATGACCAGTTGCTTTGGTTTTTTCGATAATCCATTCATAGCGATATAGCTTTTCATTACTACAAGCGAGTCTCTTATCAAAAGGTGACTGCGCCCATAGTGCAATACAACCGTTATCTTTGATGATTCGATTGTAATGATTCCATAAGCCATCTTTCTTATTCTCGTAGAACCAATCTCTTGTATATTCGAGACTGCTATTTGTTACTTGAGCTAACTTGAATAAATCTGTTTCATAAAAATATTGACCTGATAACTCGACATAATCATTTAACGGCATTTCACATTCCCAAGAATTATTAGTCGTATTATAAGGAAGATCCGTAAAAATAAAATCTATTGACTTATCATCAATCTTTTTCATACCTTCAAAGCAATCTTCGTTGTATATTTTGTTAATCTCTAACATTTCTTACTCAGAGCAAATCCAGATTTAACGCTGCAGCAAATCTCTTGCTCCTTTCAATGTATTATTCTCTTATTTAATTCCTTTGATATTCTTCTTTAAGACATCGACAATGTGAAATTGTTGTATTTTTCTCATTGCAATACAATTTAGATATTCCTTCCAATCAAATGTAGTAAGCACTTCAATAATATCTTCTTTTAATTCTTCATTATTTATCTTGATTTTATATTCTGCCGAATAATGTTCATCATCCTTTAATATCTTTCCAGCAGATCCATCACCCCAATAGCACATACGAACATCAAAATCTTTCTCGTTATATCCCTTGCTATCCTGCCGATATATAGTGACATCCTTTAATTTTGCGACTGGTTTACTATTTAATTCTCCACTATCAGGTCTGCGATAAATATTAAAGCAACAATGTAAATCTCTATCTGTATAATGCTGAATACCTAAATCTTCACTATATACCAAATCAAACTCATACATTGACCTTGTGTTATTCAATTGACTTATAGGAAGAATAAATGCAATTGTATCTGCAATTTCAACTGACTTCTTAAAAAATTTCTGTGCCATATTTAAACATCTTCCGTATGGTGGATTTCCTATTATCAGCCTTCCCCAAAGATACTTTATATCAGCACTTAAATAATCTTGCTTAAAGATATGAGTAAAATTAGATTCGCACTCAGGTTCAATGTCATACGCAAAATGTGGTAGTTGCTCTGCATGATGAAGAAAACTGCCATTCCCAACACTAGGCTCAATAATCTCTGATATATTTTCTTCACCAACAACTTCAAAAACCTTATCCCAACAGTGGTTCGCTAATTCTATTGGTGTGTAATACTTGTCATTTTGTAATTTCAATAATTAGTACCAAAGCGGTTGCAACCTTTAAAGCCAGCTACTAATTATCCTTTCTTTGTAATATTCTCTTTTACTTGGATTTTTGAGCGACTTGCCCTTGAAAATTCAAAAGAAACTTCGGTTTACTGTGGTCTATAAAATTTCATCTAAAGCACACTCAATTTCATTAATAATTTCTTGCTTAGTAATTTCATAACCTTCCATCATTTCATCAATAGGTAAGTGATTTCTAAGTACAATATAAAGATATTCTGCGATACCAGTAGTGTCATACCCTTCAACTGTTAAACCTTCTGCTAAAGGTTGAATAAAACCATTTCTGATATGATGTGCAAATTTATCTGCACCAATAATAATCTTATTACCTTTTGGAATTTTCACCTTTTCACCTGATAATGCCTTTTCAATTTCTACATCTTCTGTTGAGGTCAAAATCTGACCAATCTTGTAATCTGCCATACTACTTCTCCTTTATTATCTCAAAATCTACTTAATCTCTTCACAACTTCTTCGCAAAATCTGTACAAACAAGTCTTCTTAAATGCTATTCTCAAATCATCAACAGTTTGTCTATATTGCTGACGTAATTCGTTGTCTATCATACTATTCCTTCTTCTCAATAATAGTTACAGTACCCTCAAACACTCCAAAATTTGATGATTGTTGAAATGTATGCGTCTCCGCAATGTCATCATCTGTCATTGGTCTTGTAAGATACCATAATGAATCATCTTTCCATGTAATCTCTTCAAGTTTCTGGTTTGGTTCAAGCTCAATTGTTGTTGAACCACCAAAATCTTTTGTAACAGACTGGCATCCCGTCATTCCAAAACACAATGTTAATCCTAATGCAATTGCTAAAATTTTCTTCTTCATATGATTTATTCATCCTCCTTTAACACAAGAATTGCTTTATAGTATCTACTATTGCATGAACTGGATTCTACTTTGTATCCATCATCCAAATAATCATTCATAGCATTCTCAAAATCATTGCTGTTTTCCATTTCTAAAATTACACAGTTCTTCATATTGTTTATTCTCCTTTGCTATATCCAGTCTCTTCAAGGAATTTATTAAATTCCTCTTTTGTCATATTATTTGGATAATACATATCAACCACCATATCAAACGGCTTCAAATAATTATCTAACACATCTTCAGCATCTTCTTTTGCTTCCTGCATTTTCATATTGATATAATCTTCTCGTGTCATATTCCATGCCGTAGGACAATCTGTGACAGTAGAAAATCTACAATATAATCCATTTGGTTGTTTTGATACAAATCCTGCCATATTATTCTCCTAACTCTTTCAGTGCATTAACAAGTTCAGTAAGTCTTGGATTCTCAGGATGCTCCTTTGCCATCTTTTCATATAAAGCAATATTATTCATTTTATCAATCTCAGACTTTAACTCTTTTTCAATAGAAGCTTTCTGCTTTGCGATTTCTTTCTGACGATTTTCCTCATCAATTCTTGCATTATATGCGTTCATATTAACTACACCGATAACCTGAGCTGTAACACCTTTACCATACTCCTCAACTGTTTTAATTTCTTTTAAAATTCCAAGAACTCTATTATCCTTTCCTCTCGCATTTACAATCAGATATAACGGATGTTTGGTATCATACTTAACGATTTCATTAATATCTCCATCATATAAAGCAAAGCCATAATCTTTCTTGTTGTAATCATCTACTAAATTTACAATCGCCACTTTACTAAAACCTGTCATTTTATTATCCTCGCTTTCAACTTTTTCTACTGATAAAACGTTATATCCTTGTTTTCTATTCTCTAATTGAACCATAACATATTTCTGTGTACCTACATTATATGTATCTATAACAAATCCAGTTTGTCCCCTACTATTACAGGAACTTTTTATTATCACTTTATCATTTATCTGAATATTCCTCATAGGCTGCACCTCCTATTATTTTATTCTCCAAAGGAAATCTATGTTTCTTGGCAAAAATATTACTATATATAGTGTCTATATTTTCTATAAACACTATATATAGTATCTCATTTACGCCTGATACACAAAACTTGGCATTGGCTGTAATTTAAACAGATTTTTCTCATGCATTGAATCAATCTTAGCTTTTACTTCCTCACTTGGCTCAATTCCATCTCTGATATATGCATCTAATTCAGCATAAGTAAATCCAAGGTTATCTTCATCAGTCTTTCCACAAAGACCATCGGTAGGTGTCTTATCAACTAATTCTGACGGAAGCCCTAACTCACGACCGATAGCTTTAACCTCTGTTACTGTAAGCTGAGATAATGGACTAAAATCACCAGCAGCGTCACCATATCTTGTGGCGTAACCCACCCAATCTTCGGAAAGATTACACGTATTTGCAACTCGACCATTTACTGTCTGTGATACTGCATAAAGTGTAGCCATACGAATACGAGCAGGAAGATTTGTAGAAGTCTGTTTTGACCAACGATCTCCCAACTGTGGTTTAATCTCATGCTTTAAAGTGCGAACTGTATTGCCTATATTTACAACACAACTGTCGATTCCAAGATGGTCTACAAGCATTCGAGAATAATCAATATCTGGCTGTTCTCCCTGTGGCATTAATACACCAATTACTCTATCTTTTCCAAGAGCTTCTACACACAGAGCAGCTACAACACTTGAGTCCTTGCCGCCTGAGATACCCACAACCGCCATACAGTCTTTACCGTTCTTCTCGAAGAAATCCTTAATCCACTGAACGCAATCATTAGTTACTTTTTTTACATCAAAATTACTCATGTTTAATCTCCTCTCTAACTCTCATAAGAATTTTTCCTAAATTGTTTTCTCCAACACCATTCACAGTTCCCCAAATTTTATCACCCCAAGTATTACCTTCTTCGAGATGCTGATTATCAGTCTCAAGTAACTTTGCTTTGAGCTTTAAATTTTGAGTAAATTTTGCTTTTACAATTTCGTACATAACGTTGTACTTCACATCTTCCCAATCAGATCGAAGCTGAACTCTTCTACCAAGTTTCTTTGCAGATGATGGATCTAAATTCGTGAAACATTCTCTATCTGAAAAAGTTTTTGCTGATTGAAAAGCGGCTTCATTATTCAAATATGTAAGTCCTTCATATGTAACAGGAGAAGAATAAAAGTTGCTTAAAAAATAATATTTACCTCTAAATTCATTTATCATCCTTTGTCAAGCCTCCATAATTCAACATTGCAATCATAAAAAATATTCTCTATCATTTGATGTACTTCCTCCCAATTTGCACCGCCACGAACACATCCAATCTTATATGGCATTGCAATACTCATATTTTCCAAAACTGCATATGATTTCAAATTTTCAAAACATTTTCTTAAAGCATTGATATCTGTATACTGTTTTCCGTCATAACCATATGATTTTTGTGCAAATAAATTTGCATATATTCTTGCATCAATATTAGACTGAAAGTATCTAACAGAACCCAATAATTGTTCAGGTGTATTAATCGAACAAAAACTATGATAATCTTTATATACTTGCACATCATAATCACGGATCGCTTTTGCAACACCAGAATTAAAAGCACCTTTGCAATTAACCTGGTGTGCAATAATATCAGTGTTCGAAGTAAGCAAGTCTCCATCAATTATTTTAATCATTACTTACCTCCGTACATTCTGTTTCTGATATCCGCAAATGTGTCTTCTCTTACTAATTCTCCATCTTTAAATACAGTAGTAAGTAAACTGTTATCACTCATTTCAAGTAACTGATCTTGGCACTTTAATTCACCGTTATCATCGTACACTCTACAACATCCTTTATGAGATTTCTTTAAGTGACTTGTATCTGTCTTAGGATCTTTGAAAATCATTAACTTCTTGCCATCAATTACTCCATATGTAGCTTTCATTGCAATACCAAAAGTATCTCTTGTAACAACAATCATCTTGCCATTTTCAACGATTGCAGTGAAGCAAAAAGCTCCTACACCATAAGCAATATTATTAGCTGCGAAACCACGCTTTTCTAATTCTTTCCAAATAGTTTCTATATTAGAAAGTGTGCAGCCATCACCATAAATAATACCGATATGCGGATTTAATACCTTATAACCTTTACCATTTACAGAACCACCAAAAATCTCCCATAACCTTTCAACTGTCTTAACTGAAATCTCTACAATATCACCACTATCAGGACGAACCAAGAGCTTTCCATTATGATTCATAATCTCTTCTTTACACTGTGGAAGAATATTATTTACCATATTCCAATAATCATAAGTATCTGAAACCATACTAAATGATGTATTTGGATATAACTCTGTTAAAAGTCTCTTAACGAACGTAATCTCATCTCCATCAATTGAGAAATTAGCACCCATTACAGAATGCTCAGTTGAGACAGCACCGATTCCAATACCATTATTCTTACAATCGGCATTATAATATCTATCAATATAATTAATTGCTGGAATTGTAGAAGTCTTATTAAATGAAAGTAACCATGATGCTGAACATCTTGTAGCTTCATCCATACAAGACATTCCTCTCATGCCAAAATCTGCGCAAGCCATATTTCCAGGCAATCCGTCTGTTGTCTTGTTATACCAATAATCTGCAATCTCACGATACATATGACCAATAGTTGCATGACAACAAGGTTTCCATAATTCTACCTGAAGAATACATTCAATCCACTGAACAAGCCATGCAAACTTGTCATCCGTATTAGTAATTTCAATACAAGGAACTCCCATTGGTACAAGTGTTCCTTCTGGTAAAGCTCTAATTTCAAGTGGCAGATAACCAAGTCTGTGAAGCTCTACAATTTTGTCTAAATCATAGTTGTCTCTACCAATCTGTACATCCATCGAATCTGTATAAAGAGTTAGCATCTCATCTTCCGATAAATCGAAGAAATTTTTCTGAAAATATCCCATTAAATATTCTTTGATAAATGCCTGTAATCCAAAGAAAACCATTTCATTCTGATTCTCTAACATTGATTTTCGAGGCACCCAATACGATACTAACTTAGTTAATCCCTTCGGATACATACGATCATGGCACTGTTTATAAGTATCTGATAATAATAAAGCCATTGTGTTATCCATAATTCTAAACCTCCATAACTGTAATTTTTTCATGACTACCATTAAACAAACTGTTTGTAGTAAATAATCTGTTCACTGTATTATTCTCCAAAGACTTGATCAATGTTCCTTTTTCTTTATCAAGAATTGAATTCTCTGTATGAGTGGCATACGCATAAATCTCAGTTACACCATGTTTCTTCAATTCTTCTGCACTATAATAAAGTGAACCGCCATATGCGATAATATCATCAATCATTAACACAGCTTTATCCTTCAAATCAATACCATTTGTTCTAATGTCTAATCCAAGGATTTTACCAGTCTTCCAATCTCTCTTCTTTTCACCATAACAATACGGTAACTCAGGGAATAAATCTGAATATCTCTTAGCTGCACCTGCATCTGGGAAATAAAGTACAAGATTTCTCATACCAATCTTTGAAATAGCTTTATCAACATACTCTTTTGGATTTTCTTTTACACAGTTATTAAGTAATGCAGTAGAAACATCACTGTGAGCATCCAAAACATAAACTGATGAAAATTCTAACCAATTGATAAAATCGCAAAAATACTTCAATGTGAATACTTCATCATCATTTTTTACTCTATCCATTCGTGCATTAGGAATATATGGAAGAGACAAATAATAATCCACATTAGTAAAAAATCTTTCAAGATGCTTCCTTACTAACATCAAATAAAACATCTCATCGTTGCTCTCATAAATCCATTCAATCCAAATACAAGGAGAGCCATCATAAGAGTCTTCCTCAATGTTGTTTGTATCAATATTTACTCTTGGTGTTCCATCTGGGAACTTATTGATTGTTACAATGTCGCCATTAATTTTAATCATATTCTACTCTCCAATCACTTCGATCTGACACATCTTCATTGTTTCTAATGCAGCTTTATGAGTTTCAGGAGTAACACCTGCACAGCAACTTGCATCGACTGTAATATCTGCATTAGGGAACGTTGCTTTTAAGATTAAAGCATTTGACACAACACAAATGTCTGTACAGAGTCCAACAAGTTCTATCTCGTCTTCAAAAATTAAATCATTCCAATGCGTCCATCCAAATGTAGGCTTATCAACATAATAACAATTCTCTACTTCTAATCCGTCTGCAATTTCCCAACCATGAGTACCATAGATACAATGTTCTACTGGAAGTTTCTTTCCTTCTGGTGTATTGAGATAATTTGTATCATGTGTATCTCTAGTGAAGATGATTTTATCTCCACGATCCTTATACTCCTTAATTTTCTTTGCTACATTTGGAACAATTGCCTGTGCTTCCTTTGTACCGAGTGTTCCATCAATAAAATCATTCTGCATGTCTATAACAATTAATGTTTCTCTCATTTTGTTACCTCTCTTCTTTGTTCTTTCATTACCAAATGGGTAAGATTATTCACTTTTCCCTTTAATTCTTTATTCTCTTTTTCAAGTGCAGCTATTTTATTTTTCAATATATCTTCTGTTGAAAACTTCTGAGTTCCAATCTGCTTATAATCAGACGAAACAGTTTTAACAGAATAATTGCTAATGTAATCTGTTGTTCCATCGGAATATTTAATAGTTGGTTCAAAGAATCCACGCTTCCTACACTCATCACAATGACAAATGGATGAAATATATCCAATTTTGCCATCACTATTTTCTACATAATCACCTTCATGAAATTGAATATCTGTTATATTATTCTCTTTTAGAACAATTGGATCTCTGAATGTAAGTTTTAAATATCCTTCACCTATATTTCTTTCACTAATAAATCTATAACCAAGATCTTCGTATTTTTTAATTGTATCTTTTGCTTCACATATTTTTACACCAACTATCATTTATTTATTCTCCTATCGTCTTCACAACTTATCTTTCTTCAATAAAACCATCTGGAACTATATCTTTATTGACAGTTACATACGGAACTTCACTTCTGTCAAAAAAGTTACAAGTTAAACATAAATTAGCAATATATTTTTCTTCTCCAAGGATTATCTCAGCATTATCCACTATATATTGTCCACAATATTTAATTCTCTGAATAAGTTCATTACGAATAGATTGCTTTACGTCTTTTACATCTCTAGTTATTCCTTCCATATTCTCTCCTTAATCTTCAGTCGCAGCAATCAATATATGTCCCATCTTATTAGCTCGATCGTTACCGTAATCATATATAATTGCCTTTGATATGTTTAAATCTTCATTGTTAAAATATAAATAAGATTCATTGTCTTTTTCTAATGACTCAGATTTATATATCAAATTACATTCTTTATAAATATGGTCAAAAAGATGTGGTCTTGTTTTTATAAAAATTTCCAACATCTGTTCTGCCGACATATTATTATCATCTTTGTTATCCATGTTCATACTTCTCCTTTCACCACATATCAATTCCATGTTTAAGAGCATATTCGTATAACTGAATTGCCTTATAAAATGTAACATATGTCTTTGCTGATTCATTTGTCATTTCACATTCAGCTTCACTTGTTTGAGTGTCGTATGTTATAACTTGAAAATCTAAAGTTATATGGTCAACTTTAACACCATAGCGTTTTAACCACTTTTTAAATATTCTCTTTTTCTTATGTGATTTCACTGGAATTGCAAATGGAAGTTCAGATGAAAATAATGGATTTTGATATGTAGGACAAAAATACCGATTGAATAAATTTTCGTTTATTTCACAATTCTCTAATGTGATTTTTCCACTTAAACTATTATGGAATACAACCTTTAGTTCTTCTTTATCTGAAAATTCATATCTAACATCCATAGATTCAATTCCCTGTATATCCATAAATTTTGTTCCATCAGATAGAAATAAACCTCCACCTGTAATCTCTTTTATTGGCATTTATTTACCTCCTTTCACCCATGAAATTCCGCTTTCCTGCGAACTTCATATTATGTTATTCTCTACTCAATCTTCTTCTCAACCACAACAATCGTATCATTGTGCCAACCACCATGAGGAACAAGTAAAATTTCCTGAATTTCAAACCCATACTTCTTACCAATGCCACCACTATTCCAGCTACAAGTAATTACAATGCCATTTTTCTTTACAATTCTTCCTATCTGTTCCTTCTGTTTAGACCAATATGAAGCTTGTGTTGTCTGCATATTTACTGTCTGTCCAAGATTTTTGTAACATTCGCTTACCTGTCGTGGCGAGTATGGTGGATCATATAACACTGTATCTACTGAGTTATCATCGAATATCTTTAAGAAATCCAATGCATCCATATGGTAATCAGTATCATATTGTGTATCTAGGTCATTTGTTACTGTCGCTAATTTATTGCTATTTGCAAATGGATCAACAATTTTACCTATTGCATATTTCTCAATCAGCTCTTTGATTGGCTTAATTGAAAATGTGTTACTATTTGGCATCTGCCAGACTCTATTTATTATCATTATGTATCAGGAGTAAACGCTGCGTTTTCGGTATACCAAACCTCTTACTCCTTCCTGTTATGTTATTCTATGTTACAACTTCATAAAACTAAAAATATGTGCTATAACATCAACAGTCCATCCGTTGCCAATTGCTTCAAACCTTCTTGTCTTAGGCATTGCTTTTACATTGCCACTCTCATCCATTCCAAACTCCGTATAATTGTCTGGAAGTGTCTGAAGTCGTTCAATCTCTAATGGACATGTCTTTTTATATTTTTCTCCACCAAGCCAAACATTAAATTTTGTTTCTGTTCTGCAACGTGGCACTGTTGGAGCTTTCTTATCTAAAAAGTACAGCCTGTCCTGCTGCGAATAATGACCTTTGCCACCAAGATCATATTTTATGTAATTCTCACACTTAATCATTGTGTTCCTGATTCTGTCATCAAAGTATTTGACTAAATCTGGATCATCACAGATAACATCTTTCACTAATAATCCTTTATCATCAGGAAGTGTGATATTTGGTATGTTCGTCCAATACAAACGTTTTCTTCTCTGAGCTGATAATAACTGACTATCAATCATGATTGGTTGTACACCCAATTCCTCACTAATAGCGTCTTGAATCTCATCAGCCATTCCATAGTTATTTTCATATAAGAAATATGTTGGATTTGTGTTATTCTTTGCTTCTACAAATTTCTGAAAAAGTTTCCAACCTTCGCCTTCTGTATCAATTTCTCTCTTCAATTTTGCTGTTTTGCTACACTTGGCTTTCGACCAGAACTGGCAAGGTGAACCACCCATTAATAGATCGACTCCATTAAAATCCTTGAAGTCGGTAGAAAATACGTCACCGTATCTTTTGATCTCAGGATAATTATATCTACTGATTTTGATTGCATTCTCCTCAATTTCAAATGCGTTATACTCACTGACCGAAATATTGGCTTTATCTAATGCAACTCTTCCGCAAGAGATTCCATCAAATAAACTTAATACTCTTAGCCCTTGAGAATTATTTTTTTCCTATGGTTTTAGCAGACGTGCAAATTCCATAGGACTTTACAACAAAATAATTAAGAAGAAAGGAATTAAGCAGTAACTCCTAGGTAATTATGGTTACGTAACCTCTGTAAAATAGTGTATTTTGACAGAGAATAATGAAAAAAATATTTCTTGTTACTTTTTTTGGAAAATTTGGCTGAATCGCCAAGATAGAAATTTCTATATATGATTATTCTTTACATACTTTCTAATAAAACTGTTTCCAGTTCGATAGAACCCCAATTATTATTTGGTTTAATATAAGCGATTGATAAAACAGAACACTCATAACCAGGAGAATCAAATGCGTCCGTAACATCCAACTTAAAAGAAATGTTCTTCTTAGTTAATTCCTGCTTCAACTCGTCAACGACATCATAATAATTTTCTTCATCTTCTCTGTAACGATGATAATATTCGTGTTCTTCATCAAAATACTTGTCCAAAATTTCTTCTATAACATTCATTCATTTCGCCTCTCTTATTTATTAATAAAAAATTTGGCTGATCAGCCGTGAATAGAATTGCTTCTATATTAGATTATTCTCTACTTCACAAATGGATTATCCATAATATGGTCATTAATCATATTTTTAAATGCAAAAGGGGAATCAATTACTCTATCTGAATATTTGAAATGTTTTAGAAACTCAAGTACCTCATGTGCATCTCTATGTGATAATGGGATAAACTTCACATATTCAGGATGTCCTTTGATACACACAACTGCCCAAGAATGATCATCAGAATAAAAACCAACATCAGTTCCAATGTCTACCATCGAGTTCACCATTTTGTGACAATCATCAACTAATTTATGAGAATTTTTATATGTAACGGTTGCGTCAGATAATTGAATATTTGCATATCTACATCTTTCCTCTGCTTCTTTGCATTTTTCTATTGCATCCTTATATGATTTTTTAGCTGCTTCTACCTGAAATAAATCATCTTCTAACAGCCAAAGACGTAATTTATCTCGTATTTTATCCTTTAATTTCACTTTTTCACCTCTTACATACTAAAATCTCAACATTCGTATCTGCAAAAACATTTTTAATTTGTTCTGAGACATCATTCCAGTTCAACCTATCTAAACCACAACCAATTACAGGCATTGCAATCTTTTTGATATTATTTTTTAAACAAATCTGTTTCATCTTTTCAAGTGCAAGTCTCATTGTGATAATTGTTGGTTTGTGAAAATATCTCTCTTTTGTAATAAGATTTAATACCCTACCCTCTAATAGACAGTCACCACCAATTCTCTTATGAGTATACTGATTAAGATAATCTGGATATTTTGTCTGTAATTTTCGTTTCATATCAAATCTTTTATTGAATTCAACTACAATCCCTTTACCCATTCCAAAATCTGCACTAATACAATGTGCTAAATAATAATTTTCTGGTACTGTAAATAAGTCTTTATTTTCTTCTCTATACGTCATTTATTTCACCTCATTCTATTGGTATCATTCTCGCTATATTATCACCCATATGTTCAACCGCATGATAATCTGTAATTGGCTTTAAAAAATCGCATCTATTAGGTTCACATCCTCTTCCTTGGTATAAATTACATGCATAATTACCACGCAACTGATTTGTACATTCAGAAAAGATGCATTCTTTTGGTTCATCTGGCATTTTATCTACAATAATTTTCATAATCTCACCTCACTTGTCTTCTTTCCAATCAACCATAATAAATGATAAAAATCCCAAACATGTCTCTATTAATAAAAATTTCCATAATTCAACTGGTTCGGGAAAAATAAAATTCATTAATAAGTTTAATGTCATAAGCCATATTAAAAATCTTATTGTAGATTTCATAGTTATCCTCCATTCGTAATCATATCTAAAAACAACAGCTCATCTTTCTTCAATGCGATGTCATAATCTTTCCTCTTGATTTTTAATTTTACTAAATTTTATCACTATTCTTTCTGTATGATAAAATCCTTTTTCGCACCTTATTTCATGTAAGTATCCTTTTTTCATAAAGTCACATATAACATCAAGATCATCAGCACTTCTATCTCCATCTCTAATATATTCAATGTCTTCACCTTGAGATTCTTTTATAATATCATCTATATCAATTCTACAAATTCTATCATATGATTTCATATTTTACCTCCAAAAATTCCGCAAGAAATGTGCGATTCATTCTAATGTAAAATATATACCATATATAGTATATATTACTCGTTTCTAATACTATATATGGTATATCCATAACAATTACTCACTTAATTCTGCAAGTGCCTTATCCAGCTCCTCATCAGACATATTTTCAAGTGCCGCATCCTGTCTCTTAGCCTTGATTTCAAGCAATCTCTGTCTCATCTCAGCATTTTTCTTAGCGTCTTCTCTCTTCTTTTTCTCATCCAACTTCACACTAACAATATACTTGACAATTTCAATCTTGTTAGAAATCTCCTCATCTTCCTTTGATTTGGTATTCAGAAGACTTTCTTCCTCTGACTTCTTTGCTTCCGCATTGAGTGTCTTAAATACTGAGTCCAAATTTGTGAGAGATAACGCCCACAAATCAATTACGTTAATCATTCCTCTGAATGGGAACTGATAGTTTGCTCTTGTTGCATTGATAAATAATTCGTTGTTTGTCATAATAATAATCTCCTTTTCTAATTAAAACTTAATCTTCATTACACGCTCTGTTGCACCCTTAACCTTAACAACTAAATCTGCTCTCTTTGTCATAGAGAATCCAATTCCTGAAAGCTGATCATCAGTATCTTCTACATGACACTTAGCACCTAAAGCCTCAAATACTCTCTTGTGCTTTTCAAGGTCACTCTTTAAGAACTCATTGTAATAGCCATTAGGACTTTCGTTGTTTACACAATCCTTCAGGAAGAAGAATAAATGTCTGTGACCAATTCCGTCCTGCTCGTCAAAATAGTTTGGACTATAACTGATTACTGATACAGGAACGAACTGATTTGTATTTACACCCCAAATCTCACGGCTTGAAATAGATGAATTTCCTGCTAATTTTTCCTTAATTGAGAAGTTTCCATTCTCATCGAGTGTTACTTCTGCAACCTGAACCTTTTCATCAGTTCTCATTGACTTATCGTAATCAAACTTGTAAATTTCTCCATTAAATTCAATCTCAGCTCTAAATCCATGCCTTACGCTTCCTGAATACTGGTGTACAAAGAACTTATAAACACCTGGTTTCATTCTTGACAGGTCTTCCCAAGTAATATTCTCTACTGCAACCTTTCCATCTGGATGAACAATATCAACATCTAACTGACCACCCATTCTTGAAACACTTGGCTTTCTACAATTTCTAAAGAAAATTTCATTCTTATCTGGCTCAATACAATGTGCATCAAGATCGTAATTATCATGACCATCTTCGTTCCACATGATAGAAAATCTAAGAACACCATCAACATTGCCACCAGCCGCTTTAACATTCTGTTTCATATCAGAGTCGGTAATATTTCCTGAATAAGCCCAAGATAATCCATTATTCCACTTAAACATTGTCTTAGCATCTGGATTAACTGGTGCAATCATAGAAACAAAGTTCTTCTCATGTTTATTCTCTACAAAAGCTTCAATCTCCTTTGCAGTTGGAAGTACTTTGTCAATAAAATCCTGTGCTGAAATTTCTTCAACTTTTGAGAACTTCTTAGGGTTTACAGCAACATCCTTCTCCATCTGACCGAAAATATCATCTGCACCAATCATTCTTCTTGCAGCACTCTTATTTGAGAACAATACATTATTTACAGTAATATCATTCAGATTAGCAAATCTTCTCTGTAATGAATCCATATATCCAAGTTCTGTAATGGTCTTCTTTGCGTCCTCAAGCATCTTCTTTGTAAAAATAGCCTTTGGACGCTTATAATTACTTGGAGCGACAATCTGCTCATACTTCTTAACTGCTGTGTCAAGATCCATATCCTCACTTACATTGATAAGAAGTGTTCCAATGGAATGATTTCTAATTCTACCGATAGCCATACCTGCTGTTACCGACTTCTCCCAAGCATATAAATCCTTTTCAGTATCAGAAGTCAGCTTATCATATTCCTTCTTATACTTCTTGAACTCTGTAAGCACACCTTTCCACTCTTCACCCTTGTAAAGTGTATTTGAATTGATAAGTTCAAGAATTGTATCAAGTGCATCCATAGTAATTTCATCAAGAGAACGCTTAAATACGTTTCTTGTATCTCTGAACTGTCCCTTAACTTCCTCATTTGAACGGCTACTTCTATTTACGAACTTGCTTGGAAGCTCTAAGAAGAAGTGATCCCACTGATGAGACTTTCCATTGATTTCCTCAAAGTTAAAATATGTACCAATCTTAGGGAACTTAGTTGTATAAATATCTGTAACTGTATGAGCTTTTACGAAAGTATCAAGTGCATCACATACTGGCTGATATGTTGTATCACCAAGATTCAGTTCCCAAATCGTATGAATCTGGTTATCATTGATAGTGACAGCAGAACCAATATTCTTAATAAACTGTCTACAACAACTACAATCATGTTCTCTACGCTCTCTGAAAATCTCATTTGTACCAGCAGGGAAGCTATCAAGATATGTATTCCATAATTCATCCTTATCTACATTTACCTCAAATAAATGTGTTGCCTCTTTCTGCATTTCATCGAAGTGCTTCTGTAAAGCCTTCTTAAACATCATAAATCCATCCATGTTTTGTACCTCTTCTTTCTTATATTTATTTTTTTGTTAATTGTTTCTACTGTTATATTCTCCGTTTATAATCCAAAGGAAACGAAGTTTTCTTACTACTTCCAACCACTACAATCTCTACAACCTAATGCATATACATCGCACTCTTTAACCGCACAAGTTTCACATTTATATGGTTCTCTGTATGATGTAATTTTATCTTGTAGTTCATTAATTTCTTTCATAATAGTATCAATATCTTTTAACTTAATTCCAAAAAGAATCTTCTTCAATTCTTCATACATAAGTTTTTTCGATACATTTTTATCACTCTTATTTGGTTTATATTTAAAATCATATTTCCATTGGTCTATTTCTCCATATCTACAATTCTTAACAATTGGGGAATCTGCTATTGGATGGCAACTGTTCTTATTTGAACAATAATAATTATTTTTCACATAATCATGTTCACATCCATATTTACAAATATCACATGATACACCCATATAAAATCTCCTTTCATTTTCCAAAGAAATCGAACTTTACTGTAGTAATAAATACTCTCTGTCCTCTATATAAAATTCTTTCTGCTGCCTATCCATTAAGTCATAATGATTTTGTTCCATATAACAAGATGAACCATTATATCCATCGTATTCTTTCCAGATAATATCTTCTGCCAAGATATGTAACTCCTTGTGTGATAACGATTTTAAAAAATCTCTAAATGTTACATAATTTATTCTCTTATCTAGTACTTTTTCAAGTTTTGTTTTTCTTTTAAACATCCTTTTCACCTCATAATCCAAAGAATTTTACTCTTTGTGTTATTCTCTAATTACTTACTGTCCCATTCCATTTCTAATAGTTCATCATAGGTCGCAGCTTTCTGAGACAACTCTTTCTCTTCAAGCAACTTAATACACATCTCAACAAGCTTTGATTTAGAATAATTTTGTAACTCTTCTCTTAATTCTTCCTTGTTCATATCAACACCTCGCCATAATATTATCTACATCACTTATAAGAACATCTCCATCCTTAATTACCCACATACACTGATAATCTTTCTCAGCACAGAGCTTGGTAAAATCAGCATATGATTGATATTTATCAGGCTTTGCCATAGCTCTATAACATTGTTCCCTATTCTGACAAGTTGAGCTTGTACACATAGTTATATCAGGCATTTACGATTTCCTCCTTTACTCTATTTGCTAAGTAATCATCAAAGCTACGCTTCATATATGTATAATTAATTTTCTGAGAAGGACTAAAATTAGTTCTGTCTTTATAATTTTGAATCCACTCTTCAAACTCTTCATCTTTATCTTTATTTGCTGCATATGTCATAAGTGCAATTAAAGCAACATAACAATTTTTATATAAAGGTGATGTAATACTAATTTCATACTTATCGAAACAATCATCTACACAATTTGCATATAACTCAACATCTTCAGTTGTTAATTCTGAGCTGATATTTTCTTTAACAAACGATAATATTTCATCATCACAACCCGTCTTTTGCTCAGATTTATTATCATTTGTTACCTTATTATCAGAAGACTCTATATTATTCTCTGTTTCAGTTGTGTTTTCACTAACTTCTGAATGTGTTTCTCCCTTATTATATGTAGCTTCATTCTTATCTTCTGTTACATCTGTTATATGTAAATATTCCTTCATGAGTTTTTCAAGCATGTCAAGTTTTGTCTTAACGACTTTCTTATCTTTAGTTCTCTTCTTTTTATCATATTCATTGAAACTTATGTCATAACCATCAATTCTCTTATCACCTAAAATCTCATTAAATTCTTTCAAAAAATTGATGAACATATAATCTTCAAAATTATATTTTGTGAATTTCTCAAATAATGCTGTCCATAAATATGTATTTTTCTTACTAAAGAGATTTTTATACTTATCATCTCCTAAAATGTTATATAATCTAGTTGCTAAAGCATTTATTTTTTCAAACTCTTCTTCACTTGCATTATCTTCAATATACATACCCATTGTTTTAACTACTGATTGCCATTCATCAAGATGGTAAATAATCATATCCGTTTCACAAAGTATTTTTTCATATAATCCATTAGTGAATTCCTTATCAGAATATTCAATACAATCCTTATAAAATCTGTTGTTAGATATTATTTTCTTTATATTTTTTGCATATGTAGGAATATATGTAAGTGCTCTTTGAGCTGCTTTCATATTTTCATGTTCGTTATATATACGAATTCTTCTGGATATATCTTCTTTAGTTGAATCAGGATGAACTGCTAATCCTATCTGGTACTCATCAAATTTCATCTTTAACTCTTCTGGCAACTGACTATAAGTTTTATTTTTTATATCACATACTTCCCACTCTTTTATAAAATTATCATTACCATCAAGTTTATAATTTCCATTTTTATCCTTAACTTTAACTTGATAAGCAATTTCACTGTCAGTAATATCTTTGCTAACAGCTTTATTACCATATCTAAACATAGATAATGCAGTTGTTCTCTGTAAGCCATCTTCAACATAACTTTCTGAATAATTTGACGTTTCTCCTAAAATTAAAGGTGGAATATATTCTCCTATAAGAACAGATACAACAAGTTCATTAAACATTCTATCTGTATAACAGCCCATTGCTCTTTGAGTATCTGCGTCACCCTTTACATCACCTTCTTTAAACTTGTCTAAATATGACTTCAATGTAAGTGTTTGTGGTCTAACTGGTTTTACTGGCATTAACATATATTTTTCTCCCTTCTTTAACTACATTAATATGGCAACATTTTTATAAGATCGTAACCCTGACAAACAATCATTGTATTCATTTGCGGTTATATGTAATATTTTCAATATCTCATCTTTTGTATATTGTTGAGATAATAGCCTCGCCACTCTTTCCTGTTTTCGTGGTAATTGCTGTAAATATAACTCAACCTTGTCGGTATATTCTTCTGTGAATATTTCTCTTTCTATATTCTCTCTTGAAGGTAAATTCTCTTTAATACTTTTCACCTCATCTGTATTAACATCTAATGAAATATTCATAATAATTTGTGGTTTACCCTCATCATCAAGAATTAATTTTCCATTTTCATCCCTTAAGAGATTCTGACGCTTTAGTCTATATTTATTATCTCGCATCCAAGTACTTGTTTTTCTTGCAATATTACCCGTCAGAAAAGTTTCAAATCGAGATTTATTTTGATCAAATGAGACTACTGCTTCCATAAGACAATCCATTGCCACCTCATATAAATCATCGTATTCACTGACTTCAACTTTTCCATGCCAAATCTTATGACATATTCTTTTCAATTTTTTGTTTTCGTTGTCTGAATAATCATTAATAATTTTCATCATTTCAGGATTATTGTTAATAACCCTCATCATCTCTTCATTAATCATTTCTTCTACCCGCCTTTTGAATTTCTTTATTCATATATTCCCCGAAAGACAATTCAGAATTCATAACTTTAATATGTTTAGTTTCTCTTTTACATTTTGGACACTTACAATATCTATCATGTCGATTTCTTTCTCCTGGTTGAAAACTCATAGTCTCTACCATAGGAATTAAACAGTTTCTACATATCACCATAATTAATCCTCCAATATATCATTAGCCATTTTCCAATATTCCGTTCTACCTTTATAATCATCGCTAGTAACCTTACTGAGTTCTAATTTTATCTTTTCAATGTTATATCCTTTAGATATTGCATCTTGCATAACTTGAACATACCTTATACACTGCTTTATTCTCTTATGTTTATCTCGAATATCATCAAGTAAATATCCTATCTTTGCTACCTTATGAGCTTGTGGCTTCTTACCATTATGTATCTTCTTATATTTTTCCAAAGCATGATTAATATCACTTTCTGCACTATCACACTTTGACAATTCTGTATTTAATAAATTCTTATATGTAATCAGTTGGTTGTCGTCCCAACCTACTAATCCTAAAATGGAATTAGCTTCTGAATTAATCTTATCTAATAAGGCATAGTCAAAATTACTTTCATCTCCTATATAAACATTTGCGTTTCCTCTATAATAAAGAGATTTATCAGACTTCTGCCCCGTATCCACATCAATAAGATTATATTTCTTAATCCATGAATACTTCTTTCTGCTGTTCTGTACTAATGACCTCGCCTGTTTGTAAGTAAATTCCTTTGCCATAGAACTTGAAGTTGTTATCATATACTCACCTGACTTCATAGGATTCTCCATGACATAATTCTTTCCATCTGTTAAAATAAACAAAAAATCACTCCTCTCTAATTTTTGACGCACTTTAATAAACCTTTGGATATGCCAAAGAAAAATTAAAATACTATTAAATTGTTAAAATTTGGAAAAATTCTGCGAATGCATTGATTTTTATATAATTGATATGTATAATTTAAATGCGTACTAGTCTTTTTCCCCCAAGAAATAGATTTTGTATGTTGCTTGACTAGAAAGTTGGTAGCTGGCTAGTCAAGCATTTTTTATTTTCTTTTCCATTATATTACTCCGAACATGTGTTTGTGTCAATATAAATTCGAACAAATATTCGAGAAATTATCTTAGCAAAATATCATGCATAATTCCCTTCTTAATAATATTTTTTATGTCCTGTTCGACATTAAATAGTTGCATATGAGGAATGTACTCATCCTCATTCACAATTATTGTTTTTGATTTTCTAACTAATAAGCACCCATCATCAGGTGTGGCAAGTTTTTTTGATGAAACGTTGTTGTCAAAATCCATTGTTAAGATAACAACATTTCTAGGATTTTTACCTTCAGCTTTTAGTTTCTGCAACCTCTCAATGGCTTCATCTATACTTGTGTAATCATATGTTTCTGTCTTCATGATATTCTCTCCTCTCCCTTATATCATAGCCAAACTAATTTTCATCGCTTCCATAACTTTTAGATTATCTTCGTTTGATAATTCACCAATTTTAAATTGAATCCTATCCTTATCAATTGTTGTAATCTGCTCTAATGCCACAACAGAATCGTATTTTAGTCCATTAAGTCCATCCTTATGTATTTCTACATGTGTTGGCAACTCTCTTTTTGATTTGGTTGTTATGATGGCTATGATAGTGGTAGGGCTAAACTTATTACCAATATTATTTTGCAATATTAACACTGGTCTTCTACCACTCTGCTCAGAGCCTTTCGAACTATATTTGGTTACATCAGCGAAATATATTTCACCACGCTTGATTTCCATATCTGTTAGCCCTCCTTTCTCTGTTTGTTCCTTTTGATATTTTATATAATACATTATATTATAATATATGTCAACATATATTATTGATTAATATATTATTTTTTACTATAATACAAATAAATAATATATGAAGAGGTGTTATATGTATAAACTTAATGTAAAAAATCTTTTAGATGCAAAAGGTAAAACACAATATTGGCTTTCTAAACAAACAGGGATATCCGCAAATAATGTAAGCAAAATCTATAATGGAGAAACAGTCAATATTAGACTTGATACAATTAATAAGTTATGCGAAGCATTAGAATGTACACCATGCGAATTATTTATTAAGGACGATACAAAATAACTTTGTATTATCCTTTACATATAGTATGTTACATATTGTTTAACACATCTTTCATTCCTACTGCTCCATTAGCATAATTATTAACTGTTGTATTCACACTACTATGTCCTAACTGCTGCTGAACAAATGCAAGATTTCCATTTCTGTTCATTATACTAGCATAATAATGTCGCATCATATGTGGAGTAATACCATTTCCATAATTCTCAAATATCTGTTTGATATTTCTCTCTGTTGTACGTGTACCATTTTTATTTACGAACACAGCTTCTTTGTCTACAATATTATCCAATGTATTTCTATACTCTAACCATTCTCTTAATACTTTCAGAGCAGATCCAGTAAGATACACAGGTCTTTTTTCAGTTTCTCTTTGATATCCTTTTGGTAAAACCATAATATGTGACATATCATTAAGATCAATATATTCATTATTTTCATCTAAATGCAAATCTGATAAATCCAAGCCAGCAAGTTCAGACTCTCTTATTCCAGTTCCTCTTAAGACACGAAAAATAGCAATATTTCTATTCCTTACACATTCATCCTTTTTCCACATTATTTTTTCTTCCATATCATTAAGCTGATTTTCTGTTGGAAGTTTTTGTGTTAAGTTGTTTTTAGAAGATATTCCTTTATATTTTATTTGTTTACTAAAATCTTCCATACTGTTATAGAGTTCTCTCAATAAACATTCTCTATATGAATATACATTTTTTATAAAACTTTTTATAATATTCTTTCTTGTTTCCGTTGTGGTTGGTGACATTCCATTTGTTTCTTTATATCTAAGGTATGAACTAATATTTTGTGGTCGTAAGTCACTAAAATCAGAAACTTCTATTTCAGAAATTGATTTTTTATTAATGATATTACTTTCAATCAACCACTGTAAAAAATCTTTAATTGCCACTAAATAATTTAACGCTCCACTTTTACTTTCCAATTCATTCAAGTAACCTCTTAAAAACTGTGGTGCGTTTAACTCATCCAACTTCCTATTAAGCTTTTCAGCATTTTTGTTTTGTACTTCTATTTTGTAACACATGTTCATCAACCTCTCTTTCCTACATACATATTCTCTGTTTTCCATTCGGGTAGTAACTCATTATTCTCATCATAATATTTTGACTTAATTTTCTTTGCATATTCCATTCGCTCGTCAAAATCATCACACCACCTAACTTCAAGATTTTTAGTTCTCATTTGCAACTTTGTACATAGACAACACAAGTTTTTTACATGGTCTTTTTCTCTCATATTCGGTCTACGCATTTTATCACCAACTTGATTTTTACTAAGACATCTTAAACAGATAAATTCACTTGATCTGTTTGTGTTGTCATGTCGTTTACACATATTCATCACCTCATTTTTTGCAACAAAAAAAGAAGCAGTTGATTTCTGCTTCTAATACTTATTTCTATATTTGATTTGCTTTCAACAAGAAAGCAATTTTTCTTTGGGTTATTCTTCCAACATCTTCTCAACTTTATCAAGCTGTGACTGATCCATTGACTTTCCAGTTCTATTGAGCATTAAGAAATATTTTAATACTGCCTTTCTATCTGCTTCTCTTACTTCTCCTTGCACAATATGATGGTTTAAGAAAACATTCTTATCTTTAGCCGACAAGTCATTGTAATAAACTCCGTTATATGGAAATCTATTCTCATAAAAATCAATAATTGTGCTTAATCTCTGCTTTCCATCAAGTATTTCATATCCATTACCTGTCTCAGCCCATTTCTTATCATTCAAATGAATAAAAGCAAATTTACCTATATCAATATTGTTAAATATACTGTCTATAAGCAACTGCTTATCTTCTAATTCCCATACATATCCTCTTTGATATTCAGGATTCATATCTACTCCAAATACATAATATTTATGGATAAGAGACTCAATCATTGAATTGACAAAATTGATTTTTACATCCTGATTTTTACTAAACCTTGAGTCCCCACTGGTAAGCGGTCTAACGCTAGTCCATCCAGCAACTCTGTATACTTCTCTATCATAAGGGTTTCCATAATTTTTTTCAGTAGAAATACAATGTAAACCATACACCTTTCCATCATACAACACTTCTTTTACTGTACAGTCTTTTAATGCACCATATTTTACCTTATCTCCTACTTCAAATCTATAAGTTGGCTCATTCAGATGTGGTACTTCATCTTTAATAAAACTTAATTCATTTTCTCTTTCTTGTTGTAACTGTTCTTCTATGGTTAATTCTTTATTTACTTTCTTTCTCGCCATTTAATTATCTCCTTCTATTTATCAAGAAATCGTCATTTCTTTTAACAATAGTTATCCATTGCTGGTATGTCTTGACTTGCAACAATATGTTCATCTTTTATTTGTGGAGCTGAATCAATAAACTCACCATTGAAATTAACTAGAGCTATTGTATCACTTTCAATACAAATAATTTGTGCTTCAGGATTATATACCTGAATCCTTTTTAGAATATATCTCATTTTATCAAAGCATTTTTGCATATCACGAATGTCTTTCTCTTTAATGCCATTAGTCATTTTATATCACCCTCCCCTCTAATCTACCTGTATAGAATTGTTTCCAAATCATTAATCACAATTTCCATCTGTCTTTTTACTTCTTCTCCTTTAATTTCTGTAAGAGATATTTTATAATCTTTAATTTTCTCTTCAATTTGATCACAACACCATGTAGGATTATTTCGTTTTCTATCCATTTATATTACCTCTTCCAATCTTCCAACAAATTCTTAGTATCCATTACACATACAATAATACTTAACATCAGGTTCTCCACTGACATAGCGATAACCCATTTCTTTTATTAGCTTTAAACCTGAATTATACTGCTTATCATTTGTGTAGTTATCTTTTCTTGCCAATTCATTTATAATTGATTCCATTTGCATTCTCCATCATTTACAGTGAAATTTTACCACTTCTATAATCTTCAATCTTTGTGGTTCTCTGTCTGCCATCACCTTTTCTATCTAACCACCTGCGATTCAAATCATCAATATAATTCATTCTCTTATTTTCATCAACCGAAGTTTTCTCAACTCCGTTTTCGGTATATACAAACTGGTAATTCCATTTATAACACCTCACTTCTACATAAACAAAATTAATTTACTGGTTTATATTTTTGACGATTTACTTTCTGTCTTTCTTCAATAATAAGATTCAAAACAATTGTTAGTCTCCTCTTTTCATTTGAGGAATCAGCTTCTCCGTATATCTTAGTCAATTTACTCTCATATTCTTGTTGTAAGCTACATAATTCTCTTTCATATTCCATTAATTCTTTTAGTGTCATATTTGTCATTGTATCACCTCTTCCAATCTTCCAAGTAAATCATTCTTTCATTGACTGCAATAATGGACTCTTAAATTCACGTCCATCCAATACGTTCCTAATAATCTCCATTGCTTCAGCAATTCCACAATTATATTGCTGCATTTCTCTTTGATTTGCAAAACGTTGGTCATCTTCCCAATGATGCACGATTTTATCACACAATTCATCTTGTATATCATACAAATATGTTTCTACTGATTTCATTTTTATATTCTCCTTCCATAACTATTTACATTGCTTAATCTTATTTGCAATTTCTTTCATCTTGTCACTAAACTTTTAATATCTTACCAAAGCAAACGTTCTGCATTTTTGTTCCATCTGACATAGTTGTTGTGGAAAGCTGTGCTATCTGTCCGTGATTACCAACCTCTTCATCAGGAAAAGATTTATTAATCAAATCAATCAATTCTCTTTTCGTTAATGCCATATGTACTACTGTTTCAATTACATTTCTATTTTCCATTTTTCTACCTCCAATTATCCAAAGGAAAGTTAAATTTCTTTGCCTTTTAGTCACAAAAATTTTTAGCCCATAAGATACTCCCATCATTGTTGCAGGTTAATTCAATCCCATATTTTGTTTTAAACCATATGTCAAGCCATTCAAGGAAGTCTTTTGTAACATTAATAATGTAGCTACTAACACAATTCATATTTGGCAATGCAATTTCCATATGTGGAATACGTGAATATTCTGTTTCCCCCTCATACTCATATCTGAATGGACAACCCTTAACCGCCAATTCGTTATTCAATTCCATTACCATTTCTCTTGTTATCTTCATACTATTACCTCCGTTCTTAAACCCATAGTAAACTTAGATTTATTGGCTTTTTAATACCTAATATTAGTCTCATCGGTTATCTTTCTTACAAGCTCATCCAATTCTTCATATTTTTCAAGTAAATATTTTATTTACTTGTTTCCATTTATTAAAAATCACAAAATATGTTTATATATACAATATTATTATTTATTCCTACATTAATTCTTCTCTATATCCTATCGGTGTAAATTTAGTATCATACTTTTTGTCAAAATTTCTTAGATAATCAAGAATATCTTCATTAAATTGATGCATAACTTCCATTGTTTTTTCTTCCGCTTCTTCCCTGCTCATTTCACTATATTCATAAGTCGAATCATTTTCTGTGTCGTCAACAAAACTATATGTATATTTAATGGGTTCAAGTCCTACTTTCTTTAAATATTCATTTATATTTATTCCAGCATATGATGCTTCTTCAGCTAACATTTTACAGATTATATCTGCTGGCTCTGACTCTGAGATAAAAACCCTTTCACAATAACAGTGAATGTAATGTCTATCATCGCAAAGTTTACTTATTGCTTCTGCCTGTTCTTTGGTTGCACCATTATCAATTGCTATTTGTTCATTTTTTTTATGATGTTCGGTTGCCCACCTTGCTTTACCTTCATATGCTTCTTTGGAATAATAAGCCATTATATTTCCTCCTGTACTTGACATTTTCTTATTACTATATTATATTTTAATTAATTTCTACTATTGTAGATTGAAGTGATTTGTTAAAAGTTTTATACAAATTACATGGCGAGGTTTTAAATACCTCGCCTCTTTTTATATTATTTCACTCAATAACTCAATCACTTCATCCAGCTTATCGCTTGCCTCTTCCATATTGTCAATTGCATCTTCAGAATACATTCCTCTTAAACTACCCTGTAATCCTTCTGGCATGTTATCAAATGCGTCCTGTTCTTCACTTAATATAGAAGATAACTCACTTGAAACTTTCTTCAAATCGGTTTTAATCAAATCAATTTGAATTTTGACTTGCCTTATCTTTTCTCTTCTCTGTTTATTCATTATCTATCTCCATATAATGCATGTACAACATCATAATCGCTTGGAAGACAAGAATAAGTTGGCGGTACTGTGAACATTGAATAATATTCATCTTTCGTAATCTCTATCCCCATATCTCCCTTCGCCGTTACATTGTATTCATATTCTTTTGCATCAGGTTTAACATAGAATTTTCTGTAATGAGTTATACCATTCACCTTATAATCCATCATGCAAGCAATCACTTTACCTGTACTTAATTCTGTTGCTACCTCTCTTTTAAATCTAGGCTGATAAATATTCGCAATTAATACATTGTGATCCTTTGCCCATTGAATTTCCCTATCTTGGTAATCAGCTTTCAACTGTTCAGATGGACACACATAATCGGTATATACCTTTCCACTGTTTACTCCTGTTTCCGTCCTGTGATAGATTCCTTTATTGTCAGTATATCCACCGTTTCTAATTTTTTCTCCGTTAATGTATTCTCTCATGCTATTATCACAATAATGATGATTTCCATTACTGTCATAAGAACTTGTATATTTCTTCATTGCTGCATTATCATAAGCGTTCTTTGCAGCAGCTCCACCAAATAATCCTAAAGACATTAATAATCCTAACATACTTTCACACTCCTTACATATTCTTATATCTTTCTTCTCTCTTCTTGGCTTCTGACTTACTTAAAAATCTGTTTGGAATTGTGAATACAACAATCCAAGCTATAATTACACTAATTAACTCTATCATAATATTTACCTCCGTTTTTACCTTTCCACTGTTACTATATTAATTATATCATACCAACCTGAATCTTGCACTGTATATCCATGTATTGAAATGATGCATATAAACAAGTCTTAATCCATACTCAAATCCTTCAATGATATCTGAAGCATATAAAAACCCTTTAGAATATCCTTTATAGTTATTATTTGGTTCAATCGTAATATAATCACCTCTCTTATGTACTTCATGTCCTCTTTTAGACATTTCCTTTTTAAATTCTTTGTAATCAAACATATTCATCACAACCTTTCTTGATAAAAATAAAGAAGTGAATAACCATATTGTCATCCACTTCTTTATTCTCCACTATGTATCTATTAAAAAGAAAAATGTTTATTCCCATTCTCCATTTGTTTTAATGTTGTTAATCACAGGTATTGCTATTTCTTGCATTAGCTGTTTTAACTCATCCTGCGAAACTTTTCTTTCCTGTGCTTCGACAAGCTTTGCTGCCTCAGTAGGAACTTCACATTTATATTCCATTGAATATAATATTATTGCTTCATAAAATTTAGAAACATCTACTGTTTCCACTGCAAATTGAATTTTATGCAATAATCCTGCTTTATTTGCCTGTTCTTCATTAAGCATATTTAATTCCTCCTTTCTATTATTATGTATTATTATATCACTATTGCTAATTCCTGCATAGTTTCTATTTTTTCTATAGCAATTTCCTTACCTTCTGCAATAGTCATACAAGAACATAATCTTGTCCATGCATTATAAGCCGTGTTGAATATCATTACATCATACTTCTGATTGAATGAATTAATTTCCATTCCAGCCGTATATCTATTCACTATACGTATTTTTATTCCATTTACTCTAAAATTTCTCATTACAATCACAACCTTTCACTGTAAATTATCCATTCCTTTCCATAAAAAATAAGAGACTGGATATTTTCAATCTCTTATATGTTCTCTAAATTATTCAATTATTATAATTTCTCATCCTCAATATCTTCTAAGCTGTCAATTCCTAACTCTTCCATAATATCATCACAAAGACAACTTCCATCGCATTCAGCTCCATCATACATAACAGTCATCTCTTCAATATTTAAAACATAATGGCTTTCTTTCTGTTGCTTAAATAACTTTAGTACCTGTCTTAATAAATATTCTTTCCTATCCATAACTTTTCTACCTTTCCTTAAACAAATTCAATGACAATTGCCTTATAAAATACTCCATTGACATTCTCAATTAATATTGTTTCATCCTGATCGCCTGTCATCATTCTTATATCGCTTATGTCAAGTATTACGACTTCTCCATCCATATATAAGTCTTTAAATTTTATTTTCATTTAATAACTCCTTCTGAAATTTCCGTTTCATTGGATTCTAATAAATAAGTTTTGTACCACATTCTGGACAATGTTTTGGTCGCATTTCTGCATAATCATCATTGCTTGCAACTTCATATTTGCATATAGGGCACTCAATACCATCCATTTCATCATCTCCTTGATAGTTTACATACATACCATCAATAAATTGGTTTTCTAAAAGCACAACTCTATGTGCTGTTTTTACTAAAGTTTGAGAAGCTTCCTCCATAAGTTCTGTTGTGCCTTCTATTTCTTTTCCATATGGCGGTTCTTTATATGCCTTTATATATCTCTGCAATTTATTCAATAATTCATTCATATTATTTTCCTACCTTTCTAAATTAAGAAATCATCGTTTCATAGTCCTATGCAACACATATGGTAGCTGCAATTTCAAATTCCTTTCTTGATAATTTGAATGGAATTTGTTCATCTTCTTCCTGTAACACAACGTAATTCTCAGTTTCTTCGAGTAATTGACAAGTTTCTCCATCCATACAAGGAGTACCATTATCGGTTTTCAAATCAAACCACTCCTTATCTTCATCTGTTTCCTTTTGAATATATCCTCCGTATTCCAGTGGAACATATTCCTCTTCATTGTCAAAACCTGTTAATACATTAAATAATGTTGCTGTATTTATTGTATATTTTCTCATATCATTTCCCTCCATTTCCTGTTGAAACTCTTGATTCATACTTTGCATTCTCTATATTCTTTTTCAGTTAATAGTCCTTCATCGCACATATCTTCAAGCGTTCTATATACAGCATTAGCTCTCCAACTTGCATATGAAAAACCATCGAACTCTCCAATAAGTGCATTTCTGTTTTCTTCACTTTGTTTTTGTAATTTTTCTGCTAAAGTAGAATTACGAAAGAAATATGCTTTATACATGGCTGCTTTAATTCTAAGATTCTCAACTTCATATTCCTGAGAAACTAATTTCTCTTGAGCTTCTAATAACTGTAACCCCAGATTCCCTAATGGGCTTCTTTCAATTCTGTTTCCAAAATAAGTATAATTCATGTTTGTCACTCCATTTCCGTAAATCCATTTCCTTTAAGTATTCTATGTAATCTTCAATATCTGATTTCTTTTTAACCTCAATATCTTCTGGATGATAATATCCATAAAAAGCATTCGTATATACCTTATATGTTTTATTTTCCATATTAACAATGAGGTTATAATTGTTGGCACAATCACCACGTTTCTTCCAATTCTTATCAAGCCAAAATAGATGTAATCTCATGTCAAACCTCCTTATGAAATTGCTATTTCTTACCACTTAATTTCTTTTACCATAGCTGTGTAGTATGGTTCAACAATGCTCACAAAAACCAATGTCGCATGTTCTAACGGTTCATATAATACACACTTGACTACTACTTCTATTTCTTTCCATTCAGATGCTTTCATAGAAATCCTGTAATCTTTCCGTGGTGTAAAATCAAGAATTCCTAAATTGCATTTTGTTGTTTTATCAATCACAAAAATATTATTCATTTCCATCACTCCAATCTATGCTTCATAATCAAATTCGCTTAATCCACCACTTGCAAATACATATTCTGCTACATCTGGAACAAATATCATAAGATTATCAGGATATTTTCTTTCATCCTTAATTGCAAAATATCCTCTTTCTTTTACATCATCATCTTCAAAGTAATAACCCAAAATCATTTCTATTAAATTTTCCATTGATGTTTTTGGCTCGTATTTCTGTTCTCTGATCCATGCAGCCATATAATCGTAATCACACCATTTCTCTTTTGGATATATATTGTAATCCTTTTCCTCTGTCCATTTACCTGTCCACTGATCTACCATACTTATACCTCTTTGTAATCTTCCAATAGCTCATTTAAGTTACCTTTTCTCCACCGATGAAGTTTTCCATCGCCAGTATAATTTCTAACAACTCCAACCTTATGACCTGCAACTTTCTGATCGTGCTGTATATACTGACGAACAGAATTATGATGATGTCCATCATTATGCACTTCTATGTACTTTTGTTTATTTCGCTTGTTTTGATATATCCTTACTTCCATATTAATATCCCTCCAATCGTTTCCATTCACCATTTTTCTGTTCCCATGCAGTCGGATTTAAGCCATACAAACCCTTTTTTGAACAATTCATCATATCTTTTGTCCATCTGATCTTTGGTATCGAACAGTTCCTCACGGTCTAAGTTCCCTTTGTCTATACCAGACAGTTTATATATTCGCAGTTTATACATTTCAATCACTCTCCTCGTCTTCATCTTTAAAGAAAATCTCAAACGAAATATTATTCTCTTCTAATTTACTACCAATCCAATCTGCCATTGTTTCGCTATAAGCATCCTCATCCGTCCAATAAGTTTCTTCTGCTTCCCTTATAATTTTTTCTGCCTTTGAAAAATTTTCGTATATATTAATTACAATCATAAAATCAATCCATGTATTCAAATCTGAATAGACATGAAATCCGCTTGTAGGTTGTACCATTTCAATCACTCTCCCTTCAAATTAGGACACAAGCCAAGACCACCATCAATCTCAGGTAATCTTCTATATGCATCTCTGTGAATACAATCTTCCTTCATGCATCTGTGACAACAACATTTCTTATATTCCTCATAACTCATTTTGTAATTTGTCTCTTTAAATCTCTCTTCTGTCATCATATCAATCACTCCTTTAAACAATCCTTATCAACAACTGCAAACAATTTAATTTCCTCACCAACTTCGCTTTCATCAAGATCCAAATCTTTAAGTAACTCTGCAAATGACTCATATGTAAAATCTTCTTTATACAAGCACACATCATGTACTGTTGGAGTACACCATAGATATAATCGAATAAATTCAATTAACTCTGTCCATTCGCATTCCTGGCAAATCCGTCTTGCACATCTTACTAATGATTGAATAAAATCCTGCGTCATTAATCCGTTGCCTTCGAGCTTCTTAATCTGCTCGTCAGTAATTTTCTTTACATTACTCATTCCTTTATCCATGATATAGGAAATAACTGCATTTCCCATTCGTGAATCAAACTCTTTTTCAATAATTCTACCTATTTTTGTTTCATAATATTTCATAAAATCAACCTCTCTTCCAATCAAATATTTTTTACCTTGTGATAATAATAGGATGTTGTCATAACACCAATCTTACAAGAACAGCATTTTAAATATTCAATAGCTTGTTCAAAAGTATCGAATGGAATTATCTGTTCATCACCACATTCATCTACATAAACAGCTAACCATTCATTATGTCTATATCCATATTCAATCATCACATATCCTCACTTTCTATTCTGTCTAACATATCCTCATCAATCTTCCCAATAATTCCAAGTTGTTTGCACATATCCAGTAATTTCATTAGTTTTGTATGTGCTTTATCTGTTTTCTCTGGCGTATCAAATACTGTATCATCGAATCCAATCATTTTATAAATATTTTCCAACATAATTTTGTACCTCCTAATAATCTTCATCAATACATTCATCTGCTTCACTATAATATTGACCGTCATATCCATTTTCCATTAATTTTTCCCAACAATTATTACACACTAATCTGAATGTAATTCCATGACAGTCTCTTGTGAAATTCATATCATTTCTTTCTACTTCCTTATTACATACTGGACAAATTCTAATATCTTTTTCTTCCATAATTATTGTCTCCTATTCATTGTAAACAGTTCTTTCTTTTGGTTTTATACAGCTTCTAATTTTAATATGTTTATCATTGAATCCTTGTAAATCCGTTTTCCATCTGTTTTTATTTTTCTTACAAACTCTGCTAGTGAGATTTTTTTATTTCTTTCCATCTGCCATGAATACATCTGAACCCAATCACTTAACAGATTGAACATTGAATAATTATAAAATGGACAACTCTTTGGTTTTACCTTTTCCAAAAACTCTTTTGTTTTTGTCAGTATTGATACATAAGCTGTACCATTAAAATCGACTATAATATAATTACCTTCCATTTACATTACTCCTTCTAAAAACATATTTTCAGTTCTTTTTGCTCTGTCTTATTCGGTGTTCGCACTAACTTATTTCCATCTTTTTCTTTTACAAATAGCAGATTTTCTTTTGCCATATCATCAATAACTTCCATAATATGGTTGATTGTCTGACCGCTTCCATAATTCCGACCATCATTCAAACCAACTCTCCGTAATCTGAATTGATTTGCAAGACCTCTACACACATCAAAAGCGTAAAAATATTTAGTTTTCCTTGTAGTAACGCATGTTTCAAATAATGATTTGCGTATTTCTTTGTCTCTGCTTTTCAGATATTCCTCGTATTCGTCATCAGTTATATCATAAACGGTTTCATGTAAATCAACCCATCTTAATGAAAATGTTTTTGCTTTTTCTATAGCTTCTGCGACTGACTTAATCTCATTTTTTAATACTTCGCCACTATAATTCTGTGGGTGCATATACAGATGTGATTTACCTTTTGTATATGTAGCGCATACTCCATTAAATCCTGGTTCATTACATTTCCAGCCAAGACTTGTAAATAATCTATCAATTTCCTTTCCAATAGTTTCTCTTTCATCTGCTTCCCAACCACCATTCATGCCATCATACGCTGGCGTATCAATGTTAAAATATACATTTGAATATTCATTTCCATAATCTTCATCAGGATTCCAGTTATTTGTAAGTGAATGATCTTTTCCATATTCATAGCCTAATCCGTACTGATGATATTTGATACTCATATAATCGACCTCCTTTATACTTCTACAAATACACAATATTGTTTATTGTCATTCATATATCTTTTCAAATCTTTTTTCGTTCCATTTCCAGCTCTGAACGCATTTTTAATTCGTTCCTTTGACCATTCCATAAAATAGCCATCTTTAATTGCTTTTTCTCTTGTCTCTTTTGTATCTCCGCCATATACTTCATTGAGTATTTTCTTACTTATTTCGCACAACATATCAATCAACCTCACTTTCTTCCCATAAATCAATTAAACCAGGTAATACATAACCTAAATCTATCCAACTAAATTCATTAAACTCTTCAAGTTCTTTCAGCTCATCTTCTGTTGGAATTTCAGCACCCATAATTCGCTTTACATCATCTTCTGTTCCACCAGCTTCAAGTATTCTATGTAATGTCATTTCTAATGAACCAGAAATATCATCACTTCCTTTTACTGTGATTACATTCCGTGACCAATATTCATTACAAAGATGAAATGTCACAATTGTTTCATTTTCTTCTAATAAATCTTTTAACTCAATCATTTTTACTTACCTCCTACAATAATTCATTCACATGTTTCTTTAGCCATGCATATGCCTTTACCATTGAATCAAATGGTTTAATTCTAATCCACATCAAAACACCATCTCCAACAACTGCTGTTGTCTTTAAACAATATTCTTCTTTATTAATCTCCCATTTTCCATCATGTCGCTTTTCTACGACATATTTACCTATTCGTGGGGTAATTTTTCCAAAACAATTCCGTGTAATCATCTTTACATTCTCCTTTCTCTAAACTTTTCAATTCATCATTAGAATATTTCGCCCATTTTCCTGTATGAACATCATTCATTCTTTCTTCAAAGGTTCTCTCTTTCATTCCATACATTTCTGTTACAACCTTGTACATGTCATAAACAAGATCCTTTTCTGTATCAATAATCATAAAATCTTTAGGATTTTTCAAATTATCCAATACATACTGCATGAAATCTCTGAATGTAATTAGTCTGTTTGTCGTACACCATACAAGAATTTTGTTTTTGTCTTTGGTGTCTCTTGTTACAAATTGCATCAACTGCATTTCACATTCTCCTTCCTAATAAATAAGACAGACACATATGTTTGCGTCTGCCTTATTATTCTCTGTATTACTCTTTAAAATTTTCTGCAACTCTTAATAAAAACTGTAATTCGTCTACATCATTTTTAATATTTTTGCTTTTCTTCTCATACGCTTCATTAATCTTATTCTGAAATTCTGGTTTTATAGTATTCCAATAAAGCATCAAATCACATATTCCTTTTCTAGTTGATGTAGAAATAATAATATTACCATTTACAAAATCGGCTTTCATTCTAGGTGGAGTATTCTTACATTCTGATGTTCCCGTATAATTAAAGTCAATAAAAACACCACTATTGTCAGCACATATCCTAACCGAACGTGTTAGATTGGATACATCAAGTTTATTTTTTAACCAACTCACACTATTTATTTTTGTTGTTTCACCCACTATTCCAAGATAATCTTCCGTTGCACATTTAATATATGCCAATATTTTCATAAATCCTTCTTCTTGCAATTCATCTATTTTGTCTGAAATATTTTCAATTACCTCACTTCTACATTTTTCTAATCGCTTTACATTTTCTATTTTCTCTGTATTATCCTCAATCCGAACCGTTACAATTCTCATGTGTATGCCTCCTTCATTTTTCTATACAAGATATAGTATCTACATATTATATAGACCACTATATCTTGTAATTATTCTACCAAGAAATACCAATTTCCTGTGCTTAATTATTCTGAAATACAATGTCAGATATTTCTTTTATTAATCTTTCAGCAGCATTGACTCGTCTTGCCAAAACATCATCTGTACAAAAATCCCATTGTTCATCTTCGTTTACCTTTTTAATTATCTGTAACGATTGAGATAATAATGTGTTAATGCTTCCCAACGCTTTTAATGTATTGTCTTTATCAATAATATGTTTCGCCATATAATCACGCTCCTATCTGTTAATTTTCATACCACTGAAATGCACAATCATACATCATTTTGCCTGTTATCTGATCTTTGAATGTAGGACAATGCCAAGCCATTCTATAATTATGTATTTTGCACCATTCCTCAATTACTTTTGTTGTGAGTGGTATTACATATACATATAAATCAGATCCATACGAAGGATGATACATTTCTTCTTTCGGATAACCTGCTTCAATCAGCATTTCCATTAATGTTTTCTGCATAATTCTCACTTCCTTCTAATCCAAGTACATAACTGTCTCTCTTACCATTCCAGAAATATGATTTCAAATCTGCAAGAGTTTTTGTACCATTTTTTAACTCCTCATAATCTGCTTTCAACATATCTGATGTATAATTTTTATAGTAACAAATACATGAATGAAATTCTTTTCCTTTCTGTGCATACCATCCTTTGTTTGGTGGAAATGTTTTCTTTGCAATTGTACGGAAGACAATTTCCATTCCGTTATAATCTGGTAGTTTGTGTTCACCACTTAGATCTCTAAGCTCAATTTCTATTCCGTCTGGTGTAACAACTTTATCTATGACCTGCATATCAGTCACCTCATTTCTTATATCAAACAATTATCATAGTCATAAATATCTGGATAAATCTGTCTGATTGTGTACTTATTACCTCTATTGCTTGCAAATACAATTCCTTCTGTTTCCTTGTTAATGAACTTACAAAGATGGTCAACATCTTTTCTGTGATAATTTCTGTTAATAAGTACATCTGCCATATCGGAATATGACTTTTCATAACAGCAATCACAATTATAAAATTCATTTCCAGTTCTCTTCTTTACATAAAGTAACTTGTCCCATTTCTCTTTCATAGGGAACTTTTTAATAAGTGCTGCAACTACCCTTTCTCTTGCTGTTCTTTGATCATACATTGTTCCATAAGTCTTATCATTGAACCAATTTCCAAGATACATATAAGACTGAATCCATGCCCTATCTTTTACCCAAGGTGTATCCTGCATTACATAAGGAGAATCGGTACATACAAATTCGTACCACTCAACACCACAGTATTCATGTTTATGTTTTACCTTTGTGAACTGATATTTATGACCTAAATACTCAAATTCTGTATCTGGAATAGGTTCATATCCAATTTCTTTTTCTGCCCAACAATTTGTCCAGTTTTCATCATAATCTTTTGCCTTTTCAGGATATAAGTCTGGATCTTTATAAGATAACAACCACTGATTTATTTTCATTGTAGTGTCTCCGTTCCAGCACTCAGCCCAAAAGTTTTTAGTCAAATCTTCTGTGTTATGCTGAAGCTTTTCTTTTACCTTATTCCATTCTCTTTTGATTACTGTTTCAAATTTCGGAAGTTTATTTCCATCAGCATTTGAATATCTGATTACTTCATTTCCATTTTCATCACAGCAAATAAACATTACATCATCTGCCATCGGTGCATTTAATTCACAATAACCAAGTGGATCACATACTGAATACCAAGTTCCCTCATTTCCAAATGTGTATCTTCCATAATATCTGTGCTTTCCTTCGATTTCTTCAACTGTTTTCCAAAGCTCAACATAATTATCATCTTCGCCTCTATATAACTGAACTTTAATTTCTCTCATACTAATCAACCTGCCTTTCTAATTTCCTTTAACATATTCGTTTTACACATCATTAAGTTCTCTTTCATATCCTCAATTCGCATATCCATAAACTCTTTGAGTGCCTTGTCAAACTGTTCTTCTGTAATGTCGTGACCATAATTTGCAATTACAACATCCATAATTTCTCTATATGAGAAACCACTGAATAATGTATCGTTCTCATGTATTGGTGAGTTATATGTAAACTCTTTTCCATTCCGTGAATCCGTTTCAGGATCATATAACCATCTGCTCATATTAAACCTCCTCTACAATTCCGTTTTCCGCATTGCTCCAATGGTACTTCTTTCCATTTTCTACATTCTCAAAAATTACTGAATATGAAAATGTTTCAAATGGTGTGAACACTTCGCCATCACAAGTCGTTGGTGATTTCTCTGTATTCCAGTCAATACCAAGCTTTCCGTTTACTTCTTTCACAGTAAACACAGCTCCATAATTCCGTGTTTTAATTTCTCTGTTGTATGTGTCGTACATATGCACTTTTACTTTATCGTTTACTTTTAGCATAATCGTTCCTCACTTTCTTGTAATAAAATAGGCAGCTAGGTATTTATTCTCCTAACTGCCTTTACGGTTACTTGTTATTCTGTTCTTCCTTTTTCTTTCCTCTTTCTCTAATATGTTCACACATTTCATCCGAAACGCCATGCTGTTTTAACTGTTTTGCAAAGCGTTCATAAAACGGCAAGTCTTTCCACCGTGGTTTATTTTTAGCCATTTCGATTCACTCCTTCCCAAGAAATCTTAGTTTCATGGCTCTATAAGTTTCATATAATTACCATCTGCTACTGCAACAAAACGCAATTCTTCACTATTTGAATTACATATAATTGCAATTTGTCCATCAGTCCAACATTCTACAAATTTTACAGAATTAATGATTTTATCAATTTCTTCGTTAAAAAAGTAAAACCTTAATCTGGTTCTTAATTCATCTTCTGTTAAACCTCTTCTTGTAACTAAACCTAAGTTTCCGTTTTTATGCGCTTCTTGGAATGTCATATATTATTTTCTCCTTTCCAAAGTAAATGCGAATTTTATATACACCAATATTCTTCTCCATCCATTGCTCGTTTCACTTCATCAATGGATAAATCGTATAAGTCGGCAACAAAATCTATTGCACTGTCAATACATTGTAATGATACGAACTCCCGCCTATACCTTAAACAAATGATTGCCTGCTGTAGATTTCTTTCTTTATGCAATAATTCCTGTTGTTTTACTTCAGCATATTTTTCATAATTGCTTTTACTCATTTTCTCTTACCTACCTTTTTAATTCAAAGAAACACGCATTTACTTATATAATTCATCTGTTGTATGTTTACAACCGTAATCTTGCATAAGCCATCTTCCGTCTGATAATTCACTTTCTTTACATTTGCAATAAACATAACCTTCGTTATCTGGATCAGTTCTATAATCACAGTTAATACAAGCACCGCTATAATTTTTATTCTCTGTCATACCTATTTGTTGCATAATTTCATTTCTCATTTCACTTAGCAATCCTGGGAATGTCTCTTCAAATGAACTTTCTTCTGATGAATCCCACGACATTTCACTAACTCCAACATGCCATGCTGATTCAAATATCAATTTGTCTTTCTCTTTTGAGAAATTTACTGATATTTCGTGCCCAAACCGTAACAATCCATTGCTTGTGCTTTTGTCAATAAAGACATTAATACATTCTTTACCTTTATACTGTATATGTTCAATTTTCATATAATCATCTCCTTGTGAAATATCCATTTCTAATTAATCATTGCTCCATTCACCATTTAGCAATTTATTTATTTTTACTTTATTTATGTCCTGGTCATTAAGAGTAATAGATGAAATGCCTTTAAATTTCTCAATTAATTCTTCTCTTGGCATATCCCAATTAAACACTCTTAAATATGTCATTACATCTTCTTTTTTCACATATTCTCCGCTTGTAAAATCATCATATTTCATTTTACTTTCTCCAATCTTTCCTATGTTTTTATATATCTGCATTATTTGCACCATCAGAGAACCCATCATCATATCCCTTGTTATACATTGGGTTCTCAAACTTACTATTTGCTATTGGACTATCTTCTTCAATGCCAAACCATTCTTTCTCTTCTTCTGTCATTTCACAGACTTCATCAAAATATTCCATTGCACTTTCTCTATCATCCGAGATAAGTCCGTCCTTAAAAAATGTTGCAAGTTCTTCAAGTCTTGTCCGTGGAATATAATTTTCATTTACCTTTTCAAATAGCTTTTCAGTTGCTTTATTAAGCGCAACTAATTTCTCTTTGTTGTTTGAAAACATATAATACACACCATGTTCCCACTGTCTACCCCATCTTTCTAAAGCAGAGTATCCGCAAGCTACAATATAATTATTATCTGTTTCAATAAGCGAAAACTTTTTACCTTTTTCATTTGATACTACTAATATTTCTCTATGATTTTCTTCCATATCTATCACACCTCCACATATAATCGTCTTTCACTCCTTTAATCCATGTTCTCTTATCAGTCTCCGTGCAAGTCCTCCATTAATATCTCCATGCACAGGAATTGACACGCTATCCGTGATCGTCTTTTCCCAGACTTCATGACCGCCTTTTGAACGGTCATGCTTAAATCCATTTGCCTTTAGAATGTCTGTAAAATCTTTGTAAGGCATTGGTGGCAATCGTCCTGACATAATCTCACTTCCTTTCTATTATCCATATAGCCTGATAGTGCAGCTTTATATGTATATGTTCTCTTATTCGCAAATTGCTTTCGCTAAAATATCATACATTTCAGCATTACTCTTAACAGGTGCAATCTTATTTTCAAAATATGAAGCTCCCTTACAATTCATAAGAAGTTCATCATCAACCATATTTTCCCCATAATTTGCATATAGTTTCTTAAATACCTGGAACATTCTAAGTGCAAATGGCGACTTTTCACTTCCTGTCCAATTAAGCAACTTGATAATTCTGATAATATTTTCAAGTGTTTCAGTATCATTCTTAACCATTCTTAATAATGTTCTTGACGGTGCTACTTTTCCTATTGGATTATCAAGTTTATTATCATCTGTAACAATCTGGATATTGTAGTTTTCAAATAAATTCTTAAAGTCAATATATTCTCTTATATTTGCCTTTACACCTGCTCTATATGTATCTGCTATACTCATTGCCTTTCGTGCTGATTGCTGACCTAAGAATGTTAAGATTGCCTCATGTTCATTACAATTAAGCACTTCAACAAGCATTTTTATTTCTCCGTTTATAATAAATGCAACAATTCTATGCGCCCCGTCAGCTACAAACAGTTTTCCATTTATTACATACACCTTAACGGGATCATATTTGTCTTCATTGAAATCCTGTGCTATTTCCTGCACCTTTGCCATATCCGTATCTCTTTGCCAATCTGGTATATGTATGAATGTTGGATTAATAAGAATATATCGCTTTGAGGCAATGCTAAATGAGTTCTTTAAGGCACAATCAACTTCTTTCATCTCCATACTTTCTCCTGCATTTGAGTGAGCCTGTATAAACTCTTCTGTATTCCGTGGAGTTGAATAACGAATAAAACCTTTCTTCTTTCTTATCTTTTCAGTTAATTTACCTTCGCCTGATGTAAAGTTGTATCCAACATCTGCAATTTTAATTTCATCTTTGTTTATCTTTAAAAGTAAACATATTTTGTCTACTGTTGCATCAGATGGATTATTAATTTCGCTTTCGTACTTAGATATTGTTGAGTACGAAACACCGCAATTTTTAGCAACATCCTGTAATGTTAAGCCTTCTCTTTCTCTAATTTCCTTTAACTTTCTTCCATTAATTTTGCACATAATTAACTACCTCTTTTCTTTTAATATTTTTGATATGTATTTTGTGTAAAAAAAATAACGGCTTGCTTTCGCTTGCCGTTTAGTCGCTAAACTTTTCAAGCCATTTATCTGTTTCCAGATAATCTTGATAGTCCATATCAATCAAACCTAATTCATCTGCCATTTGATATAGCCACTCTTTGCATTCTTCACTTCCATCTTCTGCAAGTAATTTACAAAGTTCTTTAATGGTGCGAGTTGGTTTCTCATCATTCTTTGATTCTTCAAACTCAACAAGATAATCGTAGGCATTACAAGCAATTTCCTTTGGTGTGAAATTACCCTTCCAGTTTGCATTACCATATTCTGCAATATCATAAAAATCTCCATATTCCATTATATCTCACCTCTTTCTTTCAGATAATTTCTGTATGCATTTTCGCTTTCAAATTGCTGATATTTGCCTATTGATGGTACAAATCCCATATAAGCAAATCCGTTATAATATCCCTTCATGTATTATCCTCCTTACAAAATTCTTTATCTTATCAATGATTGTTGGCTCGGTTGCCTTCTGCCATCTCTTTTGTCTTTCTGAAAAATATAGGCTGTTTTCTACATTGATATAATCCATCATCTGTAGTGGTGTTAATGAGTTGTATGGAGTTGATAGAGTACTATCTATTATTTCAGCTCCGTTTGTCTTAATAATTCTAAAATTAAATGCTTCCATTTTTTATACCTCCTGTGCCAATCTTGCATCACGCATAATCCGTGAGATTTCATTTTCCGTTTTTGCATTATGAATCTGTATTATTACTTCATCCGAATAACACAAATCTCTTGCTGTTGTGATTGCTGTTCTCTTGTAGTTGTACATTTCTCTTGACATATTAATATTCTCCTTTCTTTATCTTACAAAACCTGAATATTGAGCTTTGATAATTGTGTCGTCATATATGATATCTGTATAATTGTCGTGCATTATTAATGAGCAGATATCTCCCTTGATCCAATCTTCTGTGTTATCTGTAAATGTCCAAAGGTTTCCGTTGAAATCCTTGGCTGTGACTTCGTTTCCGTTCACACACTCAATCACTGTTGACAGTGGGTATGTGTGTTGATTGTAAGTTGCCTTTTGAACTGCTCTACCTATAAATAAGGCAGAAATTGATAGCGTTACTGTTAAGGTTGCCGTGAGTAGTTTTCGCTTTTCCTGGTTTGTAAATTTAATTTCTTTTTGCATTGCTTTAATTTCCTTTCTTGTAGTATTGATTTTGGGTATAAAAATAGCACCCTTTGCGTTTTGCATTGGGTGCTTAGTGGGTGCGTTGGTTATTATATTTGACGCAGTTTGAGTGTTACATCTGATTTAATTTTGCTTGAAGTTCGGCTATTTGAGCTTCAATAGCTTGTTTCTCAATTTCTTTTGCGTTCCATTCCGCATCTGGAATCCATTCCATAATTTCAAATGGTTGAACACAAAGATATTCACACACTTTATTTATTGTATCAGAACTTATATTTTCGTTTTTTGAAAATCTTGTTGGCATATTCTGAGACAAACCTGCATTACATAAATCTTTCCATGTCATATTGCGTGTTTTTAAAAGTTGCCCTAATTTATTAAAAATTATCATATATTATACCTCCATCAATTATTAGCACCTCCTATCCTATCACATTATTTTGTAACTTTCAATATGTGTGTAAAATCTACACTATAAAAGCGGTAAAGTTTCCCTTACCGCCTCTAACTATAGATTTTTATTATTTTTCTACAAAATAGTGCTTAATTACAATATTACTGATAGTGCTTGCAAGTCCAGAATAATCGTATTCTATCTTGCTTGTCTTGCGATTCTTTTTTGCCTTTACTAATGTATTAACCTGACGCTCTTTGAAAGAGATTATATCCTTCTTGTCGTCAATGTCAAATTTATTAGTGAATCCCTTTACATAGCAATCGTTAAGAAGCTTCTTGTCCTCTGCTGTCAATTTTACTCTTGTCTTTGCTGTGTATGGAGTTTCAAAAGGCAGACTGAAGGTTGTCTTAATGATTGTTTCAAGTTCTGTGCTTGCTTTCTTGTATGCTTCTTTTACCTCATTTGACATTGTTATATTGCCATTTTCCCCTGCCTTAGAATTAATATGAATTGCCTCTAAAGCATTATATAATTCTGGTGACTGAAAAGCAGGAATAATTGCATACTTCACCAACTTAGAGTTATCCCATGAAGCAAGCACCCTAAGAACTGTACGAACTACATCCTTATTATTGCCAAAATGATCTTTATTCTTATAAGTCAATGAGGCAAATACCTTGTTATAAATCTCAAGAGTTTCTTCCTTAGATGCTTCAAGGTCAGACTTTTCCTGCTTAACATCCTCAAGTTTCTGGGTAAGGTCATCAAGTTTAACCTTCTTTTTATCCTCAGACATATCCTCATTTTTCTCAAGGTTTGCTATCTGAGTGTTTAACCGTGAAATATCAGCTTCAGCCATCTGAATGAGCATTGCACACTTTTCATGTTCAACTGCTGTCATTAATTCCTGCTTCTTCTCATCTGTGATTTTTTCTGCGTAAAAATTGATTGATAAAGTTCTCATAATATACCTCTTTCCCCGACTTAATGCAATCGGTGCAATATAATATTTTTAATGTGTTTATTGTATAGTGTTATGCACACTATAAAAGGGTAGACTAATTGTGTATAGTCTGCCCTTCTAACTATGTATAACTTTTGTAGGGAACGCCTCACCTACTAGCGTAATGAGCATATTAATATTAAATCCAGTTAAGAGGATAGATACTCCATGAGTATACTCATTGTAGGCATTACCCTGCTAATAAATAAATGCTTGTAGGTTTTACCCTGCAAGCTATGTTATATCTATCATTAACCTTTTATATTTTAGTTGCTATCAGCTTGGTTATCGACTTCACAACTTTAACCGTGATTTAATCGGTTAAGATTTTTTATTGACCGTTAACTACTACCTTGTAAACACTCACACCCTGGAATATAAGCTAAAGGGTTCGCACTTGAGCCGTAAGTCTTTTCTGACTTCTTCTTCCCATTACTGGCAAGGTAAAGGCACACCATTTTAATATGATGCAAAGATTATTAATCTTAGGGCATATATACCTATTTCAAGGTATAATTTAAGCCGTCCTCATAGGGTTTTAGAGTAAACCCATCAAACCTATTATTCAATTTGTATAAGGTTAAACTCGTTGAGATACAACCTTAGAATTCTATATTCTGCTATAGTCTTTTGTATCTATTCCAGGGAATAAATACAGTGCCTATATAAGAAATATAAAATTGTTTTTTCCTTGGGATTTACTAATACACTGAATCGTGATAAAATAGACTTGTTCAGGGACTATTTACACAATTACTTGTAATTAGTCGGCTATATATTCAAGATAATCTTGTTCAGTCGCAAAAAGTATATAGCTTTTTGTGGCTGAAATATAGCCATAATACCCATTAGGTACATTGTACCCTTTTGGATTATTCATTTTTCAAATACAGCACCTCCTATTCTGGTTTTAACGACTTATTCCTTGTCAAGCTATTGTTTTATTGTGATTGTAGTATATCACAATGTATTGTGTTTGTCAATATGTTGTGTTAAGTTTTCCCGACCTTACGAGAAAGGTTCGTTTTACAGTACTTTCTTAACTTGGCTATATCTTATCACAATCAATTGTGATTGTCAACAGGTTATTTGAAATATTTTTAAATCAAATTGTTTATCTGTTGTTGTATCGTATGTTATCACAATCTATTGTCATTGTCAATAGATTGTTTATAATATTTTAAATCTTTTTTAAACGATATCAAAATGATATCACATAGCACATCAAACCATATGACATAGTTTTAAAAACTACATAGGTTCTGCTCAAAAGCCAGTAAAAATGAATGGTTAATATATATCTATTAGCCATTGTTTTTATATGTGGGGGGTACTTAAAACTAAAATAATAGTCACATTTTGACAGCATCCGCATAGCTGGTTATTCCACACACCAACTCAAAAATCTAACCCCCTCCCCAATATTCAAAATCCCCAATAAAATCAAGCAAAATCCCAAATCTGTCCCACCAAACTCCATATCGTACCCCATATCGCTTAAATCTACCAACCAAGCCACTTTCAGCCACTTCACAACAAAAAAATTAAACTTCCATCTTACCAAAAACCCACCCGTAATTCCAAAAACATCCTTATTTATAAGCACTTTTACCGATAACCATTTTTAATCCAGAATCATCATTATAATCAATCACATAAATCATAAATCTCTAATCTACAATACAGGGGGTACATAAAAACCACATCAGAAAAACCCAAAATTACCTATATACATCACAAGAACAGTCAAAAAAATCCAATACAATCCATCAAAAAATCCTACTATAACAATACCAAAAATCCCATTTCTCATCTAAACCCTCTATCACGCCCATACACAGCATTTTTATTTCGTCCTACCAATAACACCTAAAGTCATTTTTACCCACCTAAATACTCAAAATACAAGGTCAATTTTTTACATCACCCAAAATTGCATTAACTATCTATATACATTCATCATATTTACTATAAATAACATTATCAATTCTCACACTTATACAAAAATCCACTCTCACAGCTCAAATTTCAATTTTACCCTCCACCCTAACAACTAGCCACCTGATATATAAAAATCCAAAATAGACTCTAAATCATTAATTTTTCGTCTTATATCCCATGTAAATAATTTTACATTAACTCTTTTTATTAATTAACATATTCATGCAATGCTAAAAATTCATAAAATCAAATTCACATAAGAGAATAATCTATTGTAAATAATCATCACACCACTCTCATCAGAATAAAAAAAATAAATTTAAATGAGGACTCATTATGGGTAACTTAACATTAATTACAATAGAAACATTTAATAATTTATCATGTAACTTTTATAGAAATATATTTGATAAATTAGCCGACAGAATTACATTGTAAAAGGAGGAAGTATGAAAACAATAATTATAACAGGTACACCTTATACAGAAAATGAAATTATTAAAAAAGTTAGTGAAGTAAAGGAAAAATCGCTCAATAACATATTAATACTATTTCCCGAAGTATTAAACGGTCAAAATTATGTATTAGAACATCCACAAGAAATGTGGCATAGACTTAATGTTATATTTGATAATGCTCTTAAGGAAAATAAGGATATTATAATGGCTACTTATTCACCAATTGCCGTATATGCTCTGAGAATATATATTAAAACTTATGATATTTCTGAAAATATATTATATCAAATAATAAAAGAGTCGAAAGAATCAAAAAATGTCAGAACTGAGTTTGTACCAATTGATAGAGATGGAAAATATGCTAATGAATATAAGATTCATAAAAATGTTTTAGATACAATAAGCAAACAATTATTTGTATTAATCGAATAACGTATAAAAATCACACCTCACAGAAAAAATTAGCCACTTTTATCTCATACCCTTATAAGTTATCACCTAAGACATAAAAATTGAAAATTACTCTCAAAAACTCATTTTTAACCCACAGATAGGGGTATAAAAAAACTATATACAAGCTCAAAAGATAATATGTGCGTAAGCACAAGATGTAGCCCTTTGATAAGGGCGGTCTTTTCGCAGCGTTAGCAAGAAAAGAACATCTTTGGGTAAACAATTGAAGAGAGAATAATATATCAAATAATATATCAAAGGAGAATGATATTATGAAAAAACCAATTTTGTTTAAAAGAACAAGAAAATCTGTTATAAGAAAATTATCAAATCCTTATATAAGAGAAAATCTTGAATATTTTGGATGCATATTTTCAATATTAGATATATGTTATATACTATTTCATTTAAAAGAAATAAATAACATGTTTCAAGGTCAAAAATAATATAGGTACATCGTATATGTACCTAAATAAAAGTATCAATCCAAAGCACCATACACCTAAATCAACCAATAACAATCAATCAAAAAATTATGGAGTTTGTATGTAGCGTAAGCGAAATACAAACGGAATAGTCTGTCTTATTAATAATGTTATATATCTTCTTTCAGTTCGGCAAAGTAGGTTTCACCCCCTACCAATTTCAAAAATAAAACAAACAAGTAGGGGTTCAGACCTACTTTACTGAACGCTCGTAAATTCATCTTCCACCTAATCTCAAACGGAGAATAAATAAATATCACATACAAGGAGGAATTTTTCATTGCAACAGAAAACAGAATACTTTACTCGTTTCCCAAGTGACTACATTCAAGGAAATATTAGAACTAAGTATGGAGTTAGCCGAAAATTCTATATCACTTATATTCTTATTGATAAATACAGGTCTTATGAAGACTATAGTTGGATTACTCTTAGAAAGGTTCTAAATTTCTACGGATACAAGACACACAAACGTAGACCGAAAGCAGTTCAAGAAATTCTTGATGTACTAGAATATATGATTAATAACAAAATGATTGAAGTTCAACAAGATCTTGATTCTATAACTTATGATACTGGTATTGAGATTAAAATAATTCCTGAAAATTTTGATGCAGTTGATAAGTTCTCAAAAATCACATCTTCTCAACTTGATTTTATTATGATGAATGAATCGAGTATTAATAAAGAGAATATATTAATGGCGTTTCTTTATATTAATTCTTATATATTTGTTCGTCCAAAAAATAAAGACAATGAAGATATCATGTATAATCCTGAATCCAAACCAGAAGCTTTTTGGCGAAGTATAGAATCTATGTCAAAAGAACTTTCTATGTCAAAAGATACCATTAATCAATGTATTCAATATCTCACATCTTCTATTGGCGACAAAGAACCGCTTCTCGTTAAGAAAGAAGTCGGCAGCGTTCAACCTGATCCAAAGAAACCACCACAAAATGTACCAAATATATATGTACTTAACAAAGAAGGCTATGAGCAAGAAATTGAGTGGGCTATTACTAAAATGTTGGAAATATATCATGTTGACTCTTTTGGAGAAATTAAAAATGGTAATCAAGGATAACATTTTAGAACAAACTTCACATTTTAATTTTTAAATAAAACCCTTTTAAATAAGGGAATATATAAAAGTAACACATAAACCGTATCACACTATATAAAGGAGCGATGATATGAACAAAAAAATTTATTTAACAAGGAGAACAAATATTTATGACAAAGGAAACAGAAAGACATGTAATGACAAGAACAATGGAACTTAAGAGAAAGAACAAGCTTGTATGCTATCCCAAGTTATCAGAAGCGGATTTCGGTGGTTGCGATTTAAATATTGCCAGTCGTATAGCTGCGGATTTTAAGTTTGATGAAACCAAAAAGAGAGAATGTACAACTAGAGATTATAACAAAAAGCTTAAGGCTTGTGAAGAAAGACAAAATTTAAAGGAGGAAGCGGTACATGCTTAGATACGAAATTATTGCTAATGTTGGTATTAGCGTAGATTTACATAATAATTACACAGTAGTTGCTTTAGCAAAGTGGAATAAAGAGAAAGAATCTTACTTAGCCACTTTTTATATTAAACAAACAGATATTGACCATTTAGATCTTATGGATGACCAGATTGAAATAGAGTTTTCTTCTGAGATAAAAACAATCAAGAATGATTTAGTGAAGTATATTGAAATGCTTATAGAAAGAGGAATTATTCAGAGATATATAGACAGATACAAATATGAGCTTGATTGTATTGATAGAGGAACTGCTATGTTTGAGTTAGAGAAAAATGTTAAGTAAATCAGATTATAGATATTTTAAAAAAGCTAAAATGGCTGCTACCATCTCGGATTATAAAAAAACACATATAGGGTGCATAGCCGTTTACCAAGGAAATGTAATAGGAATTGGTTGTAATACAATTAAAACGCATCCTATTCAAAAATATTATAACAGATATAGAAATTCATGGAATAAGAATGGTATTAAACCGACTTTACATGCTGAAATCAATTGTCTTAATTCTATCCGTCATCTGGATATAAATTTCCAAAAAGTAAAATTATATATTTTTAGAACAAGATTTGATAAAGAGTTTGGCATGTGTCGTCCATGTCCAAGTTGTATGGCAGCTATAAAAGATTTAGGAATAAAACATATTTACTATACAAGCAACGATGGATATTCCTATGAGTGTATAAAAAATTAAAAAGAGAGGTTATTTGTATGTGCAATATTTGTGGCAATAATCCTTGTCTTACAAGATGTCCAAACTTTCATCAGAAATATAATTACTTATGCTGCTATTGTGGTGGGGGTATTTTAAGTGGGCAAGATTATCTGAGAAATTCAGAAGGACAATATATACATAGAGACTGTATTCCATGTACTGATTATCTTATAGATTGGTTGGGATATCGTGTCGAAACAATGGACGAGGAGGATTATAAAGATGAGAATTATTGATAGACTGAGAATATTTTTTGATATTGATTACAGTTCAAATAAGGAATATTGGATTCCAATTAATGAGATTAAAATTAGAGAAGAATTTCTTGCTACTCCACCCAATTACAGAAAATTCAGGAAGAAAGAAAATACATTCATCAAGTATGGTGAACTGGGGAAGATTATAATTGACAGAAATTATGAATTGATAGACGGATATTGTTCGTATCTTATTTGCAAGAAATATGACATAGGTAAAGCTCCTGTGTGGTTTGAATAATTGTAAATAGAAATTTCATTTGGAGAATATATAAGTGGAGGTAAATTTATATGAATAATAATTTTGACAATGTTGAAGAAATGAAAGAATTAATCGTAGATGAACTTTCGGAATGTGAATTTGACAACAATTTCAGATGTGAAAAATGTTCTGAATTGGAGCAATGTTATTACAAAGCTTCTACAAAATCATCTCACGAGTTTGCAGAGAGCTTAGATTATGGTGGATATGATTCTGAAGATGAATTTTGGGAGAATTTAGATTAAGGTGGTGAATTATTATAAAAAAGGTACAATATACACTAGTTAAAATACCAATAAGAGAACTTATAGATGGGAATTTTAATATTCAGATTAATAGAGAAACCGAAATCAAAAAAGAATATCTTATCAAGCAAGGTGACTCTCCTTTATTTGATCAGATTCAGAGACTTCGTGGCGAACCATCATCTCATATAAGTGAACTTATGTTGGTTGTTGCAAAGAAGAATCCAAAACAGGAAGAATTTCTTAGAAGAATTCTAAATGATGGATTCACATATAATGGAATTCACTACTCTCGTTTTGGCAAATCAGCTTCACAAGGTAAAGATGGAATAACTGCATTTGTATGTGATGAAATTTTTGATGAGTTATATTTGATTACTCAGATGGATATTAAAATTGATGAGTGTGTTATTTCTAAGTACGAAGCTCAGAGATGTTTGCCATTCAGTTCATGTACTCTTATTAAAGATTATATGCCTAATATTGTGATTATTGGCGAGTATGAAAAGACATTAAAAAATCAGCTTATCAAATACGTAGTTGAAAGAGAAAAAGAATTTGTTGATGAAAATACTGGTAAGAAAAAGAAATATAAAACCAGAGAAATTGAAGAAGGATTAAAAGATATTGGATTATCACCTTTTGATGGATGTGGTTGTCATGAAGAAAACTTTATGAATACTGTGAGTGAGCAGCTTGGATTAGACTATAAAGTTATTGGAACACAGGTTCGTTTACCATTTATTAAAGGATATTCTGTATATGTACCATTTAAACAAATTCTTAAAGAATGGGGTTACACCACTATTACTGACATTTATGGGCATGTTCATAACATTGATGATATAGATTGCATCTGGAATATTTCGATGTTTAAAGGTCACAAGATTTTTAAGTCAACTTATGGCGAAAACGCATGGATTGAATATATGAATACTGTTAGAAAATATGAATTCAAACTTGGAATCAGTAAATACAGTCATCATATTAAGCATTTAAATAAATATACACGAATGAATTTTCAGTATTTACAATGTCTGGATCTTTGGAATGATAAATATGTCAAATGTTATACAGATAAAACAAAAAAGGACTATGACATATTAGATTCTAAGAACGATGGAAAAATCATTAAGCTTGCAAAATATACTACTAATATGTATGAAAAAATCATTAAAGGTGATAAATTTTATACATATAAATTCATGGGAATTACAGACACAGAAGATTATGAGCCAGAAAGTAAATATCTTGAAGCTGCATTGATAAATGATGTTATGCTGAAAGATCCTGCCGTTAAGCAATTCATTTATAGAAAACTTAAAAAGTCTATTGATGAAGCAAAGGTTGGTAAAATTTATTGTTCAGGTTTTTATCATACAGGTGTTGGTGACATGATTGGTTATCTTCAATATGCCGTTGGTGAAGAACCAGTTGGCTGTCTTGGAGAAAGAGAATTATATACAGCAAATTTTGAACCAGGATATTGTTGTTCATTCCGTTCTCCACTTGTTGATCCGTCAGAAGTAAATAAGATTAAGATTGTACGAAATGACATTCTTGTAAAATGGTTTGATTATTTTAAAGACCAAGATGTAGTAATGTTTAACATGTATGATGTGTCAGCACCACAGCAAGGTGGCGCAGATTTTGATGGGGATATTTTCTATTTAAGCAATGATCCTATTATCATTGATTCAAAAATAGACAAGCATATCATACTTGATATTGAAGACAAAGTAACCGCTCAGTCAAAACCATATACAAAAGAGAATCTTATTGAGTATGAAGTAATGACAAGAGATAATCGTATTGGTGAAATTACTAATGTTGCCACAAGTATAGAGAATAAATATACGACTAATCCAGATATTCAAAAATTATATTCTGATTACTCTTCTCTTCTAAGAATTTTTCAGGGCAAAGAAATTGACTTCCTTAAAACAGGATTCAGATGGCATATGAATTCAGGTCTTAGAAAGCATCTTAAACAGCTTCCATATTTCTTACTTCATAACTATCCTAAAAAAATGAAATCCTATATGAATATAATCAAGAAGAATAGAGATGCTTCTGATGAGGACAAAGAATATCTTAATGCATATCACTCTCCTTCTCCTATGAATGAGTTATGTGATTATATTGAAACTTGGGAAAAGAAAAATATCTTATGGGATAATAAAATTGATTTAGTTGATACTAGATGCTTAATCATTGATAATGATTTGGAATTGTCTGATAGAAAAGTCTTAAAGAAATGCAGAAAATTTATAAATATGTATGCGGTTGATATTAAGCTGCATCTGAATCTACATAGAGATAAGTCGGATGATGAAGATCATAAATTCAATATGGATGAAGTCGTAAATGATTATAAGGCAGAACTCCTAAACGAGATCGGATTGCCTGAAAATATTATAGCAAATTATGTTATCAAAGCTTCGTACTCTTCTGTTTCTATTAGCAAATCTCTTGCATGGTCAGCTTATGGTGATTATATCATTGAAAATCTCAAGAATAACACGAATCCAAAGAGAAATATATTAATAAGAGAAGTTCCTTATAAGACGGATAATTCATATGAATATCTTGGAAAATACTATGAATTTGAGGTAGGTGATACATATTTACGACTGTAATGAAACATTTCTATATGAAATTATAGAAGATTACAAAGAAGTAGAGCATAATGAGGTAAAGGACGAGATATTCAACTCGTTCTGCTCCTCAATATGGGCTTCTGATAATAAAAGGCGTACATATATTAAAACAATTCATTTTAAAGTCAGAAAGGATTTACTTGACACAGAACTTGGACGAGTATTTGATACATGGTCAGGAATTGAATACAGATATTACAAGTCAATGACTAAAGATGAAAATTGGTGTGCTATTATCAGGCAGAAAATTAATAATATTTATACAAGATATTTTGATAAAGAAGTAATTCTCAATAAGGAGTACATGGATTTATTAAAGAAACCAAAGTTAATGTACTTTGATTGGTTATCTGGAACAGAAATGGATACAGATACAGTTACAAATATAATTGACGATGCAATTGATGAAGCTGAAAAGCTTAAACAGCGTTTTCAAATGGAGAAAATGACATTATCTTGGAATGAGTATAAAAAAGTTGTTGAAGGATTTTTGAGAAGATGTTTTGATAATTGCAAATTGATTGGAGAATATGAGGATAAGACACAGATTGTAAATAACTATGATTTTATCACCGAAGACAATTTTTATGTAAAATATATTAATAGATCACTTGATGGAGAAATGAGAAAATATCAAAAACAGTATTATGGAATCAGGGATCATAAAAAATATTCTCGTTGTAAACGATGTGGTGGAATTATCGAGAAAACAGGAAATAAACGATTGTATTGTTGTGATTGTGCGACTTTAAATGAACGTGAAAGAAAGCGAAAAATTGCTCATAAATATAGAGTAGCGAAATAGAAAAACCGAGTTTTCCTTGTAAAATAAGGCTTTATAACTGTTTTCAGCTTCGTATATATCACATATGGAAAACAATGAAATCAGCTTTTCTTAATATCCCGTCCTAATAGGGACATTTTCATAATATCAATAAGTTTATATATCATAAACTAACCTCTCTTTCTTATATCGGTGGTTACATTATTAAAAAAATGGTGTAATCACTGATACTCTTCCCATATAGTTCAATGGTAGAGCAACGGACTGTTAATCCGTAAGTTACAGGTTCGAATCCTGTTGTGGGAGTTATCCTATTTTATAGGACTGGTCGGTTTCGGATCAGAAGATGTTGAATTTTAAAATAAGCGTGGCGACACGTATAAAGTGGTTCTTATCGTATTATAAGGCTGCGACTGTATAATACAGTTTAACGGAAAACACATAAAATCTACGCCATATCTAAGGTCAGAGGTCAACTGATAATGACTATTTATGAGTTTATGTAATCAATTGCATTGCATGAGATTCTTAAACAAATTGATTTGGTGGGTGTCTCGAAATAGGCACTGTATTAACACAGAAATGTGGGGATGATTTGTGTACTATTGACGGGAATACCGCAAGTATAACTGTTGATAGGATTTTGGTAATATCTCTTAAGTTGAAAAACAGGGATAGAATCAAAAAGCAAGGAGATCGCAATCCAAGCAGGATGGTGACAACTGGGCTGTACTCAAAAGGTACGGATGGTTAAATGTACACCTCATCATCCATTTGTAAGTACATACTTTTGGTGAATGAAGAAAATCTCTTAATAATAAAAATATCATTTGATTTACTGATAGAAAATAACAAGCAAAAGTGTGTATGACCGCAAAGAGAAAAACAACTTATTGTCCTGTAATATGGACACATATAACACTCGCAAGGTGTTATGTGAGAAAGTACAAGTATATGCAACTCTAATAGGCTGCAACCTATGAATCTCGCAAGGAAGAATGTGTAAAAAGAAAATCTATAACGCTTTGTGGTAAGAGTTTGCCAGTTATGTCAAAACTGGTGTTGTTGCTACCTACTGTCTAATCGACAGTGTGATAAATTGTGTCCAACCGCAATAGATGGTAGTGTATTGAGTCAATATCTCAGCTCATATTAATTAAATATTCTTATACCTCCGTGTGAGAATATTATTCTGGTTTAGTTCAGTTGGTAGAACGCTTGCCTTGTAAGCAAGATGTCGGGAGTTCGAGTCTCTCAATCAGAATTATTCTGCTATTGCAGAAAATATAAAGTAAAGGTCGTGAATAATATAATACTTATTACTCAGAGAGAATCTGTTAAATTACAGGAATTAGGTTATAACTTTGCAAGTAGGTTTAAGGATGGATTATTACATAAAAGTAAAAGTTCTCATCCAAAATATTACCTTAGTGAAGATAAAGCAACTCTAAAGGATTTATATGAGTTAAGAAAAAATTCAATCGTCAAATAGACGAAATATATGAGGAAGGTGGTGTCTAAGCCATCGGAAAGAAAAAATTAAAAAATGATGGAATCTTATTTTGTGGCAACAATGCAACAGATGTAACTGGTTCGATGACTCTAATTAAGTTTGGTGGAAAACAGATTTTATTAGAGTGTGGTCTTTATCAAGACAATTCTTATCTTGAAGCATATAAAGTCAATTCTGAAAAATTCAAATTTGATCCAACTGAAATAGATTATGTATTCATTGGACATACCCATATTGACCACATCGGTCTTTTACCTCGACTTGTTAAGGAAGGTTTTACAGGAAAAATCATTCTTACATATGCCACTTCTGTAATGGCAAAATATCTTTTATTAAATTGTGCTTTTATTGTAACTGATGAAGCGAGAGTATTATCTAAAAGATATGGACGAGAATATGAACCATTGTATTCAGAAGATGATGTATTGAATACTATAAAGTTGTTTCAAGTGTATGATAAATATGATTTCTTGTATAAAATTGATGACGTAATTGCGTTCCAATGGCTAAAGGACTCTCATTGTGTTGGAGCTGCACAGTTACAGTTAATACTTGATGATAGTCTAAAAAAAAGAAAAATTCTTTATACTTCAGATATTGGTGCGTTAGAAACAAAGAATCATTATGTTGAGAATACGGAAATCCCACAGTTTTATAATGATATAACTATTATGGAATCAACTTATGGAATCAATACAAGAGTATCAAAGAAAACTCGTGAATTTGATGTAGAACATTTAAGGGTTGCGATTGATACTGTATTAGAGAGACAGGGTACTCTCGTGCTTCCAGCATTTTCATTTGCAAGATCACAAGAATTACTGACAACTTTATATCTGTTGTTTGGTGAAGACGAAGCGTTTACTATACCTATTGTAGTTGACTCTATGCTTACATGTGATATTTGCGATGCATATGAAAATGTATTATCATATGATGATTATGAACTATGGAATAAGGTTTATAATTGGAAAAATGTAAAATATATTAGAGAGAAAATAGACTCTCAAGCATGTGTATTAGACAATACACCAAAAATCGTGATTTCTTCATCAGGCTTTTGTACAAATGGCAGAATCCTATCTTATTTAACACAATATCTTAAAGACATTAATTCAATGATTATTTTCTCAGGGTTTGTCGGAGATAACGACTCCTATCTTAGTTACCGAATTAAAAACGGTAAAACTCATAAAACAATCAATATTAATAAGAAACCAGTTCCTAATAGGGCTGATTGTATAACAATGAGTACATTTTCATCTCATGCCAATTTTAATGATTTGTTGACATATGGTGGAAATCTAAATACTAATCTTCTTGTATTAGTACATGGATCTATTGAAGCAAAGAATTGTTTAAAAGAACATCTAAAAGAAGAAATTTCAAAAAATAATAAGACTTATAAAGTCAAATGCTCTGAGAAGGGTATGATTATTCCTTTATAGAGAAATATTATGAAATTGGAGGCTTAATTGCCTATGAATAAAAATAAATTAGAAACTGCATATTTAGATATTGCTATTCCACAGAATGCAGAGAATTTACAGTTACCAGATCCATCATTATTGCAATTTTATAAGAATTATGAAAACAGAATTCTTTGGATTGATGATGAAATAACAACAATGACATTGGAATATGCAAAGATGATTATGCAATGGAATTTTGAAGATAAACAAAAAAATATACCAAAAGAATCTCGAAATCCAATCAAGGTTATATTCTTCAGTCCAGGTGGTGATTTAGAAGTAAATAATTGTCTCGTAGATACAATTCAGCTTAGTGAAACTCCTGTAGTTGGAATAAATGTAGGTATGGCTGCATCAAGTGGATGTTTTATATATCTTGCTTGTCATAAAAGATATACATTTCCAACTGCCGAGTTCCTTATTCATAAAGGAGCTGGTCAATTTGCGGGTAATTATGATGAAGTTGTTGCTGCTATTTTGAATTATCAGAGACAAATTGAAGAACTTGGTAATTTTGTATTATCAAGAACTAAGATACCTAATGATGTGTTCGAAGAACACTTTTCTACAGATTGATACTTGTCTGCAAAAGAGGCAATTGAGCTTGGTGTTGCAGATGGATATATAACAAGTTTAGATGAAATTATTTAAGGAGAGCACATTGCTCTCCTATTTTAGTTGATAAGGAGAAAAAGGATGATAAAAATTAGTGAAACTGAGGAGAAGATTACAGCTCCTAAGAAAACAATTAAATTAGATAACATTTCTGTAAAGGATTTAAAGCTTGTAGATGCTGAAACAGGTGAGGATTTATCTCAGCAGGTAATTGATGCAATTCCATTCGACCAGATTGGATTCAAGATTACATTTGAACTTCCTGTAGAGGAAGATTTTGAAGAGTAAGGCGGTGAACGACATCGAAAAGAATGAATTTCTTAGAGAACAATTAGACTTACTCAAGAGAAAAAAGATAGACGAAAATTTAGAGTGGCAGGATGTTGCCGATTTTCGTTCTGAATATAATGGTGATTTAGAGCACAGAGATACAGTGCGTAAAGGCAGTAAATTATTATACGAGTATATTGATGCTGGATGGGTTAATGAACCAGTAGAAACCGAAGATAATGATAATGCTGAGTTAATTAAAATGCGTAAAGAAAAGATTAAGCTTTCCGATGCGAGGGTTGAGTACAATCGACTTATCAGACAGGAAGCTCGTAAAGAGTCTTACACTGATATGGTGAAGCGTATTATTTGTGAGAATGTTGAGCCAATAAATATTCCAGTACATTATACTTTGTTTAATAGTTCGACTGATTTACTGTGCCATCTCACTGATATCCATTGCGGTATAGAGATACATAATTGGAAGAATGATTTTGATGAAGATGTTTTAAAGAAACGAATTGAAAAATTTACTTCTGATATTTTAGATATTCGTGGACAACACGGTTCTGAAAATTGTTATCTTGTAATTGGAGAAATTCTCAGCGGTATTATTCATAATAATCTTCGATTACAGAATAACATGGATCTTATGGAGCAATTCAAATATGTTTCAGAGTTAATTTCTGCTATGCTATTGAGAATGGCAAATCATTTTAATCATATCTATGTATATACAACACCTGGTAATCATTCTAGGATTTCCCCTAAAAAGGAAGAGGCTTTAGATGGCGAAAATATGGACATACTGTTACCTTTTTATTTGAAGGCAAGAATGCAGAATGTAAAAAATATCACTATTTGTGATAATACCATTGAGCCAGAAATTGCAATGTTCAATATTCGTGGAAATAATGTGTTTGCTGCTCATGGACACAAAGATTCGCCAAGTAGTGTTGTACAGAATTTTACAATGATGTTTGGAATTAAACCTCAAATTGTGTTACTTGGTCACAGACATACTAATGCTATGGAAACAGTATATGACGCAAAAGTAATTCAGTCAGGTTGCGTATCAGGTAGTGATAATTACGCTACTTCTATTAGAAAAACAAATAGACCAGAACAGACGGTTTCTGTTATTGGTGAAGATGGTTTAATTTGTTTATATGATATTCAACTTGATTAGTAAAAAATGCATTTATAATGCATAATTACATATTATGTAAATATTACGCATAATTTGGCTGACGAAGCCACTATTAGAGGGAGTGTACCTTATATGGACGCTACCCTCTTTTATTATTTTGGCAATTTTCAAAAACATTGCCAAAAAAATATAAAACAAAATAATCAAAAAGACAAAATAAAATTAATTGAGAAAAAGGAGATTTTTATGGTAAAAAATGAAGTTATAAACGCAATCGCAGAAAGAATTGAAGGAGCTAAGAAAGGTGATATTGCTCTTATACTTGATACATACGCAGAGGTTATTACAGATACATTAAAAACTGATGCTACAGAATCTGTTCCTGTAGGTAAGCTTGGTAAGTTTAAGGTTAAGACAGTTCCAGAACGTAGAGGAAAGATTATGATGGGAGATCGCAAGGGTGAAGAGTATGTAACTCCACAGCATGACGAGATTACATTTAAGATGAGTAAGACTGTAAAACAGCTTTAATTCTGAAGGGACGTGATTAAAATAAATACAATAGTTGTAAAAGATATTTATGAATTAGCTGATATGGTTAATTCAATGTATCATAATGTGACTTCGTATAATAGTTTAAATAATGTTGTCGTTGTTGCAAAGTATTATGAAGCAAAGACATTGATTGAAAATCTTATTTCTGAAAGAGGATATGAGATTGGAAATATCACAAATCTTTCTGATGTTGTGGCAAATGGATATTCTGATGAATATATAGTCACATTATTTGTTAATGAGATTAATTGTGAACCTGCAAAAGTTGATAATAAATATAAGGATATCTATGCTGAAGCTATTTACGTTCTTGAAAATTGTAATTCAAAGGTAATGTCACATATTCACGGTGAGGATAATGTATTCGAAGTGTACATAGATGAAATTGAATGCGAAGACGATTGTGATTGTGATGAAGACTGTGAGAATTGTTGCTGTTTTGAAGACAATGGAATTTATGAAATTAATGGTAAAAGAGTTTCTAAAAAAGAGTTATCAAAATACTTAGAAAAGAATATCGAAGAAATGTCAAAATGGACTGAAACTGTTTCTTCTATACTTTCTGAGTATGAAGCAATTCATAATAGCATTAAAAGAATCTATGAACTTGATGATTTGTTAAGATTTTAAGCATTTTAAATTCTAATTAAAATATTAATAAGGTATAAAATGGTAGAGACACAAAAGATTGACGAACAATATGGTTACATTCTAAATAAAGAACCTCAATATGTATATAGATATATACATCCTAATTATCCATGGTTATATGTAGGAAGAACAAACGATTTGTCAAGAAGAATATATGAACATGATAAGGGTATATGTGATAATATTGATAAAAAATATAATAATTTATTATTAGAAAGCTTTGTCGTTTATATAAAATTAGATAATAAAGCACAATCAATAGCATTAGAAAGTTATTTAATTGATGTGTATAAACCAACACTTAATAATTTTAATAAGTATTATGGAAAAAGTCTTTTTAATATTTATGAATTAAATTGGAAGAAATATATAAGAGAAAATGACTTTTCTTCTATATCTCCTTCTATTAATAATACATCACTTGATTTTAATATAGGTAAATATATTAAGGCTCAAAGAGTAAATATGAAATATACTATTGTAGATTTAAGCAATATTACTGGGATATCTCAAAGGACTATTTCAAGAATTGAAACTGGTGAAAATAATGTGAACTATGAAACAATTATTACTCTTTTAAAAGCTCTTAATTTATATGATGTTATTTGTGATAGTATCAAAAATTCAATCTATTTAACTAATAAACTTCGTGTAAGAAAAAAATAATATTATAAAAATAGGAATATATTGTGAATAAAAAACAACAGTTAAAAACCAAATTGTTATATTTTAATCCTGAAATTGTTTTTCAAGGTACAATTGGAGGAATTAAATTTGTTATGCAAGTTGATTCGTATGATGAACAGATTAATTGGTCTGTTTACGAAGGTGATCATTGTACTGGATTTAGCAATTTTAATGAAGCTTGTGATTACTATTTAAAAGCAATTTGTGAAAAATAATTTGGAGTGTGCATTTATTGGCTGCACACTCCTTTTATTATGGGTAGGTATGCAAGTGGTTAAAGTAGGCAGACTGTAAATCTGTTGGCGAAAGCCTTCGAAAGTCCGAATCTTTCCCTGCCCACTAAAATAATTAAAATAAATAAAATAGTACAAGAAGTAGCTTAGTTTACCACTATCCTACTTTTTTGTTGTTTGAAAGGAAGTGAGATTTAATGGGTAGAAAAATACAACACAATAATATTGTTACTGATGAGTTATTAACTCAGTGCAATAAAGAGAACATAGAGTTAGGAAATGACTTTTTGGATTATCTTCGTTCAGTTGATAGATCTCCAAATACAATCAATGCATATAGACGTGACCTTTACATTTTCTGGGTGTATTTACTTCAGCATTGTGACAACAAATTCTTTATTGATTTATCTAAAAGGGACATTGCTCGTTATCAGAGTTTTTGCCTTACTGAATATAAATGGTCGCCAGCTAGAATGCGTAGAGTAAAATCTACTCTCTCATCGCTTTCAAATTATGTCGAAGCTATATTAGATGATGAGTATGAGAACTTTAAACCAATTATACGCAAAATTGAAAATCCTGCAAATGAGAAAGTATTTACTAAAACTGTATTATCTGATGAACAAGTACAGGGAATGCTTGATTATTGGGTTGAAAAAGGCAAGTATGACAAGGCTTGTATTTTAGCATTAGCTGCATTTAGTGGCAGACGTAAGAGTGAATTACCACGCTTCAAAGTATCTTATTTCGATGACGAAAATATCATATACGGTTCTTTATATAAGACACCTGAAAAGATCCAAACAAAAGGAAGGGGTTCTAGGGGTAAAATGTTGACGGTATATACACTGGCAAAGTCATTTAAACCATATTTTGATTTATGGATGAATTATAGAAAAGAACATGGAATTGAATCAGAATGGTTATTTCCAAAGAAAGTAAATGGAGAATATATAGATGAACCTATGGATTCAAGCACTCTTGACAGTTGGGCTGATACGTTTAGTAAACATTTAGGAGAAGACTTCTATTTCCATAGTCTTCGTCATTTCTTTACAACTTCTTGTTCTCGAAGCGGTCTTCCTGATGATGTAATTCAAATGCTAGTCGGTTGGAATTCGCTTGATATGGTTGCGGTGTACAAGGATATTGATGCTGATGAACAATTTGCAAAATATTTTGCAGACGGAGAAATTAAAAAGGTTGAACAAAAATCACTTGCTGATTTATAGTTTTATCTAAAATCACTTCTTCTTATTCCAACACTTCTTCACATAACAACCAAATTTAATAATTTTAACTCCTAGAATACCTATCCCTTTAATTATAATCTTAATAAGAAAAATAACTAAGAATACCTCTCCGCATACAAATGCATATTTGTAGACCACACCTTTATTATTAAATAAAGCTGCAATCATAAATGACATATAAATAACCAAACCATCTACGCCACAGAAGAATATAAACTTATCATCTTTAGATGAATACATAACACTCTGTATAAAATTAGGTTCAAGATATCCTAATTTTCTGCGTAAATATGAATTTCTATCATATATGTTATTTTTGAAATTATTGTAGTTATATTTATTATGATTGTCTTTTAATATTATATATGTTTTATGAGTAGATCTGTCAATATATTTGATATTATAATCATTCATATAAGTTGATATATGATTTATAACATCATCTATAGTATTTTCGTTATATTCCTTATTATTGTTTATAATTTTATACAGGGGATAATAAATTCCATTATATGCAATTTTCATATTATCTAATGGAATATTCTTATTATAATTATATTTGGTTACAATAAAGGTAAATATACCTGTTATAAGTGCAGGAAGAATTATTTTTAATATTTCTATAAATGATTCCATATACAAAACCTCCGTTGTTTCTAAGTAATATTTTTCTTGCACTCCATCTTCGTATGTGTTACAATACAATCCAAGAAAAGATAATAAAAATGTGCTACCCGTATAGCAAGCGGTTAGCCCAAGTTGACTATATATCTAAGATTAGAAAATAACCGTACTTTGGCGAGGGCGGTTATTTTCTTTTGTTATTGTTGTTAAACGCAAACGTAAGAATAGTAAAGATTACTATTGTATAAGCAAATAAATTAGCATATGTAACCATTACTGTTGCCCTCCTTTCGTATTAATTTCCTCGAAAGGGTATCTATGAATGAACGTGAGTTCAGTCTCACGAGAGAAGGACTAACCGCCTACCACTTTAGGTAGCACCTTAAGATTTACTATATCATATCTGACATTTTCTGTCAAAATATCCAAAAATAAGAGAATAATATAATATATAAACCAAACAGTGAGTATCGGCTATTGCAGTTATCCGATTAATAAATTGCTGAACTTTAAAGTGTTGCTTAGTATGGGCACAAGACAAATAATAATACTATCGCCACTACTCATGGCGGTTTGAGCCGAAATACACGGTTAGAATATGTATTGAGTCAATGTAGAACATTGCAGGTGAAGTATCCTGTTACAGCTTAGTGCACAAGCAAGAGTTATGTGGTGCTTTATAATCCATTGGTGTTTCTCTACCAGTAAAAACTTACCAAACAGAGAAAATAAAAGTATCTTAAAAAGAAATTCTTTTGTATGGGTTGAGTACGACTCAATCCTAGTTTTCTTAATTCTATCGACATCTAGGATAATCGGTTAATTTCAGCTTTAGAATTGAAAAAGATGTCCGTACTTCTTACGTTAATGAGAATCTTAAATTCAAGTTTGTACTACAGTGTCTTTCGAGCCTGTGGTCTAAATATTGAAAACCAATGTCTATTAGGCTTTTATACGAAATGGAATTATTGCTAGTTTCTTTTCCGAATTTTTGAGATAGACAAATAGCGAATGGCTGCTGGGCGGTCTGACATTTGGAAAGACAAATAAATAATGGAGTGCCACTATATAAGCGCAATATATTTTGGGTGACACAGGTAGTAATCTCCTTCTCGTGCGTTGGTTATCGAGTAAATATGATTCTTTGTAGAAAAAAGCATGGATACCTTGTGTGTCTTAGGGTACTTAGTTTGTACCCGAATAATAACTGGATGTGTACAGTCCAATATCAGCTAGTTAGTGCTTTATGCTGATCCAGTGGGTAAGATACCCACATTAGGTCTGTTCGTCTAGCGGTCTAGGACATCGCCCTTTCACGGCGGCAACAGGAGTCCGAATCTCCTACAGATCATTACGTAGCTGATACTTAAATGGACAGCGAGGCTATACATTTTTTGTATGGTAACAGGGAGTCACTTCATGAGGTGGCTCTTTTATTATGTAGTATTGGCAGAGTTGGTATTGCACCTGATTGCTAATCAGAGGTCATCGTTTATTCGGTGCATAGGTTCAAGTCCTATATACTACGCTAATGCCGTGTGTCCGATTGATCGAGGGTGCTGTCTTGAAAACAGTCTGGATGTAAAAGTCTTTGGGGTTCGAATCCCTAACACGGCGTTCTAAATAAATTGCACTTTCATTGGAAATTTAATATTGGAAATTATGAGAAGTCATTTCGTATGAAGTGGCTTCTTTTTATATTGGAATAAAAGGAGGTGGCTGTTAGTTTGGCTACGACAAAAGAAACACAGCCTACAAAATTAACGGCTGCACAATTAAAGAAGAAAGTTGAAACACAGGAAGAGAAAATCAAGTCTCTCAAAGAGGGAGCTTGGTGCTATATGTGTGATACACATAAAGCTAAAGATAAATTTTATGTAAGTACAGATCCTATGAGTAAAAGTGGTCTTACTCCAATTTGTAAAGACTGTGCAAAAAAGATAGCGTTAAGAACTACAAATGGTGTTGATCAAGAGCCTACGAGGGAATCAGTGCAACTTGCCCTTAGATATTTGGGAAAACCTTTCCTCGAAAAGGTATGGGATTCAAGCATTCAGGAAGTTGAGAATCTTGCTTCTGGAAAAGTTAAATCTAATGTATGGACAGCGTATGCACGTCAAATTGCTATGCCAAATTATATAGGACTAACATACTTTGATTCAGACCATTTTGTTAAGGATAAAACTGAAAATGAATCAGTAAAAGAACTTACGACTGAGGAAGAACTTATTGAATCACATGCTGGGTTGGATACATATGATAGTTTTTTAAAAAACAAAAATGATGTAATTCGATTACTCAGTTATGATCCTTTTGAAAAAGAAGATATAGTCGACCAACCCTTCTTATATTCACAACTATTAGGTCTATTAGATTCTAGTGAAGATGCAAATGAAGACATGATGCGTACCTCTTCCGCTATCTCTATTGTTCGTGGATTCTTACAGCAATCTAAAATTGATGATACCATATCAAAATTAATGTGTGATATTTCTAATATTGAACGCAATTCTGCAACAATTAAATCCCTACAAGAAAGTAAAGGTAAAATAACTTCGGTCATTACAAGTCTTGCTCAAGACAGTTGTATTTCATTAAAGCACAATAAAAATGCTAAAAAAGGTGAAAATACATGGACTGGGAAAATCAAAAAAATTAAGAGTCTTAACCTGCGAAGTGGTGAGGTCAATGGTTTTGATATTGATACATGCAGAGGTATGCAACAGGTTCAGGAAATTAGCGATGCTTCTATTATGAAACAATTGGCACTTGACGAATCTGAATGGTCAGATATGGTTTCTGAAATGCGTGTTGTAAATACTGGTCTTCGTAAAGAAAAGGATGCTTATCAAGAAATTAATAGAATCTTATTGAGAGAAAATCTTGATTTGAGGGATACATTAAAAGAAAATAATTTACTAAACGAAGAACAGTTAAAAGATTTAAAAGATGTTTATTCTGTTTTTGCGGAATTTGACGAAGAGAAAGAATCTCCTGATGAAGAATCAAAGGAGGTTGTTGAAAATGAATCAGAATAAACAAATGATTATGAATTACTATCAGAATGAAATTCTTGATTATGATAAGGATTTTTATAATCAATACGGAATATATGTAAAACCACATGGTTACTCTATTTCTTCTCGTAAAATTGAATCTTATATTCAAATCGCTGAAATCCAAAAATATCTGCAATGCAACCCAGTAAAAGCTATAGATCTCTTTTTCAATATAGAACTTTTAGATGGGCAAGCACTTCTTGTACAAAGAAGTTGGGTTTGCCCAAATGTACTTGCAGTATGTACTCGTGGATATGGTAAAAGTACAGTTATTGACCTTGAGATTATGTCTAAAGATATGTGTTTTTGTAATGTATGGACATATATTGCAAGCGGTACAGGTGGTCAGGCTGAACAAACTTTCACTACTTTGGAACGACTCGCTAATGATAATATTGATACATTTTATGGTTCAACTGGTTCTTTATTCAAGAATGAGATAGAAATCAAAAATGCAGCAGGTGATGGATTTTCACACTCGTCCAATGGGTTTTCCTATTCATGTTATAACGGATCTATGACTAGGACATTGAACGGAAATATAGATGCCAAGAGAGGTATGCGAGGCACAGTAATTTTTGATGAAAGTGGTTTCTTATCTGATGAAATGATGAATGTATACGGTGCATTTGCTGTTGTTAATAAAAGCTTAAAAACAGGTAAAGATGTTGATGGCAATTCAATTGATCCTATCCGTCAAAGATGCTTACCAAGAGATTTGTCATATCAGAAATATTATATAAGTTCAGCTTCCTCAACTGATACTCAATTTTGGAGACTGTATCGTGACTTTTCTAAACAGCAAATTATGGGAAATCCAGATTATTGTGTTTTACATATAGATTGCGAACAAGCATTTAAACCAACTCTTAGGGGAGAATTAGTCACCCCTCTTCTATCTCGAAATACTGTTGAATCGGAAATGAGAACAAATCCCGAAAAAGCAAGGCGTGAATATTATTGTATTTTTACTACTGATGCTGGTACGGATGCAATTATTCGTAGAGGTGTTATCACACGAAATGAAGAAACAAGGAAACCGCTTTTATACAATGATACAGGTGATAAAAAGTTCGTCATTACATATGATCCAGCTAGAAGTCGTGATAATTCAGTAATTCTTGTTGGAGAAATTTATGAATATGAACAAGTTGATGGAAGCATCGACACAAGAATGAGATTGGTAAATTGTATTAATCTTATTGATGTTGGTAAAAAAATCAAATCTCCTATGCAGACACCAGATCAGATTGAATATTTAAAAAAAGTAATTCTTGATTACAATGGTGGAGCTGACGCATATGGGAACATTGTTGGTATATACATTGATGCAGGTAGCGGCGGATCAGGAGTTAATATAGCAGATTATTTGATGCCAGATTGGACGGATTCTGCTGGTATTGTTCACAGAGGATTAATTGATAAGGAATACTCTGCTGATTATGTTAAGAAATTTCCTAATGCAGTAGACAAAGTACATCTTATGTCTCCTGCTGGTTATAAATCTGAAATGTATGAAGCAATGATTGAATTAATGAATCAAGATAAAATCAGCTTTACCGCACAATATGATCACAAAGGCTATCTCACTGTTTTCGATGTTGATGAAAAGAAGCTGGCTAAAGAGAAAGAAAGAATTTCTACCGAACTCAGGAAGCAAAAAGTTAATGAGAAAGAATTTGAAACTAAGCTTAATGAAGAATTAGAGAAAATTGAATCAGTTAATACAAAGACTATAAAGCTTGATTGGCAAGATGAAATTGCACTTGCTAACATTGATGCTTTAAAAGAAGAACTTGTAAATATGGTTCGTAAGAAAAGAGATTCTGGAAAAGATTCATTTGAACTTACGCCTGAGAAAGCTAATAAGCTCCACGATGATCGTGCGTATACGGCATGTATGGCTTCTTACGCTCTCATGTGTGAACGTAGGAAAGCTATTACAAATAAAAAACGTCCAATAGAGGATGCAACAAGTTTTATAAACAAGCTTACAATCCGTAAAGCAAAATACAATTAAGGAGGTGCATTATCAAATATGCCTAGACCTAAGAAAGTAGATGCAAATTCTAATGCACCTGCTAAAGTAAATAATTCACAGAAGAAAACTACTTCTTCTACTCCAAAACAGCCAACCGCAAATGAAATGCGTGAATGGTATGAGAAAAATAAAAGTAGACTTGAACGTTACGAAGATGCAACAAGTGCAATTACAAGTCTTCGAGATATTCAGAAATCATCCAGATATACGTCAATCAGTAACTACTCAAAGGAAGATGTAAAAACATACATAAAGAATATCTCTTCTAATGAAAAGAATCTACGAAGTTTATCTCGTTATCTTTATTATCGTTCAGAAATCTATTATCGTCTTTGTAAATACTATGCAAATCAGATTGATCTTACAATTCGTAATATAGTTCCCCCATTTATAATCTCAGGCGAAAATGATGTGCAATCCACATTACAAAAGTATCAAGAAACAGTTGATATAGTTGACACTCTAGGATTGAATTATGAATTTCGTAAAGCTGCGTCTATCACTTTAAGAGAAGATGTGTTTTATGGATGTGCTTATTATACAGAAGGACAAGGAATATTTGTTCTTCCATTAGATCCAGATTATATGAAAATTGCAGGTATGTTTCCTGATGGTTCATTTGCAGGAGCTATGGATATGAGTTATTTCCGTAGTCATCAGGAACTTCTTGAATATTGGGGAGAACCATTCAATAGTATGTGGAATACATATCAGAGTACAAATGAAAAATATCAGTTAATTCCCGAAGAATACAATGTATGTATTAAATTTAGGTCTGAAGACTGGGAAACAATCGTTCCTGTGCTTACACCTATATTCTTATCATTGATTGATCTTATGGATGCTTCTGATTATCAGGCGGTTCAACAAGCAGCTAATATATATAAATTAGTATGGCTTGAAATGAAAACAATGGGAAATGATGTAGATGATTGGGCTGTGAATCCAGATATAATGATTCAGTATTTCAATCGTATGCTTGAAGAAGCATTACCACCTTATATCTCTGCTGCTATTGTTCCTGGCGAATTGCACGAGATAAGTTTTCCAGATGATGCAACAGGTGATGTTACAAAGGTTGAAAAAGCTACAAAAGAAATTCTCAATACGGCTGGTGGTGCTCAGATATTAAATCTAAACTCCGCTTCTAACTCTACTGCTTTTAAATATGGCGTACTTGCAGATTCTACATTTTCTATTTCAACTCTTATTCCACAGATTCAAGCGATTGTAAATCGACTTTTATCTAGTTGGATATCTGAACCTTGTAAAGTTAAATTCTTTGATGTCTCTATTTATCAGAAAGATGACTTTAGAAAATCAATCTTGGAATCATGTACCAATGGATTGCCAAACAAAATTCTTTATAACACACTAAATGGTGTGTCTGAAAAAGATACGTTATCTATGAACTTTTTGGAAGAAGACTGTTTGCAGCTTAGTTCAAAATTCAAGCCACTATCTAGCACTTATACTCAGACAGGTAATGATAAAGGCGGTGGTCAAGAGAAGGATGATTCGGAACTTACAGATGCGGGACTTCGTACAAGAGACGAGAATTTAAATGATAAATAGGAGTTGATGGAATGAATCAAAAATTTATACAAACGCAAGATGCACCTACTGCTACTCTCCTATCTCAATTAGGATATCAACAGGTGCAAAATTCTAATGGTATTTATGTATTTTTGAATACTGATACTCTTCGGTTTTCAGAAAATATAGATATAAATAAATTAAAGTATACAAGTATGCTTACATTTTAGTCGTCTTCCTTGGGCGACTTTTATTATGTCAGAAAGGAGGAAAAGATTAAGTAGATGCCAAAGGTTATTAAAAAGAAAATTTTAACTGAAGATGATTTACTAAAATTTTGCAAAGAACAGAAATTTGTAAAATTCAGTTCTAAAGATACTGGCTATCAGTTGGCTTTAAAAGTACCTACTACTTTTGAGATAGATGATACCGTAGACGAAAATCATCGTGGAATGATGCGTCTTAAATTCAGAATTTTTCATACAGGACTTAACAGAAATAAGAGTTATGTATCAAAAGATGCTGCTGAGAAAGCAATGAATACAATTGCTGACAGACCTGTGTTGGCTGCAATCCATCAGCTTGACGATGGCAGTTGGGATTTCGAAGGTCATGAGATGGAAATTGTTAAAGACGAAAAAGGCAAAGAAGAACTAAGATATATTGAATCTCAAGTTGGTTCTTTCTCATCTGAACCTGCATTTTGGGAACATGATGATAACTTAGATAAAGATTATGTATGTGCTTATGCTTATATAAGTGAAGAATATACAAAGGCTTGTGAAATTATTCGTGCAAAACAAGGTTCAAAAAATAGTTGCGAACTTTTCATTGATGAACTCTCTTATAACGCCAAGGAGAAGTATCTTGAATTAAATGATTTCTATGTAAATGCTTCGACTTTGTTAGGAAGTCATGATGATGGTACAGAAATTCAGGAAGGCATGGAAGGTTCTCGTGCCGATATTGTAGATTTTAGTGTAAATAATAATTCAGTAAAATTTAATAAAGATGAAAAAATGATTGAACTCTTAGAAAATCTTAACAAGATGCTTTCTAATTTCAATAAAGAACAGACTTCTGTTCAAACACAATCAAAGGAAGGAGGAATAAATAACAAAATGACAAAATTTGAAGAGTTGCTTGCCAAATATGGTAAGACTGCTGAAGATGTAACATTCGACTATGCAGAAATGTCAGATGAGGAACTTGAAACAAAATTCGCTGAGATGTTCGATAATGACAATTCAGACGGAGACAGTTCAGATAACGGAGAATCTGGTGAGCCTTCCAATGATGGAGAAGGTGATGAAGGTGAAAGTCAGACTTTTGAAAAGATTATTCGTACATACGAAATTTCTCACGAAGATACAAGATATGCACTTTATAATCTGTTAGCACCATACGAAGAGTCGGATAACGATTATTATTATATATCAAATGTATTTGATTCTTATTTTGTATATGAGGGTTGGTGTACTGATAAAATCTACCGCCAGAACTATACGAAAGAAGGTGACAATGTTGCATTTGATGGTGAACGTATTGAATTATTCCGTGAGCTTTTAACAGCAAGTGAGAAGGCTGAACTTGAATCTATGCGTTCAAACTACGTTGCACTCAAAGAGTTTAAGGAGACAGCAGAAAAGAATGAACTTCATGCACAGAAAGAAGCTATTATAAATGCTGATAACTATTCTGTTCTTACAGAGAAAGATTCAGAAGGAAATTATGTAAATGCTGATTTCGCTGAATTAGTAAAGACTATGGATAATTATTCTGTAGAAGATTTTGAAACAAAGGTAAAGGTTATGCATTCAGATTATATGTCTGCACATGCGAACTTCTCTTCTGTTGACACAAAGAAAAACACAAATTCAGTTAAGATACTTACAAATATGAATAAGAAATCAAAGCCTAAGAAAAACTACGGCAACTTATTTGATTAAAAACTGAATATAACTTCATTGCATATAGAACGCTTTATGCGTTCTTTTTTATTGCAAAAAAACAAAATTTAAGGAGGAAAACATAATGGCTATTAAATATGCTGCTACAAAATTTCCACAGATGGAAATTGGTAATTTACTTGCTCAGGATTATGGTGAGCACATTTTATCTGTAAAGATTACAGAAGATACACCTAATGGATATCATTTCAAACCAGGTAAGATGACTTCTCTTGATAATTGGGAGATGGAAGCTGCAACTGAAATTGATGCTTATATCGCAATGAAAGATGCGTCAGGAAGATACCTTGTTGTAATTAGAGATCCAAAGGGAGTTGGTGTTATCTATCAGAAACCTCTCAACAATGTCGAGAGTCCTCGTTCACTCGCACTTGCTTCTAATTTCTATAACGATCCAGCAGACGGTGCAGTTCGTGGATACATGCTTCATTCACAGGATCGTTATTGGCTTACAGAAGATAATTTTGATGGCTCACCTACAGTTGGAGCTGAAATCACAACGATTTCTAGTGGAAAATTAAAAATTGGTGCGTAATAGAAAGGAGGATATAGAATAATGATGAGATTTAGTACAGAACATTTAAGAAAAGTTTTTGAAGATGCCGATAAGTATGAAAATTTTAAGAAGCTTACATACAATTTAAATCACGGAATTGATATTTATGAGTATGATGATGACGGAAACCAGAGAAAGGTTTCTAAGCACGAAGCAAATAAGGCAATCCGTAAAATTATTATGGAGGTATGTGACCTTACTGAAGAGGATCTTAGATCCAATAAGAGACGTGAAAGAGCCTTAGAGCTTCATCACACAGAAGTATATGAGTTACTTGAGTCTGATATTGATTTTAAGGTAGATACAGCATTCAAGGAGTCTGAGTGGTTTAATGATTTTGTAGATATGAGAAATGTTAAACTTGGCGACGAGGAAGAGTTTTGGTCAAGAGAAAAGGTTATGCTTGCTGTTGCTGAAATTAGTGGTGATCACCATGATCTGACTTTACAGTACTTAAATGAAGGTACAGCACACAAGATTCATACTAAGAAGTATGGTGTAAAGATTGGTAAGGATATTGATCTTATTTTACTTGGACGTATTGATTTTACTGAGCTGACAGATAAGATTGCAGAAGCGTTTGTATATAAAGTTCAGGAACTTTGCTATACAGGAATTTATGGTGCTGCAACTAAGTTACCTAACAACTCTCAGTTTGTAAAAACAGGTGCTTTATCTGCTTCTACTAAGGACAAGTTTGATACACTTCTTGAGGATGTTGGAACTGCTAACAGTGCAGAAGTTGTTATTATGGGTACAAAGACTGCATTAAAGAAACTTAATGGTCTTACAGAAGTTGATTGGAGAAGTTTGTCTCAGAAAGAAGATGTTGCAAAGACTGGTCGCCTTGGTACATATGAAGGAACAGAGCTTATTGAGATTCCTCAGAGATTTGCTTTCAATGATGTAACAAAGAGACTTATTGACGATAAGAGACTTCTTATCTTTGCAAAGAATCAGGAACAGTTCGTGTGGTTTACAGATAAGGGCGAAACTCAGATTTATGAGTCTGGTACTCAGAAGGGTGAACACGCTGATGACTTCCAGAAATATGAAGTTCAGAGAGAAATGGGTGTTGAGGTAGTATTGCCACAGTACTTTGGTCAGTGGACTCTTGAATAGTAAATAAGGTTGAGTGGTTAGTTTATCTAGCCACTCTTTTTATATTGGATAGAAAGGAAAAATAAATGGCATATACAAAAAAGACCACCACAAAAGCAGTAGAAAATACTAATACTGATGTGGCTGAAAAGAAATCAGAAAAAAAGAAGTTTGAGCCAACAGAAATGATTCCATGTGTGTCTCTTACAGCAGGAGAATTATTTTATGTTGGACTTAAATCAGATACTTTATATACATTTGCAGATATTGATGACGTTCAGGAAATTGAATTTAGAGATTTGGATTATGCAGCAAGGAAGGGTGACAAGATGATGTTTAAACCTCGTTTTGTTGTACAGGATGCAGATTTTATCGCGTTACATCCAGAACTTGATGATTTATATTCTACTCTTCACTCGACAAATGATTTAAGAGATATTTTAAAGATGACTCCTTCGCAAATGGAAAAAGCAATCTATTCTCTTCCAATTGGAGCACAGGAAGCATTAAAAACTATTGCAACAAGTATGGTTGATGACGGAACACTTGATTCTGTTAAGAGAATTCAGACGATTGATTCTATTTTTGGAACAGAGTTACTTTTAAAATTGAATATGTAGTAAAGGAGGCTCACAATGACGCTTCCATATGAAACAATTTTTTCACGAACAAGAGGACGAATTTCAGATCCGAAAGAACTCTCTCTTGACAAAAACGATCTTAATGAAACATTGACTGAACGCTTACGCATGGTTGCAGGTGATGAACGAGTTATTAGAAAATTCGCTTCATTTAATATGGATGACGAAATCCAACAGATTGAATTTGAGATGCAATATCCTGTTAGCGATTTTGCAGATAAAGAATATGTTATAGGATTGTTTACTCTTGGAATGACAATTGAATGGTTAAAACCACAGGTTGACTCTGCAAAATTTACTGCTAGAGCTTTAGGAACAAAAGAAGAAAAAAACATGCAGAATCCATATAAAGATATGCAAAGTAGATTGGATACATTACAGCATGAATTTAGTAGAAAACTTGCAAGTCATGGATATATTAATAATTCATATGTGCGAGGTGAATAACTATGGAATATATATATGGTTCGTTCACTAAAAGACAAATTAAAGAAGCTGCACATGCAATGCACAACGATGTTCATAAATTATTGCTTTATAAGGATAATCGAATAGAAGAAAAAATATTTGAGAATGATGAAGCTTTTCTTATATTTTTCCAGAATGTCATGTTTAAATTTAGTGGAACAAAAACTCTATTTAATAACAATGGAATTATGGTCACATTAATGGCTACCTTGCAAGCTGCTTATGACGAAGTTACATCTGATGAGTTTGATTACATGACATTTCGTAGGGCTATTTTAGATAGTCACAATTATATTAAGCAGATGTTTGAAGGAGGTGTTGGTGATGCCAAGCTTACAGACAGCACGGCGAATCGCTAACGCCAAAACAAATAATGCGAAAACTTTAGGTCAGATTTATAAAGAAGAATCTGATTTTTTGATGGAAGAAACTTGGGATAACAGTATCACTTCCAAGACTTGTTATATCTATGATCATTTTCATGATGATTTTTTCACAGATGAACATGGAATTACACGTTCTCTTGCTGAAGGTATGACTTATGAAAATACCAATAAGACAAAAATAGATGCAAAGTTTATTATCAAATCTTATCAGTCAATGGATAAAGATCAAGTGGAATACTATATTATGTTTCGTCCAAGTCAGCCTGTAAGATTCAATGAAGGTGATGACCTTTATTATTATGAGACTGATTTTAGGAAACGCTATGGGGCAACATTTCCGATAGGACTTTTTGTGGACGTTCCAGATGATAGAGGAATTTATCATAAGTGGATTGTTTGTCGTGATGAACCTGCAAATCAGTTTCCAAAGTATCTGATTTTACCAGTAAATTACGAACTTACATGGATTGAAAAATCTAATGATAAGCGCATCAAGAGACGTATGTGGTGTTGTTTAAGACAACAGAATTCCTACACTATAGGCACTTACACCGACCGATATTTTACACATACTGATAATCAGGATAAGATATGGTTGCCAATGAACTCTATTACAGAGAAATTTTGGTACACTTCTGAAGATTCTAAAAATATGCGTGTTGTAGTAAGTGCTTTAACAGAACACCCTACAGTATGGACAGTGACCAAGGTTGAAAATTCAATGCCATTTGGTATTCAAAAGCTTACTATATATACAGCATTTTGGAATGAGCATACTGATTATGTCAATCTTGAAACAGGTGAAATGTATGCGAACTATTTCGATTCAGAAATTGCCCCAACAGATCCATCTACTCCAACCACTCCCCCATCTTCCATTACAGCAAAAATTTCAGCATCTACTTCAACTATTAAAGTTGGTGGCTCTTATAAAAATCTTACAGTAAATCTATTTAATTATTCCAATGAAGATATTACAACTGAATATGCTGATGCTACCTTTACATGGGTTTGTTCTATTGACGATGAAGATTGGACTGATAAAGTTACATGGCGAGCTGGTACAGAGTACAACCAAAAGAAAGTAAAGTTTCCTAGCGATACTTCTGTTATCGGCAAAATATTGTCTGTTATGTGTGAAGTTGTTAAGGAAAATTTGCCGATTGAATCTGAAATTTTGCTGTTAGAATTAACTGAGTAGGAGGTGTTTTATGGCAGAAAAATTAGTTACAAAGAATGATTTGTTGAATAAGCTTCGTGCATATAACAACACTCCTGATGATGAAAATATTTTATATAAAAAAAAGATAGAAAAGGCTTTATTATCAAATCCTTGTTTACTTTATGCACTCAATGAAAAAACGTTAGAGTCTGAACTTTTTGATGATGATGGTAATATCAATTGGGAATGGAATGAAGAAAAGAAGGAATACGAGCCTCTTGGAGAATGGGATAGATATTTTTCAGATACAGCAGGCGATGGAAATATACTTCCGTATTTATTTATTCCAGACACTCAGACAAAAGTACGAAATTATCTTTGTTATCAAGTAAGTTTTCAAGACACAGTTAGATATCAACCTGGATTAAAAGAAACGTTGGTTACTTTTACTATTTTTGTTCATGGCAATGATAGGATGGATAAATTAACAGGTATTCCAAGACACGATCTTATTGCTTCTATTATAAGAGAACGATTTGCATGGTCAAATGTATTTGGGATGCAAACGCACATTATATCAAATCGTGAATCTACTACGGATAACAATTACGTTGTTCGTACTCTTGTATTCCAACTTACGGACTTAAACAGTAAAGTTCAGACACCTTATGGTGGAAAACCATCTATTATGAATTATGGTGTAAGGCGGTGATATTATAAAATCCAATATATTAGATGAATTACAAACCGCTACCATTCAGGGAAATCAACAAGAACAACTTATTAAAGATAAAGATAAAATATATTTTGATAAATTAAAATTGTTTTTTGGCATGGACTACGAGGTTCATGGTATTACAATTTCTCAACCAAGTATAGGTGATATTCTTGAAATTGGCGAAGATAAATTCTATGCTTCTATTTCACCTTTTATTAATAATTCAACTTCTATTCGACTCATGCTATGGAACATAGGACAAACAAACTGGTGTAAGGTTTCTGATATAGAAGTGTTTTCTTTATTATCTCAAATTCCAAATCAGGATTTTTCTCCATTAAAAATCATATTTCGTGATGTAAATATTATGGATTATAAATTAATGCAATCATCAGATGGAAAATTTGTACTTTATAACAAATTAACAGAAGATTTATTAACTGAAAATGAATATATGGAAATTGCTGAATATATAAGAACAATTGTTAATATTCATCCAAAAGTTGAAAAAGCAAAAGGTAAAACCGCAAGAGAGTGGATGATACAAGAAGATAAAATGAATCTTGCAAATAGAAAACAGAATTCAGATGATGATTCAAGACTATTACCAATCATATCAGCTCTTATTAATCATCCAGGATTCAAATATAAACTTGAAGAATTAAAACAAGTTAAAATATATCAATTTTATGATGCTGTTCAAAGACTTCAAATATACGAACAGTCTCACGCTTTAATGAATGGTGTATATTCAGGATTTTGTGATGTAAGTAAGATTGATAAAGAACAATTTAATTTTATGCGAGAAGCATAAAAATTCGAGAAATTATGAACGACTTAAATAGTCGTTCTTTTTTTATTACAAATTTAAGGAGGAAAACAAACTATGGCATTTAAATTAGGTGATGTAATCGTTGACAGACTTCAGTTTGGTTATGGTGCTACATCAAAGGGTAATCCGCTTTATGCACTTACACAGCTTACTAACGCTAATATTGATATTACTGCTGATTCTACAGATATTACAGATAAGGATGGAAATCTTGTATACAGAAAGTATTCAGGTAAGAAAGGTGAAGTAACTGCAACTAATGCATTTATGAACCTTGCTGTTATTGAAGCTATTTCAGGTACATCAGCAGAAATTGCAGAGGCAAGTAAGGGAATTGTTATGCCAATAATTACAACTGTTGCTGCTGGTTCTACTCTTGATATTACAGATTATGTAGAAGATTCAATTGTTGTAAATGCTCTTTCTGCTCAGGGTTCTATGGGTAAGCAGTATACTGCTGGTACAAATGCTTCTGAATCAGAGTTTAAGGTAGATAAAGAAGGTCATACTCTTACTCCACCAACTGACGCAAATGAGACACAGTATCTCGTAAAGTATAAGAAGACAGTTAAAAGTGGTGCAAGAGTTGGTATTTCTGCTAATAAGTTCCCTAAGTCACATGAATTATTCTTCAAAGCATTAGTTGTTGATAAGTGTGAAACAGATGTACTTAAGGCAGCTATTATACATATTCCATCATTTATGCCTTCACCAGAAGTAACAATTGCACTTCAGGGCGGCGATTCTCAGAATATGGATTATAAGGGTGCAATTCTTACAAATACATGTGGTGGAGATCAGGATATGGTTGAAATCTACTTCATTGATGAAGAAGAGGAAGACGTATAATTCATCTTCATACAACTATCAAGGGAATGGATTTTAACCATTCCCTTAATATGTAGGAGGAATTAATGAAAGATTTAAAAATATGTTGTGTCTGCAAAAAACAGTACGAATACTGTCCAAAATGCCATAAAGAATTACCTACATGGATGTTTTCATTTTGTTCAGAAGAATGCAAAAACATATATGAGGTAATGTCTTCATATGAAAATGGTTACACTGACGCAGAAACAGCAAATAAGAAATTAAATAAACTTAATATATCAAAATATGATTTGGTTGGAAGTTATAAAAATACTTTATCTAAAATCAATAATGAGATATCTAAAAAAGAACAGGAAAGCCCTGTTATGAAAAATAACGAATCTAAAAACAACGATTCAAATAAGTATTTAAGAAATCCTAAGAAAAAGAAGGGATTAGATAATGTTGAACAGTGATTTTGAAAACTCTAATAGGGGGAATATAACATTACTGTTTAATGCTATATTCCCCTATTTTTTACGAATATTGTATGGAACGAAAGGATAATATGGTTAAAACAAATTTAAAACCAAGGGATTATTTACCACATGAAGCGGTTAGAATTATTAATCCCAAACAGTCTCTTCTTTATATAAAAAATGGTGTATATCCTATAGATATGTATGCAAGTATTGATGATAAAACAAATAATTCAATTCTTGCAATGGTATTTTTAAAAGAAGACACCGCTGATGTATATAAAAAGTGGTGCAATTATGAATTAAATTAGGTGGTGATTGAATGTTCTTAGATAATGCAGCAACAACTCCACTAAAACCAGAAGTTAAAGATTATGTCATATCTCTTTTAGACACATATCAGAATCCATCTTCAATGTATCAATCTGGTGTTAATGCAAAACAAATAATTAATACGGCAAGAAAGAATGTAGCAAAATTCATTAATATAAATCCAGAAAATATTATTTTTACATCTGGCGGTTCAGCCAACAATACGCTTTTCATTAAAGGTTATACTCAGAGAAATGAATGTAGAGTGTTATACTCTCCTACTTCACATAAATCGGTACTGAAGTGTGTAGAATCACTTAAATATAAGTGTTCACTTAAAGTTGATTATACAGGAAAAATTGATCTTCAAGATCTTAAAGAATGTTTATCTATAGATACGATGAAGAAGCTTGTAGTTATAGAACATGCTAACTCTGAGATTGGAACAATTCAAGATATAAAACAAATTATTGAAATGTGTCATTTTTATAATGCAATAGTCTATGTAGATTGTACAGGTTCTATTAGTCAAATCCCTGTAGATATAAGGACTTTAGATATTGATGGTTTGGGTTTTTCCGCACATAAGCTTTCAGCTCTAAAAGGCGTAGGTATTTTATATAAGAAGAAACATATTGAACTTGAACCTCTTATATATGGTTCTCAGGAACAAGGCTTATTTGCTGGTACTGAAAATGTAATAGGTATAGCTGCACTTGGTAAAGCAGTCGAGAATTATGATTACTCTTCTATTACATCTAATAATCGTGATTATATCTATAATTACATTAAAAATAATATTCCAGATTCATATTTAGTTGGTGCTGACTTGAAACATAGATTACCACATAATCTATACATATGTTGTAAAGAAATACAGGGTGAATCATTAATGACATTACTTGATATGAATGGATATCAAGTGTCAACAGGAAGTGCTTGTACAAGTGGTGATTTAACACCATCTTCTACTCTGTTGGCTATCAAAATGAACAAAGAAGATATAAATAGTTGTATAAGAATTACATTAAGTGGTGAAGAAGAGATTGCTGAACTAAATAAGTTTTGTGAAGTATTGAAGAGATGTGTAGAAACATTAAGACAATTGAAAAAATAAAATAAGGAGGAAATAAATTATGAAGGAAGTTATTCAGAATATAAATTGGTTGGAACTTTTATCTGCAATATGGACAATTGTATTAGTACCTATCTTGACTAAGTTATACTCTTATCTCAAAGATAAAAAGCTTGATAAATATGCTGATATTCTTTATGCAGAAGTTAAGAAGGCTGTTAAGTCTGTATATGAGACAGAAGTTAAAGATATTAAGGGTACTGCCGATTGGACACCCGAAAAGCAAGCAGAAGTTAAGGCTGTTGCAAAGGAAAAGGCTATTCAGGCTCTTAATACTATTGTGTATAAGTCACTCAAGGAAGCTAATAGTGATTTCGATGATTATTTGGATTCACTCATTGGGACTGCCCTATACGATGTCAAACATGAATAAAGAAGGGATGGTATATATGAGTGGGATCTATAGAAAAACTTGCACATATTGATTATTTATTAGTCATTCTTGGGTTCTTTGCTATCTTATTCGCAGCTAAGGAAATTATCGAAATTTTTAGTTATTTCAAAAAAAAATTTCGCATTAAAACAGGAAGCGAAGAAGATAAAGAGACAATAGAAAATCGTATTAAAACGCTTGAAAAACACGATAATTGGCAGTATCAGGAAATTTTGAAAATATCTAAAGGTATAGATGATATTAAAGATAATCTTGTACAAAAAGAAATATCTGATATTCGATGGGAGCTTCTTAATTTTTGTTCTGCTCTTACAGGTGGGCAGAATTATAATAGAGAAGCTTTTGAACATATTTTTCGAACCTATGAGCAATATGAAAACATACTTGCTGATAATCATATGACTAATGGATATATTGTAGAATCAATGAAGGCAGTTAGGGAAATATATCACAATAAGCTTATTAATGGTGATTTCAATTAAATTTCTACCACAGTAAAAATTTACCATGATAAAATTTGTATAAACAAAATATACATACACATATTAACATTATGATGGAAAATAAATTGTGGTATTATCGAAACAAAAAGGCATTAACATTACAAGAGTTATCAAGACTTAGCGGAATATCCGTTGCGGCTCTAAATAAAATAGAGAATGGAAATACAAAGGACATACTTCTTAGCAATGCTATTACTCTTTCTCACATTCTTAATGTTGATATATATGAGTTATTTTGTATCGAAAATTGAGGAGGAAGAATGAGTATGGAAAGTATGTTTTATAACTTAATATGTGAGGAATTGTGTATAACTGGCGGTAAGGTTATACATATAGACACTAATGTTGGAAGTCTTGAAGAAGTACACAAGATAGTAACTGACAATGCTGATAAATACCCAAATGGAAAATGGGAATTATACCCTATGCAATTAGCGGTGTAAAAACAATTAAATATAAAACTTTCAATGAGAACGAGCCTAATTCAGGCTCGTTCTTTTATTTTATCTAAAAATAATAAAGGAGGAAATTATGGCTTATAGAATTATAGATGTGTCAGACAATAATGGACAGCTAGATTGGGATACAATTAAGTCAAGTATTGATGGTGGTGCAATCATTAGAATCGGTTTTGGTTCTGATTTTGAATCTCAGGATGACAAACAGGCAATTAGAAATATGCGTGAATGTGAAAGACTCGGTATACCTTATGGTGTGTACATATATTCTTATTGTCTTAATATAGAAGAAACAAGAAGTGAAGCAGCTCATATATTAAGAATGATTCAGGGATTTAATCCTGTTCTTGGTGTATGGTTTGATATGGAAGATGCTGATGGATATAAAAGAAATCATGGTCTTGTTCCCGAACAAAATGGTGAACTTCTCACAGATTTTTGCGTAGAATTCATGCAGATTATTAAGGATGCAGGATATAAAACGGGTGTTTACGCAAATTATAGTTATTTTACTAATGTATTAAATAATGGTAGATTAATGTCTTTTGAAGGATTTAACAGATGGCTTGCACATTGGGGAATAGATGAACCTTCGATGGATTGTCTGTTGTGGCAATATACATCAGATGGTTATATTGAGGGAGTTTCATATTATACTGAAACACCTATATATGATGATAATGGTGTTTCAACGGGTGACACAACGACTGAACTTCATCATAGATTTGATATGAATTATTATTATGGAGAATTGCCTAATGTTGAACCAGCTACTCCATCTGAACCAACTGAAGATAACTCTGAATCAGATGATATTGAAACAAAATATCATGTAGGAGATTATGTGTCATATCATACAATTTATGCGTCTTCTACTTCCGAAAATGGATTAACACCTTCAATTACAGGGGGTACAATTACTAATATCATTGCATCTGCAAGGAATCCATATCTTATCAACGGTGGTACAGGTTGGATTAATGATGATTGTATTGTTGAAAATAATGATGAAAATACTTCTGAACCAGAATCGCCTGATGTAGAAGAATCTACAGGTCTTACTCATTCTGTTGGCGAATATGTCACATATTCAGCACTCTTTGCTTCTTCAACTTCCGAAGAACCACTTAACCCACTTTATACAGATGGAACTATTACAGCTATCGCTGAAGGTGCGAGAAATCCATATCTTATTGAAAATGGTAGGGGCTGGGTAAATGACTCTGTTATTAATGGTAGCTCTACGCCAGAAGACAATTATGAAGAACCATCTTATGATACATATGAAGTTGAAAGCGGAGATTGTCTTTCAGCCATTGGTGATAAGCTTGGTGTTGATTGGTATTCTATTGCAGAAGCTAATGGTATAGGAGAACCATATACTATTTATCCAGGTCAGTCTCTTATTATACCTAGATAGTATACTAATAATAAAGAAAGTGTGGTTTCATAGTAATTTTTGAAGCCACACTTATTTTTCAAAAAATTATAAACACACATTCAAAATGTCTTTACTACTATCTAGCCATGTAGTAAGGGCATTTTATTTATATGGAGAGTGTGTGGCTAGACCACTCTCCTGCCCCCTTAATCAAGAAAGGAATGAAAGATATAGAAATTATTGATTTGATTTTAAGCCAAGATGTATTGGAGAAATATAATAAATATTATTTCAAACAACATCCTAAAGCAAGGAAAATTCCTATTGAAAGACCAATGCACCCCTCGATCAACACATGGATGATATTACCAAGAATACAGATGAATCAACTTAAACAAAAATGGAAAGATTTTATTGTTTTTTGGATAAAGGACTTAGGTTTACAAGATAAACACTTAGAGTCTTTTGAGATGATATTTACCACTTATATGCCGACAAAAAGGCGTGTGGATTGTGATAACACAGTTCCTAAATTTATCTTAGATGGATTTAGTGAATCAGGTTTTATTATTGATGACGATGGGAAGCATTTACATTCTCTTACATTAAAAACAGGATATGATAAGGATAATCCAAGAACGGAAATAAAAATTATAGTGAAATAAAGGAGAATATTAAGATATGAACAAAACATTAAAGGTATATCAGATAATTAATGTCAATGCAAGAATTAAAAATGTAATTGAAGGTGACTCAGCAATTAATGCTGCATTTAAGTTTAAACTACTCAGATTATATTCAGAAATTCAGGGAGTTGTAAAGGATTTTGAAATGACCAAAGACTCTCTTGTTAATAAGTATGGTAAAGATGTTGTTGACGAAAAGGGGGAAGTTGTTCCAAATCAGAAGAGAATTAGTCCTGAAGATGAAAATTGGAAAGAATTTATTAAGGAAATTAATGCAGTAAGTGATTCTGATGTAGATGTTAATTTCACACCTATCAGTACGGAAGAATTGTTTAGTATGGGGTTAGATACTGATGCTTGTGCTGATTTAATACCTATTGTAGAAGAATAAAATTATAAAGGAGATAAAAGGAATTATGAATAAGATAACAGTTAAAGAATTTGTTGAGGGATATAATAAGTGTGTAGATTCATTAAAGAATAGATATATACAGGAAAAGTTAAGCATTATATCTTACTTACCTGTAAATATTAAAGATGCTATTGCAATAATCATTACAGATAGAACTATGTTTGAACAGGAAAAATATACTGACGAAAATGGTGAAATAAAATTTCGTAAGACTGATAATGTCCATGTTAATTCATTTGTTCAGTATATGTTATTTGTTAGAGAAGTTATTGAAAAGTATACAAATCTTGTTTGGAGTAATGACGGTAATTATACAGCGGATTATGATTTATTAAAATCTTCTGGACTTCTTGATAAATTAATGATTGGAGAAATTGTGAATGGAAAAGAAATTCCACCACTTATTCCAGCAAGTGAAATATCTGAAATAAGAACTCTTATTGATATGCATAAATCTGATATTATGCAAAATGTATATGAACCACACGCATATATTAGTCGTCAGGTTGAAAGGTTTGGGACACTTGCAAATATAACCATAGAACCACTTATGAAGCTTATTGAACAGAAGATACAGGGAATTCCACAGGAAGATATTACTAAGGTCGTTGAGCTTGTAAGAACTGGTGATTTTAAGGAAGTAGAATAAAAAAGCAGTACTATATTTTACATATAATACTGCTTAAACGTCCTTAATTGAGTGAAGATATATGTCGGAAATTCAATTAAGGACTGACAATTATTTTCACTTGTTAAATATATCATTACAATTAAATATTGTCAATATTTTAGGCTCTATGCGTGTCACAGCGTATAGAGCTTTTCTTATGGAGAGTGGTAATACTGCTCTCCTATTTTTGTGTGAAAAAATAGTGAAAATTTTGGAGGTGAGAATAGATGGGTAAAAATGGAAGCTTTGATGAACTTATTAAAAAAGCTGAAAAGATAAATAAACAATTGGCAAAAGAAGTTGCACCTGAAATTAATAAATTATTCAAAGAATCTGTATATGATTCTCTTATCCAATGGTATAGCGAATATTCGCCAAATATGTATCAAAGAACAAACAATTTTATGAATGTATATAACTCTGCTTATACACATGCAAATAGAAATATATTAACGATGCATGTGGACTCTTCAAAAATGAATGATTACCCAGGTTTTGATATTCCCCCATATCCAACTTATGAAAGACAAACATTATCTGCTGATACAGCATTCGATTATATGTTTACGAATGGTGAACATGGTCATGGACGTTGGATGATGTATCAGAGTATACCTCCCTTTGATAGAGTTGATAGAGATTTTCGCAATGGTTTTGGAGGTTGTGTACAGAAAATTATTGATAACAAAGCAAAAGAATTATTTTTAAGATAGGAGGTATAAATTTATGTCAGGAATGGCTGATTGGCAAGCCAAAATATCTATTGATATTGAAGACTTAAAGAAACGAATTAAGGTTGCTGAAGGCGAACTTGATAAGGTTACAAAAGAAGATAGAAAAATAAAATTAGATTTTGACACAAAAACACTTGAAAGTGCTATTCAGAAACTTGATAAAATGCTTGATTCTCTTGGTAAAGGAACAAGTGATTTTAAACAGTTTGAGAATTTATCAAAGGAACTGTCAAGTATTGTATCAGAAGTACAGAGTTTAAGTAAAGCTTTTGGTAAAGTGGATGATTCTGGTGCTAAAACACTACTCTCTTCTATCCAGAATATTGACAAGTCACTTTCTGAACTGAGTCAGAATATTCTCAATGTTAATAAGAACATGAGCAACATGGGTGGCAATACGAGTGGTGCTGTCAAACAAGTAGAGAATATAACTGATAAGAGTAAGAAAGCTGCTTCTGCTCTTGAAGATGTTGCTAAAGCACAGGAAAAAGTTAATGGACAGAAAACGAATATTTCAAGTGGTTTAGATTCAAATGTATCTAAATATCAGGAGATTGTATCTCTTGTAAAAGAATATTATGAATTATCACAGAAAATTCAAACTCCTAAATTAAGTTATCAAAAACGATCAGAAGATTATGATAAAATTGACGCTTATTTATTAAGTAAAAAATCTTCTCATAATGTTGTAACTGGACAAATCAAAAGTAAATACGATAGAGAAAAGAATATCAACGATACTTATCATGATATGTCTAAGGGTATTAATGAAGGTAAGGATTTCGCAGTTAAAGCAATGAAGTCTGCAATTCAGAGTTATTGGGCTAATGTTACAGAAATGCCATCAGATGATGGATTATTATCCTCAAGAAAAATTGATCGAAATTATAAAGGTTTTTCAAAAGAAGAATATATAATTCCTAAGAAATATCAGGATATGGAAAAATCTGTTATTCAAGAAACTATAGCAATGAATAAAAATAACATCGCTTATGAGGAAGAAAGAAAACAGATTGAAGCAAATAATTCTGCTTTAAAAGAAAGAATGAATCTTATCCGCAATACTATAAAGGGTTATGATAAAAATCCTGATTATAATGGCGAATATAGAATGGGACTTTCTCTAAAGTCTAGTGATAAAGGTAAGACCGATATTTTTAGTTCAACTTCATCTATATCTCAAGAAGAAATGTTACAAGAAATCTGTAATATGCTTGGCGTGGAAATTCCTAAAAATGCTGATAAAGCTAAAGAAGCGATCAAGGAAGTCACTTCTGCTACTGATTCTACCGAGCATAGGAAAGACGCATTTCCTGACAAAGATGTTTCTGCTTCTGTAGAATCTGCTACTAATTCCATCAAAGAAGAGAATAATGTATTAGAGCAGAATACTCAGAAAGTTAAGGAAAATGCTGATGCGAAAAAGAAATTAACTGATACTGATAAGGAAGTATCAAATGTTGATTTGTCAAAATATGATAACCGTCTTGAATCATATACCAAGAAAACATCTGGTTACGATACTACTATTGCAAGGTTTGAAAATGGCGGTTGGACAAGCGATACTTATAAGCAGAGGGTTAATGCTGTCAAAGAAGCCGTTAAGCAATATGCAGATATTCTTAATAATTTTAAGAAACATCCCGAATTAGTAAATGATGATGAGCTTGGTAAATTAGATAAACAAGAAAAGCTTATTAAGGATAATATTATTGCTGTTCAGAATATGTCGGCTGCCGAAAAGGGCTACTCTCTTGTATCTGGTCAGAAGGAACTTGATAAAATCAATAATATTCTTAAAGAACATTCTGGAATGTCACGAGAAGCTAAGAATCAGATAAAAGCTTACTACGCTGAAATTAAATCTGGTAACCCAAGTGCTAGTTTAGATGTTATTCATGGAAAGATTATGCAAATAGTCAATGCTGAAATTGAAGCTGGTCGTGGCGGCAAAAGTATGTTTGATGCTATCAAAGAAAAAGCTTGGTATGGTGTCGCTAGTGCTATCGGTACATATTTTGGTTTTAATGATTTAATAAGATACGGTAAAGAAGGAGTTAGTATTGTTAGACAATTAGATACTGCTCTTACTGAAATGAGAAAAGTATCCAATGAATCTGTTCAAAGTTTGAAGAAATATCAAGATACCACATTTGATACAGCAGATGCAGTTGGAACTACTGCGAAACAGATACAAAATTCTACAGCGGATTGGATGCGTTTAGGTGAAAGTATGGATACTGCTGCTAAATCAGCTAAAGATGCAAATATCTTACTTAACGTATCTGAATTTGAAGGAATAGATGAGGCAACCGAATCACTTGTGTCTATGAGTCAGGCGTATAAAGATCTTGATAAAATGGATATAATTGATGTTCTCAATAATATTGGCAACAATTATAGTATCTCGACAGATGGATTAGCAACTGCTCTTAAAGATTCAGCAAGTGCATTAGTAACTGCAAACAATGATCTTAATGAAGCTGTTTCGTTGACTACGGCTGGCAATGCTATAACTCAAGATCCATCTAAGGTAGGGGCAGGTTTAAGAACGATTTCTCTTAGATTGGTTGGTACAGAGGAAGCCAAGGAGGAACTTTCAGATTTAGGCGAAGAAACAGAAGGAATGATAACCACAGTATCAAAACTGAGAAATACTATCCAGTCTGCAACTTCTGCTGCAACAAAAGACGGTAAAGGTTTTGATATTTTTGATTCAAACGGAAATTATAAGAGTACATATGAAATCATGCAAGGATTGGCAGATTTGTATGATGAAATTGTCAAGAAAGATAAAGAATTAGGAACAAATAATCTTAACTTATTATTGGAGACTATAGCAGGCAAAAACCGCAGCAATATTGCTGCTTCTATTCTCCAAAACGGTGATATGCTTCGTTCAGTATACGAGGATGCTCAAAATTCCGAAGGTTCAGCAGAAAAAGAATTAAATTCTTATTTAGATAGTGTTGATGGAAAGTTTCAACAACTTCAAAATAGAACACAAGAATTTTGGTACAATGTAATTGATACTACAACTGTTAAATCTGTTTTAGATTTTACCACAGATTTAACTGAAGGTGCTTCTAAATTTTTTAAATTAGTAGAAAAGCATCTTCCAACCATATTAGGAGCAATTGCAACTATTATTGCTTCAAATAAAAGCGGTGGTTTGATAAGGTTAATAAATTTTATTAACAATTCTCCTTTCCTAGCTACCGTAGAGTTTAACCGTGAGGTGTACGAACTTATTGTATAATAAGCAAGGACTCTAATTGTAAAATAGTAGAGAATGACTGGCACTTAATCGTGGCTATGAGTCAATATGGCATAATAGCGAGGTTCATAAAGAAAACCTTTCAGTTACTATGAATTCAACATAGTACGGGAAAACCAAAAAAATTTGTTTTAGTAACCAAACTATAATACGAAAGGTTATAGCGGCGAATGTGAAAGCATGAGGTATGGTAATATCACTAAAACAAGGTAAATCCGCATCCGACAGTCTTAAACATTTTTGCAAAGACTACGATCATCGAGCATAAGGACTAGACGGTTGATGAAATCGTTAATGTGTGCTCAGGGGAGAATAAGAGGTGTACTTAAAATGAAGGTGATAGTTGATACACTTTACACCATAATTAATATATTGTGAGAGGTATGTTAATTATAATCAACATAAAAGAGAATAATAAAATAGGGCTGTCGTGAGACAGCCCTACCATTGATAAAAAGGAGAAAAATGAAATGGCATATAAAGAGAAAGATATTATAACATCATATTGGTGATGTCTTTTACTTTACTATCGGAAAGTTCAGTATGTTTACAAATCATGCTTGTGACAATGACTTTTCCTAAAACGGAGTGTAAATTATACTTACCACTTCCGATAATACTTGTTAAAAATTTTAACATGTCTCGCCTCCCTTCTCTATAGAATAGAAATATAAATTAGGGAAATATGCGCCCAGAAAGGGCAGATTCATTTTTCCGACTGCCATAAAAATAGACATTGGGACAACCTTCGGTTATAGAGTGTTATGGCACACATCTATGTTGTTTCTCCAATGTCTATATTTTATCATTGTATTAAATCAAATACAATCCCAGAACAATAGTTCTAATTTTGTAATTGTGAGTTAATATACTCTTCTCTTTCGGATTTCGTCATTGAGAAGAATTTTTCAAATTCTATATCAAGATTTTTGCATTCAATGTTGCATGTTCTGCATATACATTTAATGTAATGTGTGTATGTGACTCTATGACAATTGGGACAGTAATGAATTTTTAGCATATGTAACTCCTTTGTATGGTATCTAATCAATAATATTATTAAATGTTAATCATTACATATTGTTCTTTTCAATATTAAGCGTTATTTTATCATCACTTAATGAATATTCTCCATGATAGAATTTAGCAATATCCATATCTAACGCTTCAATTACCTTACAAGCAGTTTGAAAAGTGGCTGATTCTATTTTACGCTCTCCACTTTCAAATTTTTGATATTGTTGAGGTAGAATTCCTGCTTTCTCAGCAATTTCTTGCTGAGTTAATCTAAGGTTAATTCTTCTTTCTTTGAGTATGTTAGATGTTGTTAATAATTTAAAAAATTCTGTTTTCATATTCCCTCCTCTTACATTCATTTGAGTGTATTTTACATTCATCTGAATGTCTTGTCAAGTACGAAAATACTAAACAAATGTTCTTGTAGATATATGTCAAATATTGGTATATAATAAGAAAAATACTAATGATTGGTGAGGAGTATGTATCATGGACAAAGAAAAATTTGATTTATCAGTTTTTATTGATGAATCTGGCAGTATTACCAAAACCAATATATCTCATAATAAATATTTTATTATAGCCGTATTATTCACAAGAAATTCGAAGAAACTAAAGACACAATTTAGACGTGGAATTTCTAGTTTAATTAAGAAAAAGAAATATTCTGAAATATTATTAAAAAATGGAGAAATAAAAGGTTCTGAAGTAAGTGAGAAGAAAAAGAAACACATATATGATCTCATTTTAAAAAAATGTAATGGCGAATTTGAATTAGGAATCATTGTTTTAGACAATACATATACTACTGATAAGTTTATAGAAAATCATGCACGAACATTTAATTATATTTTACAGTTATTTTTTGATAACTTATATAGGACATCTAGTAAATATGCAAATGATACACGAGATATGCACATTATTTTAGATGAACAAAATATTGCAACAGATGCTAAATATACATTAGATGAATATTTGGAACAGCATTTTACTGTCTTTAATCCATTATGTAATCATTTTGATGTAAAATATGCAGATTCTAAAAATCATTCATTATTACAACTTATAGATTTCATTTCAAATACATTTTATAGAAATATAGAAAAGCATGATAAAGAAAGTATCGTGAATGTTAAAAATCTTTTAAGTCATGTTTGTGGTGGAAGAATTTTTGATTTTTCAACTAATCATGACACAAAATTAACTTTAGATGAATAATATAGAATATACTTGACATATAATATGCTATATGATATATTTACCTTACCAAGTAATTCATCTATACGGTGCATGAGGATGTAAGGCGACTCTTGGGTGTCGTCCACCATGATGTTTTGGTAGAAAAACATTCCAGATATGGAATGTTTTTTCGCTTTCTAAGTAAAATATTTCATATAAAAATAAGGCAGGTGGTGTACAACATCTGCCTTATTTTATTTATAAATATAAAAGAACAGGACTAATCTCCTGCTCTTTTATACATTACTCTTCTACTATTTTATAAGTCTTTATCTTCACTTCCACTGCATTCGTCACTATGTTCACAGAATTCACAATGACATTCATCTGTATAGTCGCCTGTTTGCCAACATAGTTCTGTTGGAGACATATCATTATACATAAACTCACCCCCCTCTGCTTTAAAATTATTGTAAGGTAAATAAGGAATATTTTACCATTTTATATTACGATTTATTTTAAATATCACTCTCAAAAGAAAGGATTGTCTCATATGAAATCAAAATTAAAACCTCCAATTAAAACGGCTACCTACAACAATAATGACAAAGTTAATATTGATAGCCGACCACCGTTACCATACCACAATTTGACAACCTCTGTTCCAGAATTACTTTGTATATTTTGTAGTAAGGATAATAATTAATTATTGCGTTTTTCTGTATTTATCAACTCAAATATTTCACTCACTCTTGAAGTAAGGTTAGTTTGAGGTAATGGTGGTTTCTGTTGGTTGTTACTGTTATTATTATTTGTGTTCTTTTGACTTGTGTTGTCTGTATTATTTGTTGGTATAAAATTACATCTCCTTATCACCAAGTATACCCGCAATTACTGCACTTGAATGTCTTATTAATCTTCTTACTAAACAAACCAAACGCAGCTATTGAAGCTCCACGCTCTATTCCACCCATCTTTTTAATGTTTGTAGAACCACAAGTTGGGCACTTAGGTTTATTAGCATTTTCCTGTTCTTCACGCTTTTGCTTACCAAGATTGAAATAGTAATCCGCTTCTGCTCCACGCATAGATTCCTCGAATTTACGCTTTTCTTCAGCTTCTTCTTCGGGGGTTAGTTTTTGACCAGCTTTTTTACCTGTTAAGCGTGTATATTCATCATAACGGAAACTATAATAAAAATCTGGATCTCCCATACTATATTTTCTATAAAGTTCTTCATTAAAATAAGGGGAATTTTCAACTTCAAGACGAATTTTAACTTCATATTCATCTTTTTCATCTTCAGTCATTTGCTCATATTGTTCACCTGTTACACCATCTTCTTTAAGCATTTCACCTGTTGCACCACAAGTAGCACAACTTTCTGGATATAATTCATATTCTTCAGATGTGTCCGAACAAATATCACAACATCGTAAACAATACCTCATATACCAATCTCCTCTCACAAGTTTATATGAGTATAATAACACTAATCAACATATCTCACAATATTTAAAGTATTAACGATAGGAAAAATACTAGCTGATAATTGGGGTATTACTGATAAATTAGGTGGAACTAAAAACTTCACTGAAGTTGAAAAACTTGCTACTTTAAGTAGAGATAAAATTTTTGAGTTAAGTAATGCTATTAAAAATGCTAAAGGTGATACTATTCAACTTCAGAAGGTATTAACTGAAACCTTTGAGGATGGTAAGTACTCAAAAGTAAATGGTCTTGAGGAATACATTAAGAAAAATAAAACACTTGATAAGGATTCTATTAATGAACTTATTACTAAACAGAATTATGAGAACATTGCAAAACAGTCTTTCAGTTTTCAAGGTATTAATGCAAATATTAAAGAATATAACAGTCTCTTAAAGAGTTCTGTAAAAGAGAGTAATGCTTTTGCTGAAGTTGTTGCTTCTCATAATATGAAACTTGGTAATTATCTTACAAGTCTTAATGGTGCAAATGCTGGACTTGGTGGATATATCAAGAGTCTTGGTATTGCAAAATTGAAGACAATTGCATTATCAATTGCTACTACTGCCTTAAATATGGTCATAGGTGCTATTGCTTCAGCTATTGCTTCATTCATTATAAAGGGTGTTACCAACATAATAAATAGTGCCGAGAATATGAAAAAAGCCGTAGATGATATGGTTACATCATATAATGATAGTTTGAAGACTCTTGAATCGCACAAAAAGACTATCAATGACATAAAAGATGATTATGAAACCTTATCAAAAGGTGTTGATGAATTAGGCAATAATGTTTCACTTACGATTGATGAATATAAAAAATATCAAGACATTTGTAACCAGATTGCTGATATTTACCCTTCTTTGATAGCAGGACATACTTCTGAGGGTAATGCAATATTAACCTTAAAGGGCAATGTTGAAGCTTTAACAAAAGCATATAAGGATGAACAGAAAGCAGCCGCTGCAAGTGTTATAAGTGGCAATGATAAGGAAAATACCAATGTAGTCAAGAATTATAAAAACGAATCGAAAACTGGCATAAAAAGTGCCTTTAAATCTGCATTTACATTTAATTCTGATAAATCTATGGTAAATGGATTATCCACAACTCAAAAGATATCTTATCTCGAAAGAGCTACGAATTTATCTATTAATGAGTTAAAAAATAAATCGGGTTCTATAGGTTCAGATAATGTATTTAGAAGTTTATTAAAGACATATGGATTAGATACTGATAGTACTGACCAAGAGGTTACTACTATCATTCAGAATATGAAAGCTGATTTAGCAACTTATCAGGCAGAAGTTGACGAGGCAATGAAAGGAATTAAGACTAAAGCAAATGCTTATTTTGTAAACAATTCGGATTATGATAATTTGAATGATGAACAAATAAATCAGATAAGTTCCTTAATTGATAATGCCTTAACTGAAGCAGTCGCTGACACTTTCAATAAAGATTCTGATATCAATAGTAAATTTGTACAAAAAATTATTGATGGTATCGAGAATAATAAAGAGGGTATTTCTAATGCTTATAAGTCTTTATTGACAATTGATCCTAATAACATGGGTGATGTATCAAAAGATAAGCAGGCAATTGATGGCTACATTAAGAAAATTGCTGATTATATTGGAACAGATGCAGAATCTTTGAAAAAAGGTCTTGGTTATGATGTAGCTGATGACATATCTCAACAATATAACAACATTATAGAAGAAGCAAAAAAGAAAGAATTTGATTTTGATTGGGATTCTTGGTTTAAAGAACATTCAGTTAATACTCAAGAAGAAATTAATAAATGGAAAGAAATTGCATCTTCTGCTAATAGTGCTGCTAAAGCACGAGAGAATTATGCTAAACAGGCAAACACTTTCAAAGAAACTAAATTATTCGATATGGGAAGTGATAATGCTCTGTCAACATTAAGTAAGCTAAATTCTCAATTGGACGAAATTCAATCTGCTTATTCTACACTCTCTTCCGCTGTTTCTGAATATAACAGTAATGGAAATATTTCAATTGATACAATGCAATCCGTTATCGCATTAGGTGATAATTGGCTTGATTACATTGATATGGAGTCTGGTGCATTTACTCTTGACCAAGAAGCTTTAAACAAACTTACTCAAGCTCGTATTGAGGATATGAAACAACAGGCACTTGCTAATTTAGCTTCTACCGTTGAAAGTATCACAACTGAAGCAGATGCAACAAAATATTTAGCTTCGACTAATTATGATGCTGCAAATTCATATCAAGAATTGGCAAAGGCAAAGTTATCAGAAGTACAAAGTAATCTTCAGAAGAAGGTGGAAGAAGGTTCACTCTCACAAGATTCATATGATAAAATAATTTCTAAATTTGAATCTGATGCTAATAAGATATCTCAGATATTTGATAATACAAGTTTTAAACTTACAGCAGATGGTTCAATTGGAGATAGTTTATCAGAACTAGAGTCACATGCTAATCTTCTTAAATCTATACAGGACGAGTTACAAAATACAAGCAGATTATCATCTTCTACTTTGGATTCAATTGCTAAAGCATTTCCTGAGTTGAATGAGTCGGTTAAACAGTTCAGAAACGGATTATTGAGTTCAGAAGAATTATTCGCATTATTAGAACAAGCTTATAATGATGATGCTGATGCATATATAAGTAATCAAATAAAGAAGTCACAATATGATGGTACATATTATGATAACTTAGTTTCAGCAAACAATGAATTTTTCCAAGGTTTATTTGATGCTTATGGTGAAGATTTAGAAAAGAGTAAAAATTTAGCCCATGCAAAGAAAGTCATAAATGACAAGGTAATAAGTTTATTAGCTTCATCATGGGGAAAATTCTATCAAACTGAAATAGATAATGCTACTGGCTTAATGAAAATAGCAAGTAAGGCTACTTCTATGGATGATGATATGGATTTAGGTCTTGCTATTGCACAAAATGGAGGAAATGAAGAAGAATATTTTTCAGATTTTCTATCTACTTTACAAAAGACTGTAGATGACTATAATGCTTTACAAAATATTGCTATAGATACAACTTGGGGTGGCATAGATACATCATGGAAAGGTTTATCTGGTTATGATTCTTCATCAAAAGATACAAAAGAGACAGCCGAAAAACTCAACTGGATTGAACGCTTAATCAATAAGATTTCTACAGCATATTCACGTCTAAAGAATGTTGTATCAGATACAACAACTACATGGCTCAATCGTAATAACGCATTATCAGATTCTATGAGTACACTTGCAGATGAGATAAATGCACAGTCAAATGCCTACGAATACTATATGAACGCATTTAATTCTTATGGTCTTGATGACTATTATAAGAATCAGATTGCAGATGGTTCTATAAGCATTGATGTTATTTATGATGATGACTTGAAGAATGCTATATCTGATTGTCAGGATTTCTATGATAAAGCACAGGACGCTAAAACTGCTGTTCAGGAACTTAATATTGAATTAAAAGGGCTTGCTAAGAGTAGGTTTGATAATGTAGCTTCTGAATTCGAAAAGAAGATTTCATATTTCAAAGATTATTCAGACCAACTTCAGAAGGAAATGGATATTATCACCACTAAGGGTTGGTTCTCTTCTACTTCTATTAATGAAAGTATGAAAAAGGTCGAACAGGATAATCTTGACAGACTTAAACAGGAAAGAAATGCTTTAATGAATGCCTTAAATTCCGCTGTTGGTTCTGGTAAAATAGAGAAATACAGCGAAGATTGGTATGATATGCAGAGTTCTATTGACTCTGTTACATCTTCTATTCTTGATGCTGAGAAGGCTCTTATTGAGTATGATAACGCTATCAGACAGATTAAGTGGGATGCATTTGATAGAACAAGAGATGATGTAGAGAATCTTATTAGTGAAACTGAATTTCTTGTTGAATTATTAAAAGATAAAGGTATTACTGATGATAATGGTAATACTACTGCTGAAGGTAAAGCTGCACAGGCGTTACTTGTTCAGAAGTATCAATTATATCTAAATCAGGCTCAAAAATATAAAGATGAAATTCTTAAAATTGATGAGGAACTTGCTAATAATCCTTATGATAAGGAATTGTTAGATAGAAAACAAGACCTTATTGATAAGCAGCAAGAAGCTATCAAATCAAGTATTTCTGAAAAAGATGCTATTAAGGATCTGATCAACGATGGGTATAATGATCTATTAGATGCTTTACAAAAAGTTATTGACAAACAAAAAGAGAGCCTAAATGCCGAGAAGTCACTGCATGATTATCAACGAACAGTTGCTGAACAGGCTAATACTGTTGCTCAATTACAGAAACGATTATTAGCTTTACAAGGTGATAATTCTGAAAGTGGTCAGTCTCAGAGACAAACCATAAATTCAGAGCTTAAAGATGCACAAGACCAGCTAGAAGAGACAGAGTACGAACAGTACATTGAAGATCAGACTAAGATGCTGGACGACTTAGCAAGTCAAGCAGAAGAATGGATAAATACTCGTTTAGACAACCTTGATGGTCTTATCCAGCAGATTATTGATGATAGTAATACTCATAGCGGAGAAATTAAAGATACTATCACTAATACTGCTAATGAATTTGGTATAAATCTTAGCGATGGTATGAAGAGTATTTGGGAGACAAATACAAATAATATCAATAATAATATTACTTCTGTATTTAATGATTTTGGAACAAAATTTGATAATACAATGACAACACTTAATAATGTTGTTAGTGGTATTGAGAGCAAAGTTCAGGAAATGCTTAGTCTTGCTAATGAAGAAGCTGCACAAAGACAAGCTGAATTAGAGGAACAGAGAAGACAACAGGAAGCTGCTGAATCTAACTCATCTTCATCAGGTGATTATAGTGAACCTGATTATGATTGGGATGATATTGGCGGTGGAGATAGTGATTCTTCTAGTGGTGGAGATGGCGTTGATTGGATATACTCTCCTGACTATTTCCCAAAAGATCAATTGAATGTGGATTAATGATATAGTCCACCTTAAATGCTATAAATTGCGGGGAACTCCCCATAACCCTATTTCGCTACAACGGAACTGGAAACGGTAAATGTGAATGCGGTATGTGTTAAAAACACAACAGTTCTATTTAATATTATAGAATATATAGAATAGAAACCATAAAAAGTAAATAGGTTAGGGACAACCGAGTGTGCAAGTCACTCAGACGCAACGAAACTCCTAAGTCGAAAGATATGGAGGACGCTCAGAGACTATAATTAGCAAATTCTTATATTCTAAAATTCCCATAATAAAACAATTGAATAAAAGGAGGACTTTTACTATAGAGGAAAGAAATAATTGTGTATATATACATACAAATAAAACCAATGGAAAAGTTTATATAGGCATTACTGGAAGAAATCCTTTGGAACGATGGAATAATGGAAAAGGATATAAACTTAATCCCTATTTTGGAAAGCTATTAAAAAATATGGTTGGAACGGTTTTAATCATGACATTCTCGAAGATAATTTAACTAGAGAAGAAGCGAAAGAAAAAGAAATTTATTATATTAAAAAATATGATTCTACCAATCGTTCTAAAGGCTATAATATTCAACGTGGTGGAAATCTTTCATATAGACCAACAGTAAAACAATATGATAGAAAAACAGGAAAATTTATAAAAGAATGGGATTGTACAATTAGTGCTGAACGTGGTTTAAATATCCCAAATGCTGATATTTCATCTGTTTGTAATGGAAAAGTTAAAACTGCCCATGATTTTTATTTTACTTATGAAAATTTAGGCGAACAATTACCAGAAGATATTCTATCTTGGATTAATGTTAATGATTGTACTATTCCTGTTGCACAATATGACCTAGAAGGCAATTTCGTTAGTAAATATCATACTCTTAACGAAGCTTCAAAACAATTTAATGGAAGAATTCAATTAAAAAACAAACTTTCTTTTGGATATATATGGATACCTTTAGATAGAAATAATCCTGTATGTCCTATCAAATTATCTCCTGAAGATTTAGAAAAATATAAATATGAACAGCTAGGAAAAAGATGTTATCAATATTCCTTATCTGGTGTCTTTTTAAAATCTTATGTTAGTACACAAGATGCAGCAAACACATTAAAATGCAGTCAAAGTTCAATTGCTTCTGTATGTAGAAAATTGTTTTTTCAAAGTAATGGATATATATGGAGATATGCCGAAGACGGTTATATTGAAGGTGTTGATTTACCACATGAAGAAACGGTTTTTATTCGTAAAGGTTTAACACCTGTTTATCAATACGACTTAAATGGTAATTTACTAAACAAATATGACTCTGTAACTGAAGCTGCTAATAAGTATAATATGTCAACCACAAATATTTCAAAAGCGTGTTTAGGTGAGATAAAAACAGCTAAAGGGTTTATTTGGAGATACGAAGAAGTTAATTTTACAAAAGAGGAATTAAATTTTATAAAAAAAAATAAAAGAAAAAGAAAAATAACTCAAAGTGATAAAGATGGAAATTATTTAAATACATTTGAGTCACTTGCCGATGCTCATAGAATAACAAATATTGACGCATCTAGCATATCGAGTTGTTGTAATAAAAGGCAAAAAACAGCAGGAGGTTTTATATGGGAATATGCCTCTTAAATAAAAGAATATAAGAATTATTGTATAGTCCACTCCCCTACTAAATATCGGGAAACCGAGGGTATAAAGGACAAGTATTGTAGATCGCCTCAAGTTACATGATTTTGATTCATCATTTGGCGCACGTAGTCAATATTTTGAGCAAATGGGACTTGGAAACGACTATACAGGAAGTTATGATGATAATGTTGCAATGTTAGACTGGATGAAAACTCACGGTTATCGTAAAGGAACTAAATCGGCAACAAGTGGAGTTCATATTTACGGTGAAGATAATCCAGGCTCAGAAGTACTTGTTACTAAATATGGAGTACTTCGTCAGTTTGATTCAGGTGATACAGTATTCAACAAAGACCAAGTTGAAAAACTTTGGAATCTTTCTAAGGGTATCACTACACCAAACATGTATATGGATAACCTTGGTGCTAAGTTACCTGATATTACCCCAGTTTCAACAAACAAATCAGTTGATATTGGTGGTATTAATGTTAATGTTGATAAGGTTGTCACAGACAATCCAGAAGACTTTACACGACAGCTTACTAACGAACTGGCGGGAAATTCAAAGATACAGAAAATCCTTGGAGAGATTAATTCTAATCAGCTCTTAGGTCGAAATTCATTATCCACTCGTAGATACATGAAATAATATTATGGACGCATTGGTGTCATAGCCAGTGCGTCTATTTTAATTGGAGGAATATAATGTCAAATAAATTGATTAAAAATAAAAACTCTACAAGTAAAGAACTTGAATATTATAAAAATCACTGTGCCTTACTTGAGAAGGAACTAGAAGAAGAAAGAAAAAAAAGAACACAACTTGAAATCACTCTTTTATGTGGTTCTGAACCCAGTAACCACGCGGTTTCCGAGCTTCAAAATTTAATAAAATCATATAAAATTGCAAAAGAGACAGAAGAAAAGCTTTGCAATGAACTATTAGTTAAAAATAAGAAGATGGATGAAAATTTGGCTGAATTCGATAGAATAAAGCCTTTGTATATAAAGAAATGTGAAAGAGAATATGATGAAATTCTCAAAGAATACACAAAAATGGTTAAAAATATTGGTTAAAAATAATATTCAGAAAGGATGGTGAACAATGAAGATACAAAAAGTTCAAGTAACGGGTGCAAAAGGTAGTACCGTTGATTGTGGCTATTTCTCTAATGCTCTATATGATACATACTTGCAACTCACCACTACTGCTGAAATAGGTAAACAATATAATATACATGGATATATTAAGTCAAATAGTTCAGGAACAATCAGATGTCAAGATGTGACTGCAAATGTTACTACATCTTGGCAAGAAATTAAAATGACTATAATTCCAACGAGTAATATTTTGGAATTATATTTTTACCCAGGTGAATTTTATTTATATAATTGGAAAATGGAAGCAGGAACTATATCCACTGCATGGACTCCTTCTCCACTTGATGTTAAATATGATTTGATTGAAATGGGAACAATTGTAACGCAATTATCTAATAGTATATCAAGCAAAGTATGGCAAAACGATATTAATACTGCTACAGGAGCTTTGGATACTAAGATTACAGAAGTCAAGCAGAATGCGGATAAAATTTCATGGTTAGTTAAGTCGGGATCTTCTGAATCTGATATGATTCTTACTGATACTGCATACACTTTAATTTCCAAAAATATTAATCTTAAAGGTAATGCTGTTTTTACAAGTTTCCTTAATGATGATCAAACAGCGATTAACGGTGGAAAAATTGCTACTAATAGTATTACTGCTTCACAATTATCTACCGATTCCATCAAATCAAGAAACTATATTGAAAATACTTCAGGTTCATTTTTAAATCTTTCTGATGGTACATTTGATAGTAAGTATTTAAAATGGGATGAAACGGGTGCTATTACTGCAACAAATGTGAATATAACAAATGGAAAAATTCAAACTTCTGGCACAGCCAAAGGTAATGACGGAATAACATATTTAATGCAATGTGTTATTTCAGGAGGTCAAATCCTCATAGAAAATTTGACTAATAATAATTCTAAACTATTTATTCAGGGGCATGGAATATGGTTGGATAATTCATTAGGAAATAATATATTACAACTAAGTGGAAGCGAAGAAGGCGGTGCTTATATAGGATTACGTAGTGGTAAAGACGATAATGAAATAGTTGTTCAAATGGGAACTAATAGACAAACAACTGATGATGGATCTATCGATTATAAAGGTTATATTAAGATTCCTAATTGTGCATATTTAGGAAGAGAAAATACATTTAGTACAAAAACTTGGTTTGATAATATAGTATACGTTAATGATAATTCTAATTTACAAATATGGCATAATAGCAGAAAAAAATATGGAAATCCAGTTACATATATGAATAATCCTATTTCTATTGATTGGGATGGAAGTGTATTAAGGATTTATGTAGATAATGTAAATGTAGCTTCGTGGATAACAGCCGAGCAGAGGTGGGAGTAAAAAATAGAAAGGAGAACTTATGTATATAAAATACAATAACAATAATAGAATTTTAATTAAAATAGATAGTTATAAAATTATCAATCCATATATTTTTAGAATATACGGAGATATATCCACTTTAAAAAATCAAACTGGTTTTTCTATATATTATGAAGGTGATAATGTTCCTACCCAAAAATGTTCTGAATATAAATATATATATGATATAGGCGAAAATTATATAGATTACACAAATCAAAATATTATTTACTATATTTATTATATAGCAAATAAGGATAACTATGTCACAGGAACAGAAATAACTGAAAAAAAAGATGACAACAGAGTATTATGTATTTCAGGCTCAGGCAAGAAATATGAATATTATAATGATACTAATGTTTATGTAGATGACAATGGTTGTTATAATTTTAAAATCATATCCGATAAAATAGAAAATGTATCTAAAGAAGAAAAGGAAATGATTTTAAAGCAGAAAGAAATTGATAAATTAATTCAAGCTAAAAATGTTAAAATATCTGAATTAACAGAAACTTGTCAAAATATAATTCTTAACGGCGTTTATTATAATGGAAAACATTATTCATACAATTATTCTGATCAGAATAATATTTCAAACCTCGTACAGATGGCTAAAACAACAGGTATGGATGTACCTTATCATGCGGATGGAGAACTTTGTCACCTATACTCTCCTGCTGATATTTATGCTATTTATATTACGGAAGAAATGAATGTAACTCAAAATACAACATATCTTAATCAGCTTAAGGCTTATGTTAATACACTTAAAGATATTGATAGTGTCAATAATATTGCATATGGTCAGGAACTTACGGGTGAATATCTCAAGAATCTTAATAATATTATGGAACATTCGCAGAAAATTATAGAGGTGTTAAATGCAAAAACGTTTAAGATTACTCAGTAAGCATCTATTTTTGTTTTTAGTTGGTGCAAGTCTTTATATTTTTATTGAGGTAATATATAGAGGATATTCTCATTGGACTATGGGTGTTTTAGGTGGAATATCATTTATATCTATTGGACTTATTAATGAAATATTAAGTTGGGATACACCAATATGGACTCAATGTTTAATTGGAGGGTGTTTAATAACATTCTATGAATTTATCACGGGTATAATATTGAATCTTTGGTTACATTTGGGCATATGGGATTATTCTCATATGCCTTTTAATATATTAGGTCAAATATGTTTACCATTTACGTTAATTTGGTGTGTACTATCTTTAGTGGGAATTGTATTAGATGATTATTTAAGATATTGGTTTTTTAACGAAGAAAAACCAAGGTATAAATTATATTAAACAACAATATTGAAAATATTACGCTTTCACTCTCAGAAATAAATGATAATATTAATATTTCAAGATTTAGAGTAGGATATAATCCCATAACTTTAGTTGCTGTTTTTAGCGGTTGGATATCTGTTGTTGAAGAAATTCCTACTAATACTAAAATTTTTAACTTGCCATATAAAAACGCATATACCAACCCTTATTATATCATTATGCTTAAAGCAGAATCTGGGTTTGAATTACATATCGCCGAAATCGTATCTAGCGGATACGAAGTCAAAACAGATATGAAGTTAACAAAAGGTTCTTATTGTATGTTAGGCTGTGCTTTACTTAAATAATATTCCGCACAAAATTGTTGCTTAGTTCACTTACTCACCTATCAAATTTGAATAAAAATAATAAAAAAGAAAGGAGGAATTTTAAAAATGTCTTTAATTGATTTTACATATGCTGATCAAAAATTATCGAACTTTGGTTATATGCCATGTAGTTTCGATTCATCTGATTTATCATCTATTTCATTCGGAAGTAATGCAACATTTACAACCATAAGACTTAATTCTTCTTCAAAAAATAAATTACTTTCAACAAAATATGAAGATGTATATACGACATCTGAGCCAATCCAAATATGTAAGAAATGTCCTTCTGATAATATATATATTACTCATGAAGAATTTCGATTATTAGAACGATGGCTTAATAGAGGAAAATATTTAAAACTTACCCCTAAATATGAATATGAAAATGAAGAATTATATTTTTATGGATATTTCAATGTACAAGCATTAATATATGGAGGTCGAATTGTAGGTGCTGAATTGACATTTACAGCTAATTCTCCTTTTGCTTATAAATATGTAACTCAATCTTTTGATTTGACGAACAACAAATTAACATTTTCTTTAAATAGTATTTCTGATGATTTTAAACCAATTTATCCTAATATAAATATAACTTTAAAACAAGCTAGTGATTTATCTTTAATGAATATGATTGATAATTCCGTCACTTCGATCAAAAATTGTTCAGAAAACGAAACAATATCTATCAATGGTGAAAATAAAATCATCACTTCTTCACTCTCTCATACATCTCTTCCTAATGATTTTAATTATAAATTTCCAAAAATATACACATCTTATGAAATCGCTACTAATAATTTCTCGGTTTCAGCCCCATGTACAGTAACAATTAGTTACGAACTGCCAAGAAAGGTAGGTGTTTATTAATGCAAATTAAAATTCTATCATCTTGCGGTAATACATTGTTATTTGGACAGACTGCTACTTTAACAGTTCAATTATATGATGATAATGATAATATTATAAATGATACTTCTACTTATCATTATGTATGGAAAAAATATCATGAAGGTCGAGAGGTTAAATGGGACGCATCTGGACAAACAATAACAATTATATCAGATGAATGTGGTAATGTGGTATATAAAGTCTTTGTTATGGATGAGAATAGTCTCACAAATTTTTCAGGAAATTTGATTACGGACAATGAAGATAATATATATACAGCATATTTTTCTTTTGATTCTATTTTGACCGAAATATACAACGGTTCTTCTGATATACCACCATATTCTAAAGATTTAACAATAATCTTAGCTTCAAGGAATTTAAAGTTACTTGGACAAATAGTTAATATAGATTCTGATAGTATATCTTACAAGAATTCTCTTAATGCAGCAAATGAATTGTCTTTTACTGTACATAAGAATCTTGACAATATAATTGAACCTTTATGGGATAAGATAACCGATCTAAAATTGGCTTATGTTAAAGAACTAAATCAATATTATCAAATATCTGTTACTATTAATGATACATCTGATGATATAACAAAGGTAATATCTGCTACTTCTTTATGCGAAGCAGAATTGAGTCAGAAATATATTCATAATACGGAAATCAATACAGAGAATGATATTACTAGAGATGATTATACAATTACAAAATTTTATAGCCTTACTGATAAAAAAGCTTCTTTGTTAGATAGAATATTGTCGTTTGCTCCAAATTATAAAATTGGACATGTTGATGATACTCTTGTCGAACTACAAAGAAGTTTTTCTATTGATGGAACAAGTATATATGATTTCTTAATTGGTGATTGCTCTGAGCAATTTGGATGTTTATTTCAATTTGATTCTACTTCAAGAACAATTAATGTATATGATTTATATACAAATTGTTTAAATCCTGAATGCGGATACCGTGGAGAATTTAATGATACTTGCCCTGAATGTGGCAATACTAATCTTTCATATTTTGGCAAAGATACTTCTATTTATATTGATAAGGACAACTTAACAAATTCTATTGAATTTACAACAGATATTAATTCTGTAAAGAACTGTTTTAAAGTTGTGGGTGGAGACGATGATATCAACGCTGCTATTCATAATGTCAATCCTAATGGTTCAGATATTATATATAGAATAACGGACGAACAAAAAGATGATATGTCTTCTGAACTTGTAGAGAAATTATCTGATTATGATGAATTATGTGACTTTTATAAAAGTACTTATAAATCAATCAATATTGATATCTATAATGCTATGGATAAAATATTGTATTATACTTCATCTATGATGTCGACAGTTGAGCATGAAGAAGTTACGGCATCTACCGAAGCAGCAAAACTTACCTCTGCTAAATTAAGTCCACTAGGATTACAAAAAGTAACTACTTCTACTTCTGTTGCCACAGTGAACACGGCACTGAAGATGTTAGCAAGGGTGTTTGTTAAATCAGGATATGTCAAGGTTGAAGTTGATACAGATAACACAAATACATTTACCTATGTTGGTATAGATGAACACCATAATCATTATGGTACTTGGTATGGTCGATTTAAAGTTACCAATTATAGCAATGAAGAAGATATTGTATACACTAATTATATGGAAATTAAGGTATACGACCTATATGAAGAATATCTTGATCAAAAAATTAAGAAAAACATCGTAAGTAATGATAAAGATGGTGAAGGTAATCTATTCAATGTATTATCTATTGAAGACTTATCACAATTTAAGAATGCATTAACTTATTACTGTTTGAATAGACTTACATCTTTTTATTCTGCTATTGAAGGATGTATGAACATACTTATTGAAGCTGATCAAGCAAAACAAGGTGCAGATTTATATGAGAAGTTCTATTTAAAGTATTATAACATGCTTCAGGCATGTCAGGACGAAATTGATACTCGTAATGCAATAATAACCGAATGGAATGGTAAGTATGATTCATATGTTAGTCAGCGAAACATAATTCAAGATAAACTTAATTTTGAAAAGTATCTTGGTAAGGAATTATATAATGAATTTATATCATATATTAGAGAAGATACTTATACTAATGATAATTATATATCCGATGGATTGACCAATGAAGAACTGTTAAATAAAGCCGAGGAATTGTTGAATACGGCTAAATTAGAATTATTCAAGTCAAGTGAAAGACAACACAGTATATCTTCGACTTTGTATAATTTGTTGCAGATGAAAGAATTTTCTGAAATTATTGATAAGTTCCAATTAGGTAATTGGATAAGAGTCAAAGTCGATAATAATATATATAGATTAAGACTTGTATCTTATGAAGTAAATAATAGTGGTATAGAAAATATTAATGTTGAATTTTCTGATGTTACACAAACTTTAAATGGTCAAAATGATACAAAAAGCATCATCAGTAAAGCTCAACAGATGGCTACTAATTATAGTTATGTAAGTACTCAAGCAAAGAAAGGTGAACAAGCACAGAATTCTATTGCTTCTCTTCTTACTAATGGTTTTAATACGGCTATAACCGCAATAAAAAATGCTGATACAGAAGATATTATTATTAATAAAAATGGTATATCTGCTAGAGCATTAAATGATATAGAGTCTGCGTTTGAACCTAAACAACTTAAGATTATTCATAATATGATTGTATTCACCGAAGATAACTGGCTTACAGCTTCTACAGCGATTGGTGAGATAAAATATACATTAGACGGACAAGAGTTTTCATCTTATGGAATAATTGCTAAGAGTATGATATCTGGAATAATGATTGCAGGACACATATATTCAGCTAATTATTCTTCTACAAATAAGACAGGGACTCATATTGATCTTGATTCAGGTTCATTTTCTTTAGCTGGTGATAAGATTATTTATTCAGCAGGAGGAAATAAACTTACACTTAAAGATGTGCTTGTTGAGTATACGACTGAAGATGATAAGGGTGAAAAAACACAAATTGTTACAGGTCTTGATACTGTTGCGATTAAGGTAGATACAATTAATTCAAAATATATCAGTACAGATAATTTTTCTGCTAAGTTTGCAGAGATAGACATTGTAAAAATTAATGAGTTGTATGCAAATTCTGCTTTTATTACTTCTCTTAATTCTTATACATCTAATTCTATTAATTCTACAGTTAATACCGAGTTTGTTAAGACTCTTATTGCTGGTCATGCTACTCTTAATGATTTATTTACAAGTAATTTTACAATAGGTTCTGATGATTGTGGTTATGTTCTTATGAACGGTTCTACAATGCAATTTAAAGACAAAAACGGCAATGTATATGTTCAGATAGGCACAGACAAATCTGGTGGACATTCTATCATTATTAATGATAGTAATGGAACTGCTATTATGAATGGTTCAGGTATTACTGCTAATGCTATTGCAGATGGTTTAATTGTGGACAAAATGGTTAAGAAGAAAGATACAACTTATAATGGTATCTCAGGTGATAAGCTTAACATAGATTCTGTAGTGACAAGTATTAATGAGGGTAATAAAACCATTAAATCTTCTCTTATCTATTTTGATGAAGATAAACAAACGCTCGATACCAAATTGGGTAAAATGATAGAAACAGACACTACGATAAACAATAGTCTTAACACAATTAAAAACTCAGTCAACGAAAACACCTCTGCAATTACACAAGTTACTATGTCTGCAAATGGTAATAATCTATTAAGAAATTCTGATACATTAATATTTGATGAATACATAATCGGTTCAAAGCTTATTGATGCAAGTAATAATATTCTTGTTGATAGAAACGGTTATATATTAGTCGGTTAATTAAAGGGCTGAGAAATCAGCTCTTTTATTTTTTTTTAAAAGAAAGGAAATAAAAAATATGGCAAATAAAAAAATAACAGATGCTACTCAGATAAGCACTATGTCTGGTAGTGATAAATTATTCGTTAATTCAGGTGATGATTTAAAGCAAATCACACTAGATCAAGCTGTCGCAGCATCAACACCAGTTCAACAACTAAACAACAATATAGAATTTTCCACTTTGGTAAAAAAAGCAAAAGACTTGCAGCCTAAGTCAGACCTTAATAATATAACTACTTCAGGAATATATTATTTGGATAGTACTCCAGAATGGTTGAATGCTCCAACTTCAAATGCAACCAATTGTTATCTTATTGTATTTGCTCTGAATGCAAAAAGATGTACACAGATAATATTACCTGGAAATGCTGACTATATATATTATCGTTCTACCTTTACAGATAAGGAATCGTGGAAAAAATGGAAATCTAATAATACAGATATAGAAATAAAAAACTGTTTCTGCAAAAATATTGCAAGTATAAATGGTACTCTTGAAGGTTATGGCTATAATTATTGTTATTATAATAATTCTACTAAAATAGGAATATTACACTTTGCGTCTCGAATTGAAACACCAGATTCTACATTAAATAATTTTTCTGGCTATTATGATGTGACAACAGTTCTTGAAAATATGGGTATTACTAGCTTTAATAAAATATTGGAAAGCAATTATACTCCATACGATTCCACAGGTGTAGTTCGAGCAAAGTTGATAGGCTATGGAACAACATTATTATATAGCTCTGCAAGTCAACATTATGCTTTTGCTCGATATTATACAAAAGATGGAGAGAAAGGCGCATGGGCAACAAGCGAATTCCAAAAGGGTGATTATATTACAGGTTCGCTTATATTTAGTTAAGTTTCAGAGACTGCTTTAGTAATTACACCATCGTATTTAATATTATTACTGTTTAATTGTAATATTTATATTTCTTTTCAATAGGAGAATCTTTAATTGCATTCTCCTATTTTTTACAAAAAACTTCACATGAAATACCGATTTCTTAACACAGCTATATACAAGGGGTTAATCGCTTGTATTTGACCAAATTAAGGCTTTTATATAATTATATGATAAATTGACGGTGTATTTTATATTTAAGTCAAATTGAGCCATATATAAGCGATTTTATATAGGCATATAGACATAAACAAAATTTTTTAGGGAACATTTCTGGTTATAATAATCAGAAGTGTTCCCTATTTTTTACGATTTTAATATGGTATAATTATTTCAGTTGATATTTGTGGAGGTATATTATTATGAAAGAGGGAATTGAAGCTTATATTATTGAGAGCAATTTAAAGGTTAGAAAGGTAACTGTCGCTCATGTTACTGGTAATCTTGCTACTGTACGATTTGAAGAAGGTGGTGGTATTAGAGTTCCTATTAATAGATTATATGGATCTGAGGAAGAGGCTGCTAAAGAATTGAAATATAAAACCGAAGCGAAAAAACCGCCTCATAACTATTTGAACGGACAATTGTTATAA